TTGAGAAGGGATCAAGATAAAATGAGCAACTTGTACCATATAAACAAAGAGACAGGAAGAGTCAACATCTGCCGAGCCACAAAACAAAAATGCCCCTACGGTGGAAAAACCGGACAAGAAAATCATTTCGCAACAAAAGAAGAAGCAAAACAGCATAACGAAAAAATTCTTTCAGAAATTTATTCAAACACAACATCGCTGCGAAAAACCAAAAACTCTAAAAATCAATCAAACGCAAATTTAAACGACAGAAAATACAAAAGAAAAACTGTCCCCACGATGAATCAAGAACAAGCGTCTAAGCTCACAACAGAGATGTATCAAGAATTCGAAAATTTAAAAAAAACAATTGACAAAAGACGAACAAAGAGCACTACACTTCTACTCAGGAAACGGAGCAGAAAAAATTAACAACTTACTCAGAGAAACAGCAACAGAAGAAGAAATGAATAAAATCAGCAAAAAGACCGGATACGAAATAGCAAAAGAAATCACACCAGTATTAGACAACTTAATGAAAGAACACGGAAACGGAGAAAACAAAGAACCCAAAAAACTTTACCGATACATAGAACTACCAGAAAAAACAAAAATTGACCAATACATTCAAGAAAATTTTGAAAACACTGACGAATATACTGACAAAGCATTCATCAGCACAACAGAAGATCCGGAACACATAGCAGGATTTATTCACGCTTATGGAAAAAAGAAAAAATACGTGCTACTCGAAATAGAAACCAACAAAGGAATCAGCCTGCAAGAAAAACCAGAAGAGATGGCTGGATGGCTAGCAAGCTTCGAAAAGGAAAGACTGCTACCAAGAGACATGAAATTTTCTATCGAATCCATCAATGAAACAGCTATCAAGCCTAACCCAACAAGAGAAACCCTTACTCGCCAATTCACTACCTTTGCAGACCCCAAAATAGAACCAGCACAATTGAGAATGATAACACTAAAAGAAAAAGAATAATCCTTAGTTGACAAAAATAGTTTACTATGGTATACTTATTTTAAATTGTCGTACTTAACACTCGAATGCGAAGAAAAGGATACAAGTAAAAATGAGTAGCAATATCAATATTTTAAAAGAATCCATCAATGATGTTCATATGGAAAATCTCATTTCCGCTATAAAAGAAGGAAAATCGAAATATTTTTCGCATGGAGCAAGAAGCCCCAAAAAGATCGAACCCATCCACAAGGCAATAGCTGAAATATTTGATGCAGAAAAGACTTTGACCGTTAAATCAAAAGGAATCGGAGACGATAAAGAGGAAAAAGTTGCCGGAGTCTTTTATGATAAAGATTGCGACATAACCATAAAGAATACGGAGAACAATAAAACCTCAGTCGTGGAAGTAAAATTTATCACTACAAACTATAAGCAGAACGCTAATAATTACTTTGAAAATCTTCTGGGAGCAACTGACAATTTACGAAGAAATAACATCAATGTGTCACAAGTTGTCATCCTCCCTAAAACTATTCCTTACCTAAAACGAGAAGGAATAGTTTCAAAACTAGAGATCATCAACGACAGAGATATTAGCAAATACCGAAAATTGATGGCAAACACAGAATACACATCCTCACCAAACAACCTTCTTTTCTTACTCATTGACATGTGGGCAGAAGTAAAAATTGGAGATATGCTCAAAAATGCTGTCATCCACAAAGAAAGTAATGTCAATATGATAGATGTTATGAATTCAAACTTTAGCGAAGAAAATATTGAATTCATAAAAAATCACAGCAATTACAATGAATTTATTCAAAAAGTAAAAAATGATGTTATGGCTTAAATTTTTTAATCATACTTGATGATACTGTTTTATAATCTCCACTCAAATCTTTACCAACAATACGGCAATACTTTAAAAAATCTTCACTTTCGATAATCTTCTGCAATTCTTCCAAAGAAAGATTATCGGAAAAAAGATTTCTTTCGTTAGCTGTAACAAACAACCCACTATAAATAAGAACATTAGAAGGAACAACATATGTTTTAATAGTTTTTTGAGAAGGACTTATAACAGGACTAAACACTATTTTTTCCTTAGAAGTCTCCTGTATAGACTGACTCCTTCCATACCAAAACCAACTACTGCCTTTATCAAGAGACCTTTCCAACAATTTTTCCTTATTGTTTAGCAAATATTCATAAACAATCGGAGAATTAGCCAGCTCATCTTCACTTATACCCCTGAAAGAATCACCAATCTTTTTATAAGGAAAAACAATTTTTTTAGTTATTGCTTCACCCTTATACTTAGACCCTTTAATAATAGGATAAACATAATCGTTTTCTCCCAAATCCTCATTATCTATTAAAAAAAACTTATCTCCAAGAGTAGCAATCCCATTTTGAACTTTGCATAACTCAGAAAGACTCTCTCCGTCTTCTTTAAACAAAAAATTATTCAACAATAATTGATCCTCTTCAGAAGGAAAAGCAAAACTATCATTTTTTGATAAATCTATTTCTGAATAATTGATTTTTCTTACATAGTTTTCTTCTAAATCCTTTTTAGCATCAACATACTCCAAAAAATTCGCATTTTCTTTTGACAAATAAGAGATACATGTATATGTTCCAACCTTATCAAAAACTTTATCAGCGTTGAAATTGACAATTTTATTCAACTGTCCATGATCAATAACATTCTTTCGAAAAGATTTTTGTGAAACATTTCTTAACCAAGAATTAGGAGTAATATAAGCAAGTCTGCCGTTTTTACTTAACATAGACAAGCCGATTTCAAAAAATATAATATACAAATCCGTACTCCCCTTCGAATGCGAATATGTCTTTACCTTCTTTCGCATATCAGCAGGCATATCATGAATTCTTATATAAGGAGGATTACCCACGACAAAATCAAACTTATCGAAAATTTCAAAATCCAAAGTATCCATATTATAAAAATTCTTCAACTCAGGAGACAAAGAATACTCATCTGCCAGCCAACCCTTCAAACTTTCAACAGTGAAATCATAGACATCTTTGTCATACTCAATAGAATAAACATTATCATCAATAATATTTTCGATTTCATTGTTAGATAAATTATTGATCAAAGAACATTCAATCAACCTTTTTATTACTTCAAAAAGAAAAACCCCAGTTCCAGAAGAAGGCTCCATAATGCTTTGATGTAGAATAGAGTCATTATCTGAAGTATACCCAATTTCGTCAAGCATATTTTCAACAATATAATCAGGAGTCCAAACTTGCCCTAATTCTTCTTTACAAACAATTGTCATTATGAAACCTTTTCTTTTTCGCAATTCTCTACTGTTTAATTATATCAAATAACACTCAACTCTTCGCTCTCACAAAACGAATCTTTCCAGAATCCCACACCCGATCAAACCCATTTAACTCAGCAAGCTCCCTTTCAGACAAACCCTCTTCAAAAACCAGAAAAGGATCATTCTTAAACTTTGACAAACGAAAACCGAATTTATGGAAACGCTTATTCCCAATCACATAAGAATAATCAGGCGGAACAATCCCATCAATATTCCAACCAGTCTTTTCATACAAACCACCATCGCTAAAAGACAAATCAGCAAAAGTTACGAGACGTTCAAACTCATAATTATTTTCAAAGAATTTGACAATTTTGCTGTGACCACCAACAACATGAACACAAGTAGCATAACGAGTCAAAGTATAATCACTTTTATTTTTAACGAAAGCAGCAACAGCAATAAGTTTCTTGCTCAATTTGTCAAATAAACCAAGATAAACAGAAGACCCAACAAACCCCTGAATATGGTAAGAATCCAAAAAACTTGAAGCTTCAAATTTTTCAATAACCTTCACAAAAGTATTGCGAGCAAAAACACGTTCAGAAGAAACACCTAAAACATGCTTAATATGAGATTTAACAATATCTTGTTTATTGTCCCACTCATCCTCCCAAATCTGAAGTAAACGAACATTCTTATTCTTAGCCAATTGGAATTTATCTTTATGAAAATTTCGCCCCTTGAACTTCTCACTATGCCAATACAATCCATTGAACTCAATTCCAACATTCAAATCAGGAATGAAAACATCAATCTCTTTCCCATTAAGAATCTCACGATCATTCTCAATAACTTCAAAACCCAAAGATTTAACAAAATTAGCCAAATCTTTTTCTTTTTTGGAAACGTTTCTGGTTCGACATTTTTTGCAACCCTCCAATCCTTGAAGTATTCTAAAAATAGAGTAAGTAAAATATTCAAAATGTTTATTGCATTTTAAAACAGTATCACCTTGAAGACTATTTTTTAGCACAGTTTTGTCGAATCCATATCTGTTTTCACCATGAACACCTTTAACTCTTTCAATGAATTCCTCTAATGTTGTTGATCTATTTTCTTTATCACAAAGATTACAACCTGTCTTTCCCATCAATAGGCCATCAAGTGTTTGAGTGAAAAATCCATGTTCAGTAACAGAACATCCAATAGTTTGCTTTTCTCGAATCCCTTTATTCCAATCTACTTGTGAAAAATCGAATTTTTTACTATGCACTTTAAAAGATTTTTCAATAATAACTTCTTTCGACATTTTCAAAGTTTTAGAACACTTATAGCATCCAATCATTTTATTCAAATTGGACCAAGCTTCTTGAATATATTCCACATTGTGAATATTACAAATCAAAACCACCTTAGTGTGAATTCCTTTAATCTCAGAAACTTTTGAATAATCAAACCTATCCTCTCCGAAGATATTTTTTGATCTTTTTATAAATTCATCACGATCAATAGGTTTTTGACCATTACAATCAGTGCATCCATTAAATCCCTTCATAAAAGCCTGGGGGTTTTGAAAAAAGAAAACATCATGTTCAACACATTTAATCTTTACTTTTTCATTCATCTTAGTATAAACGGTTTCTGAAAAATCAAATTTGTCCTCACCATGAATTTTAATTGATCGTCTGATGAAATCCTCATTTGTCAACCTTTTCCCCCCGCAATCAGGGCATCCATTTTGAGATTGAAGTATTTTTCCGGGACGCATCGTAAACTCTAAATCATGCTTTTTACATACAACAGTAACAGGAGTGGTCGAATTTTTATAAATAGATTTACTGAAATCAAGATCTGGAGACAAAGATTCTGCTCTTTCAACAAACTCTTTTTGAGTCAATTTTTTAGGCATAATATCCCCTTTTCTTTTAATCTCTATATAAAATATCTTACCAAAAGTTGCGGAAAAATTTAAAAAATACGAATAAAAGCACACAAAAATACCGTAGATCTTAGATTACTAAAACCTACGGTATTTTTATCAAAAACTACGAAATTCGTTTTTAATTGTCAGAAATCCCAGTCATCATCGTCCATATCCTCCGCTTTACCTACGATATACTGACTACTGGATTGGCTGAAAAAGTCGTGATTCTCATTAGATGGGTCAAGAGATGCCAAAATCTGCGGAGCAATAGTGGTTTCCTCTTTACCAAAGATTCCTTCAAACCCAAGATTGTTCAAAGCTTTGTTTGCATTGTATTTAAGGAATTTCTTAACTTCTTCAGTCAATCCCAAATCATCATAAATAGATTCGGTGTAGTGCTCTTCATTTGCGAAAAGATGATTCAAAAGTTCGATTGTGAAATCATACAATTCTTTTTGGCGTTCAGGTGTTGATTCATTGTAAGCTTTTTGGAATTTATAACCAATGTAATAACCATGAATTGACTCGTCACGGACTATTAAGGAAATTATTGATGCTGTATTTGTCAATTTTCCTTTACTTGACCACCAAAGCGGCATGAAGAATCCTGAGTAGAACAAGAATGATTCAAGAAGGGTTGAAGCAATCTTTCGTTTCTCTGGGTCATCTCCACGGTAATAGTGTAAAACGATAGCTGCTTTCTTTTTCAGAAATTCGTCTTCTCTTGACCAACGAAACACTTCTTCAATTTCTTTACTTGATAAAAGAGTTGAGAAAATACTTGAATAAGATTTTGCGTGAACAGATTCCATAAAAGCAATGTTAGTATAGATTGCCTCTTCATGGGGGGTTCTGGCATCGGGAATGAGCGAAATAGCACCAACGCGACTTTGTATGGAATCCAAGAGAGTTAAACCAGCAAAAATTTTTGCTGTTGAGTCTTTTTCTTGTTCAGTAAAGGTGTTCCATGAAGAGAGGTCATTACTGATCGGCACCTTAGTGTCAATCCAAAAGTTCTGCACCAAGCGTTGCCAAATTTCCAAATCTTTTTCATCTTCAATTTTGTTCCAGTTAATTGCTTCTTCAAGTTTAACATCGTCAATATTGAAATCGTCAAGTGTTGTGGGAGTTTCATTGTTGTCTGTCATCAGTTCTCTTTCCTTTTTCTATTTTTCATTACTTGTTTAATATCTTAACAAATTTTGTTTTGCCGCAATATCATTATTCGATTATTTTATCAAACTTAGCAAAATATTCTATTCTCAATCGTCATCATCTAAATCGAATGCGCTTCTTTCTATGCCAAGGTCTTCACCAGAATTTATTTCATTTTTATCCGATGTTTTTGGGGTGTTGACTGTTTTGGATTTTGACGAATTTTGACTTTCTTCAATAATGTTTATAAATTCTTCTGGAAGGTCTACTTCTGGTAAGGAGAGTGAAGTATCATTTTCTTCTAAAATTATTTCATCAAGATCAAAAGCACTTTCTTCTACATCAAGGTCTTCATCATCTTCTTTTATCAATTGTTCAAGGTCTTTGCCTTTGATTTCGTCTTCATCAGGGAGGGATAGAGCTTCTTCATCTTCATTGTTTTTGTGAGAAAGAATCTGCTCTCTTTGTTTGGCTATTTCGGCCATGCTCAATTTTTTGGGTTCTTTCTTCTCATCAAGTTTTTTTGCAACATTTGCCGAAGCTACTCCGCTGGATATAGCATTTGAACTGCTTTCAACAGCGTTTTCATTAATGTCTGGGAGAGGCTGTTCAGTTTCTTCGCTTTTATGAAGAAATTTCTTGTAGGTGATAATACCTTTTGCTGATTTATTGCCGAATTCCCATCCTTGTTTTTTCAGAAAATTTTCGATGCTGTTCTGTGTTCCATTGTTATTTCTGAATTTGACGCAAATTTCTTTCTTTTTCATCATTTCAGCAATTCTTCTGTAATCTTCGAGAATATATTTCAGAATTTTATGTCCATCTGTTTCTTGTCGATGGACTTTGATGTCATGTAATTCATCAAAGTCTTTGTCAATTGTGTAGAAGGCTATCACCTTTCCGTTTTTGAGCACGACTCTGTAATTGGTGATTCCTTTTGCTTCGTTGCTTTTCATAAACATTTCGAAATCTTTTTCAGTAAGGTTGGATTGTTCGTTTGTTCGTGAAGTTGTGGTGTAGATTTCTTTTATTTTTTCGTAGTCTGAGGGGTGAAAATTTGAAAATTTTATCGAACTATTGATGATATAATCTTTTGGTAATAGTACAAATACTTGGAAAAGAGACAATATTGCAAACAGTGTGTTACAGAACAAATTGATTGCTATTCCCATGAAAGACACAACAAGAGCTAAACCTATCAAGAGTATGATTACTGTGAAAGCTGAGTCAATTATTGTTCCTTCTTTCATAGTTGCGATTGGAAAAGATTGAACAATTGATTCTTTAATTTGGATTAATATTTCATAAATCCTTCCAGTGACAAACAGCTCTTTTACGATAACGAAAACAAAGGTTGATTGAATAGCAGCATGAGATAAGATAACTATGAAATTCATCAATGGTTTCTGCATTTGCTTTCCATAATTTGCACAGTATTCCATAATTTTATTATAAATAAATTTAAGAATTATGGGAGTGGTGAAAAACATGAGGATGAATGTTATTGTCTCATATGCTGTTGGTTGAAAGAATGATTGGATGATCTCTGCTTCAGGGGAACTTTTTCGTAAATAGGCAATGAGAAAGAAAAGCAGTGAGGCGGCTGTTGTAAGAATTAATGAGACTATCCAGAAGAAGGACTCTTTTCTTGTGTATTTAATGAGTTTTCTGTTAGGGGAGTAGTCTTTTTGGGGTCTGCCTATTTTCCCTCTGTTGTCTTCTGTGACAAATAATTTCTTTTTTATATCTTGTATTTTGGTTTCCATTGAGCATCCTTAAAAAGTTCTATTGTATATATCTTTTATGGGCGTTTTTTGATGCCTTTTTCTAATTTTATAGCGACTTTATACATATTGTCGTTAAATTCTTTTTCTGTGTCTGTTTTATTTATCATGTAGTTCATTTCGGCATTTTTTTCAGAATTTTCTCTGTCTGTCACTCTTATAACAGATTCGGGGTATGATAGGTTATTTCTTATATCTTCAATCATTCCGGTTAGGGGTTTTGATTCGAAAATTGTTTGCGCTTCATGATCGGTTAGTTTGATGATCATTTCATGTTTATATTCATTAACAGGGTTGGAGAAAGTCCAGCTCAATGCTGCTTCATTATCTTTCATAGGAACCAGAAATTGTGTAATTTCTCCATCCCAGTGATTGAGGACAGCTATTTCTTTTTGGCTATTCTTTTCGAATTCATCTAACCATTCGGGTTTTATAAATTTTTCATGCATTTTAAACTCTTTCTTTTTTTTATGTTTTTCATTTTAATCATTTTATCATTCTTTTTTGTTAATATTTCGGTAATGTATTTTTTAATGAAGGGTTTATTGTGCAACTTATTATTGCTGATTGTTCTGCTATTTATTCTGGTCGAGGAGATACGTCTTTACCTCGCGGAGTGAGATCGATTATGGTGAAATCCGATGGATCTGTTTCTATTCATAATGATGTTGGAAACAAGCCTTTGAATTATATGAAAACGGCATCTTTTTCTGAAACTTTTAACAATATTGGCGAAAAAGTGTGGACATATGATTCACGAAAGGAGTCTCTGTCAATCACTATTCATTCCTTGTTGATGATGACTGAAATGCCTTTGATAGCTGAGGATCCTGGTCTTGAACGTGATGGAACTGAAAATCATCTGCAAGAGTGGTTGTCTCTTCATCCTGAAACTCTTGGTGCGGGTTTTTCTCTCATTTCAAGAGAATTCCCAACTGGCAAAGGTCCAGTGGATCTTCTGATGAAAGATGCAGAAGGAAATCCTGTTGCTGTGGAGGTAAAACGAGTTGCTATGCTGGGAGCTGTTGATCAGTGCAGGCGTTATCTTGATGGGTTAAAAGATCCAGAAAGTCAGCCTAATATTGAAAAATTCATTGATGAACACTCTCTTAGAGATTCAGGAATTATTGATGAAAAGTTCAGTTTACTTTCAGTTAGAGGAATGGTGGCAGCTGTGGATGTCAGACCAAAAACTTTCGATTGGGCACTCAAACATAACATTGAAACTGTAATCGTTCCTCATGACTGGAATGATCACAGCAAAAATGAAACCAACTCTTCACCCGAATAGAATTTATTTGACATTAATGATTTTATTTTGAAAATTTTCTTATTATAGTTGCATAGATGATTCTTTTGTGTTATTATGTCATTAATAATAACTTTATGAAAGGATTTATCATGAGCACTATGAATACTGCAACGTTTTCAAATATTGAGGAAATCGGCTTCAGGGTCAAAGCTTCTCGACTTTCTCGTGGGCTTGGGGTTTCATCAGCCCATAAGGGTGTTATGACGCATGTTGCCTACACTCGATCAGAAGAGGGGCGCGGGTCTCTGAGTAATCTTGTTGCTATCTGTGATGTTCTCAATCTGACAGTGGAGACAAGCTTCAAGTCAGTTTCGGGCGAGTGGGTTAAAATTCCACTTGCTGAAGCCCGAGATGCTGTTGTTTCTTATCGTGAAGCATCTGGGGTATCACCATCTGATTTAGCACGAGACATGAGTGTCCCTTATGCAAGTGTTCGTGTTTTTGAAAGTTCTGACAGGCCACAGGTTCGATCCATCAGTCGCTATGCACAGTCCCTTGGAATGGAATTTAAGTTCGCTGTTTCTGACGTCCACGGAGAATATGTCATTCCTTCGAAACGACTCAACCAGACTGTCTTGGCAAAACTTGAAAAAGATCTTCATCAAGCATTGAATGGCTACCAAAGCTCTCATTTCGAAACAAAGCTGGGTAAAGAAATCAAGAAGATTCGAGAAAAGAAGAATATGACAAAAGCTGAAGTTTCACGACTTTCAGGTATCGGTCAGGCTTCAGTTGCTAAGGTTGAAAATTCTCGCACCACTCTGGAGACTTCACAAAAGGTTGTTGAAGCTCTCGGTAAGCAGCTTTTCGTTGTTTTTGAAGGGGACACGGTTCCAGCTTCGGAAATTCACACTGCTCTTGATAGAATTCGTTGTGAAAGAGGCATCACTCCGTCTGATTTCGCTCGACGTATCGGAACAACTTACCGCGCTGTGATGGTTTTCCCCAAAGCTCATCCGACCGTTCAGAGCATCAGTCGCTATGCACATGGGCTGGGAGTTGAGATCCGTCCTCTCATTGCCTGATATTCATTAATTGTTGATGAATTTTTCAAGAAAGATCCGATGAAGCAAATCGTCAGCTTCATCGGATCTTTCTTTTGTGATTTTTGTATGACCATAACCATTTAACAAATTTAAGGAAGGAGGATTGTGAATGAGCATCAATGACATGAATGATGACTACTATTCGGGAAAAATACAGTATTGGCTTTCTCAACAACATCCGATTTTCGCTCACTGCGCACGAGGTTTTATTATATTTTCCGGGATTGCTGTTATACTTCTCGGAATTATTCTCATTCCCCTTCCCGGACCTGGTTGGCTGATTGTGTTTTTAGGGTTATCTTTGGTGGGCACCGTCTCCCGACCTGTTGATGAATTTGTAAAGAAAATCAAAAATTTCATTAAACAAAAATTCCAAAAGTTCGTACATAAAGAAAAACTTCGATAGAATCTTATTTTTTCAAATGTTGTTTCTTGCGATATTGAAAGTAACAATTGCTTAAATGATTTTGAAAGGATTTTCAGTATGATTTCTTACACCTGTTCTTCGGAGGACATGATCAATAACATTGAGAATTCCTTGCGTTCTGCTTTTTCGGATGTGGATAAAGGAATATTGGAGATGCGATTCATGTCAATGAGCAGAGGAACTGAAATATCCGCTAATTTTGTTACTGATTCTGACATTGATTCAAAAGAAGTAAGAACTCGAATTATAGATAAAATCAGTCTTTCAGCCATTTCAGAGTTGCGAGAAATCATGAAAGACGAAGAGCAAGGAGTATGGCTCAGCGGACTTATCTCTTTTAATTGCTTGACAGAAGAATTCAAAATTTCATTCAATTATAACGAGAGATTCAATGTCCTCACCGAAAATTGGGAATACAGTGAATCTGATGACGAGATTTTTCCTGACAGAGTAACATTGATCAATGATTTTGAAAAATATTCTCGAAACGATAAAAACATTCCTGATTGGTATTTTGATCTTCTTCATGAACAACGTCAGATAAAAAATGCAATCAAGAAAGCAGTTCCAGAAGATGTTTTCAGTGAGCAATTAGATGCTAATCCTCAAATAGAAGAGAAATTTGATTATCTTTCTGATTCAGAAGAATGGAAAATTGCATGGGGGCAGTTAGGTACTGTTTATATGAGAACCCTATTGAAAGATAAGAGCCTTCTTGCTCTGTTTGTTGATGACAGTAAAATTCCAGAGAGAGCATCCTACATTTTTGATGAATTCGAACCTAATGTTCTTGATGAATTTTTAACATATTTCATGAATAGAACATCAACTAAACTCCGTGCTCACATGATCAACCTTGTTCAAGATTCTAATGGCTCTGAATCTTATGATCTTGATTCAGAGGATGATTTCGATAGTGATCTTTTGGAAGAAGAATTCGAAGATGTAATCATTTCTATGATCATGTCTCAAACCAGACAACGTTTCCCCGATTTAGATGAAGTGATTTTTTGATGAATGATAATAAATTTTCAAAAAAGACAGAAGAAGAATCCGATGTAATACTTCAAATGGCTTTCAATTCTCTTTTAAGCTCATTAGATGGAGAGCCTGATGGCGATGTTATTTTCAAATACCAGGGCGCACACAAGGTTCTCAACTTTGCTTCTCTCAAAGAGTCTGATTTGATAAGAGTTAAAGAGGGAGATTTCTCAAATTTTATCTTTCTTTGTGAAAAGCTTCAAGAAACGATGTATTCACCAAAAACAGGCGCATGGTTAAGTTTTACTCTTATGCTGACTCATGACAGAAGATTCAATGCTGTATTTGATTTTGATAGTTATCCAACAGATTTAGACGGAGAACCTCTGTCTTTAGCTCCGGTTAGAGAGTTGTTTGAGCATTATCCCCGCAGAGACCTTCCTGAATGGTATTTCTAAGCGTTTAATAGCGTTTGTAGAGACTAAACCGCTTTATAGGATAAAATGGCATAGGTGTGATTTTATATCCTCTCTACGGGGCTTTTAGAGCTTTTCGAATTTCAAATATAAATAAAAATTCAGCCACATGATTTCTACATAAAGTTATCATGTGGCTGAATTTTTGAAATTTATCAACAGTTCAAGAAGCTGGACGTTCTATAAGCAAGTTCCCGGTCAGATAATCATGAAGATCCTGTGCTGATGGAGAATTCTCATATTCATCAAACTGTTCATCCCGCATATACATCTCTTCTTCCTCACGGCTCAGAGGGGCATCATTATCATTGTATTCCATATTCATACACCTTTACTTTCTCAATATTTAAAAATACACAATCCTTACTTTTTCTTTTTACCAAAATATTCCGACAGATCTTCTCTTTACAAAAACATTCTCTTCTTTTTAAATTTTGTTTATTCAGATTGGTGTATTTGATAGCATTTGCAGAGTTTAATTGTATTTGACAGTATCCTTCTCAATTATATCCATTTAACAAACAGTAAAACCGATAGTGTTAGATAGTTTCAATTTTCTAATTTTTTGTTAATATTAAGAAATGTTTTTATAGTATTATATAACTATTCGAAAATAAGTGTGCGCTTTGATAAAATTGAACAAACTTGAAAAACAACGGTGGAATGCGACGTTTTCAAATGGTGCTTATACAGTGTTCCAAAAAATTTGTCAACCCCTCTACTTCCCTTTATTTACGCGGAAAAATTAATAAAAAACTTTTAAAATAATGTTGTTTTGCATAACCATTTGAGGTAAGATAGTCTTAGACAAGGGAAACAAAGAAGCTCAATAACTCGGAGGTTATAATGTTCAAAAATGTTCTTATGGAAACAGCATCCACCCGCGCTCATTCTGCTATTCTAAACACACTCGAAATTGAGGTCATCACACGCAGGGACACTGCAGTCACTGTTTATGATAAGGCTTACCTGAGAATGTACACTGTTGCACGTAAAGCATTCGCTGATAGCTGGGATGTTCTTATGCCACATGTTGATTCTATCTCTTATGCTGTTGCATGGGATAAGTACTACGAGACCTCACGACGCAAGAAGAATGTTATTGAAACCGTGAATGAATACATTGAACTGATTTTCCAAGATATTGCCGCTGACCTTGAGGCCATGTTCCCCATCTCGTCAATGGAAGAAATCTCTGGTGCTGAAAAGGCACTCAGTGAAATCGTTGGAGTTGAAAACCGAAACAACCTTCTTGCTCTCGTCTGACAAAAACAAAACCTCCGAAACAATAAAAGACAGTCTGTTAAAAAGCAGGCTGTCTTTTATTCTTCAATATAAAAGAGTTCTCTCGAATATTGACTTTTAAACTGAAATCTAATATAATGAAAACATACGATTTTATAAATAAGAAAGAACAATGGAGAAATATTGTGAATTTGACTAAAACTGTTAACGGAGCTTCAGGCATCTATATTGCCTCTTTGTCTTCCCCTGAAAACTCAGATCATGAATTCGCCGTTGAAAGCTATAGACACAACCGTCTTGGAAGCGTTACTCTTGATTCTATTCTTCTGGATCAAAAAGCAGTATCTGAATTTTTCGAAACAGTCACTGCCGATGATTTCTTTTTGTCAATGCTGAAAAGAAACAGCTTCTCAAATGAATTGTCTCTTTCAACAAATCATTTTGAAACTGCAGAGAAAATTTCTGCCCAAGGTGTTCCCTCATCATTAGGGTTTTCTTTCTCTGCTCTCACAGACGGAAACTATGAAGCATTCGAAGCATTACTGAACACTAATGCCGCTATTCAAATGGATAACGAAACAACAAACAATTCTTTGGAGATTTTTGCTAGAATTTTTTCCCAAAAAGGATTGAAAGTTGCGGAAAAAGTATTTACATCTTTGGGCGGAAACATTCAAGACCAAAATCGCTTTACACAGACTATTCTTAATCTGTCTTCTAACGCAGTTAAATCGCTTCTAGAAGTTCCTGATGAATCTTTTGTCTCAGCGTTGACTATCCTTTCAATTTCTAATCTTTCTGAAGAAGAATCAAACATTATTGCTGAACTCATAAATGAGTTTAGCAAAAGAGATTGGGTAAAGATTGGAGAACTGTTTACTATCCTGTCAGACTCAACATCGAATCTCTCTGAGATGTTAGCAGAAATAAATAAAGATCATTCAAGAATAGAATCTGACATCCTTGTAGAGATGATGAAAATGCCTCTCCATACTAACCAAAGAACCAGAGCCTTGTGGATCGACCATGAAACAAATCAGAATAATGTTAAAAAACTGATTGCAGTAATAATTTACAAATACACAGCACAAGAGATTACAGAATCATATGAGAAAATTGTTGAATATGCTGAAGAGCACGAAAAGAATCTTCCTATCAGCGGATTCAAACCTATCAATCATTTCAGTATTCTCCAATTTGGTGCAATACTTTTGCAGAATGATTGTGACATGGAAGTTTCGTTGTCTCTCAGTATGGCAGGTTTCGAGATCAATCCGTCTAAGTGGGAATGATTTGTGCAAGTTTAAATAAAAAAATAGAAAACCGGCGAACAAAGTAAAAGTTGTTCGCCGGTTTTTAGATGTTTAATTTTATGCAGGTAGCAATTGACTGTTGAGAGTATTGATTCTACCATTGGTTTTCTCAATAATCGATTTGAGACGATCATGAGCAACACTAGAAACAACCTTAAATCCCTCTATCGGATGAAAGATAAGATTGACGCTAGAAAAATCTGTCCCCTGAAACCAATAACTCTCCGGAATTTCCTTCGTGAAAATATTGATAAAATCTTGTTTCTTATTCTGATAAAATTCTTGCGCCTCTTCCGGCATCGTCTCATATCTAAAAACCCCAATGAATTCATCAAGGATTTTGTAAAGCTTCTCTGTCTCTGTTGTTGAAATAGCAGCCATGATAATTGCTTCCTTTTTCTCTTTTCTTATTGACATATATTTTCGCTGTATTCTATTTTAAGGAACGCTATCAAGCGATCCTTTGAATTAAATATCATGATAATGTTTCATAAAAATTCAACTCTCTCATAAAACATTTTCACGATCCAATTAATTCCTTTTTAATTTCAAAAAATTGTAAAAATGTTTTGAAACACTTCCGATTTAGCTATAAAAACAATTTTACTAAACAAAATAAAGATATTGAAAAACAATAAAATAATCAATAATTACAGCAGGAACGGACATATATGCTTTTAGGAAAACTTAATTACGTGGCAAAAGAATTTGAATACAAAATGTTGAAATTACCCTACAACACTAGAGTTATCTTAACTGTCATCGGTCTTCTGTTCCCCTACTTACTCCCTATGTCATTTTTAATTCTCAAAAAATCCGAATATGCTGTCACAGCAACCATAACCATAATAATCAATCTCGCTGCAATTCTCTTTTGGGAGTATTCATCAATATTTGTAATATTTTTTGCCATGTTAACATTATTGAGCTATCTTGCACTGGCTATGATTTGGGTAATGTGTCTGTTCTATCTTATTAGCACACTCCACAAAAAGACATTTTACTGATAAAATAAAAGCCCTTGAATAATTTATTAATTTTTACCCAAGGGCTTTAAAATCACCAATTATCAATGAGTTACAGTGATGCTCGCCTTCCCGATCAATTCATCCGCTGCATTACGCCATTCAGAAGACACATTCTCAGGCATTTGGCAAAACAAACATTCGGGATTTAACATAATATGACCATCAGAAACAGATTCACTTAATTCATCCATCTGCAAATCTATCATACTCACAATTCTCTTATATTCAGAAATTCTTGACTCAGCTTTTTCAATCACTACTTTTTCAATAAATTCAGGAAAATTATTGCTTTTGATCTTTTCGATTTCAAGCTCAGGAGACCAATCAGGACGATTGTTGAAATCAATTCTTTCGTCTTCCACAACATCACCTTTGTAATCCCACATGAAACCATTATTGACATTAGTGAAAACATATTCCAAAACATCTAAACGATTCTTAAACATTCCCGGTTGAGTCAGAATCAACTTTCTCACCAAATCATTAACTGAACTCATCAACACACCAACCTCTTTATAAAAATAATTTCGCAAATTGTTTTTCTATCTTAACGAAAAAGCAGCGCAAGATATTTATCATAGTATTTTGAAAATAAACATTTAACCGATCAAAAACAAAAGGAGAGAACAATGAAAAGAACAGTTTTGCAACTTGTTATGCTTTTAGTCGCTAAAATATTTGTCAAGTGAATTACCGACTTAGCTAAAGACTAAGTGGCTTCCTTTATAAACAATAAATGAACAGATTTGACATAAAATTTCATTAATTATTTTCTCATCCCTCATAAAGCCATTTTGCCGCACAATAAAGCGGATTCCTCTGGATCTCATAACTCATGATATTAACCAACAAAGGTTCATTAACCAACATCTAATAAATTAAAAAATTTTAACGAAAAAGTTAATGAATGTTATTAAAATTTAAATAAAATTTAATAAACGTTATGAAAGGAACTGGAAATGAGTGACGGAATGAATTTTGATGATATTGAGTTTGCGGAAAATTCGGACGCGAGAGCACCCCTAATAATTTGCGTTGACGAAAGCGGCTCTATGGGAGACAAAAGACCAGGTGAGGACAGATCGCCCATAGAAGCTTTAGATTCTGGATTAGACAGCTTAGTCTCTTCCCTGGCATCTGATCCCCTTGCGAGACGGAGATGCGAGATTTCTTTTGTGACATACTCTTCTCAGGTTAATAATGTCACAGATTTTGCAACTATTGACAATCTTATTTTGCCAAATCTTCAAGCAGGCGGATTAACGGCTACAGGAGCTGCACTGAACGCTTGTTTAGACAAACTTGAAGAAAGAAAGAAAACATATAAGCAAAACGGAATTTCTATGTATCGACCATTTTTGGTACTATTAACTGATGGATTGCAAACAGACAATGTTGATAAAGCTGCAAAAAGAATTGCCGAATATGAAGCAAGTAAAAAAGTCGCATTCTTTCCTGTTGGTATTTCAGGATTTGATCCAGAGGGATTAAAGGAAATATGTCCTCCCGGAAAAGAACCTTTAGCTTTGTCAGGATTAAAGTTTGACGAATTTTTCCAATGGCTGTCTGCCTCACAATCAGCGGTCTCAGAATCTAACGTTGGCGACAAGGTAGCTTTGCCTAATCCTTCGGGATGGGCCGAAATCTAATCTTATAAAAATTAAAAAATGCTGCAAAAATTCTCGTTTTGAATCTTTTTTGCAGCATTTTTTGTTACAGTTTGAGAAAAATTTCGAACAGGTTAGGTTTTTCCGAATACTCTTCTATTTTCAAAATTTCATTAAATCTTTTAGTAACAGATATTGAAATTTTATAGAACAATTTCGTCAGTTTTCAAAAGTAAGGTTTATTGTGAAGTATAAAAAAACTATCTTTTTGTCTAATCTTGAGGGGCAATATAAATTGTGGAAGTCAGAGATTGCGCCTGCCTGCAATGGAGCGGATGAGGTTATCCAATTGGGAAATGTTATTGGTTGCAATAATCTTGTAAAAGATAAAGAAAAAATTGGGCCAAATGAGGCTGTTTTGAAATATTTGATTCTTTATCGATCTACACAGGAGAATTGGACACAAATAGCAGGAACTAACGAAATGGCAGCTTTGAATTTTCCTGAAGAATGGACAAATGCTGTGAGTAGGCAAATTTTGAGAAATGCATGGTTCAATAAAAATCCTTCTATGGTTACAGCAGCAGTTAACAAAGAGAGGTTGATCACACATGGCGGTTTGACTTATGGGGAATGGCTGAGTATAGGCAGTCCTCAATCGCCACAGGAGGCTGCTGACAGACTTAATGAAAAATATTATGGGAGTATTTATCAGGGAGCATGTTTTAAGTTGGGAAATCCGCCTAATTATGCGGCTAACCCTATTTGGGCGGATCCTGTTATGGAAACTTATCCCTCTTGGATTACTGCTCCTGTGGCGATGCCTTTTGATCAGATTCATGGTTCGAACAATCTTAATGCAAAAGAGAGTCGGGGCTTGATATCCGATAAACAATCTCCGTTATCTTTTTTTGATAAAGTGAACTTTAACTCCTATGGTTCACGAGTGTTTATAAAAGAAATGCAGATACTTGGTGTAAACCTTGAATTGCCACAGAAACTTATTTCGTCAATTCCTCAACCGCAATCTCTTTATATAGAAAAAATGTTGGTTCAAGAGTAATCGAAAAAATAATCATAGTGAGAGTGATGACATTTTACTATACAAAAACTTACACGGTATGGACCTAGAACTTATGAAGGGGTTCTTAGGGGAGACAGAAGATAGAAACTATTATTGCAGAAGAAATATTTTTAAAAAAATAATTGGTAGAATCAGAAAGCAATAATGAAATAAGATGAGGGGAGTGCGAGAACTATGTTTGATGCTGACATTGATCTGTTCGATGATGTTGATCAGTCTTCGTCAAACCGAAAATTCTTGCAGAAGACTCTTGGTGACAATGCCCAATACCTGAAATTGAAGAATAAATCTAAAACTCCCGATGGCTCTTTTGCAAAGGGGCGCAGGAACAGATTAAAAAACATTCCAAAAACAGGTAATTATGGCATTATTCCTCATAAGAAATTGTTTATTCTTGATTTTGATTGCCATAATGATGGTTTTTCTACTATTGATGAACAGATAGATTTCTTTAGTGAGTTTTTTGAAGTTAACTTACGTAAGAGTTTTGCTGTTGTCACACCTACTGGCGGTATCCATGTTTATCTGATGTTCCCGGAGGATATTTCTGAAACTTCAAAAAATGATTTTCCCAAGGCTTCTCTACGTGGTTATTCAAAAGCTTTTTCTGAAATTGTTGGTAGAGAAATAGTACTGGACGCTGACATTCGCAGTGGTTTAGTGAATGGTTATGTAGTTGGAGTTGAGAGCCTTTCTTCTCGTGTTAATGCTATTCATGAAAAATATTGGATTGCGGATCATACTGTGGGTTTTTCTTCTGAGGGATTTGACATTCTTTCTGTTCCACAGGAATCAATGGACAAGTTTAAGAGAGTCGTAGAATTCCGAAATAGCACCGAAAAATCTCTGAATGATAAGTTGGGAGAGATTGATGGTGAAAACCCGTTAAAGGCTATTTTTGAGTCTCTTGATAGTGCTTCAGGGGAAAAGACAAACATCAAGCCGCCAACTGAAATTATTTATCGTTTGAAAAAATCAATCAAAACAAAAAATATAGTTTCTTATCATGCTAAAAGAGCCTTCGTCAAATCGGCTTTGCATTGCTGCTATGATGATTACGCTATTGCTATTGCTTGCATTGAGATGGGAATTGATAAAGATTCATATAATGATAAATCTATCGGGTTCCGTTCTCTTATTACTGACATCAAAAGATTTACACCAGAGAAAAGATATCATGGATTTTACTGTTATCAGGGGCGTCAGAACCTCAGAATAGCGAAGAAACAAGAGTTCAAAGAACAGTATTCTGGCGTTGAATTTAATGTAGATGAATTCAAGCAGAAGATGAAACAAAAAATTTCACAACGTTCCAATGCTGGTGCTTCATCTTTTCGCGTTCTTAATCCGCGTGTTATTGACATTGGAAAAGTATCTTCGGCTATTCTTATGGAAAAGAAAAAAGACAATCCTCCGCAACAGTATTTTGATGCTATGGCAATAGTCGATTATTTCATTCAACCTTTGTCTAATGTCGGAACTTCTCGAATTCTTTTAGCTAAGACCGCTATATGTGAAAGGCTAGCTATTTCTCCGTCTCGCACTACTCAAGCTTTGCGATTACTGCGAGAAAATAAGGTCATTCGAATTGAGGAAAAACAAAAGAGTGGCATGGCTCCCACGTATTCTGTTTCTGAATCTTTCACTCAATTCTATTTGACGAAGGCTTTGCGTTTGGCTTGGGGAAGATTGAACAAAGGAAAGCCAAGAGAAGAGAGTGACTCCATCTATTTTGATAGATTGTCTGGCGTTTTTCGCAAGGTCTTTACTGATGAGGCTGTTGAGACTGTTTCTCCTGTTGATGATGTATTGAGAAAAATTTCCTTGTCAGTTCCAGCTGTTTCTTTTAAGTTCTATGCTGGTGGAGCAGCAGTATCTTATTTAAAGTCTGAGGCTGAGAGGTACGATTTTTCTCCGGTTGTTCTTGATGACATTGTTGTTGATGAAAATACTGGTGAAATTGTTGAGGATCTTGATTTCAATGGTGAATTTTCTGTTGAAAGAATGTTGAATGATTCTGAATATTTAATAACTAATGAAAATAATTTAATTACACAAGAAAATAATGCTGTAGATAATATAGAGGGGCAGAATAATCATTGTTTGATAGATAGCAGTTAATTATCACTTATTTTGACTTGCTTCTCTGCGATTTATGGTGTAGAATGTAGTTATTGAACATTTACACGATGATTGGAGAAAATAATGACATTTCAGGGATTGTCTAAGGGCGATAAGAACTACTCAAGCGTTACTGACCTTATGGTTGGACGTTCTTCTGGTCGAACTATCAAGATGAGAATGAATCTTGAAGATCAGGGTGCTCTTATGAACAAACTGACTGACATGTACGATAAGCCTATTACTGCAAGTGTGCGAGAGGTTCTGTCTAACGCTATTGATGCAACTGTATCTCTGATGAGTAAGGGTCATAAAGTAAATCCTGTTGAAGTCAGTATGCCTTCTGTAATGTCTCCTGAATTTGTTGTAACTGATCATGGCATTGGAATGTCTGAAGATGACATTGAAAATCATTTTGCTGTTTTTGGTGGTTCTGAAAAGAAATCAGACTTTCAGCAAATTGGAGCTTATGGGCTTGGTGCCAAATCTCCGCTTGCTTATTGTGATCAGTTTTCTTTCGAAACAACTAAGGATGGAGTGACTTGTAAGGTTCTCGTTATTCGTTCTGAAAGAGGCCCGGAAACTCAAATTTTGTCTGTTGAAAATACTGGTAACGAGTCTGGAACTACTGTGCGAATTCCTCTCAATTCTTCTGATGGAAGCGATCAAGCTATTGATATTTCCAGCTTCAATCAGGCTATTCAGTCATACAAAGATTTCTCTTTTGATGTTCCCGTTGTCATCAATGGTGTTGAATATTTTGGAAATCCTAACTATATTGAGCTTGGCACTGTTGAGATTGAATCCGACTCTAACACTCAGGGGCGTTTTTGGATTACACACGAATGTCTTCTCAAAGTTTTGGGTGAAACTGGATATTATTCTCGTTTCAGTAACATTCATTCTTATGTCCTTTCAGGATATAGATACGATTCTGTTATGAGTAGTCCTTATGTTGAATCTAAAGATGTTATTGTCGAACTGAAGCCTGGTGTCGTTGATTTTATTTCGTCTCGTGATGGAATTACAAAAAACAACCGTTCCATTGCTCTTGACAATCACATTAACGATGTTCTTAACAATAAAAAAGAATTCATTCTTAATGGAACGATTTCTGGAATTAAAGCTGGAAAATTTAGTAAGTATGAGACTTACAAGATTTTTGAAGCTCTGAATCCACAGATCTCTTCTGACGAAGATAAAGTGACTATTGAAAATGAAATTTTTGATTTTTCAGATTTCGATTCACCTGATGGATACAACTTTCTTAAAGAAAATGCGAAATTCTCTCATGAAAGTATTCATTCTGTTCTAAGGGTCAATGAAAGCTCTACTTACTCGAATAGTCGCAATATTCTTACGCCTGTCAAGTCGGGAAATTTTTCAACATATTTCAAAGCTCCTTACAACTATTCAGGAAAAGTCAATGACCTTATCAATGATGTTATAACAAACCTTAATCTTTCTGATAGAGAAGATAACAGAAGTGTGAGATTAGTTGATTGTGCAAGGGTTGTAAATGAATCATCTGGTGAAATCTATTTTGTTTCTGGAATGAATAATGAAAAAGACATTAAAGCAGTCATTCGTCAACGTAAAGAAATTGCTTCATCTAGAGAATCTACTCTTATCATCATGACACAAGATGATAAATTTTCAGACGAAGAGATTGAGGCTTTTCTTAACAAAGTTGATTCTGACATTCATTCCAAGATTAATTGGGTTGATGTTGAATTTTTTAAGAAGATTGCAAAAGAGAAGCGAAACAATTCTGTTTCTGTTTCGAAGGATTCAACTCCTTATGCAAGGATCTGGGCTTTTTCAGATGGTTTCGATTCATCGGAAGAGATTGTTAATGGAGAAGTAAAAGATTCTTCTAAGAAAAACAATTCTTACCTTGGAAAAACAGATCTTAATACTGTTTATGGAGAAAATGCACTGATTATCGCTTCAGAGGGCGGAAGTAGTCGTAATGTTGTTTTCGACCTTTTGAATGGATATCAGCACATTAAGGGATTTGATGCTCTGAAAAATAGACCTGTTTATGTTGTTGCTCAACTTTTGAAGAATTCGGTTCTGTCTCTCGTGAATTCGGGAGAAGAAGTTATTCGTGACAAATCTATCAGACACGCAAGCAAAGATGCCGAAGAGAAGCTTAATTCTCTTCCAACTTATTCTCGCTCTGTTGAGGATGATAGGCTTAACCTTGCCTCGGATGAAAGCTTGATCGCTAAATATGTGCAGTCAAAGCTGGGCGGATACTGCGATACAGTCAACCAAAGATTGCAGTCACTTGCGTCTTTTGGCAGTGATTCAAATTCTGTTGAAAATATTGACAAAATGAAAAACTTTATTGACAGTGTTGATTACAAGTCTAATCTTTTGCAAGTTCCCGAAGTTTCTGTTGAATATATTGCGACTAGAGGCGGACTTGATGGATTGATCAGAAAAGTTGAAATTCTTGAAAAGGTAAGCATGATGGGACGATACAGTTATGATCAAAAAATCAAAGAGTTTGTTTCTAGCATGGCTCTTCTGCTTAACATGAAAGAAGGAGAATCAGCTATCCCTGATTATTTGAAGCAATCTCTGGTGAAGTTCATTAATGATGAGCTTGCCTTGTGAAAGATTTGTAAAATTTTTTTTAAAATGAAAAAAACAATAGGTGAATGGAAGGATTATATTATGAATGATTCAATGAGTGTTATCAAGAAAGCTCTTTCTGAGAAGAGTGCAGTATCTTTCAATTATGAAAAAGCGGATGGGGATAGTTCTTTTCGAAATATTGTTCCTGAAGATGTGATTATTGCTTCTGACTCTAATCCGCTTGTTGTGGGGGTTGATCAAGATGTGCAGGGCTATCGTAGGTTTAATCTTTCACGAATGACTGATGTGAAGCTGTCTGTTGGTGAATGATTGACAAACTTTTGTTTATGGTTTAAGTAGTAAGATAATAAGGTTATCAGTGAGTTTCTTAATGTCTCTTACTGATAACCTTATTGTTTTTTTTGTAAAGATATTGAAAATGGTTTTTCAAAAGAATTTTGGTGATGATTTTTTGTTAAAATCTAAATGAAGTAGATAAATAGTTTTTCATATAGAGAAATTTTGAAAGGTAGTAAAAATTATGACAGTTATTGAGCCTTTGGTTCCTAAGTTTGACAATATTGAGGTAAATAAAGTTGATTTGCCTTACAGAAACGAGTCTTATCTTCGTTTTTCTTATTCAGATCCTATGTTGGAGGGATATGAAGTTACAGTTATTGCTGATTCTGTTCCAGTAGGCAGTGAATTTAAGAATGGTGATGAAGAGGGGGAGCGTTTATTAACAATTTCAGCAAGATTCCCACGTTGCATCCTTTCGGAAGTAAACACTCACAGGGTTTTTTCAAGAAATTCAGCTTCTTCTCGTGCTCGTTCAGTTAAAGCCACTATTGGTGACATTATGCGTAAGCCTTATATTCCTTTGTTCACTAAAAACAAAAAAGGTATGAGCGGAGAATTTTTAACTGCTGCTGAAAGAGAATTAGCTGTCAAGGCTTGGCTTTTGGGGCGAGACTCGGCTGTTGTTTCTGAACTTCGGCTTTTATTGGGTGATTTACTTACTCCAAGCGGAACTATCACTGAAATTGCATCAAATTATGCATCTCACATTGACCGCTATTACAAGGAAGTTTATGAAGCTGAGATTATGCCTGTTGAAGCTATTTCTGTTCATAAACAAAATGCTAATCGAGTAATTGAGCCTTATATGTGGCATGAAGCTATTGTCACTTCGTCTTATTGGGAAAATTTTGTTGAATTGCGAACAGACTTGGAAGCTGCTCAACCTGAAATTGTTGCTTTGTGTCGTTTGATTGAAAAAGCTTTGGAAGTTTCTCGGCCTTCGCAAACTTGGTTGCACCTTCCATTTATCGAAGATTCCGAAAAACCTGAATCCTTTGATAATTTTGCGAATATTCGTGATTTGTTGCTTCTTTCTGCAACTGAGTCAGCACAGGTTTCTTATCGTGACAAATCAAGAGCAGATAAGTCGACTGCGACTACTCGCTTAGGTGAGCGGTTACTGAAGATGCGCCATTTGAGTCCTTTTGAGCACGTTGCTTTCTCTTCGGATGCCTACCACAATAATTCTGAGGAGATCTTACCGCGAGGAAATGTCTTGCGGAGTAATTTGGATGATAACTGGGTTCAGCTTCGTCCAATTTTGACAGCTATGTGAAAACTGTCAAACATGGAGGGGTAGAGAAAAATCATTCTCTACCCCTCTTTCGTGGATATTTTTCTATGAATACCTATTAATATTAATGCAAAGGTTTGATAAAGAATGAGTGAATTGCTTGAAAAGTCCCCTGTGAGACGTTTTTGGAGTAAAGACGTGATTCTGTTCTCTACTATGCTCCTATCGGCTCTATCATGCCTTGTAGCATCTCTTGTGTTGTCGATTGATGCTGTCAAGCTAGCTTCTGACCCCACCGCGAATCTCTCCTGTGATATCAACGCAATAGTAAGCTGTGGAACTGTTGCCTTATCAGATCAAGCTCAGATTTTCGGATTTCCTAATTCTTTTCTGGGACTTATCTGTGAACCTATTGTCATTATGATTGCTGTTGCTGGCTTATCAGGCGTAAAGTTTCCAAGATGGATGCTCACAGCTGCTCAAAGTGTTTATTTCATCGGTTTCGTCTTTGCATTGTGGCTGTTCTATCAATCTGCTTTTGTTATTGAAGCTTTCTGTCCTTGGTGCTTATTAGTGACTGTTGGGACAACTTTAACCTTCTTCACACTGTTGAGATATAACATTATTCATGACAGAATTTTCCTTCCTAAAAGATTGTCAAATTTTGCTAAAACTGCTGTAAGCTTGAGGATAGATAGCGGGTTGGCTGTTATTGTTTTGATGGTTTTTGCTTTCGTTATATTCTACAATTATGGATTCTCAATGTTTGGCTAGAATTTTAAAATATGTTTTTATCAAACTGTTTTTGATCTGTTTTAGAAAAGTTCATAACTAAACCTAACGAACGATAAGGTAGGATGAACATGGCGAAAACAAAGTTTCACGTAAACCCTGAAACGGGTGAGTCCGGAGAATGCAATGCATCTGTTCGTGCTTGCATTTACGGTAATAGTAAGGGCGACTATCATTATGCTACCAAAGAAGAAGCTGAGAAAGCTGGACAGAATATTCTTGCTTCAAAATATGGGACTTTTAGTAAAAAGAAAAAATCTAACAAAACTTTAAAAGCTGTTTCATCTTCTGCCGTTTCTTCGGAAAAGGTTTCTTCAAATAAATCGAAGGCAGCTAAATTTCGATCTCAAATCGAAGACATGAATCAAGAAGAAATTCGCCAATTCGCTGACATGTCTCAATCTAATTATAATGCTATTCATAAAATTGCTGAAGATAAAATTAATGAGGATAATGCTGTTTTGTCAAGACTCGGAGAGTTGTCCGAAAAGAATGGTGCACTTATTGCCGAAAACCGTGAGATAATTATGCGAGATTACAGTATAAATCATAAATCAACTTCTGAAATTGTCAAAGGATTGGCTAACAGCAAAAACTTTTCTCCATCTAACTCTATCCTTGATCATATAAGAGATGAATATGTTAAAAATTGTTTCAAATGATTCAAATGTTCGATTAAGTTGATATTCTTTTCATGCCATTAAGTTCAAGTGCTGAAGCACATGTTTTCACACTGTTTTCAGGACAAATAAGCTTCTTATTTTGAACTTAATGGTCTTTAATTTTTGATTGGAGTTTTCTATGACAGGTTCAAGTTTGAATGATCTTATTGATGCTATTCGTTCTCGTTCAGCTCTTATTAATGAAGGACTTGATGACAACAGAGCAGATTTGGGAGATCTTTTTATCAAATCAATTCGAAAAACAATGAAGGAAATTCGTCATGGAGCAAATTCTGATGATTTTTCGGAATTGGTTGTTGTCAATCTTATTATAATGGGATCGAACGAAGGTTATTCTTCCGAAGAGATGAAAGATTTTGTAATGAACCTTAAATCAGATGATGAAGATCATCTTTTATAGCAATGAAAGTATGATATTTTTATGTGATTAAACAACTTTGTAAAATTTTACATAAATTTAGGACATAGTGCAAAAGTTTAAAATATACAGGCAAGAAAGGTTTCACAGTGTTCTCATCGACTTGGATTAACACTCACGGCTCTCAACATGAGGTCAATGAAGCGATACTGTGGGCTGATGTCGAATCATCTGGAACTACCCCTGAAGTTGACACACTTTTGGAACTTGGAGCCGTTATTTCTGATATGTCAGGGAACAGAATAAGCTCAACATGGGAGACACTGTTTGAAATACCTGATTTGTCAAGAATTATAGCAAACTCCAGTAATGATGTTCAAAGATTACATGATAATTCAGGTTTATGGCAGGACTTGTGGAGCAAAGAGACAAAAACATATGCAGAAGCTGATTCTGATTTTTCTGACTTTATATTATCTTCTGTTCCTGAGAATACCTTGCTTTATTTCGGTGGAAATTCAATTACTTTAGATAGGCTTTTTATTCGAATGCATATGCCTAAAACTTATTCTCTTATTTCGTATCGCTCTATTGATGTGACTTCCCTCTCTATGACGTTACAATCAAATACTTCAATCCCTGGATTTAATAAAGGAAAAGATCATAGAGGATTGAAAGATGCTTTAGATTCATTAGAGGAATATAATTATTATTTAAATTGTTTGAAAAAGATTAATAAAAATTAGTGAATAAAGTTGATAAGATTAAATAACGGTTAGAAAAATCGGTTTCATTGAAGGAGAAATTAGTTAAATGAGTGAAGTAACAGTATATAGCAAACCTAATTGCGGAAATTGTGATAAGACATATACCCTTTTGGGGAACCTTGATGTTGATTATAATAGTGTCGACATTTCAAAAGATAAAGAGGCTTTGAAGAAAATCAAGGCTATGGGCTTCAGAGAAGCACCAGTTGTCGTTGTTGGTAAAGATTCATGGGGTGGATTCAACGAAGATAAGATTCGTGAACATTTTGATCCTAATCACAGCAATAATGATGATGACACATGGGATTTCTAAGCTGTTGAGAAAAATCGAAAGTGAGAGACATGAGACTGTTTTGGTGCTCATGTCTCTCACTTTTTTGTTAGAATATATGATATATAATGTTGTTCTCATAAAACAAATGAGGTATAGATTAAAGACTTAGATTTAAAAGACAGAGTAGATGTTGAGGGGTAGCTTTAGTTATGAAAAAAATTTACGCCAGAAAATGCGAAGTAAAAACAATTTCTAAGGATTTAGGAAGTGTTTTTATCGAAGAAAACCACACTCAAAAAGCAAGCAAAGCTTCTGCAAGTGTTTATATTGGAATCTTTTTTCAAGACAACCTTTTAGGCGTATGTATGTTTAGCAATCCCCGAACGACAAAAAAGAAAAAAGAATATTCAAGAGAACTACTTCGTTTATGCTTCAAAAAAGATACACAAGTTATTGGTGGGGCATCTAAATTGATTAAATATTATATAAAAAATTATAACCCTGTAGATTTTTTTACATATCAGGATACAACTGGAGAGAATTCTGATGTATATGAAAGATCAGGAATGAAAATGGTAAAAGACGGAATTAAAACAAAGAAACAATACATGGTTGCTCCTGGAAAAAACATGTCAACAGCAAATCGAAAAGAAGCTTTAAGTATGGCTTATGCTGTTAAATATGGCCCAGACAGAATTCTTGGAACAAAAATAGGTGAAGTATTCGAAGAAAATGGAAAAAGAAAGTCCAATAGGAATATTTTCATAGAAGAATTAGGTTGGCATATAGAAGAGACAACAGGCGATTCTATATATGAGTGGACAAACCCAAATATATCTTTTTATGTTTATAAGATAACATCCAAATTAGATAATGGTTATTATATTGGAAGAAGAAAAATAAACATAAAAAATGCAACCATACAGGAATGTATAAATGACAAGTATATGGGAAGCGGAGGTGTTAAATTTAAAAACTGGATAAACAATATAGGAAAAGAAAATCTCGAAAAAGAAATTATGTGGATTGTAAATACAAAAAAAGAAGCAATCGCAAAAGAAGAAAAAGAAATAGGAGATTTGTATAAAACAGACGTGAATTGCAAAAATTCTCATAAAGGAGGGCTAGGCAAAAACGCTTCCAATTGGTCTGATTTATTTACAACAGGAAATTGTAGCGTTCACGGTGAAACAAAATTTTTTGCATCTTATTGTTGCGCCTGCAGAAATCAAAAAACAGTCACTATAAAGATGTGTGACATTCATGGCGAAACAAAACACCAAGGAGGATCTTGTTCAAAATGCTCTTCTGAAAAAACTTTTCATATAAAAAAATGTATTATTCATGGGGATACAATGTTTGCAGGAAATGAATGTAGAAAGTGCTCGATTGATAAATCTTGGAGCATAATGTTTTGTGACATTCATGGGGAAACAAAACACCAATCAGGAAAATGCAAAAAATGTTCTATTGGAAAGAATATAAATATTAAATTTTGTGACATTCATGGGGAGACTACATTCTATGGTGAATCATGTAGAAAATGCCAGGTGGATAAAAGTCTTAATGATAAAATATGTGCTATTCATGGAAAGACTAAGCATAGAGGCAATCAATGCTGCAAATGTGCATCAAAAGAAAAAGACGCAATTAAATTTTGCAAAATTCATGGTGAAACAAAATTTCAATATAGCAAATGTATTTTATGCATAAAAGACAAAAGAGATTCATTAAAAGAATGTCCTACTCATGGGTTAGTTAAGCACAGGGGTGAAAATTGTTATACTTGTACTATAGAAAAAGCAAACGCAATTAAATTTTGTGACATTCACGGTGAAACAAAATTTAGAGGAAATAATTGTTGTAAATGTTCTTCTGAAAAGGCCGCTCACAAAAGATTCCATGTAAAATTAAACACGAAGAAAAAAGATTGTAGGTTTTGTTTAAATTATGAAAAATGATTTCAAAAGCTTAGTTGCTGAAGTGAAATTGGCATACAATATTGTTGATTATATTCAGCAGTCAGGGATCAAGCTTCAACAGAGAGGCATGAAGCATAAAGGCTTGTGCCCATTTCACAACGAAAAAACGCCTTCTTTCACTGTTGATGAAAACTATCAGAATTTTAGATGTTTCGGTTGCGGAGCTGCAGGCGATCTGATGAATTTTGTTATGAGACAAGAAAGTCTTGATTTTTTTGAAGCTTTGAAGAAACTTGCTGAAGATAAAGGAATCGAAGTTGAGATTGATGGGGATAATTCTTCATCTGTTGATTACAAGTCACTTCGTGCCTGCATAAAGACAGCTGCTAATTTCTTCGTTGCAGAGTTCAGGAAATTAGATAATGATCATGTGGCAAAGAAAGAAGTTTCGAACCGTGGATTGTCTATCAATGGAAAAATGCTTTATGGGTATGCTCCCGAAGGCCGACAGACCTTGTTTAATTTTCTTAAAGGACAGGGGTTCAGCGAAGAAACTATTGTAATGACTGGGGTGTGCGGAAAATCAGAAAAAGGGAATTTCTATGATTTCTGGCAGGGGCGCTTGATGTTCTTTATCACAGATATCACAGGTAAGCCTATTGGTTTTTCTGGTCGAAAACTCTATGATACTGACAATAGAGGAAAATATGTAAACTCTTCTGATACGCCTTTGTTTGATAAAAGTGCATCTCTTTATCATGTTGACAAGGCAAAGAAAACCGCTTCTGACGAGAAAGAAATGTTTGTTGTTGAAGGTCAGTTTGATGTTTCTTCTTTTGTTGAGGCTGGTTTGAAAAACGTTGTTGCATCTTCAGGAACTGCTTTCACAGAAAAACAAGGGATGATGATTCGCCGTCTTGTTTCTGAGAGCGGACGAATTGTGTTTGCGTTTGACGGTGACAGTGCTGGTGTTGCAGCTGCTGTTAAAGTTTTCAAAAACGTTCCTGGTATCCATGATCAATCTTATGTTGTGTCTTTTCCTGATGATCAAGACCCCTGCGACTACAGATTAGAAAATGGTTCAGAAGAACTTGTAGAATATGTGAAAAACAATGCAAAGCCGATGATTGAGTTTATTTTGGAAGCGACTGCTGATGATTATGATCTTGATTCTACTCTTGGTAGGTCTCGTTATGTTGATGCTGCATGTAGGGTTCTCAAAACAATTTCAAGTGCATCTCTTCGTGAAGTCTTTTTGAAGAAAGTTTCTTTGGATTCTTTCACTTCTGTTGAAGCTGTTCGTGAAGTTCTCGTAAAAGCCGATCCCATTGAAACTTATTCATCTTTTTCTGGTAACAATGAGGATAAAGAACATAGAGAAAGACCTGATTTGGATGAGGGATCTGTTATTGATCAAGATGAGATTTTAGTTAAGATTAAAAAGGATTCAACATATAATGTCACTGCCCGTTTTATTTCTCTTTGTTTTATGCAGAAGAAGTTTATTCCTTATCTGATTAAGGCTCAAAGTATTATTCCATCTGAAATGTCTTCTATTGTTGATGACTTGAAAGAATTGAATTACACTGAGACTTTGGTTCCTGAACAGTTCCAATTGTCAAAAGTTGTTTCAGCTTTGTTCAATGCTAATTTCTTTCCGCTTGCACATATGATGACTTTTGCAGATCAGAAAGATCAATTCATTTATCTTCGAAATTATTTGTATAAGAGAGAGATGAGTGCTAATAAGAATCGCATTCGTTCAAAAATTTCAAGAATTATTGAACAATCTAATAATACTGATGTTGATTTCTTGGAGAGGGCTTTAATGAAAGAAGAACAGGAGTTGCAGAAACTCAAATCATCACATCATGAAAACACAGATAGTTCAGAGAGTGAGATTGTTGAACAATAGTTTGATATAATAATTTTATTTAAGCATTCTGAAAAAGGAGAATATGGTGCCTAATCATAAAAAGGTTTTTGTTGTTGATTCTGATTTGTCGAAGCTTGAAGAAACTTTTAAAAGTCAGAGAATAGAAGATGTTGAAAGATTCAATATTATTGAAAGTTTTATAACATCTTTTGAATCAGTTAAAGAAGTTGTTCAGCTAATGAGTCTGTCAAGGATAGGCGACTTAGAGAGGAGAGGCGTTTTCTTTAAAACTGTATTCTCTGTGGATGATGACACTTTTAATCAAGTGACAAATAAAGTTGAAATTCCTCAGCAAGAATATTATGATAGACTTCTTGGTGCTGCACCTGAAGTTGTTGAAAGAAAATTGAGAATGAAATTCAATTTCCGTGGTGCTAATTATACTCTTGACTTTTATCCTGACTTGTCTTTCGCTGTTGCTGAAATTGAATGTTTTGATGAAGCCGCAGAATTAGACTGGGAACTATTCAGTTTTGGGTCTTTGCTTTTTGAACATGATTTAAATATGAGTTTAGATGAATCAGCTTACAGAAAATTTTTAGAGCGTTCTCTCTGATTGTTTTTTAGATCAATAGATAATTATTTCGAATCGATTTGAAATGTCTTCTAATTTTATACTTCAAAGCGATTCTGATAACTGTTTGATATTTATAAAAAGGTAGATATTGTAACTATAAATAGCAATAACGATAAAAAGAATGGACTCCGAGATATGGGATTTTTCAAGAAGAACAACAAGGCAGAACCGCCTAAAACAAGCGTTCCTAAAATAGAATATGCTGACCTTAAAACGTCTTTAGTTGAAGCTCTGAGTGTCGGCTCCAAAGACTCTAAATTTCTTGACGTTTTGACAGAGGATGGAGATCAGATATTCATTTATGCTAACAGCGGAGAAATCAAATACGCTTATAGTAAGAATAACCCTTTAAGATTTAGCGAAAGACTATTTTGGGTGTCCGAAGATTCTCTTTCTTTTGAGAAACGAGAAAAACTTTCTACTCTTGTCAATGATTTTAGTAATGTTAATTTTTATGCTGAAATAATGAAAGAAATTCCTGAATCTAAAGATGTAGTAGATGGAATACTTAGGGATTACACGCTTTCTGTTATTCTTAATTCAAAAAGAGCGAAAATCACAAAGATTTTTACCGAACTTTTATTCCATCCTGAAAATGCTATTGTTGAAAATATTAATTTCTTTGAAAAGTCTATTGATGAACTTATTGATGAAGTTGAGAAACTTGATAAGGATGAAAACAAATTTCTCCATGCTTTGAGTAAGAATAAAGATGAAAAAGTCTCTATCGCTTTACCAGAGGGTTTCAACCAGAAGCCAAATAATGATATCGAGTATCTTCTTTTCTCTGCGGCTGAAGCAGAAAGCACAATTGCAGAAGTTCGAGAAGCTTCAACAGGATTTGTGTTTGCAGAAGTTTTGAGTGTTTTGAATTCTCTTATTTATAACAAGGTTATTACTATTGACGAAATTGGAGATGACGATGATGCTTTGCCAACTTTTCCATTTGAAGAAACAGCTGAAAAAGAATCTATTGTAGTTTCACCAAAAGATGAAGAAACAGAATCTTCTAATGAAGAGAGAAAAGAAATCCCCATTGATGATTATTCAACAGTCATTTCAAATGATTTTGATGTTTTCAAACAAGAACCAGAGAACAAAGATTTAGAATCCACAGAAAGCGATTTGATGGTAGAAAATGTTACTGAGGAGGTTGAGTCCGATAGTGATGATTCTGATACCCATGACAGCACTCTTCATGGCTCTCATCATATTCATCCAAGTTCTGGCATGTTTGAGGTTGAGGAAGATGATGAATTTGTTTTCGCTTACCCTCCTAAAGATTCTGCTGATGATTCTGTTGGCTCTGAGGATGATGGCGGATTCGATTTCGAGGTTGTTGAAGATGCAGAATCAGCAGGAACTACTGGAGCTTTGGATGATGAAGATTTTGTAAAAGATTTTGAAAAAGTTTTGAAGGATAAAAAGATTTCCGAAGAAAACAGAAAAGAAGTTCGCTCTCTTGTGGAAAACAATGACAAACTTGAGATTGAATTGAAATCTGTGGAACAGGAAGTTGTTTCTGCGCAAGAAGAATACAATAAATCAGACAGTTCAGCAGAAAGTGATAGTGATTCTCATGATTCTTTATCTACTCTTTATGAAGTAGAATCCCAGAGACAAGAAATAAATACTGCTCGTAAGTCAGTTCTTGAGCGATTGTTTATTATTACTGATTCTCTTCCAAGTGACTATGTTCAGGAGATGTTGCATCGAATTACTTTGAAATTGGATGGAATTGAATCAGTAGTTAATGTTGCTTTCAATGTTTCAGAGCAAGAAGATGTATCAGAATCAGAAGTAACAATTGTTAATGTTACAGAAGAATTCGAACCTATTGAAGAAGCTGTTGGAATTGATGCAGAAGAGTTTAAAGAAAAAGTTGAAAAAGAATTTCATGATGTTCTTGATTTAACAACTGAAGTTGATTTCAGTGAAGAATCGACACCTATATATTCAGAATTAATCAAAACGATGGGATTCAACCCTTCTAACAAGACAAAATAATGCTATATGAGATATTGATATAGGCACAGCTGAAATGTTAGATGCTGTGTCTATATTTCTTTAATCGAACATATAGCAAAAGAGTTTGGTGGTTTGTGTAATGTTATTTCTTTCTTCTGAAGATAAGGATGATGACAACAATAAAGGGTTTGTCGGACTCCTTGTTGTGCTGTCAATAATCTTTCTCCCCGCTTTCATTCTCGGATGGGGTTATTATAGTTTGATTCGGTTTTTCAAACAGCGTTTTTCCGTAATAGCTACTGTTGTCCTCTTTGTTGATTTGATTGCTGTGCTCTACGGATTCTTGTCTCATGCAGTAGAAAGAGCTTTAGGTGTTTTTGCCAATCTTTTCCAAATTCAAAATTTATGGACTGATTTGATACCTTTTGCTATTGTTTTCAATATTATTTTAGGTGGATTTTTTGGATTATTGCTAGTGTTTATACAAATACAGCAGATTAAAGCTAGCCCTTATAAACTTAAATTTAAGGGAACATGGCTTTATGAATTCAAGTTTAGAAGAACACCTTTACAATATTTCCGAAAGAAAAAAATTATTGAAGGTTTAAAAGAAGGTAAATATTCATCACCTGAAAAAGCACCACTAGGATTAGATGAAAACAATGGCGATGTTGTTGCATCAATGTATGGTTCAGAGAGTGGTAAGCCTACGTTGATCTCAGGAGCAGCAGGTTCAGGAAAAACTATTACTATGCTTTCAATGATTCACAATAATATTAAAAATGGGAAACCCTCTGTTGTGATTGATTTCAAGCGAAGTCCAGAACTTTCTTCAAAACTTGCGTCTTGGGCAAAAGAAAACAACAGAAAATTTTATCATTTTGTGAACGGAGACCCTGATAGATATGATGTTAAAGATTCTCCTGGTCAAGCTTGTTATGACGCTTTGATTAACGGTGATGCATCTAAGGCAGACATGGTTTTGGGAATGCGAGAATATGATGTTGCGGCTGAAGTCTATAAATCTAGTATGCGTCAGTTACTACAAGTTCTTTTCTCTATGCTGAAGTATGCAGATAAAAGTAAGGCTCCAAATGTTGATTGGGATCATGGTGAACTTTATCAAGTTGCCTCTTCAATCACTGGTGGTAATTTTACGGATCTTGTTGGGGCTTGTGAAGGAACAATTATTCAAGCTAGTGCTGAGGAAGTTGAGATTGGGTTACGTAGCAGAACTTCTAGTTTGCATAAGGCTATGGAGGAACTGCGAGGTCAGATGAGAACTATCATTTCGTCCGAGTATGGGCGTTGGTTAAAAACTGAAAAAGGCGGAAGGAATATTGACCTTTATAAACTTACGTCTGAATCAGATAGTGATAGCGTTATTCTATTCTCTCTTAACTCTGATTCTGAGAAAGACTTTTCAAAATATTTGGGATCTTTAATCCTAGCAGATTTGAGTGCAGTATCTGCTAAGCGCAGAAATAATGGCATTAAGAATCAAATAAGTGTTTATGTTGATGAGTTCCAAGCTGTTCCCCCTACAGCCGTTACAAGCCTTTTGGAAAAATCTCGTGAATCCAAAATGGGCATGACTCTTTCCAGTCAGTCTTATGAACAGATTGTTGCAGCTTCTGATAACAATGGTGAAGCTTATTTGATCAGTATTATGGATACTTGTTCTAACTTCATAGTCCATAACGGTGCTACTGAAAAGTCTGCTGTAAGATTGGCTGAAATTATTGGTAAAGATTTCGAAACTGTTTATTCAGCTTCTAATCAGAATGATGGTTTCTTATTCTCTATCAATTGGTTTAATAAGAGGAATCAGATTGTGAAAACAGACGAAGAGGAAAGATGGATCGTACATCCTAAAGAATTCATGTCTTTGTCTTCTCCAAGTGAAAATAATGGTTATAAATCTACTGCTGTTATCATTAACAAATCACCTGATGATCCTTTGTTTAAAAATAACGCAGGCGGTGCTGTTGCTAGACATGTTTGGATGATTCCTAATCAAGAAGTAATCAATGATTATTATATTCCTAAATTAGCTTCTGATGACAGTTACGATGAAACCGACCTTCCGCCAGCTCTAGTTGAACTTACTGGTAAAGGGCATAATTCTATTCTTGAAGAACAGGAAGCTCCAAGAGATTATCTTTCTGAAAGACTTGATGGACATCGCTCAACAGATTCTATTGTTGAAGAATACGATTATTCAGGTATGGAAGATGAAGATCTTGACGGATCTTTTGGATTTGAAACTATTGAAGAAGATGAGGATGACAGCTTCAAAGATGTTCAAAGCATAGATTATCGGAAGGTCATGAATCAAAGAAAAACAAACAATGATGATCTTTTTGAATCTGCTCGACCAAAAACGAGAAGATCAGCCATTGAATCTGCTTCTTTTGAAAGCTTATTCAATTCAGAGGCAACTCCTGATTTGGTGAGACGTAAAGAATCACCAAAGAGCAGACTACCCAAAAAACCAGACCCAATTGAGGAAGACCTTTATGAAGAGGAAGCTCTGCCCGATATAGAGGAACTTATGTGATTTCAGACCGTGATTGATATTCTCAATAGTATATGTATGATAATTTGTATGGGAGCTTTAAATGCCAATTCCTAAGAATGCTTCACCAGGAGGAAACTCTAACAGGGGTAACGATTCGAACAGAGGTCCGGGTGGAAATCCTCCTCGAAATAACCCTAATCGTTCAAATAACCCTAATATTCCACGCAGACCGCCTGCTGGTGGTAATCAGTCACCTTCAGTGCCTCATTCCCCGCAAAGAGGGAATGGTAACGCAAGGCAAAATCCTGCAAGGTCAGGACAAAACCCAAATCAAGATCCACGTCAGGCAAGACGTCCACAGCAGTTACCGCAGAATAATCCTCCGGTAAGAGGTCAAGGCCCAAGACAATCCACTGCTCAGGCTTCTCATTACGTAGATGACGAATTGGGTTTTGAGGAAAATCAATCAAATCAGGTTCCTTCCCAAGAAGGCAGAAGAAGACCTCCAAGCTCTCACGTTGAGCAGTATGACTATGATGAACGTTCTTTTGATAATACACCTAATCCCTCTCCAAGAGAAAATTATCAGCGTCCAAATCGATCTTACCCTCAAGACGATCAAGAGAGAGAAGTTCGTGAACCTTTTGTCAATGAATTTGATGAATATGAAGATGAAACATTCAGCCCTATTTCTATTGATGAACAGTTAAGAATAGAAGATGAAGAAGACAATCGTTCATCAAATAATTCTCGTAATCGTTCACGTAGAGATGAGGAAGTTTCTTATGAGCCTTCTCCCTTAGATGATTATGAAGATGACGAGGAAAAAGAAGTTTCGGTTCCCCAAAAAGCTCCTAAGTCAAAGCCTAAAAAAGTAAAGAAAAACCGTAAAGATAAAAAAGGGCAAGATGTTTTTATTGATGAGAAAAAAGGTGTTGTAAAACCTTTCGGTGGAAGAAAAATTAAAGAGAATGAATTTGATAAGAGAAAGAACATTCGTAAAAACGCAATCGTCATTCAATGGGTTGTTATCAGTCTTATCGTTATTCTTGTCGGATTAGGTGTGAAAAATGCTGTTGTTCCGCCAAAAACTCTTGATGAACAAGAAGTAGCTGACATTGCTGCAGTTACAACTGGTGTGACAAATTATCCATTAGAAAAAGGAAAAGGTTTCGCAACTGATTTCATGAAGGCTTACCTTACTATTAACAATGATGAGGTCGCTTCAAAAGTGTTGGGATACTACTATTCTGGAAGCTTAACTGTTGAGGATGATAATAGTAACAAAGAGGCAACCAGTAATTACAAACAGACTATCCTTTATGGCCCAACTGTTTATGATTCTTTCGCTTTCAATGACTACTCAGCTCGTTATACAATAGGATCTTTGGTCAAGCCAGGAGCAGTAGAGGGTAAAGCTTCAGGAGTAGATCCTCATTGGGTATTCTTTAATGTTAATGTATATTACAATTCCGCAGCTGATTCATTTACTATTACTGATGATTCACCAACAGTTGTTCCTTCAGCTGAAGTAGGAAATATTGCGGACCTTCCTGAACGACAAGTTTTGGGCACAGGCGAAGCAGATCAAGGTATTGGAGAATCTATCAAATCTGTTGTATTCGGATTCTTACAAGGCTATGCTGAATCTTCTCCTGCAGATCATTCAAGTCTTGATCAATACATTACTGACTCAAAAGACTCGGAACTAATAAAAGGATTAGACGGAGAATATGAATTCTCAGGAGAAATGAATGACGCAGTTCAATTTGAAGCTTTCCCTGTTGATGAATCAGAAAGCCCAACTGAGATAAAAGCTCTTACGAAAGTAAGATGGGCCAACAAAGTTAAGGTTTCAGATCAAGAAACACGAGTTGATTATACCTCCACTTATGTTATGACTCTTCAAAAAGTTGGAGATAAATATTTGGTATCAAAATTCCAACCACAATATTACGCCTCTGAGGAAGCCGAGAAGCCTGTTGTTCCTGACTATGAAGAAGATCCAGCCACAGATACTTCTATCGAAGAAGAGTGATAAAAGATTAAATAATTGTTTTTATTAAATATTGTTGTAATTTCTTTTTAGAAAACGATATTAAAGAATAATTATAGAATAAAAAACTATTCTGATATTAAGGGTGTAGTATTTATCATAAAGCCGGTTTATTAACGAATATTACATCTGATCAGAATACTAAATCTACGGAGTAGGAAAATGGAATTTTTAAACATATTGGCATCATCAAATTTGGTTGATATGCACGCAGTGGGCAGTTTTGTTGATATGCACGCAGCAGGTTTGACCGATCTTTGGGGCAAAGTTCTCAAAAACTGGATCACACCACTTTACATTGCAGCGGTTGCTGTATTTGCTATTATCTTCCTTAAGGATAGGGCATGGATGAAGCTTATTGGATTCGTCGGTATTGCAGCAGTTGTTGGAGTTCTTGTCTTTGCTGGTTCTGAGATCTTCGGACAAAAGAACAAAGGTTTGACAGGAGTTGCAAAGAAAGCGGCTACTGAGATCAATACAGTGAACGGGCCTTCGCTGGCAAGCGGTGGGGATAACTCGTTCCTCGGTTCGTCAAGTGCATTCAACAAGTGAAATTTTAATAATAATTAATTAAAATTAAATAACGCAAAATAAAGCAAAAGAAACAAGGTAAGACACAAAAGACCTTGTTTCTTTTGCTTTATTTATTTATATTAAAATTGTTTTTATGGGTGTGCGCTATAAGTTGATATTTAATTTGAGCAATAGTAGTTTTATTATATTTTTCAAGGAGATACAATGACTGAAAACAAGGAAAAAGAAGTTTCACCAAAGAATAACAGGAAAAGGTTAGACATTGCACCAGTAGCAATAATTGATAATCTTGTTTTCAGTAGAACAGAAGTTTTTGCTTATTTTCAAGTAACTAATTCGGTATTCGACTTTCTTTCAAATGATCAAAAAGTAAATTTGGCACTTCGTATTTCAAACGCTTTTAACAATTTAATGAACGACAAGCAACAACCTGTGGAATGTCACACTATCATCACTTCTGTTCCTTTTGATGTTGATGCATGGGCTGAACAGGTAAGAGGGGTTTCAGAAGATTGGCCGACTGGACCTGGTTTTGAAAGATACATCAATGAACAGATGTTTTATCTTGAACAAAAAAGCTTTATGAAAAAAGTGACGTATGTTGGTGTTTCTCTTGGAAAAAGGGGAGCTTTGGATATGTCTAATTTGAATGTCTTTGAGAATGGGGTCAGAGGAGCTTGGGATGTTGTAAAAGCTTGGGGAAACACAATGCTTCAAGTTCCTACTGCATCAGTATCAAGTAAAGAAGAAGATGATATGCGAAGAAAGGAAGCAGAACTATTCAGAACACTCTCAAACGGCCATTTACAGGCTTCGAGAGCAACGACTGAGGATTTACTGCTTCTCATCAAAAGACAGCTTTATCCGTCCATGCCTGCGCCCTATCTTGATGTTGATCACGAGAACAGAGTTGGCCCAGGAGATCTTGATTTAGAATTGGGATCCGCTATCGAAAATAAATATAGATGGCTTAAAATTACACAAATGTTTGATGATATTGAAATTTCTGGCTACAGAGCAGCTTTGTCTTTTGCTAAATTCCCTAAACATATGGAGTATCCTGGTGCAGCACCATTTTTGTATTTCCCATCTCAGCTGGGAGCGCCATTCACTTGTTACTCCCGTTTCACACTACATCCTAGTCAAAAGATGAAATTAGAGCTTGAGAAAAAGAAGAAAGAACAGAAAGACGAACTTGAGAACTTAACAGCAGCTCAGGATCAATACGATTCCGCTGTGGACAGTATGCCTTCGGATATTGTTCAATCATTGGAAGATATACGACAAATCGAAAACATGCTTTCGCAGGACAAAACAGCTTGGGTCGAAGGATCTTACCGTATCGTTGTTGAAGCTCCTAGCGAAGAAAGACTAAGGGAATATTGTTCCAAGTTAAAGCAGTCTTATGATGATTTGGGAATTCTCCTACAATGGACAGCAGGCGATCAAAAGCAGTTACTTTTGGAACAAATGCCGGGTGATACTCACAGGGTAAAAGCTTTCCAGCAGATTACCAGCCTTAATATGTTATCTACTTCAGGAATGAATTTTAGTTCTGATGTTGGGGATCCGATTTTTAAATCTAATTGATGTTTTTAAAAAATCAGATAGAGAAGTATTACGTAATATTGAAAAAGTTTAGGAGAAAGTAAATGGCCCAAAGAAAAGGACGAAGCGGCGGTGGGTTCAAAGGTTTTTTTGCCAGTGGATTAATCTTAACTCTGTTGGTTTGCGGATTAGTAGCAATTGCAAAAAATAACAATCTTCAGTCCCCCGCCGATGTTTATGAATACGTAAAAAGTTGGTCTGATAAAGCCTGGAGTTGCGGGGCTGGCGAAGCTGAGTGGGAATGTCGTGGTGGTAAAGGCAGTCCCGGTGGAGATGGAAGCAAAGAAGGCGATGAGGCAGCTTCTAAAATTAAATCTTCTTCTACTAAAAAAGATGAAGCCTTAGCACAACTTGACAAAATTGTTATTCGTGATCGCAAAGAGGTAGCTTACAAGCGTTCAGAATGGAAGCATTGGACAGGAAGCCCTTGTGACACCAGAGAGAAAGTACTCAAATCTCAAGGGGCAAAAGTGAAAACTGATGATAATTGTAAAGCGGTAAGCGGAACATGGGTGGATCCTTATTCTGGTGACATATTTAAAGATTCATCTAAACTTGACATAGATCATGTTATTCCTCTGTCAGCAGCTGCGCAAAGTGGTGGGCAAGCATGGAATAGCGAGAAAAAAGAAAAATTTGCAAATGACACTTCTCAATTATTAGCTGTTTCCGCTGGAGAAAACCGTAAGAAGTCAGACAAGGGGCCGGGAGATTATATGCCACCTAATAAGGATTTCAGATGTGATTATGCAAAACTTTGGATTGACACTGCTCTCAAATATGAGCTTTCTATTGACAAATCAGATAAAACAGCTTTGACTGCTGCTCTTCGAAAATGCTCCGCGTGAGTGAATTAAACTAAGAAAAGGATTATTATAATGGTTAATACAACAAGCAGCTCACGTTCAAAAAGAATTGCAGAAGAATTCAAACAGAATCAAGAGCAAGCAAAAAATCAAGATTATCAAATTGGTGCAGCGCAACTCACTGTTGATGAGAAGTTGAAATTTCTGGAAGAGACTGGTCGGGAAGAAATGATCGATTTGTTCAAAGAATGGAAGCCTCGCGTATCTAATAGAAAAAAACGCGGTGCCCCTCTTGATCAGCGTGTCTCTATTACAGTAACAAGCCAAGAGCGTGTTTCTTTGGATAGAGAACTAAAGACTGTCAAAGCATCTGGAGAAAAAATCAGTATGTCTCAATTTATTAGAAACAGAGCTTTGGGGACAGTAGATATCAATGGCTGGAAAGAAATAGCAGAAAAAGCATTGAACGAAATTGAAGATACTGTAAAGAACCAGTCAGAATTGAGAAAGTCAAAACTTGCCATTGCTGAAATGTTTGACAATGAAGAGGATCCTGACGAAGCTTCTCTATATGCAAAACAGATTGATGATATCAACCGAAAACTGAATAAACTTGTAGGACAAAATGAAAAAAGAGCTAATCGCCTGTCAGGACGTATGAGTATGCCAGAAGCCGAGACTGTTAAATGGCGTGCTCAAAAACTTTGCGTTTCTTCATCGGATTATTTAAGAATGATGATTTTTGCATTGGAGCCAGATTCTAACGCTGATTCTCATATGAGTTTAGATGCAAAAAGAAGATTTTATTTGTCGATTATGGAGGTCGCTAAAAATGGATGGGGAACACCTCCTACTATTTACGAGTGCTCACAATGCCAGAATTATATGGATGAAATCAGAAAACTTCGTCAAGAGAATGAACAATTGAGAAAATTTTCTTAAGATATATAGAAAAGAGATTACTTGATATTAGTATTAACGATCTTATAAATAGGGAAGTACAGACCATGCTTAAGAAATTAACGAAAAAGCTCAATTCGGACAAAGGCGATTCTCTTGTGTCTACAATTATCATTTTTCCTTTGATGATTATCATGCTTGTCACAGCAATTGACTTCAGTATATATATGGCTAACCGTGGTCAGATACAAGGCATTGCGAGAGACGGGGCACGAACTGTTGCTATCATGGGTGGCAATGGAACAAATAAACAGGGAACGGCAATTGAGGCTAAATACGGTAATGCTAGAAGCGAATCGTGTGCTGGGTTGGAATCTGAAGCATTCACAAGTAAGTCTACTTCTATAGAATGTAACATTATCAGAAATTTAGAAAATTATAAAGGTTTGGTCAATGTTGAGATTAAAGCTGTAAAATGTACTCCACAAAAGGCTAATTTCATTGGACAGCGAGTTTCTTGTGAAATTTCTTGGAAGTATGGCGGAATTCCTGGTTCTACTATGACTTTGATGAGAAATGCCGCATCGTTCAACTCTGATCCTGCTTTACAGGGATTGAATACGACAGCTGGTTCTTCTGAGTCAGAGGTTAATTTGAACGGTGTCAGTTTGGTAAATAGGTGATGATGAAATTGTTAAATTATTTTATTAGCAAAAACAAAAGTGATCGCGGCGATACGCTTGTCATGTTTATAGTAAGTATTCCTTTCATTATGATCCTTATGGGTTTTTCCGTAAATATTAATCAACAGATAAACAGCGGAATTGAAAACAAAGCAATGGCTCAAACCTCTGTTGAAACAGCGGTAAAAAGAGTTGACTCACAAGGTAGTTTAAATACTGCTTCTGTGCAAAGCTTTGTTAATGAGTATCGAATCCAAACGGGTGATTCTTCAATAAAAAGCGGAAGCACGAGCGAATCTCAAGCATATAGGTCACCTGTATGCAGTAAAGCTGAAGTTGATGGAGTTGAAAGAGAGATGCCTTACATGATTGTCAAGTTAGGGTCTGAACGCGGAGTTGAAAAAACTCAATCTTCTACTTGGGTGATTGAAGGCTTGAACAATGATGAAGTAGAACAGAGAGATTTGGGCAACACTCGTTATCGTGTTATCTCTGCAACAGTATATAACACAACAACAAGTTTGTGGGGTGCAGTTGGATTGTCTGATTGCCAGATGCACAAATCGGAAGTTTCAGCTATTGCCTTCGGAAGCAATGCTGACTTGAATTAATATTTTTTAAAAAAAGAAGTTTACATCACTTCTTTTTTGATAGAATGATTTCAAATTGAATATAGTAAGTTTTAATTATTATTAGTTTTCAACATGAAAGGAGATGGCTGTCAAAGGTTATCTCTTTTTGTGTTTTGAATTAGAAAAGGTATATAAGAACGCTATTCCGAAAAGCGGTTTAGCTGTACCGAGTAATAGATAGGATAACTAAAAATGGTGAATGATTCCAGAAATATAACAGTCCCACTATCGGAATCTCTCAAAGGTAAGTATGTTGTTGCTGATACATCCTCACTTTTGATGGCTGGAACAGGAATGTTGAGCATTATGAAGGGATGCTTTTTGATTATTCCAGCAATTGTTGTTCAGGAACTTGAAGATAAAAGAGCGCATTCAACTATAGGATTTCTTGCAAGAGAATGGTTGAGGTTACTGGAGGACAATCGAGTAAAACACGGTTTGGAGTTATCCAAAGGAATTGATCTTGAAGATCATGGATTATCTATTCAAGTTGAACCGAACCATTCTAATCAAGGGTCTCTCCCTGTTCATCTTCAAAATGGAACGCATGACAGCACTGTTCTTGCTGTAGCGAACAACCTTTTGCAAGAAGGTAAAGAGGTCGTTCTTTTGTCCAACGATATGCCTATGCGACTTCATGCCACTTTGGACTTAAAGATCGATGCTTATGAATTCAATGCAACACAGATTATTGGAGCGAAAGATTTCGATGGTCGATACAAAGTTTCTCTTACTGATGAAGAATATGCTGAAATTTGCGAAAGTGGAACTCGACATAACCAAGATCTTCACGAAGCTGTAATGAAAAAGTTGCCGAAAAACCACTCTAAGAATGCTTTTATCGAAGTTGTTCTTGAAGGAAATAGCGTTTTGTTTGAAATGATTTTGACAGACGAAAGGCTATCTGAAGTTGGACATAAAGGTAAGGCTTTCGGTATCACTGCAAGAACTCGTGAACAAGACGTTGCTCTGGAGTACTTAAAGAAGTCAGCTAAAGATCTTCCTATTGTTTCTATCGGTGGTGGAGCCGGAACAGGAAAGACTCTTCTGACTATTGCGAATGGGCTTGAACAGTTGAAAGCTGGAGCTTACCAAAAAGTTATTGTATTCCGTTCTCTTCATGAGATGGGTGCAGGACAGGAAATGGGATTCTTACCAGGTGGTGTTGATGAAAAGATGAATGCTTGGGCTGGAGCAATTTATGATGCTCTTGATGTTTTAGCGGCAAAGAAAAAACCATTGAAAAAGAATTCTGGCGTTCATGGACAGGTAGCTCAGAAAGAAGAAGCTGAAAAGCTTCGTGACATGATTGAAATTTCTCCAATTACCTATCTACGTGGTCGTTCTTTGGCAAACACTTACATGGTTTTGGAAGAAGCTCAAAACTTCTCTCGTTCTGAGATTCTGAATATTCTTTCTCGCGCTGGAGAGGGGTCAAAGATTATTCTTACTTTCGATGCCGCTCAGGTAGATAACAGATTCTTGCAGGCAGGTAAGAATGCTGATATTTGGTCAGTGATTGAAACCCTTAAAGACGAAAATCTTTTTGCCCATATTACACTGAAAAAGACTGAACGATCACAAGTTGCTGAACTAGCTTCTCGTATTCTTGAAAAATAATTTTTGAATAAAGTCAAGTAGTTCATTTTCGGGCTGCAGTTGATATTCTTCATAGGATATCAACTGCAGCCCGCAGTTTTTTAGAAAAGCTTGTGCAAGAGTTTTAATAGTCATATATGATTGTGGAGTTATGATTGATGAGTAAAAGACTTGATTCTTCTTATATAGAGAATGAGAATAAAATAAATGCCGCTATGGTGAATAACCGAAAGGCTCCTTTTGCTGTCGCAATTTCAGCATCTCTTGCTTTTGCTGTACTTATGATGATGTTCCAACCATTCTTAATGACTTTATTCAAAAATGATTCTACAACACAAAACAACAGTATAGTAACAACTAACTCTACTCTTGCTGAAGCCGGTGAACCAGGATGGTTCTGCAGTGATAAATTCGGCGGAGGAATGAATTCTAAATCAACTTGGGAAGGCCCATTAGACATTAAAGTATATCCTGAAAAGGGAAGCCGAGAGGTCACTATTCAAGAAGCTTTAGGTGCTGGTTTAGCATTTGTCACTTATGACGGCGAAGGCGAAGCCAAAGATCGCATGTTTGTTAAGGGAAAAGAAAAACCAAAACCTGGTGATAAAGTTTTCGGCAGCAGTGAAGCTAAATTTGACAAACTCTTTGAAAAGAATAAATCAAAATTAGAAAAGGAAAGAACTCTTGGTAAATGTTTGGGCGGAGTCTTTGTTCCTAACATAGCAAATGCTGTTATGTGGGTTTCAAGTAGTGTGACAAAAATTGCTCAGTTTACAGCTGTTATGGTATTCAACGGTAATTTGATCTGCGAAAAACCAGGTAAGGGTGGAGCGTGTTTGGATCTTATCGGAATTATTGGTGGTAAAGGTTCAAGTGACGGAGGAATTATTGGTGTTCTTACATCAAGCATCTACTACCCTCTGTTGATTATAGCTGTAGCGATCACAGGTTTGTGGGTCTTGAAGAGAGGTCTTGTTGACAGGAAGCTTCGAGAATCCTTATTTGGCGCATTATGGATGTGCTTGTCGGTGATTATAGGTCTTGCATTGTTGTTGAATCCACTTCTTATCACTAAAGCTCCAATGGCTGTTTCAAATGTCGTTTCAACATGTGTTATTGGGGCTTTTAATGGTAAAAACTGTTTTGACTCAAGCGGTGGAAATTCTGTCAAATATGAAGATGGAGATTCAACTTCTGAAAAAGTTTGCCGAAGCAGTTCAGATCAGGCAAGTATTAATGAACAAATGACATTCACTACTTCATCTATTACTTGTAGTATTTGGCGAGCATTCATTCTTGAGCCATATGCACAGGGTTCTTTTGGAACTTCATTCAATGATCTTGATGTCAAAGCTAATCCACAATTGAATAAATTGATTAAAGATCAGGGGCTTGATCCTAACATTTTCTGTGTTAATCTTGCAACTACAAAATCTTTGGATTCTATGAATGGTAAATACATTCAATTGAATAGTACCAAAAACAAGGTATGCAACCTTGCAGCTTACCAAATGTATTTGAAGACACAAGCAACAACAAGTGGCGATAAGAACGTCTCTGATGTGGATTACAAATGGTACAGAGTTATCATGGTAGCAGCTGCTGATGAGGGATTGTGGGCTAACTGGACTAACACAGCAGGATCTGCATTCAATAAAATGACAGTTTCAAGCATTTCTCTGTTTGCATCAGGATTGGGAACATTTATTATTTTCATTACATCAATTTTTGCTCTTGTTTATTACATTTCCTCAATCCTACTTATGGCTTTTGCTCCAGTATTCTTCTTAATGGGTGTTCATCCCGGTAGAGGAAAGAGGATTCTTTTGGGATGGCTTGAAAAAGTTATTTCAAATGTTCTGAAATATATGGCTTCTGCGGTGTTCCTTATTGTTACTATCTCGATTTATGGTGGAATTCTGTCATCTATCAGCAATATTGGATTAACTTTGATTTTCATTATCATCGTTACTATGGCTTTGTTTATGTATCGCTCTGAACTTATTGATTTAATAGGAAGGGCAAATATGGGAGGAGAGAAGATTTCTAGCTCTCTTTCTGAGAAGCTTGGTAACTCCACTAAGGGTGCCTTGAAGTTTGCTGGTTCAACTGCGGTTGCTGGAGCTGGTGGTGTTGCTGGCGCAGCTTTGACAAGCGATGGAATGAAGGTTAGCAATCCATTCAAGAAGGGTGGGTTCGAAGAACTTAGGAAAAACAGCAGTGAGCTTCGAAAAGACATGTCTGCTGGCTTTAAAGATGGTATTAAACGTGAAACTAAGCGTAATCCAGGATTCATTGGAAATGTTGCTCGACAATATGACCGTAACACTGTTGACAACAAGCAAGACTTGAGAAGCAAGAGGGATCGTGCTGCTGAAGCTGAAGAAGCTGCGGAGAAAGCATATAATGAGAAACGTGATGATTACCAAGAAGTCTTGGACAGACAATCCAAGTTCAATTTTGACTCTAATGCGGATAAAGCAGATTTGAAATCTCTTGAAGACAGCCATGAGAACATTAAGAATGTAGAGAATAAAACCCTTAATGATTTCAGGGGCAAGGCTGACAGAAATTATGCTCAAGAAAAACAAAGAATTGACAGATCTGATATGCTTGATGAAGACAGAATAAAACATCTTAACAATATTGCTATCCAAAGAGATGAAAGCCATAATTTTGCTCAACTTCAAGAATTAGTCAACGCTATGCGAGACAATAAGATTCAACTTGACGTAGCAGTTCGAACAGGTAATGTTGATGAGCAGAATAGACTTAAATCTGAAATTAATTCTCAACAAAGTCAAGCAGGTGAGCTTCGTTCAAAGATTTCTGAAAGAAATTACAACCGATTCACAAGAGAATATGGTAATGCCATGAACACTCAAAGAGACATTGGTGCTATTGACACTCTTGATGATGATATGAAGAACGATTTGGCAACAAAGAGAGCAGCAGCTTTAACTTACGAAGATAGACGCAATGAAATTGCTCAACAGCTTAACTACGCAGAAAATGAGTTGTCTGAAGCTGAGGCAAGACTTGACAAAGAGAGTCTAGCTAGCAAGCTATATGATGAAAAGTATATTGGTCATCGTCCAGGTGAGGGATTGAACGACAAGAAAGTCAACAAGATTGAAAAAGAGCTGAAGCAACATCAGAATGTCTATAATGACAGAAGGGATAGAGAAATTGCTGCGAATCAAGAAAAGTATGAGAAAACTGTGAATGGAGAAAATGAATCACAATCATCTAATTCTTCATCTGGTTCATCAAGAGGGTCGAACAATGAAAACTATTTTGATAAAAATGATGTTGATTTAGTCGAAAAACAGGATATTCGTCAAATTGTGACTCCACCTAAACCTAGTTCTTCTCCGACAAACCATTTGCCAGATAAGCCTAGCTCTGCTCCAACTAATCATATTCCAAATAAGCCGACTAAAGCACCAACTAATCATTTGCCACCTAAACCTACTAAGGAACCGGACGCACATAAAATTCCACCTAAGCCTACTAACTTACCTTCTGCTCCAAGAGGGCAAGATGCAGATAACGTTAGAAGGGCTGAAGCCAGAATTAATAAGGATGACAGTTTTTCAAGAAAAGACAGCAGTAAATCCAACTTTGAAAACAAATTGTCAAACAAAGAAAACGACAAAGGCAGCGGTAAAGGCGGAAATGGAAACAGGGGAAGCAATTCGTTAGCAGATATTGCCAAACGAAGAGAAGAGATTAGAAATAAAAATAACCCCAGTTCCCGACCTGATGACAATGGTAGCGGAAACGGGAATAAGTTCTGAAAGATGATTGAATTTTGAAAAATATTATTAAGATTAAACAATCATCTTTCAGAACACAAAACAAGGAGTAAAAATGGCGGAAGAAAAGCCTACTGGACAGGGTCAAGGGAACGAATCATCTAAAAATAATGATAACACTAATAAGCAACCCCAAAGTGGCTCTCCTTCTGCTAAAAACAACAATCCAAATGGCACAAATGGCTCTGAGGGCAACATAAAGGCACCAAGAAACGCTTTTGATGTAGCTAAACAAGCAACATCAGATCCGGCAGACGAAAAAGGCTCAGAGGGGCAAAAAGGGAAAACTGACATATCTAAAAATATGAAAACAACAGCAGACATTGCTAAAGATCCTAAAAAGGGATTAACAAATGCTGTTAAAGATAAAGGTATGGAAGTTGCTAAAAAAGCGGGCCAAGGAGCAGCTCCCGAAAGCGTTCAAAAGGGTATGGAAGTCGCTCAAAAAGCTACAGACATTGCCATGAAAGCGAAAAGCGCTTTTCTTGCAACAAAAGGTGGTATTGCTATTTTCGCCGCAACAGTAGCGGATCCTATTTTCTGGATTATCGTTCTTGTCATTCTTGTTATTATTATTTTGATTATTGGCATTGTAGGAACTGTTCAAGTTGTCGGCAGAACCGAAAATGGTGATGGCTGTGGCGTGGCTGGAGATAGTGGTGATGGAGTTGAAGCAAAAGATACGGGAAATTGGCTTGAAAACGCAAGTTCAGCCGCTAATTGGATGATGTCTACGAAGTTCAAATTCTTAGGCGACAAACCTATGACTTTGAATCAAGCTGCTGGCATTATTGGTAACTGGTCACAAGAATCTCGTGTCAGTCCAAAAATTGTGCAAGGTGGATCTGGGTTGTCTACCGATATGTCAAACGAAGCTCTTATGGGAGTCAGCGGCGGCGGAAAAGCTGTTGGACTGGCACAATGGGATGGAGGACGTAGAACAAATTTGGCAAAGTTTGCGAAAAGTCAGGGAAAACACTGGACTGAAATGACTGTTCAACTTGAATTCTTCAAAACTGAACTTGAAGGATACGAAGGTTCAAGTCTTGTTGCCGGAGGATTTAATGACCCATCCAAATCAGCTAAAGATTTAGTGCTGATTTTCGAAGAGAAGTTTGAGCGTGCTGGAAAACCTGCTATGGAAAATCGTTATAAGGGAGCTGAAGATTTCTTGGCTAACTTCAAAGGTGGAGGAAATTACAGCGAAGACACAGGAGGAAGTTGCCTTACCGCTGGTGAAGGAGATGTTGATACTTCAGATTTGGTAAACCTTGCTATTTCACTCTCCTATCCGACATCTGCAGAATCAAAAGTTGGACCTGGTGATTCTTATGGACAAAAGAAAGCAAAACCTGAATATAAGTCTGCAAAAGCCGAAGCCGAAAAGGTTGGCGGTAAAGACGGTATGGCTCTTTATGCATCATGCGACCGTTTTGTTGCTACTGTGATAAAGCTAACTACAGATAAAGACATTCCTTGGGGATCAACAGCAGAACAAGGAACTTATCTGAAAAATAGCCCTAAATGGAAGCAATACACAAAGAAATCAGATGCTAAACCTGGCGATATTTGGATTACAAAAACACGAGGACACGTTATTCTTTATTTAGGAAACGTTAAAGGTAGAGATACCATTGCTCACGCTTCTTATCTTTCTCGTGTGGCTGCTTTGGGTGATGCTAATTATCTTTCAGCTAATCTTGTTGATACTGGTGGTAGAGCATATTACGGATATACTTTTGTAGGATAATTTTGATTTTTGATATAATTAAAATTATTAAGCAAAAAGTCAAGGGGAAAAAATGGAAAATGATGAAATTAATAGCAAAACAGAAAAAAAGCGAATGATAATGCTTATTGCTGGCATTTTCGCTGTTCTTGCTGTTGTTTTAAGTCTTGCATTTGCGTTCATTCCTGATAATTCTGACCAAGAAGAGGATATAAAAAGCGAAGTCGTTGTCTCTAAAGAAGATCAACTTATAATAGAAGAACTCTCTTCTTCTATTATGGAAGATATAGGAAATTTTGGGGTTGTCACTGACTCTCTCACAGCTGAAAACGCTTTAGATGTTGAATACATTATTGCGCAAACTCCTAATAGCGGAGGAGAGTTTTATACTTCCAGAAAAAATTCTTATGACAAGATAAGAGAAGACATTCTTAAAGGCTCTCCTATTGATTACTCACCGAAAGTCGCTTCTGAGTGGATTAACGAATCTGAAACAGATGGGCTTATTTCCTATGAAATGATTTCTCAAAATTCAACTGCTGTTGAAAAAGGAAGTTATTTGAATTTTAACGGGACAGATGAAGCAGCTGCTTATGTTGATGTTAATTTCACCAGTAAAGAAACTATTAGACAAGCTACAGCGGATGATTCAAGTTGGGATGGAAGTTATGACATTCTTGAAAAAACTTTTCCAAACAATACTTTGCGCATGACGTTTCTCAAAGATGCTAACAATGAATGGAAATTATATTCTTTGATTAATTTGGAAAACAAGTTCCTTTTGTCTACTTGGGAAACTCCTTCATCTTTTGATACTTATGCAACAACACAATATGATTTCAAAAAAGTCGGAAAGCTTAACAGAGAAAAACCACTTTCTCCGCCTGAAGATTGATTATATATTATTTTTAAATTTTGGTCAGTAGTCGATATTTTCAGTAGATGAAATATTGAATTGGTATTTTTGAGTAAATTTTTGGTAATATTCTAGAATAGGTATTTCTTAGAGAAGGATTTGATTGTGGCAGATGAGAAAGAAACCGTTGAGAACAACAATAGCATAGATGACATTATTGATTCTGTAGTGGATGAAGTAGAAAATTCAGAAGATAATTCTAATTCTGTTATAAGTGTATCTGATGACAATAATGTTGATGATAACAATTCTGACGAACCAAAAACTACTGAAGAAGAAAATGATGAGTCAAAAAGCTTAGATGAAGAGACTATTGATGATCTTTCTGTTGATGATAATTTGTCAAAGGTTAATGAAGAGAATGAAAAAATTTTGGAAAGTGACACTACCGAATCTGAATTAGATAATTTTGACGAAAAATTTGCATCTGAAGTCAATAGAGATTATTTCGATGATGATGAAGAGTTTCTTGCTGGTGATGATGCAGAAATTTATGACGAAGATGCTCTTTCTATGTTTCAGCAATCAGATAAAGTTGTTTCAGTTGAGGTTTTGAATCTTTACACACCAGAGGGGAATTTGAGAAATCGTTTGTCTTTAAGATCGGATCCCCCTATTCTTGAAATTAAAAGCAACGATGGTCAGACTGCTCAATTCATTTTGACAAAGAATTTTTCCTATGGACTGTTAGGAAAAATTGATGATGCATATAGTGCTTATTTCGGAATTCAGTCTAAGACTTCAAAGAATAAGAAAAAGATAAAAGACAAAGAAGAAGATGAAAAATTGACTTTTCAAGATAGAGTGAATAACGGTTTGAATTGGATGCAGGATAATAAAGGAAAAACCTTTATGGGTATTATTATTGTGTTTTTGGTTATTTTCGGACTGGTCTTCTGATATATATAATGGTATTTAAAATAGGCTTAAATGGAAGGTTTATTAATGGCTGTTTTCAACAAAAAACCAAAGAAGGCTGTTAAGCCTAAAAGTCGCTCTCCACAAATAAGGGTGACTCATAAGGCGTATACTAAAATTGTTTTCAAAAGATTGGTGAAAGTCTGTTCGGTTGTCGTTATCCTTCTTATGGGGCTGTATGTAGTTTTTGCGGCGACATTGCTGAGAGCTGTTCCTACTACGAACATCGGATTTGTCCCGGTTAAGAATGTTACATATAGTGGGGGTATTGTCCCTAAAGATGCACAGGTTCTTGTCAATATGGATAAGAAACAAGGGATAGAATTTATGGATAGATTGAAGCAGAGTTTTGTTCCTACTTCTGATGCAGCTATTATACAGGTTGTTGCAGGGCCATACGGAAAAATGCATTGGACCGAACCTGATATTCTCAGTGTTGATGGATACCCTACAAATGTTTCTCTTGCACCTGAAGAAGGGGAAAAATCTCCTTTGGAAAGCAGAGAAAGTGAATATCTTGAAGATGAGTATTTGGCAATTTGCGTTAAGGGTGCCTGCGGTGAAGCTGGAAGCGGACTGATTATATCTAAAGATAATATTATGGGATCGCCTTTGAGTAAAGAAACCGTTGATAAAGTAGTAGCGGGAGAATAATGGGTAAAATGTTTGATGACTTCGATCAAGTCAAAAAGATGAAAGATCCAGAAGCAAGACAAGTAGAAGATCTGAAAAGGTCAAAGAAGAAGCTTCGTGGATACAGAAAGCAGAGCAGTTCTGTCAGTATGAAAGCTGTTAATTTCAGCTTGATTGTTGTAAGTATTGTTGCAGGTCTTGCAGTTGCAGGAGTAGTAGCATATGGAGTTTATTTTGGTATTCAACTGTATTTAAACGGTTGATCAGATAGGAGTAAAATGACTAGGTCTTTCCTAGAGTTGCTATCAGATCTTCGTGTAGCTGAAACTCATGATGAAATAGAAAGTTTAACGAATTCTTTGAGTGAAATCCTTGAAGAAGATGATAAGCACGCCAATTTTTTCCTATATTCAATGTTCAAAGAGATAGCTGAAAGTGCATCTTCGAAAAGTTTTTCTTCCGCAGCTAACAGTGAATTTTATACAGTGAAAATAAATTCATACATTGATGATGAAGATGAAATGTTTAGAACTAAAATATTTGTCAACATGGCTTTCTTGCAAGATAACGGAAATCATGAAGATAATCTTGATGAAAAGATTTTAGATACTATTATTGAATATTTAAAAAAGAACAATTTAAACATACTGGTAAATGATATTTCAGTAAATACTGTACAATTCAGAAATGGAAAAAAGTTTGAATTAGATTCTTATAGGGGGAAACATGTTTTTCAAGAAGAAGAAACAAGCGGAGGAGAAATCTGATTCTCGCTTCCTTCCAAAAGCAGATATTAGTGATTTCGTGCCTCCTGTTGACCCAGCGATTGAGCGGATAAATAATTCTGATGCTAATGTTCTAAAAAGTTTACAAAGTGAGCTTGTCAAATCTGGAGTTGTTGATGACAATACAGATAAAGTAGATCATGGAACGCAAAAAATTGATGAATTGTTAAATATTATGAAAGATGCTAATAATAACGCGAAAAGCGAAAAAGATTTTAATAGCGAATTTTATGATGCTGATGTTGATTTGTATTTTGATAATGATGAAGAATTAAGAAGCCGAAGTGATTTTGATAATCCTGTCCTAGATGGAGTTGACGATTATGGAAATCAGGTGTATGATGATAGTAGAAATAAAAGGTTCATCTAAATTATTATTCTACTGAAAGAAGTAATTTTATATTAATTTTCAATCACGATAATTAAATATAAATTGTTATAAAAAACTTCATTTTTCGGGAATGTTTGCATTGATGCTTGAGTTACAATAAAGCATGTGCTTATTCTCGAAAGTGGAGTTAGCGGCATTTGTAAGTAAAAGTATAAGATTAGTGAGGAAAAATATGAGCAAAGACAAGCATTTGGACAAAGAAGAAGAGCTGCGTTTAGGGTTTCTGATTCAAGATATGCTAAAATCTCGGGAAATATTGAAAAATAACGAGTTTGAGTTGACAGAGAATGAAGTGTCCATTATTAAAGATAAAATCATCCTGGGAGAGAACGCAGTCGCAAAATTAGTTGAAGCTTATACAGGATTAGTTCATAATAAAGCAAGAATCTTCAAATCAAAGTATCCAGGTGCACCCGATCTTGATGACATTATTCAAGATGGTATGGCAGGATTGCTGAATGGTATTTATCATTATGATCCAACACGCGGAAATAAAGTTTCTACAGTAGTTTCATATTGGATTTTTCAGTCCATTACCCGCTGGACAAACAAAACCGGAAGATTAGTTAGACTTCCAGAAAATCGCGTCTCGGATTTTAGTAAAATTTCAGAAATGAGAGCCTCCCTTGACTTCAAAGGCTACACCCCCAAAGAAGCTGATGAAAAAATTATGAAAGATCTTAACCTTTCTGAAGAAGATCTTTATTACATTACGAATGCCGCGTCTACCCCAGCAAGTTTGAACAAAGTCGTTTCTTCCGATGAGTCTACAACAAAAGAGCTTATGGATATTGTGACAGAAGATCAAACCTCTGAATCATCCGAAGATCTTGTGATGAAGAATGCCGTTTATGACATTCTTTCTGACTGTTTCGAAGATCTGAGCGAACTTCAGGTTGATACTGTTGCGTCTACATTCATGTTAGACGGATTTGAAAGCGGACAAATGAATGCCAAACAAGTTCGAGAAAAGCATGGTGTATCCCCCACAAAATTTAAAAAACAACTTGGGGAAGCATTGAAGATAATTAAGGTGAGACTTGATGAAATTGGAATTAGTTATCAAGACTTTTTTGAGCACAGTTGATCTTGAATAATAATTAAATATAGAATGATCAATAAAAGAACCTGCTTTGTTATAATAATATTTGTAACCAGCAGGTTCTTTTATTTTTTCGATTTGATTTTAGGTAGAATACGAACATGAGCATATTAAAAAAATACGAAACAGACAACAGCCTTTATTTATTCATAGCTTTTCACAATTCATATGATGATTCAGTACAGGCATCACAAGCAAAACTTGAAAAACTAATGAAAGAAATTTTCAAAAATGATGAAAGATACCATTTGATGTCTTCAGGTGAAGAAATAGAAGATAATGAGATTATTTATCGTTTTCAAAAACCACTCATGGCTTCTGAAAGAGAAACACTTGCTTTTTTCACAAAACTGAAATTAGTTTTTCAAATGACTTCAGAAATGTCGCCTCATTTCACTCAAATGACCGCAGAAGACAAAGGAGCTAATAAATAATGAATGCATTATTTACTAAAGATAATTTAAAGAAACAATCAGCTGATTTTAGAATTGGTGCTATTATTTCTGATGGTATGTGGTATTCGCTCCCTAAGTGGAGAAAATTAGCTAAAGTTTCAGAAGAAGAAATTAACAAATGGATTGATGAAAAACTTGATGAAGGAGTTTTGATACAATCTCCCACAGGTGCAAAATCATATCGTTTCCCTTTGACTGAAATTTACAAATGGTATGACGAACATGAACTTCCTTTGGGTGTTCAACTGATTGATTCTATCTTCCCTCCACGAATTTGGGACGAAATGACAGAGACAGAAGGTTTTCTTTCTGCTCCATTGAGGAAAATAGGAATCGTTTCTTTTTCTTGCGGCTCTGATGTTGCATTAGAGATAACTCAGGCATTAAGAGGAATAGCAAAGATTAGAGAAACTGATCCCGGAAGATATAAAGCATATTCTTTAAGCTCATCTTATGTAAAAGAAATTATTGAAGATATCTTAAAAAAGCATGAGCCAATTTCTGCGAATAGAAAAATTTATTCAAGAGCTGAGTCGAAGCGAAGAGAGATGGTTGATTTTACTCCTGATTTCGCTCATGGTTTAGTAATGTTCTACAAGCAATTTGCAAAAACTTTGGTAAAGAAGTTTATGGATACAATTCAGATTTTTGTTCCTGATCCTGAAGATCAAGAATCTCAAATTCTCATTTGGGTGATTGCATCTATTGAAAAATTTGATGAATCAGCATCGGTTCCTTTCAGTGGCTATCTCAACAGTGTTCTTAACAGGAGACCTTTTGATCTTCCATCAGATCATCTTGGCAAAGAATTAAGCTCGTTCCAAAGAAATCGTTCTCGTAGCATTAATGCCATGAAGAAACGTTTTGGTGAGGATAAGAACTTCACTAATGTGGAGATAGCTTCAGAGATGGGTATGGCACAGATCAAATTTAACGATTTGGAAGAAAAGCACAGAGTGTGGACACGATCAAGAAATACAACAACTCTTACTTGGGATGAGAATGCTGATGAGAAATCTATCGAATCTAATCTTTCTGGAGATTTCAGCGGTTCGGGTGATTCTGATATATTACTTGCAAACAAACTTTCACAATCGGTTATACAAACAGCTATCAACACAGGTCTTTATGAAGATGCTTTTGCAATTATCAGCCAAATAGATCTTTCTGAAATCAATGTCAGTAAAATACAGTCGATTTCCGAACCTTTCATTCAAGAACTTGGATTTGTGTTAGGAGTTGAAGGAGAACAGCAAAATGGCTAAAAGAGAACTAAACGATGAGCAGAAACAGTTCATAGAGGACACATTGAAATCACATGAGGATCTTGAGATGGCTGTGTCTGAAGGCAATTCTGACAAAGAGAAAGTTAAAATTGTCAAAGTTAAAAAAGAACGAGTTCCAGGATACAAAAATCCTGTTCACTGGCTTATCGCTGTTACCTCTCTCCCCGTTCTTCTCGTTATCGGATTCTTTGCTCTTTTGATGAGAGCAGAGCAATATCTTGGCGGAAAAGAAACCTTAGATTACCTTGTAGAGCATAACAAAGGCGAAGAAGGTAGAATGATAAGAGAAGTTGCTGTACAGGCAGGGCAAGGGTGGCTTCCAGGTTTTCTTACGGTCTATGAATACAGAACTGCTATTGTTGCAGCTCTTATCGCGCTATTTCTTGTAATAATTATTATGTTTGTACTTATTGACAACAAAATTCATACTAAAAAAGATTCTGCTGTTGATGATAATAAAGAAAATGAAAATTTGGATTATTCAGAAGATCATAAAGAAAATACTGAAGAAGATTTTGAGACAAATGATAAAGAAAACTAATTGGAGAATGTATGTTTGACAAAATAACCACTGGCAGAAAGAGATTACTAATAGTCCTGGGTATTGCTTTGATTCTTATTTTGGGAACAGGTGGATATTTTGCATGGTCTGCTTATTCAAATGATAAAAGCCAAACCGAAACTATTGAAAAAGAATCTGCTGATGGAAATGAATCCGCTAAGCAGGCAAAGAAAACCGTGAGTGGAAAATCTGCAAATCAAGACCGCAAAGATGCTTTGGAAGCAGCTGGTGAAATTCTGACTCTTGCCGCTAAATCAGACAAAGACATGACACCTGAAGAACGCGCTGAAGCTCTTGACAAGGGAGACACTTCAGTTGTTGACAAATCTTTGAGCAAAAGAATTAGACTCGCTGATGTGTATTCTGAAGAGGATATGAAAATCAATGTTTATCAGGCTTTGATTGCAATGACTAAGTATATTGCTGTAGATGGTAAAGTCAAACCTATTTCAGAAGATTCATGGCAAAACGTTTATGTCGATTCAGAAATTGGGGTCGCATATGTTCCTCTAACAACTTTCTATGAGAATGGAACAGTTTTTAGTTTCGAAATGGTTTATGTAGATGGAGAATGGAAATTCGCTCCATACTCCTTCATGGATATTGTCAAACTCTCAGCAAGCCTTCAAGATTCAGAAGAAAGTAGCGAATGAGAGCCTATTTTTGAAGCATTAAAAGCTCTTTAAATTTCGTCCTGTAACGCTATACGAAAACATAGCATAAAACCTAACGTTTTCGTATAGCGTTATTGTGTTTTTCGAGAACTTTTTTGGAAAATTGCTTTTATAGTATCACCTATCATATTTTTGTTATTTTTCTCTCAAAATCCTTTCTGTGCTTTTTTAAACTCATTTTGAAAATTTGATTTTTGAAATTATTGCATAAGAAATTGATAAAATAAAAGTAACTGCCTATGACGAAAAGGATAAGTATGAGCATCAAATTAAAAAGAGTTGAACTGTCTAATTTCAGAACACATGATCATATTGTGTTTTCACCTGAAAATGATGGAATAACAGCTATCAGTGGTCCTAATGGGTCGGGGAAATCTACTATTGTCGATTCTGTTGTTTGGGCTTTGTATGGAGTCAAGCCCCAAGGAGTAAGCAAAAATTCAGACTTAACAAAAAGTGATGTTAAATTAGAGAAAAATGGAAAAGAAGCTTTTGTTAGTGTCAATATTGTCATAGATGGCCAAGAACTGAAAATTAAAAGATTCTTCACTGATGGCGGAAAGCATGTGCAATGCACTGTCTCAGAAACAGGAGTTGATGATAAAGGCATACCTTATGAAAATAAAAAAGCAGGAGATGCTGTTTCTGATGCTGAATCATACATTAGACAAATTATGAAAATGGACAAAAAAGGATTTCTTGCGGCTATTCTCGTTCAGCAGAAACAAGTTGATAATCTTATTGCAGCAGGATCAAAAGAACGTGCACAAGTTATTGAAAAATTGATTGGTGTATCATCAATCACTAAGGCGTTAGATTCAGCAAGAGAGCATAATCGTGAACTTAAAAAAGAATTTGATTACATTGATGTAAATGAAGAAGATTTCGAAAAATTAAAAAAAGAAAAAGAAAAATCAGATAAAGACTTTGAAAAGAATCAGAAAATTCATGCAGACTTAAAAATCAAACTTAAAGAAATTATTGAAAAAACGAAAGAATCTAGAGAAAAACTAAATTCAGAAACTTCAAAAATAAATTCCGTAGAAGAATTTAATCAAATAGTTGTCACTTTGCAGGCTCAGATCAAAGCTCAGGAAGAAACTCTGGAAGCCGTCATAGTTGAGAAGAATAGCAAAAAAGAGCAATTGTCTCGTGCAGAAGCAGGAGCATCTATTGATGAACTCGAACCGCAAGTTCAAGAGCATAGAAGAAAGATAAGACAACTTGAGAACGAAAAATCATCTATGCAAAAAGATCTTGATGAAGCTAAAAAAGAATTGAAAAATGCTCAGGATTTGATTGAAAAATCTTCTATAAAAACTACCGAAGAAGCTGAGAGTGGATTAGCAAAGAAAGAAGCACAGCTCATTGCTATGATCAATAAATTAAACAATTCTCGTGCTGAAATCCTATCTTCTGATTCCGAAGTTAAAAAACTTGATAAAGCAATCAAAGTTTTGTCTAATGGTGATGGGACATGCCCTACTTGTCTTCAGCATGTTGAAGATGTTTCGGATGCAATTAAGGTTCTCAACTCTCAAAAAGATGAGTTGTTGAGAAAAAAAGAAGAAGAAAAAGCCAATGTTGAAACATATGAAATCAATATTGAGAAAGTTAATCAAATTATTGAAAAATTTAATCAACTTATCGAAGCTATCAATATTGATGAAGTTCTTGCTGAAAGCATTACGGAAGATGAAAAAGAAATTCAAAAGCATTCAAGCATGATAAAGGTTTCAGAATCAGAATATGCTGCTTTTGACAAGGTTTATCAAGCTGCGAAACGTAAAAGCGAGACAAAAGAAGAATATGACAGACTTCTTTCTCGTTCAAAGAACATCAGTAATGATATAAACACGAAAAACAAAGAGCTTGAGGAAGCACAAAAAGCCATCAAAGAGTCTGGTGTTATTAGTTCGTCTGCTTTGGAAAAACTTCGCAAAAATTTTGATGAATATTCAGCGAAATATAATGATATCCGAGAGAAAGAAGGCAATGTCAGAGTTGACTTGAATGTTTCTGCTGAAAGATCGAAAAATCTTCAGGAAAAAGTTAACGAATACAAGAAACGATTAGATCTTCATAGTGAGTTAGTAAAAACTTATGAAATTGCTACAACTACCACCAAAGTTCTTGAAGAATTCAGATCTGATAGAATAGATAATTCCATTCCAGTTATCGAAGTTTACGCTTCTGATTTGTTAAACCGTTTCACTGATGGAATGTTTACTAGATTGAAAATTGATTCAAAGTTCAATACCAAAGTCGTTCGATCTGACGGCAGGGAAGTTGCGGTAGGTTTGCTTTCAGGTGGAGAGCTTTCAGCAACAGCAATTGCTTTAAGATTGTCAATTTCAATGTTGTTGAATGGAGGAGGATCGGAAAATTTGATAATTCTTGATGAAGTTTTGGTTTCCCAAGATGATAACAGAGCAAGTCTTATTCTATCTACTATCAAAGAGGTTTGTAAAGGTCAAGTTATTCTTGTTGCCCATAATAGTGTAACTGACGAAATTTCAGATAAAGTGTTTGATTTGAGATGATATAAGTGAATTTTATAGGTTTTATCTGATCTTTTCGGTGTTTGATATTAATATTTAAACACACAGTCCGTTTATTTGAGGAGTTTTAATGTACAATATTTCTGAGTGGCCTGAATGGAATGCATGTCTCAATATTCTTTTGGATCCAGAGGTTTCCGAAATAGCAAGCAATGGGCCTAACAGTTTCTTCGTTGTGAAAAACGGAAAAAGAATAAAGTTAGACATTAAAGTTGCTTCCGAAGAGAAATATGCTGAAGGTGTTGAAAAAGGGCTTGTTCCCAAAGTAAAGACAACCAGGGACTTTGACATCAATGGTTATCTATTTGAAGGTAGGCTCACTTACAGCGCAGGTGGTACTGAAGTCATCGCTCGTTGTCACATTGGACTTTCTCCTTCAACTGTTACTCCACAAGTTTCCATTGCGAAAAAGAGTGCATCTTTACGTAATCTTGATTCAATTGCTTCACAAGGATCAATGAGTACAGAGATGATGAACTTTTTGAAAATGACTGTGGATGCGGGGTTGACAACAGTGCTTTCAGGTGGAACCGGAGCCGGGAAAGAGGTACATAAAAATACTCTTATTCCAACCCCTTCAGGAATGCGAAAAGTTGATGATTTGAACATTGGTGATACAATTTTTGATGAAGTTGGTAAAAAAACCAAAATTGTTAACAAATATTCACCAAAAGATCCTAAACATTACAGATTGACATTCAATGATGGAACAACTGTTGATGCGGGTATGGGGCATTTGTGGAAAGTATATGCACTGAACGAAAAAGTGAATTTCGGCCATAAATCTCATCCTATTCTTGATGAATCTCAAGTTGCTAATTTAAACAATATTCTTAATGAAGAAGAAGAATTTATTACTTTTTCTGAACTTAGAGAAAAAATTGGTGGAAATATCGACAAAACTGGATCTATAAGAGAAACAGTCAAAGGTTTTGGCACAAAAGCAATTGATTTTTTTAATTTTGAGAAAGATTCAGTTGTTGAAAAAATCAAAAAATCAACAATCAATGAAAAAGATAAGAATGAAATCCTGAAAAGATTTAATACTGTTCAAGAGTCTTCTTTGTCTTTGAGAAAAGTGAAAGAACTTGTTGATAGCAGATATTTCGTTTCTAAGATTCTCCCCACTGAGCACAAAATTTCACAAGAAACAGTGTTTGTAAAGAAAGAAGTTGCTACACATCTTTTGAAAGATGACGAATTAAGAAAAGAAGCAAGAAAAAATCTTGACAAATCTTATCAAAGTGCTACTCGCCCTGTGAAAGTGATGACCACTCAAGAATTGGTTGATTATGGAGTAGTTAATAAAAAAGGGCGTTTAAATTTTGCTGTTGAAAGCTTACAGAATCCTGTTGAATACGATAAGCAAGATCTTCCTATTGATCCTTATACTCTAGGTGCCTGGTTAGGTGATGGATATTCAGCAACCGGAAGTATTTGCGGAATAGATAAAGAAGTTATTGAAAAAATTTATGAAAATGGGTTTAACTACAAAGAAAGACAGGATTTTAACGAAAGACAGAATATTCCTCTGAGTATTTGGACAGTTGAGGGTTTGAGTAAACTTCTCAGAGAAAACAATTTGAAGAACAATAAGCACATTCCAGAAATTTACAAATATTCTTCTGTTAAACAAAGAATTCAATTACTTTCAGGATTGCTTGACACCGATGGGACTTTGGATTATCGTCGTGGAACAGTTCATGTTGGAATGACTGTTGAAAGCATTGTTAAAAACATGAGAGAAATAGTTTGCTCTCTCGGATGGCACGCTACTCCTGTTATTTCTCGTGAGAGAAGCTACAAAGCTGCTGACGGAACTAAAGTTGAGTGCAAGGATAGTTACGGCTTCAGTTTTGTTCCTGATGTTCAATTGTTTAATATTTCAAGAAAAGCGAAACTTCTGCATGAAAGATTAGGTAGAGATATTTCTCAGCAAGACAGACGAAACAGGCACTATATCAAAGATATTCAGTTGATTGAAGACGCTAAGGCCGAGGACTATTACTGCTTTGAAGTAGATTCAGCAACTCATATGTTCTTGTGCTCTGAGTCTTTCATTCCTACTCATAACACTACTATGCTTGAAGCCATGACTAAATTGTTCCCGAATGATTATAGAATTGCTGTTGCCGAGGATATTCCTGAACTTGTTCTTGTCCAGCCTAACGTCACTTATTGGGAGGCTGTTCCGTTTGTTCCTGGTATGGATCCGAATGAAGTTGCCACTTTGCAGTGGGTTGTGAAGCAGTTCCAGCGTAATAGAAATGACAGAATCATCATTGGTGAGACTCGTGGCGCTGAGTTTTCTGAATTCTTAGTCGCTGCTAACTCTGGTAAAAACGGTTCTTTGACAACAATCCACGCTGATGATCCTGTATCATGCTTGAGAAAGATGACAAATTTTGCTATTCAAGGTTTCGGAGGATTGAACATTCGTTCTGTTAACACTGAATTATCTACTGCTGTAAATATTATTGTACAGTTGAATAGGTTCCCTGACACTGGAAGGCACCGTGTGACTCAAATTCAAGAAGTTACACAAACTTTGAGTAATCAGGAGAATGCTCAAATTTCTACTCAACCTTTGTATTCTTATGATCCGTTGAGTGACACTTTCCAGAAAGAAGAAAATATGACTGATGGGCTTCGCAATCTTTGTGCTCAGAGGGGCGTTGACATTAGCGAATTCCTGAAGTCAAGATTGCATGAGCCTACCCCTGGTCATAATAGCTCTGGAGGCGCTGGTGGGCGAAATAACCCGACTTCAGGCAATAGGACATTAGGTAGTCCATTATCTGATTCTGGAGCGTCTGAGGGGGCTTCTAAGCGCAGGAGACTTCCTACTGCAAATCCTTTCAGTAAAGGTGGTAGAAACATATGAAAGAACCTATAAGCGGAGCTAAACCAGTTCGAAAGAATACTAATGACAGAATCACTTTGGAAGCTTTAAAATATTACGTTCCTTTGTTTCATATAGGGGATGAGGCTTCTTTAAGAATTTTGGAAGATGATGTTTCTACGGGGGAAAGAAACTTTTTGCAATCAAGAATCCTTTTGAAGCAAATGACTGTTGATAAGATAGCCTCTTTGTCTGGCCCTCTAATTACTCGTGAGATAAATAAACTCATCAAAAATTCTCATTTGAATGGGCGTGATGATCTTTTTGACATTCTTTATTACGCTGGAATTAATGGAATGATTAAAGGTTTACGACACTTCGATGTGAATAAGATGAACAAATCTTCAACAAATTATCTTTTTCAATGGATTGTGACATATGCGAAAAAAGAGTTAGCGGTTATTGAAGCTCCTTTTGGTGTTGCGCCTTCTCGTTTTCAAAGATATAAAAAGATTTCTGCTGTAAGAAAGAAACTTTCTGAACAGTTAGGTCGTTATGCAAACAATGAAGAAGTTTTAGAATATTTTGTAAGTGGTAAAGCTGACATTAAAACTATGAGTGGTCGTTTGGATAAAAGTAACGAACCTTATGCTGTGAATAAGAACATGAGTTTGGGACTTATAGAAGAACAAGAAAATTTTGAAAAGAATTTGAATTATGTAAATCTTTTGGATCCACTGGAAGATTACAATACAGAAGTAACCTTGTCTCATAATGATGTTCCTCCTTTCAGTCAGACTTTATTTGGTATATTTGTAGAGGCTTATAATTTTACTGTTGAGGCTGTTTCTGTTCTTGTTTCTGAGTTGAAACATCCTGATGTTAAACCAGAATACGTAGCTTGTGCTTCTGATATGTCAACATCTGAGTATAAAAATCTTTCTTTGAAATGGAAAGAGCTTATGCGTGATGTAAATGGTCCTTTTTACTCTTTTTTGAGCGAAATGGAAGATAATAATTTTGATCAGTTCAATATTCCTGAAACGAAAAGAAATATTGAAAACTATGGGAAAAAAATCAAGTCTGAAAAATACTTGTCTCTTTTTGAAAATAAAAAGATAAAAAGGAAAGTTAAAATATGATGATTAATATTTTGATTGCTATTGATTTCATGTTGAAGCAATACATTGTTATAGGTTCAATTGTTGCCTTGGGGCTAGTTGTTCTTCTGGTTGCTTTTACAGTTGTAAAATCATATAGAGATAAATCTACTTATGAAAACGAAAGTCTACCTTCTCTTGTTGAGGTTGGTTTGGCTGATTTTGAAGAGGTAGAAGAAGAGGATAATGAGGATGACAGGATATCGGCATTCGACTTTGAAGATGAAGAAGAATCTTCTTTCCAAGATGACAGTGCAAACAGTATTCTGGCTGACGCTAACAGAACAACTCAGATAGAAAACGAAAGAAGAACAAAACAAAGAATTGGCTTGTTCGGTAAAAACAAATCAAACAAGCACTGAATCGTGTTGCCGATATAAATAAGACAACATTTTTAAAATAAAAATATAAAGATAAGGCGCAAGCCAAGAAAGTTAGGAGATACTATGCCAGTATTAAACAAGCCGGATCTGATTGCAGAAATCGCTGAGAAAACCGGGGAGTCAAAGGCAGCTACTGAAAGATTTTTGAATGCTTTTCAGGAAACAGTAGTTGATTCAGTAGTTGACGGAGTTGAGGTGAAGATCAGCGGTTTTGCAGCTTTCTCCCCTTCCACTCGTTCTGCAAGAATTATGAAAAATCCACGAACAGGAGAGGACATCGAAGTTCCTGAAACAAAGACTGTGAGAATGAGAGTTCTTAAAGCATTTAGGGATAGAATCTCTGGTCGAGACATGTAAAAATATTTTCGTAGAAATAGCCGTAAGATAATAAAAAATCTTACGGCTATTTCTTTTTGGTAGAATCTTTAAAGACCCTAACAGAGAAGAAGGAATACTGTGAAAAACAATAACAAAATGATCATTCATTTAAATCTTGATAAAAACTTTATTGAAAAAATTAAAGAAGAAATGTATAAAGAAATTGAAATTGCATCTAAAAAGTGGAGTGTTTCTTTGAATACTGATGATGAAGATTTGATTATTTCTCATTCTGTCAAACAAGTTAGACGAAAAACTTCTGAAAACATAAGAACTAATTGGGATTTGTCGGATACATTAACTGTTAAAATTAATTCTATTCATAAAAATGTAGAGATCACTCTTCCTGCTCCAGAAGCTTCTTCTTCAACCTCATCTCTTATTTATACGAGAGATGGATGGGAGATAGATACTGAAAAAAGAGATGAATCTGTGAGATTGCCTGATTTTAGGGATTATATTCAAGATCAGATTATGCAATGGGCAAGAACTGCTGTGTTTTATGGAGTAGCGTCTTTCTCATCCTGATTTACAGAAAAAGAGGTAAAAATGTCTAAACTCACTCGAAGAGAGCTTATTTCCAAAATTTCTCAACACACAAATATTCGAAAAGACGCTGTTGAAGAAGTAGTCAATGGGTTAATTGATGTTGCTGTTGAAGAAATTATTAACGATGGAGAATTCAATATTATTGAACTTTTTTCAATTACTTCGAAAGATTGGAAAAAATCGTATTCAATCAATGGGGAACAAGAAGTTCCTACTCGTCCAAGATTGATAATAAAATTGAGCAGGCGTGTGAGAGACCTGTGGAAGATGCGTATAGATGTTCTCAAAGGCGAAAAAGGCGTTATTACTAAGGATAACTGGCGAGATGCAAGCAAATACTTAATTGAAAATAAAAAGCCTCTCAAATCCGATTTAAATGCACCTAAAAATATAAACAAATCAGCAGTTGAGAAAGAACAAAAAGATAAAGATGACTACAATCCTTTCATTGATGATGAGGATTGATTTTCTGTAATTTGAATATAGTTATTTAGAGAGAATGAATGATATTAGTATTTAATAATAACTATGCTACAAATTAGGAAGAGAGTAAAATGAGTTCAAATCTGACATACGCATCTTTGCCGATTGAAATTAAAAAGATCGCCAATGAATCTTTAGGGCTTGGTGTTCTGAAATCATTGTTCAATTATTCTCATACTTACCATTTGATGATAAAAATTTCTGATGGTATATTTATTGGATTTGCTCTTTATCATTTTCAGAAAACTCGCTTGAAAAACGGTAAAACTTATGTCACCGGAATTATTGATTGCGTTTCTGTGGCAACAGCTTATCGTTGTGAAGGTTTTGGAACTTTGCTAACTTTCGGAGTGCTGAGAAAAATGTCAGCTTATGGTGCAGATAGAGTTGAAATAATGTTAAAGACACCTTCTGTAGATGATTATGATTCTTACCCTGGAGTCCCTGTTATCGGAAGCGAAGATCTTCTTTATTGTTTAGGGTTTAGAAAAATCAGAGTTTACGACAAATACTACGAACATAAATCTAAAAAATATGGCTATGATTGTGCGTTTTGTGGAAATAGACCAGATATATGTATGGGAATGTTGTATGCGATAAACGATACTGATTCTTCAGGATAAAAATTTTTAAAAGAAATTGATGAAATATTGAATTCTATAATGAAGATGAAGTAATTTTCTCTGTATCTATTCGCATTGATTGTTATAGAAAAAGTTTTACGAAATAGACACTCAGGCGATATTTCATTGTGATAATTATGAGTGCAAACATATGGAGATTATAAATGAAGTCATTGCGAGAGCGACAGGATTCGCAATATTTAACTAAAAGCAAAATGGTTAATATGGCAAAAACCAATAACCCTCGCTTCAAGACTTCATTTTTTACTATCATTTCTGCTTTTTTGGCTTCTGTCTTTCTTTCCATAGCTGTTCTGTCTTTATTCTCATCTTATGATTCTTTTACTGCTTTTGCTGATGATGAAGAAGATTCAAAAGAGGAAATTGATAAACTTGCTGATGATTATATTGTTGACAAAGATGATGGAGATCCTTTTTGGGGAACAGTAGATAAGTTCAACAAAGAAGGAAATCCCGCTGCTAAAAAAGATTTCAGTTCAGTTATGGCTCGTCTTTTCACAACTCAGTATATGAATGATACTCATAAAGGATCTGCTCAGTCAGGGACACAAAACGGTATTGGAAATTCAGGTAGAAACTGTAAAGTTGATGCTAAGGGCAAAGGAACTCCTTTGTATCATAACTGTGATGTTCCAAATATTGTGACAGAATTAGTTCAAGACGCATCTTCTTTAATTATGCAAAGTGGCCCAAGTAATGCTGAAATTCAGAAATCAACTCTTATGTGGGGAGCTTTTGGCCTTCCCTCTAAAATTCCCGGAAAGGGAGCCCCAGTCGATGCTTCTGAAAGGTCTGTCAAATACACAGCATTAGAGCTTTATGGTTATAATCTTCGATACACAAGCTATGCTGGTGAATGGGATCACATCAAAGTTATGACAACAGCAAGAGCTTTGGCTAACTATGGCTGGATGGATAATATTAAAATGTCTGTTACTGCCGTTTTCCAGGGTGTTGCAACTGGAATGGAAGTAGCGAGCGATAATTTCACTGACGAAATTTCAACAGGAAATGTTTTCGGTGCTATTGGCGGATTCTTCACAGGGTTTTTTGAGGGTGCTGCAGCTGGCGGAATTCACTCTATTTTAGATACATCAGATTTGAATGTTTTCAATACTTATGCATGGTATCGTGTAGGTTATGGGGGAACTCTATATAACGCAAGAGAGCTTACAGGAACAGAGGTAGCTGCAAGAGCAAGAGCTGAAATGATGAATATGATCACATCCGGTCAGCCTGATGATGCTAAAGTTCCAGAAGATCTTGAAAAAATCAAATCCGGCCCTGATTACCCTAAAGAAGCTATCTCGAAATGTGTTTTGTTAAGAGGTAAACTTAAAGATGTTTCTTGGGGAGCAGGAAAAACTCCTCCTGGTGTCACAGAGAACAGATGTGCTTCTATTGCTAAAAGTCAATATGAGATAAGACAGGCTAGTGACAACCCTCCTAAAGGTGACAACGCTGACTACAAATGGACAGAAGATGGAAACCAAAAACAGGAGTCATTAGCTTCTTGGAAGAAACGTCATGTTAAAACTTTTGAAGCTGCCAAAAAATACGGCATTAATTGCAAAATGGGCAAAGATGGCAAAGATAGAGCAAAGAGCATATCTGCTTTTAAATCTTGTTGGCCTGATGAATACGCTGGAGCCGAATCTGAAGCATTAAAGCATGATCAAACCGAAAGAAATGAAGAATGGGTTAAGAAAAAATTAGGCCCAAACGCTTTGCAAGAGTGGGTTGCAGCTGATCCATCAAGAAACTTTAACGCTCCTTGGAATCGCTTCGTGTGTACAACTGCCAGTGGAAAAGATAAGAAAAAAGACGGCCAACTTGTCATGCTATATAATGCTCAGGGAAAGCACAATGATGAGTGTGGAGAAGTCAGACCACCAATTCAGGATGGGCTTTTTGGAAATGGTTATCTATCAGATCAAAAACAACCAGGGCTAGACACTCGAAACAAAGTAGCAACTTCATCTTTCCTCTCAGTCCTAATGCCTTTCGATGCTGACATAACTTCTATTTCTAATATTGGATTAGGCTTAGCTACTTTCGCTACCAGAATTTCAAACACAGTTATTAATTTAACTTTCAGTCCTGTTTTTGAAAGTTTAGGAATTGACACAATTGTTGTTAAACTTATTAAAGAATTCAGAGATAGCATTTTCTTCCCTCTTGTCGCTTTAATGGTCGCTATAACTGGTGTTATGGCTCTTTGGTCGGCAGGAAAAAATAAAGACTATAAGAGACAATTCACAAGTATTCTTCTTATGGCTGGAGTTATATTATCGGGCGTATTCTTGATGTATAAACCAGATATGACATTAAAAGCTGTTGATGAAGTTCCTGCTGAAATTGAAAAAGCTATTATTGGAACTATTTTCGCTGTTGGTAGCGATCCGGGGGATCAGTTGTGCACTTCGACTGGAACGGTATCTGGGAAGAAGGGAACTGGTCTTGACGGGAAGCGATTAAGCTATAATCCTAATGATAGTGCCAGATCATTAATGTGTGAAAACTGGAGAGCATTTGCCTTTAATCCTTGGGTATATGGTCAATGGGGAACGGATATGAGTAATTTGTATTCTAAAGGCTCTGGCTCCGCTAGTACTATGAACAACACTAATGGCGATTTGGTCGGAAGTGCTTCTGTCAATATGGGTGGCGGAAAGAAAATGAAGAATTGGGCTGTTTATCAATTGAACACTATGTCATCAGGAACAGCTTCTTATGTTGATGAAAATCGTCCAACAGGTAGAATAGATAGAAACTTCTCTCGCCTCATTGACTTGCAAGCTGGGCCAGAGAATGGAAAAGGAACAGATTCTCGCTATTTCGAAACTTGGTCAGGAAGTAATTGGGGAGATAGGCTTACTGTGTCATTTATGGCACCGATTGTCGCTGCTTTTGGCGCAGTCACTGTTATCGTTTATTCTATTACTAAAATTCAGATTGCTTTTGCTACAGTCATTATGCTCCTTTTCTTGCCTTTCATTTTCTTGATTGGTATTCATCCAACAATGGGTAGAACAAAACTTAAAGCATATACAGGAACTATTGTGGGATTAATGATTCAAAGAGTTCTGCTTGTTCTTGTCATGGCTGTTATGTTCAAAGTTGTTGTAGGATTCACAACAGCTTCAGGAAGTTATTTGATTAATTCGCTTGCTGCTATCGCAGCTTGTATTGCTTTCTTGGTTATGCGCAAGCAATTCTTAGATTTTGTCTTTTCAACTGTGAGTTCAAAGATGGGAGCACCTATTGGTGGACAGTTTGTGAGCGACCCCGAGAAATGGCAGAGAGAAAAAGTTATCAGACCTAATGGTTTCCTTGCAAACAAGTCTGAAGTGGCTCTCAAAGGAGCGCAAACTATTGCGGCTGGTGGAATTGCTGGATTTGTTAGTGGCGGCGTTTCAGGGGCCTACAAGAATGCGGCACAGGCAACTAAGATTGAACGAGACAACCTCCTTAACAGGCAACGACGTAGAGGTTATGGTCCGCTTCAAGGACTTGTTGAATCAACCAGTGCTGGTAAGAAAAATGCCCAAGAAAAGATCCTTAATGATGATAATGTGAAAGCCTCTGAAAGAGAAGCTGTCAAGAGAACTTCCACATATAGGACATATGAAAAGAAGATGAAAGAGTATGAAGAATTTGATGGAGTAGAACAGATCGAAAAAGATCCTTCTGGTAGAGAAATCACTGTGAAAGTGGCTAACAACGGCAAGGATATGGTAAAGCCAATTGAACCTACAAAATTGAAGAGTAGAAATTCTTCAGCTCAAACAAGGCAATTGAAGAACATGGTTTATAAGGGCAGAATTTATGATCACTTAGAGGGTGCTGCAGAGCAAGATTATTATAATGATGATGTTGCAAGGGCTGATTATGAAACACGTAAAAACGAATTTGATAATCTTAATGAGGATCGTAAAGCTCAGGATGAACTCATGAAAGAAAGAGCCTCTAATAATCAAGAAGAAATTGAACAGGAAGAGGATGAGAAGAAGGAACACTTAAATCAGATAAGGAAAGCTCGTAAATTTGAGGAAAACAAGATTCAGAAAGAAATTAATATAGTCGAACGTCTGGATAATATTGTTGACAAGAGAAAATTCATGAAGGAAAAAATTAAGGAATCACACAGAAAATCCGAAATGGCCAAAGAGAGAAACCGTAAGGCTAGAGAAGAAACAGAACAAAACGAAAGAGGGGGAATCTGATGACAGCATATATTAGCACTCCCGCTCACTCTACACGCCTCAAATCAAAGAAAGTGAAAGTTTCTGTATCTCTTATTTTAGCTTTCCTTGTAGCTCTTGTTGGAACCGGAATTTTAGCAATTGCAGCAAATGCCAAAAAAGCAGAAGCATTTGATGTTACTCAGTATGTCATGTGTGATGTTCTTCCTGCTCCTGCGCCGCAGTTTTACCAAAGCACACAAAGTGATGATATGCACTTTTTAACAAGATCAAAAAGTGCAATTACTGGTGGAAACAATGATGTTGAAATCGGATTAAACTGGATTCTTGACTTGTTTGGTCCTGGCTATAAAGAAATTAATCAAGATATTACTGGACAATCTTTGGATATTGTGGCACCTGATAAGGAAGAAGAAGGTGGCAACAATAATGGGGATGATGAAGGAAACAGCGGAGAAGACGGCGAAGAGAAGAAGAATTACAATAAGGGTGTTAAAGTAACTCCTTTTGATCGTTTTGGTGTTGCTGGACTTAACTTCACGGCTTATTCAGGAGAATGGAAATATATTGTCATTGATGCTTGCAATGCAGATGGAGAGCCATCAGACCCTAAAGCCGGAGTGTATTATGATGATCGTTTAGAACCTCGTTCAACATGGGATGATATGGATAATTCGAAAGATATTCGAACAATTCAATTCACTAAAGGATTAGGTGCTCAACTTGTATCATCGTTTAATGATGTTATGGCAAATGCAGTTTTCAGTGTAACAAAAACTGTTGTTGTTATCACTATAGGAGTTATTAACTTTGCCTTCTCAGATGTAACTAAAGCTATAGGAATGGACCAACTTATCGGTGATAAAGGTGGAATCTTCGACATGATCTTCAAAGGAGTATTTACTCCATTGATTGCCATGATTTTTGTTATCACAGCAGCCAATATTTTCTATTTAGCTGTTGTTAAAAGACAGTTCAGAAACTCTTTGGGGATTCTTGTAAGATCGATTGCTTTGTTCCTTATTGCTATTATTATCTCAACTAATCCTGGTTTTTGGATTAGTATTCCTAATAAGATAGCTGTGATGGGGCAATCTATTATTATCACTGCTTTGAATACTAACATGACTACTGGGGATGGATTGTGCGCAACTGACATAGGTTCAAAAAAGATAGACTTGGTGACAAAGAAGAAAACTAAGAATGAAGCAGATCTTTTAACAAAGACTTCTGAAAATATGCGCTCTGCTATTGGGTGTACATTCTGGGACACTTTCTTGATGACTCCTTGGGTAGAGGGACAGTTCGGAACAGAATGGAATAAGTTGTGGGCAAAAGGAAAGACAGCAAAATGGGCACCTGAAGGTTCTTCTGAGCTGAAAAACGGAAACGGCAAAATGGTCGGAAATGCTGAAGTTCCTGTTGGTGACGGAAAGGTTATCAACAATTGGGCTTTGTACCAGATAAGTACCCAAACTAATGTTCATGTTCCAACAGGACATGAAGGCGAAAAAAGCAAATACACTTCTGGTATTGCCAATGACTGGTGGAGAATTGTTGACGCAGTGTCCAATTATGATGAAGAAAAAATTTCGGAAACTGTTGCCGGAACAGGTGAGCATGGCACAGATCAAGAGATTGAGTATACTGTTCCTAAAGAAAGCTCCAAACCAACAAAATATTGGGATGATTGGTCTGGTAACAATACTTGGAATAGAGTTACTACCGCACTGTCATCTTTGGTTATTGCTTCGATAGGAACCGCATTACCATTGTTCTTCGGTTTAATGTCTGCAGTATATGCTTTCGGAATTGTTCTGTTGATGATGTTTGCCCCTATTATGCTCTTACTTGGATGTTGGGGCGGAAGAGGCTGGGAAATTTTCAAAGGATGGGCTGAAATATTAGTCAATACTTTAAGTAAGAGAATCGCTACTGGGCTTCTCTTGGGATTATCGATTACTTTCATTGTGAAGATTATCAAACTTATGGAAGACATTCCTTGGTGGCAGGGTATTACTTTGCTTATCTTGATTACTGTTTTGTTGTTCAAAGTAAGACATAAAATATACGACATTTTCGCTTCGTTCCGATTCTCTACTACTAATTTCGGAGAGACTGCTTCTCGTTTGAATAAGAATTTATCTAGTAAAGCCTCTGCCTATTCAAAGAATGCTGGAAAGATAGCTTTAGGTTCTGTTGGTGGAGGTGCAGGTTCAAAATTTGCTGGAGGAAGTTTCAAATCTGGAGCCATGTCTGGGTTTAAGAAAGAATTTGAGAATATGACATTCAGATCAAACAGTAAGTTCCTCAGTCATGCTCGAATGACGAAAGATTCATTCAGAGCAAATGAAGCTGGTGGAGATGATGAGCTATTCCGTGGTAGTAAGTATTGTGGAATTTGCGGAAAGTTGATCGCTACAGAAGAGGATCAGAAGGGCACACAGTTGTTCCACGGTGGGCGACGAGCTGATGGAACGCTCATCTGTTTAGAGTGCTATCAAGATGGAGTAGATCCTGATGCATCTGAAGTAATCCAAAGAAGCAAGCCTGATAAGAATGAAAAACTTAAAGATCCTAAATTGCTAGCACAAGATAAGAAAATTCAATCTAATTATCGCAGAATATTTAGCAAAGAAAGTACTATTAAACATGGTTCAAATCAGCAGATTCTCAATGATTTGGAAAATGAGAAGGGTGTAGATGGAAAGAATGCTGTTCCTCTTACTATGAAAGAACGTTCTAAGAAAATTACTCAGCTTTCGAAGTTTGTTTCAAAGGATATTCTTCTTTACATAGAATCCGATACTAAGGAAATTCCTGAAATTCCTGATTTTTTGAAGCCTTATTTAAATGATAGAGATTTGAAGTTTGGTTGGGAACAGGGTGATTATGAATACATTCAGGCTATGTATGCAGGTGCAATTGTTACATGGTATAACCAAAACTTTGATTTAGAAAACGATGCCAATATCAACACTTTGCGAGCTTCTATGCAAAATGTCCTTACAAAAGGACAGAATAAAGGTCGAATTCCAGAGAAAAATAAAGATCAAAAAGATGACAGAAGGAATGAATAATAATGAGGTTAAGTATTGTTGATGAAGCTGTTTGTGAAAAAATAGCTGCAATTAAAAAAGTTTTCACCGCACACAATAAGTTAACTGAAAGGTTATCTAATGATGTTGAAGGGTTTTTCCCTGAAGAAATTCTGTCTAATTCTGATAACATTTCTATGCTGGAAAGCTACTGGGAATTTCAAAAGTATGACCTTATTCTGCAAGAGTATGTTTCTATATGGATTCGATTCTATGAATATGTCTATGATGAAGAAACTGCTTTTTCTGAGGAAGATTTTATTAACGGAAAAGTTCAGGGATACTTAAATATTATTTAAAATTTTCATAACAATTTCAACATTAGAGAATTTTAAAAATATTGATTAATGCTGATATTGTTACTACAAGTTTTTATTACATGATGATAAGGAAACAAAATGGGATTCCTCGATAAAGCTAAAAGTACAATCAAAAAGACCACAAAAAACATTGGCGAAGAAACTGTTAATGTCGTTGACTATGATGAAGTTTACGAAAAACAAGAAAGAGCAAAGAAACAACGTTTTCCTAAACAAAAAGCGCCTACTGAGGAGCTTGAGCCTGTTGATTATGACAACGAACTAGAATCAGAAGAAGAAGAAGAATATTACGACTATGATCATGAGAACGATAACAGAATGTCATCACATGAGGACATCCCTATGGTTGAAGAAACAGCTTTTGATATAGACATTAGCGAAACAAAAGATTTTATTGCTGAAAAGCAAGAAGTCGAAAGAAGCGAAAGGCATCCTGATAAAAAAGGTAAGGAAGAAGTTGTCAAAGACATTTTAGAAGTTTTAAACATTCCTATTACTTTTGAAATTGAGAGTGATGTGTATCTACCAGAAGATTTGAAAGATATATCATTTGATTTACAAGTTCCTCAAGGTTATGAAATTGGAGAAGTGAACACTTTTGTTTCTCGTGTAAAAGTTTCGATCAACAGATTGGTCGATTTGTTGAAGCAGAGAAACGAACATGTCGCAAAACTTGCTAGCATGGTAGACAGATTGCAGGTTGATGTCAATAACATGAAGTTCCAGAATGAAGTTGCGAATGGAATTAATGTTATGCCTACTTCTTCTTCTGAAAGCGAAGACATTGAAAATGAAAACTTTGAACTTCGTCTTGCTGTGAAACGACTTCAAGAGGAACTTGACAATGTATATAGAGAGAACAAGAATTCTTCCGCTTCAAATGGCGAATTGTCTGAATCTCAAAGAGAAAAATTTGATGAACTTCAAGATGAATTGTCTCTTGCACAAAGAGAAAATGAAGAACTTCGTGATGAAATCTATGACCTGAAAAATCAGAATGCTATTCTTATTGAAAATCAAGATATGCTTGAAGAACAGCAATACGATCAACAGTATGATTATGATCAGTCAAACAACCATTCGTCTGCTTACGATTTTGATGACGCAAATTCAAACACCATTGTTTATGAAGAAGATGAAGAATTAGAACTTCCACAAGAAGAGCTAGAGAATCTTTCCTCTTATGGCAATGACTCACATATTCCTGATCCAGACCAAAATTCTCTATTCTATGATGAAGATTCTGAATCTACAGATGATTTCTTATTGAATAATGCTGAATATTACGATAGAGATCTAAGCGAAAATCCACAAAATGATGACTTCTTTGTTTATGACAATGATGATAGTAATAACGAGAATAATAATACTTACGAAACAGAAACAGACGGAAATTTCACATACTATGAAGATGATGACAGTGATGATGTTCTGAATAATCTTCAGGATTGGAAGAATAAGTGATCACTACTACAGATTTTTCGTTTCTGGAATTATTCGCTTTGCATCTTTTTCCTTTAATAATCGGACTAATTATTGTCAAACTTGTAAAAATATCTTTAGCAAAGTTTATTCCAATATACTTTTCACTTGCGACTGTAAGTATTTTACTGAAACAATTTTATTATTCAAGTGAATACTTATGGGTTAGTGTTATTACAGTAGTTGCAGGCTTTGTTGTTTTAGTGATAATGAGTGGATTTGTAGGAAATAAACTATCGTCTGTCAACTATGAATCTATTCTTTTATCACTTGGTTTGTTCCCTTGGCTTTTGGATTGGAGAATGTCTGTTGCTTTTATAGTCATTTTTGGATTTGTTATTATGGTTCATTCTTTAATAAAACAGAAAAAAGCATTTAAAAAGATCGAAGCTCAATATATGTCTTTGAAAGAAGCTAAAATAAAGCTTTCCAAAGAGAAATATGAAACTTTCAGAAAATCCGCTGGGGTTATCTATGCTGTTCCTATGATTATAGCAGCACTTATTTCTACTTTAATGTTTTCTACAAGCTTCATTTAATAAAAGTTTAAAATATTCCTTTGTTATTTTTTTTAATCCATTTCAATACACTATATAAATTTTGTGTAACTGATATAATATTCCTTGTTTAATGGAATAGTCATATTAAGTTATGACAATTAGAACAGTTCTAACTTGATAGTTGATATTTCTATTGTAAAGTTTGAAGACTATTTAGTGTTAATGGAGAATTATGGGAACAGATAATAACAATAATTCAGATTTATTTGATTTGAATGATGATTCCTTTCAATCCTTAGATGATTTGATTGCTGATGATAACAAAGCAAAAGATGACGCGGATGAGATTATTAATAGAGATAAAAAAAGATCGTTGATCAAAAAAGTTTCTATTATTGGTGGATCTGCTCTTTTGGTGTGTCTTCTTACTGGAAGCTTGTTTTTAATTAATCCTTTCGGGGGAGATCAGAATGTCGGTAAGGATGACAAAAAAACAGTAGCTATTGATAACGATAGTAAAACTACAAAAATTTCAGCTGAAGATGAAGAAGTTAATGAGGATGAATTCTACCGTGAAAAGGGAAAAAAGTACCCAAATAAATTAGACAAATGGCAAACAGTTTCTCATGATGAACAGAAAAAATCAGAATTGAATGATGAAATAATTAAAAAAGAATCTGGTTCATCTTTAGGTAACGATGCTAATATCCTTCCCTCAGAGAGTATAGGATATACTTCTGATGACTCAAAAGAATTCTTAAAGGATGGGAGTATCAATCCTGATTACAGTTATTGGACTTCAGAAGTTTATACATCTGAAGCGGGAGAACATATTGAAAGATTATTAAATCCGACATTTGGAGATTGGGGGCGAGCGCAATATTCTTCTTATCCTGGTAACAAATATTTTGAAATTGGAAAAATCAGCGATATGTTCACATCTGATTGGATGAAAGAAAATAACGGAAAGAAGTATTCTGAATTCGTTCCTGTTTATGCTGATTGGAATGGAAATGACTACAATATGGAAGATAGGCTTTTGTCTTCTGGGCCAAGATGGTATGGGGAAGTGACAAGCAGCACTTCTGATTTCAAGTTTGATGAAGAGGTTCAGCAATACACAGTAGATTACAAAGCGAAAGTTAAATTTACAGCATGGGCTAAAGATCAGAGTAAGTTAGAAAAGACAGGAACATTAACTTTACAATTTGTGTCTGATAACAGCAGTCCAAATGATAGTGGTAGCAAATACAAGGTTTTGATTAACAAATCAAACCTAAAGGTGGATAAGTAAAATGAAAAATTCTAAGTTCGGAAAGATTTTGGGAACAACAGTAGCTTTAGTTACCGCCCTTACTCTGGCTGCTCCATCTACATCTTTCGCTGCTAATGGAGGCGGAGATACTGGTGGTGGAACTGGCGGCGGTGGCAATGGTGGCGGAAGCCAAACAAGTGTGCAATGGGCCTCCATTACTAACAAAAATGCTGGTAAGGCATACAGTAAATTTCTTGGGAAAACAGGATTACCTAAAGCTAACGTTGAAAGAGAAATTAGAAAGCGTGTTGGCGACCTCAATGTTTGTAAGCGTTCAAATGTTATTTGGTTCATAAAATCAGGCGGGAACTGGACATTCAACTACACTGGAGCTACTCATGGAAAAGCATGGAATGGTAGGGGAACAATCGAGAACCCTAAAACAAAGTATGGTTCTCGTGGTCCTACTGATGCTGAAATAAGAGCCTTCAAAGTGTGGGACAAAACCGAGAATAAAACTAAAATCAATAAGAAACCAGGATACACAATTATCTGCTCTGGTGCATTCAGTATGCCCGACAAAAAGTGGAAAGAAGTCAGCAAATCTTCAAATACAACAAGTAAAGATAAAAAATACACTAATCCTTACACTTGGACAACTGACATTAAACGACAGAATATCCAGAAAAAAGCGAAAGGCACAATAAATAAAGATCTGATTGGAGAAGAGAACTTAACAGATCAGAAAGGAACTCCTGTAAAGAGCAACTTCGGTAAATTGTGGGATAAAGTAAAAGCAGGCAAATACAAAAATTTGAAAACTTCTGAATTGAAGAAAAAAGTTGATGCAGCTGTAAAGAAAGATGAAAGCAAAGCACATGGAACAGTCAATCTTAATGCAAAAAATAAAGCTGGAATGGCTGAGGGTGGAGTTCTTAACGTTTATGAAAGAACACTTCCTGCAACTATTACTTCTACTGAAAAAGTCACTACTGTAACTACAACAACTTGTAATTTTACTCAAAAATGGGATATGAAGAAAGGCAAATATAAGGATCCTACAAAGAAATGTAAAGATACTAAAGCGAAATCATCTAAGTTCTCTGTTTCTGCATCAAAAGCTACACAGCAGAACACAGGATTTTGGCAAATGCTTTCGGTTCATTGCAACAAAATCGAACTTGAAGCATTGTTGAAAGCTGATAAGAGTATTAAAGTTGTTGATACAGGAGACTCCACTAAGGGAATTGCCGCTGTTGTCTACAGTAAGAAATACAAACAACAACCAGCTGAATTAGATTTTGGTGACGCCGAAAACAGCAACAAAGCGAAAGCTGCAACAGGTCTATTAGGATTCTATGATAAAGAATGCCCATTCGACTGTACTCCAAGCTCAAATTCAGGAGACGGAGCAAGTAATGCTAATGGGGCAACAAAGAACAAGGGAACAAATTCAGAAAATGTTGTATCAGGTGGAAAATATGGTGCAACATCTGACGGAAAGAGCAATAATTTCTTTGAATTCTTCCGTGATAATGAAGAGAAAGCTGTATCTGTTGATGTTTGGTATCCAAAGAGTTCAGGTGTTGTGAAATATGATAAGAAAGCACCGAAAACTACAACAATCATCCGAGATCCTGAAGGTACGCCTGGTGTTACAGGAAAAGATGGTGGTAAATTCACCATGAAAACCAAAGGCGGAACAGAGCTATTCACAAAAGCACAAGATGCGAAAACTCAAAAGAATTGGAGTGAAGATATATTCTCAAACTCTAATGCAACAATTCTTAAAGGTTTGGAAAGAGAATTCCTTGTGAAAGCAACTTGGGCTTCAGATACGAATAAACCACAGGTTATCAATACCAAATGGGAATACGATGCTGATGTATCTACTAAGTTCTTTGGAAAAAATGTAGGTTTCGGAGCTAAGAGTGCACAGAAAACAGGAAGTGTTGTGACAGCATCAACACCAATTGAAGGAAAATGTTACTCAAACTTTGGAACAAAATCACAGTTTGATACAAGTAAATTGTTCAACACCAACACAGGAACAGGAACAACAAACGGTCTAGATAAGAATGTTCTTGAAAAGGCAACAAAGCCACAAGAGAAACAAACTAATCTTGTGTTCAACTTTGTTCGCTCAACCACAGAGTGATATATAGTTTATAATAATTGATATTACTTTAAACCGATGAGGGTATCTTGTCTCGGCAGGATACCCTCATCTTATTTGTAGACAGATGACAACATTGAGGAATAAATGACAGATAGTATTGAAATTGATGCAACAGTAAAGGAGGAAAGCGAAGAAGAAACTGTAGAAGAAACTCCTGGAAACAACAGAAAAAAGAAAAGAAGAAAAAGAGATGTAATAAAGAAAACCATTAAAGAAGATTCTGGTTTATCTCTTTTAAAAGTAAGTATAACCGTATTGACAGCTGTTTCAATGGCTCTTATATCTTCTAAATTGACAGGTTTTGTCAACAGTTTAATGTTGGTCGCTTTAGTTTCCATAGGTTCAGCTGTCATGACTGAATTTTATAGAATCATCCTGTCTCTTACCAGCCTCAGTGCGAAAAAAGTCATTCTTCCAGTTGTCAAAATAAATCCAGATGGAACAACCAAAGAAATAGAATTAGAAACAACAGAAGAAGAAATGTCTTCAGAAGACCATAAAAATAACACTACTTCCGAAACAAACAACGAAAAAACATTAGAAACTAAAAAGCCTAATCCTGTTAAACAATATTTACACAATTCTCCATTAATGAAAATGACTTTGTTGTTCATGGTCATATCTTTGTTGACTATTGGAGCGAATTATTTTATAACAACTCATAATGATAAAAACGCAAAGGTTGAACACACAACAACAACTGTACACACAACAGAACAAGAAAGATTATCAGATAAAGAAAAAGAATCTATAATAGATTCTGCTGTTAATGAGTCAAAAGGTGCAAATCCAAGTCAGACTGAATCAAAAAACAATAAAGATACTAAAAACAACGAAGATAAAACTAATACCTCTTCTAATAGTTCAACATCTAACACAAAAGAAAATAATAATGATAAAACTGAAACTGAAAAAGAAACTATCATTGAAAAAGAGGTTTCAAACAAATCTCTCCCGCAGCAAATAAAGGAACTTAAAAAACAAAATAAAGAACTTCAGGATAGAATTGACTCTTTGGAAAAATCGAACAAAAACAAATCCTCTTCTTCTAGTAATAATTCATCAAACCCTGACACTAAGCTTATACAGTCATTACAAGATCAAATAGATACTCTACAAGATACTATTGATTCTCTTCAAAAGCAAATAGATGACATGGAAGAAAAAAATGATAATCAAGCACAAAAACTCAGTCCTAATTCAGCGAAAAGTTCAGCAGAAAGCAAATAATCCTATTGCTATACCTGCAATTTTTTCCATTTTATCTAAATGCTTTCAATCTTATAGAATATTGTTAAAAATTTTAAATAAAAAACATTTTAAAATACAAATGAGAACGCACCCTGAAAAGGTTAGATTGTAAGCCTATTTTTCAAGGTAGTTTCGTGTATTTTGAACGCAATTTTTTAAAAATCATGTTTTGAGTATCCCTGTATTAAAACAATTTTTATTTTCATCAAAAACGATTCTGACAACAAGATTTGATTTTTGCTATCAGATTCTATGATGTTTTATGTTTAACAATATTGTTAGAATGATATTAGAAGGTTATAGATAGATTATCTAATTTATCTATACGTCCTTGATTTTTCAGGAGGTGATAGAATTTTTGAAAACTGATAATAGATTGCGAAAAATTCTGTAAAAACCATAATGATAAAGGATAGATGATTATGAAAATAAATAGAAAATCTGAAAACAATGAAAACAAACGTTTCAACAGAATGCTAGTCAAGATTTCTCGGGGAAGAAAAAGAAAACCCGAATACGAAGAAAAGAAAGAGATCAGAACAGCCCTCAAGCATTATCACGGCGGACAGACTGAAGCAACTAATCGCAAAACAGAAGAACATGAGGCATTACATTATGAAGAAAATGCAAATGGATTAGTCCTCACATAACAATGAAAATAAACAAATATTAACAAATTGCGGAAGAGTTGAATAAGCTCTTTCGCAATTTGTTATAATACTCGGAGAGAACTGTTTGATAGGTGACTCACAAATACAGAAACTTTAAAAATTTGTAAGCAATTTAGGGAGTAAAACTATGGGAAAAAGAAAGAAGACTCTTAAAGAATATAAGGAACAAGGCAAAAGAGCACCTTGGATTCCTTATCTTTACGACAGAACTTTCCCATATTTCGTTGTTTTAATGACTCTTTCCGCTGTTGTTGGATCATATCTTTTCATCAAAGAAGGATTTGACAGTTTCAACAGAATGCAAGAAAGCCCGAAAGCCGTTTCACCCTATCAAAATATTACAGCTTCAAATTCTCCTGGAATGAATTGGGGTAGTAAACTTATTACAGAAAAACCTCCCACAGTATCGAAGTGGCAAAGCACAGGAACCACTAAACCTCAACATGCAGTGGAACCTAAAAACTGCGCTTACATAAAAGATATTCCCACAAGTCTTTTATCAACATATGTTTCTTCAGGAAGTGGAGTAGAAACACGAATTCAAGTATATGGAGCAGGTCAAGCAGCAAAAAATTTCAACGCATATATTTCAGCATTGGAAAAGTGCGGATCTGTTGAAACAGCTTCAGATGATACTGCTGGAGTTGCCAAATATGACGATAATTTCATCATGACAATTGGTGATTCAATAATTTCAGCAACAACACAGAATTCAGAAGATAGAGAAAAAGTACTTAAATTCTATATGAAAGAAGCAGAATCGACTCTTAAAGATTCAGGATGCTTGGCTCTAAATGTTACAAAAGAAGATGCAAACAGGAGTTTCTTCTATGATTCAAAATCTTATACAGGATTAAAAGAGTCCAAAAAGCTTGAAACAGATGTCAAAATCGACAATCTTCCCACTCCTACCTCCATCAAAAGACTGACTATCAAGAACAAATATGCCAGTGAGCCAGAATCTCCTCTTCCAAAAGATTTTCCAGAACTTCCATCAGAAAAAGAAAAGCCAAATCTTCCTGATGAAGTAAAGAATGAAACTGCTTTTGAAGGGACCGCTGTCTATAAAATCATGGACGAAAATGGTCCCGGATGTGGATGGAAATGGTCAGCACAGAACACCCCACAGTATGATGAAAAAGATATGCTTGACAATGAGAAAAGAACAATTGCGGACAAGCAGAAAGAGATCGATGACAAAGCTTCAGCTTATGTAAACAAAAAACTCGAATGGGCTTTCAGTATTGGACTTACTGCTCCAAAAATTGACGAATGGAATACCTATGTTAATAAAGTTAACAAAGTTCACAAAAAATGGACATGGCTTGATAATGAAAGAGAAAAACTGAGAACTCCTTGGTATAACTATGTTGATGCTCACAGAGATTGGGAAACTTTCGATGACAGAAAAGACAAAGCATCAGACCAGTATGACAAAAAACTTGAAGAATGCCAAGCAAAACAAGATGAACTTGATGAATGGGAAGATAAGTGGGGAGACAAAGCCAAAGAGGACAAAAAGGATAAAGAGAAAAATGACAACGGAAACTCTGATGATGACACAACAGAATCTCCAGAAGATCCAGACAATCCTAACCCAACAGAAGAACCGGAGCCAGAGCCAACAGAAACACAGGAACCTCCGAAAGAAAACATTCCTGACAAACCGGAAGGGTGTAGCAATCTCCCCCAAAAGCCTGCTATCATCAGCCAAGAAAAACCGCTTGAACCGAAAGCACCTAAAATTCCTGAAGGTGTAACAATTCCCGACTCTTGGCCGAAAGTTTAATAAAAAGAAACAAAAAGGCTTAAAAAACTTTCGCTAATTTTTTAAAAAAAAATAATATAGAAAAATGAATAATGCAACATCAATCTTGGTAGAATGGTAGTGACCTTGAAAAATATGAGTTTTGAAAGAATTGAATATTTTTTAAAAGACTTATAGAAATCAATATGGGTCACGCTCAAAGCCATGAGTAAAAGAAACAAATAAGACAATATAAAAAATACGTAAGTAAAGGATGTATAAAAATGGCTTCAGTAATCGCAGAAGTAACAGTAGTAGGACAAGTCGGAAAAGTTTACGAGCTTCGCCGCACAAAAGATGATCGTGCAAATATTGATTTCAGCGTAGCAGTAACAACACGCAAAAGAGATGATAGCACAGGCAAGTGGGAAGACGGAGACACCACTTGGCACAACATCAAAGCATGGGGAAAAATTGCTGAAAATGTTGAAAAATCACTTCGTTCAGGAGACCGAGTAATCGTTAAAGGTTACTACACTCTCCGTAATGAATGGACAAAAGACGATGGAACAGTTGTGCCAGCAAGAAACCAGTTCGTAGCAACGCACATCGGAGTTGAAATCGGATTCGATCCTGCTCACTCAGATCGTCAACCAAAAGGTGGAGGATCTTCATCTTACAACGGCAACGGGAACAATTCAGCATCACAGGAAAAAGCTTCCAAGCCAGAGCCAAAGGCATCTAATAACACAGACAGCCTTGATGACCTTGATCTCGACCTTGATCTTGATGATCAGCCATTCTGAAAATAATTGAATAAAAATAGTAAAGGCAGCAGTTGTCAAAGATTGCTGCCTTTACTATTGCTTAAAAACTTCGCCAAATCATTCGTCAAAAGTGTTCAAACAATTGGTAAAATAAATGATGAATGAAAAGAAAATGATATTAGTAAAAAATGATAATGACAGGAGTATCAGCTGTGGATAACAACAGAAATAACTCATATGAAGAAGAGTCAGGGTTTGATCTTACCGAAGGTGAAGAAATCGGAACTGACAATATTATGCGCGACCCCACAGACTATACCGATTATGCTGAAAAAGCGCAAACAAGAAAACTCTGGAAAGTCATCTTCATCTTCCTTGCAGTAGGAATAATAGGAATAGCTTTATTGTTCGGAACCTTATCAATAATGGACAATAAAGAAGAACAAAAAGAACCTGAAACAGAACAAAGTCAAAGCCCCCAACAAACCCGACCAGCCGAAGATTCAACAAATCCAATAGCCGAATTGTCAAAAAGCGCACCAGAAGTAAAAGTATCAGAAAGCAAAGTGACAGCAAAAGGAACAGAATTTAAAACCACTGATAAAATAACTCTCAACATTAAAGGCTCCAAACTAAAAGAAACCCAAGTAGAATGCAAAGTCAAAAACGCAACAGATTTTTGTCTCGCCGGATATGCTGAAGTAAGAGATATAAAAATGAACGTCTACTATCTCAAAGACGCAGCACACTCCAGAATTTTTGAATCAACAGAAAACTTCACACCCCAAAATGTTGAAGGGGCACTCACAGCTGGATCCATGACTATCAACCTATCGGGACAAACGCCAGTCATCACAGTAGTAGCGAAAAACAGTTCAGGATTCATCATCACACTACCAGATGACAAACCAGAAACAATAGACACAATTGTTACATCACTCAAAATTTCATAACATTTGAAAAATAAACAATAAATCAGCTATCGTTTTTTTATAGAATGATAGCTGATTTATTCTCCCCCTGACAAATAATTCAAATATATAAAAATAGACATTATTTAATAATTGCAGATATTCGTATATTAGAGAACTTTGAAAAATATTTAACAAAAGTAAGGAACTTCAATGCAATTAGTCATCATACTTGCCTTAGTCTATGTTATAGCTATGCCAATACTATTTCGTCTGATAGCACTGCTGCATAAAAAACTCGTTACAGACAGAGCAGCACAAAAAGCAGGGAATAATAAAGCCTTACAAAACAAAGTTCCACAACCAATATGGCGAATATGGAAAGAAAGAATCAGTTTTACCTTCAAAGACAAAAGAGACGCGAAAATAGGAAAGAAACAACTCAACCTACAAAACAGACAACTCTTTTTTATAATCTGGGGAATAGGTCTAGCAGCAGTAGCATTAGGAGCATTCTTAGGGAACTGGAAAATTTATGTGCCATCCTACCTCATCTTCTTCTTCGCAATGGGATATGCAATAACAGCATCCAAAGACATACTCCAAAAACGAGAAAAAATGTATCGAAGAATGTTTGAAATTGCGCAATCGAAACTCGGAATATCTTCAGAATATTCCGAAAACCCACAAGCAGTCATCAGAGTATTAGAATGGGCTGACCCACTCAAACCAAACAAAGTTCAATTCGATGTGCCAACAACATTCGGACAAGAAGGCGAAGAAGGATTCTTGCGCCAATTTAACCAAGTATTCGGAAACGAGACAGCCTGGGTGCCATTTGATGATGCAGAAAACGGAGTTCCCGGATGGAACTACGAAGAAGGAACCGCAACATTCAGGGCTGTCCCGCCTTTGCCAACAATGGCACCGTGGGATGAACATTATGTATTGGGAGAAGGAGTTGCCTGGTCATTCTTTCCGATAGCCTTGGGCGTAGAGAACGGTGTCTCATTACCAAACCCACAAACAGGCGAAGTAGAGAATGTTTTAGGATTTGATTTATCTGGCGAACAAGTAAAAATTGGCAAAAAAGCTGGATTAGCAGTTGGGCCAGAGATTACCACTTCCCCAATGTGTTTAACAGGAGATACAAAAGTTGTTTTGGCTGATAACTCTGCAATAACTTTAAAAGATATGTCTGATTCAAATATTTCAGAATTTTTGGTAAAGAGTAATGAAAATGGAATTATTAAAAACAACATAATGAGAAGTATAATAAAAACAAGAAGCAATGCTGAAACATTAATTATTGAATTAGATGATGAGGGAATAATTAAGTCTACTTATGATCATTTAATTTATACTGACAAAGGATATGTTAAAGCTAAAGATTTAAAAACATTTGATAAAGTATTTTGTTTAGATGAAACTTATTCAACAATTATTAATATTAGTAAAGGAGAAGTTGTTGATGTATATGATGGAGAAGTAGATAAAGCTCATAACTTTTTCATCAAAACGGAGGGGCATTTAGATAATGCAGTCCAGGTTCACAATTGCTTTATCGGCGGGGGAACAGGCGGAGGAAAAAGTTTATCGGTGGATACACTGGTTGAAATTATCAATAAAGAACAGTAGTTTATTCTCCTCTTAAAAGTTGATATAATAAGATATAGAAACTTTTAAATTAAGGAGAAAATAATTATGGCTAAAGAAAAATATTATGGCTTTGACAAAAAATACACCGAAAAAGATGTTTGTGAAGAATATAAAAAAGGAAAATCTTTAAGTCAAATTTATAAAGACATAGGGGTAGCTCAAGTTACAACTAAAAAAATATTAAATAAACACAATATTCAAGAAAGGCAATTTCAAGTAGAATATAAAGAAGTAATTAAAGAGCTTGAAAAAGTAAGTATTGGGAAAAATGAGATATATGATTTTTATATTGTTCAAGGAAAATCTCAAAAGTTTCTGAAAGATATGATTTTTGAGAAAACATCTATCAAAGTTGGAGACAAGGTTATTAATTCTCTTCTTAAATATTTCGAAATCAAAAAGAGTCCTGAACAAATAAAACGAGCACAAGGGAATAAGTCTTTAAGCGAAAAAGCTTATAGTTATTCAATGCTTAAAAAAGCTGGATTTAATTCTACAAAAGAGCTTGCCGATTTTTATACAAATAATTCAAATATGACTTATAGCGAAATTTGTGAATTATTGAATAATAAAATAGGAAAAGATGTGTTCACTCCACGTTGGCTTGGTAGGCATATGGCGAAAGAAATTGCAGAAGAAAATAAGGCTAAATCTTCTGTGTCTGAAAGGAGTTTAATGAAATATGTTGATTCAATTTATTCTGGTGAAATTTTGAAAAACAATTATAACATTATCCCTCCAAAAGAATTAGACATTTATATTCCTGAATTTAACATTGCTATTGAATTTAATGGATTGTATTGGCATAGTGATAAGTTTATTGTTGCTAATCATGATATGACTTCTTATGACTATCATTATCAAAAATGGGAATTATGTAAGGATAAAGGAATTCAGCTTCTTTTCGTTTGGGAAGATGATTGGGAAGAGGATAAAGAAATTATAAAGAAAGCTCTTCTAGATGCTCTTAGCTTAGACAATAGAATTTTTAACCCTAAACTGTTTAGACTCGAATGACTGACTATTACTAAAAAAAAGAATATTGTTAAAATACTATTACTTGTGAAATTAATTTAAACAGTTAAAAAGGATGGATAATGACTATTAATCTTGATAAAGAGATTATTGAAATGTATATAGAGACAAAGAGTTTAACAAAAGTTTCGAAACATTTTAAGAGGTCTCCTGCTACTGTGAAAAGAATTTTAAGAAATAACAACGTTGCTTTAATTCCTCCTCCTTTGACTGTTCGACAAATTAATGAATTATTGGAGAAGAATAATATAACTGTGAGTGAAATTGAAAAACAGTATTCGAATAAAAGTTCTAAAGAGTTGAGATTGTGGTTGTCTGATAAAGTTGATTATTCTATTAGTCAGTCTATGATTGAAAGATTGCTGAAATTCTTGAGTATAAATAAGCCTTTTCAAAGTTTAACAACTGTTGTTGATGAGCGTTCTCAAATTTTGTTGAATGAGTGGGATTACACTAAAAACAATTGCGATATATCAGATGTTTCTATTGGTTCAAGTAAGGACTTTTGGTGGATTTGTTCTTTAGGTCATAATTTTGAAGCGAATGTTTATGATCGTTATTCTTTAGGTTATGATTGTTCTGTTTGTGCCGGAAAGATTGTTGTTGCTGGTTTTAATGATCTGCTATCAAATAATCCTGTTGTTGCTTCTGAATGGAATTATAAAAAGAACGATGATTTAAGCCCTGATATGGTTACTACGGTTTCGGGGAAAAAGGTTTGGTGGGTTTGTAGTAAAGATAATACGCACGAATGGGAAGCTAAAATTTCTGCAAGAACGAATAAAACTACATCTACTGGTTGTCCTTATTGCACAAATCAAAGAGTTGTAGTTGGAAAAAATGATCTGCAAACAAATTTTCCTAAAATTGCCGAAGAATGGGATTACGAAAAGAATAATGAATTAAAATCTAATCAAGTTTTTTCTAATTCTAACAAAGAGATTTGGTGGATAGGTAAGGATTGTGGGCATAGTTGGAAAAGTAGAATTTCCGATAGAATGCTTAACAGTTATGGATGTCCTTATTGTAGTGGGAAAAGAGTCTTGAAAGGGTTTAATGATCTAAGAACTACTCATGTTGATTTAGTAAAAGAGTGGGATAACGAATTAAACAATGAAAGTTTTGAAGAATGCTCATCTGGTTCTCATAAAAAAGTATTTTGGAAATGTTTTGAGAACCATTCATGGAGTGCTTCCATTAAAGATAGGGTTCGTGGGAATAATTGCCCTGTTTGCTCAGGTAGAAAACTTGTTGTTGGAGTTAATGATTTAGCTACTGTTAATCCTGATCTTGCTCTTGAGTGGGATTATGACAAGAATGGCGATTTAACGCCTCAAAATGTTACTGCTGGTGCTGATCGTAAAATCTGGTGGAAGTGCGAAAAAGAGCATTCGTGGATCTCTGGTTTAACTAGCAGAAATTATTATCAAACTTCTTGCCCTATGTGTTCTCATTCTGGTGTTTCAAAAATGGAACAAGATTTTGGCAAATATTTGAAAAAGATCTACTCAGGAAACATTATTCAAAGCGACAGAACGATTTTAATGCCTAAAGAATTGGACTTTTATCTTCCTGCTTTGAATATGGCTTTTGAGTTTAATGGTCTTTATTGGCACAGTGAAGCTTCTGGCAAAGATAAAAACTACCATTATGATAAGTGGAAGAAATGTCATGATAAAGACATTCAACTGATTACTATTTGGGAGGATGACTGGAATTTGAATCGTTCTGTTGTTGAGAAAGTTTTAGCTTATAAATTAGGCGCGTCAGAGGCAGAAAAAATTGGTGCGAGAAAGACTTATGTTGATTCCGATGTTCCTTTTAAAGATGTTGAGGAATTGTTGAATAATAATCATATTCAGGGTTCTATTTCTGGTTCTGATTATATTGGGTTGCGTTCTAAGGTTGATGATTCTTTGGTGGCTGTTATAGTACTTAGACGCTCTTTTAAGGCGACCGGAGAGCTTGATGTTGAGATTGTTCGTTATGCTACTTCTCAAAGCGTTCAGGGCGGTTTTACTAAGCTTTTGAAACATGTTGCGAAAGAGTTTGATCCTGTGACTGTTTCTACTTTTTCTGATAATGAGATCAGTGATGGTGGATTGTATGAACGTCATGGGTTTGAAAAGGTTTATGAATTGAAACCGGATTATAAATATATTCATAATGGAGAGCGTAAGCATAAGTTTTTATTCCGAAAAGATCGTTTTAGAGTTAATCCTGATTTATTGTTTGAAGATGGCTTAACTGAGAGTGAGCTTGCTGATTTGAATGGGTTATATAGAGTTTATGATTCTGGAAAAACAAAATGGGTTTTAACAGAAAAATGACATTATAGAATTATGTTTTAATTTTTGTTGAGCCACTTGGATTGTCTAGCACAGGAAATAGCTCTACAGCTGGAAACATTGCGGCTGGGTTTGTTGATGGATTAATTGGGTTCCCTGTTGTTGAAAAAATTAGTAATTATATTTCTCCTGGTAGCGTTGATAATTGTAGTGATGCCTATAAATATAGTGGATATGCTGGTTTTGCAGCTGGATTCATAATACCAGGTGGAGCACTTGTCAAAAGTGTTTCAGTAGCGGGTAAGATAGGTGTATTAGCTAGTAAAATAGGATCAAAAGTATCTTCTTCAATTAGCAAACGTATTGCTTTAATGAATGAAGATGGCTTTATACTAATAAAATTTAGTAAAAAAGATTTTGACAGATCTAAAATGAGCGATTTACAAGAAATAAGTAAACTAACGAGAAAAACAACGAATCAAATGAACCGAGAAATAAGAAAAAATGGTGGTAGTATATCTAATATAACTAGAGTAGACAATCCTAAAGAAATACTTGGACATAAAGAACTGCCACATGTAACATTTAAAAAGTTTAAAGATCACGAAGTGGCTTTAAACATAGATGGATCATGGAAACATAATAAAGGAAACTACAAACCTACTAATAAGGAAATTAAATGGCTTAAAAATATGGGTTCTTACCACCTGAAAAATAGAAACTTTGGAGACATAAATGAAAATTTTTTTACTAAGTTTTATGGATTTAATGTATGCAATATATTTCATATTAAAGTTTAATTATAAAAAAGAGGAGATCCTTATAACTCACATAACAGAAGATAGAATTTTAGATATATTTAAATCCAATACTGATATGAGAAAAAGATATTTTTCAAATTTTAGATTAATGTTAATTGAAGATTTTTATGTTTTAACTACCATTAATACTTCTAATAATATAAAAAAAACTTACTTTAATAAAAATATAAGAAAAGAAAAGAACTTTATTTTAGGTTCAATCGAAAAAGAATATGGTACTATCTCTCTTTACAAAAAAAACGAAAATTCTAAATTTTCGCTACATACGAGATTAAATAATATTGATAACATTAACTATACAATTTTAGATAGAGTTCAAATGATTTTTGCGGGGGAATGCATTGACGATTTAACTTCTGATTTAGAAAGAAATCTATTTGAATACAATTTAGATGTTTATTTTGGAAGTGCTGGGGAATGGTTGAATATTTATCCTAGTGAGATTGTTAAGGAAGAAATTGTTGAGCATAAAGATCTTATTATTGATTTTTGCGATAAAAGAGATTTAGTGTTTTGTTATTCAGAAAAATATGAATATGACAAAAAACTTAAAAAACATGTTCAAAAAATTGATTCTATTGATCCAAAGTTAGGATTCATTAAAAAAGAATCATTTGATGACTGGATTTCAATGGATGTATTCACACCAAAAACTATAACAAATGATGGAATTTTTTATCAATATAGAACAGTTAGAGAAAAAGAAAAAGATGAATTTTTAATAGAACATATTTTTGTTCAACAGTTTAAAAACTTTAAAACAAAAATTAAAAACATTGAATAAACAAATACGAATGGTTGTTGAAAAAATTAGAAAATAGTTCAATAACCATTCGTATTTGTTTTTTTAAAATAAGATTATAGATATGGGATGTTTTTATCCATTTGTTTTATTGTATGTGAAAGTTGATTTTTTTCAATTGGAGAATTTTTGATTTTTTAATCCGCCTTCTTCTCTGCAATCTTTTGTTGAAAGTTTTGAACTGCTGATGTTGGTTTTATCATTGGAATTAATGGATGAAGCAGTTGCTTGTTGTATAGAAGAATTTGTCAATGTTAAGGATAGTATTATCAGTGATGTTATTTTAATAATATTCTTCATTGCGAAAAACTCCTTTTATGATTAGAGAAACAAGATGAATAATATTTTTATATCGTTATATTTTAATTCACGTTCGATAATTCATTTAGAAAAGATTTCATAATTGTTTAACAAATCGGTAGGAGAATAGTAATGACTAAATTTCATGTGAATGTTGAGACTGGTGCCATTGGTAGGTGCGAAGCTGAAGCTGGAAACTGCCCTGTTACGGGTGAAAGCAATCATGGAGGAAATCTGCAGGAAGCGAAGCAGATTCTCGAAACTCGAATGAAAGAGAAGCATGGTGGAAGTTTCGGGAACTCTTTGCAAAAGAAAGATAGAATTGCTGCTGTTAAGACTCGCAAATCTGTTGATGTGACTACTGATGAAATCGCAGGGCAGAAGCTTTCTAAAAGAGAAGCCGAATTCAGGTCTCGTTTTGCTGAAATGTCTGCTGATGTTGTTGCTTTGAGGGCAAAATTAGGAGATCTTTCTGTTGATCAGGAGAAGGGGGATCCAGTTAGAGCACAAGAGTCTCTGAGAAATGCTATTTCTTTTGCTACTACTCGTGGAAACACTCATATCATGGAAAAATTGGCAAAAGCAAAAGCTATGACAACTAGTGTTATTCGCACAAACAGCGGCGATAAAATTTACTCTGATGATCTGTCTGATGTTGATAGGGCTGTGAAACACATTGAAGATGGTAGAGAATCTATCCAAGCTTCTGTTATGGCTTTGACTGATGCTCCTGTTGGAAAATATACTGAGAAAACAAAAGAGGGGACTTTCAGTATCACCGTTTCTGATGATGGAGTTAATAAAGATGAGTTTGACAAGCTTCCAGAAGATGTGAGGCAGCAGATTTCTAAGCCGAGAGAGAATTTGAGTATTGATTTAGCGCGAGATAATTTGTCGCAGGAAGATTATAATAAAATTGTTAGTCAAATTCAGGTTTTGGATTATGTAAATGGTCGACCTCGTGACATTGGATTGCAGAATGTTCCTGTTAAAACGCAACTGTCTGGTAGTAATGACGCTGAGAAAGCACAGGATGGGGCAAGAAGTTTGGCTAATCTTTATGGAGCTTCTAAAAAACAGTTCGGGGCTAATTTCAAGGATCTGAAAAAGCAGAAAGACGAAATGTCTACTACTGTTAAACAGGCAGCTATGATCAACAGCCAGACAGAAAACACTTACATTCCTGGTCGTTCCCGTCACAATGGTTTGATTGTCAGCGGGAGACAGAACATCAATACTAAGGTTGCTCGTGAAGTTCTGTCGAAAGAAAAACTCGATTCTATCACTAACGTCAGCCATGTCCCTGATATTGAAAAAGCAAAAGAAGTTCTTTCTGCAGAAACTTTTGATAAAATATTTAAGAATAGGAAAGTTTCTTTGAGAGTCACTGAGGCTTCTTGATTTATCAATTATCGTGAAAGTTATGAAAGGTGAATGTTATGGAAAATGATGCATTTGTGAAGACTCTTGTTTATGATTATGTAGATAATGGGTATGGTGAAAAAGTTGATGATTCCACTATTCGTTCTTCAGTGAATGATAATGAGTTGTCTTTTGAACCACTTGCTGATGAGGATGGAAAGACTGTTGGTATTAATGTGTTTACTAATGGTGTTATGACTGTTTCGGCTAAATACACCGATAAAGATTTTGTAGAGACAGTAAATCTTTCAGTTCTTTCAGATTTGGGTGTTCTCTGACATTCCTGATTGTGTTATATTTTTTATTCCCTCCGTAGATATTATTTTTATATAGTATTTGCGGAGGGAATTTTAGGTTTAGAATGAAATATTTACCGTGGAATAGATTACAGCTTGATTCTCAGCTGAACAATGGGAATCGTGTGTCTAAGCAATCTGTAAGTTTCAGTGTTTATCGAACTTTTAAAAAGAAAATGAGCTGGACTCCGATGATTATGAACAATGGTGCAGTTTTTTATGGAGAAGATGAGACACAGATTGATGATTTTCTTGAAACTATCCTTTCTCAATCGAAAAAATTTGAAGAGTCTGTAACGATAGCCTTATATGACTTGCGAGAGCATCAGAATAACGCTTTTGAGGCTTTAGAATCGAAGTATCGAGTATTTGAGTATCATCCTTATAAAAGCGATTTAAAAACGCTGATAAAGGATTTTGTAATTTTCAGAAATGAGATAAAAGAGAAGACTCAGGCGTTGGGATTGGTTGAATCTCCACATAGAAAAATTTTGATTCCTATATTTTTGTTGGATAATGATCAAGTTTCTGTTTTGAGTAACGACAAGTTAAGTAAAATTTTTCAACATTTTTTAACAGAATCTTCTTTTGAGCGAATTTTTCCTTTTGTTATTGCTCCTTTTGCTGAATCTTTTCCTGAAGATATTGTTAAAGCTTTTCAATGGTCTGCTTTTTTGGGTTCAGATAACGCTTCTGTGTGCAGAAAAAAAATATATCCTGACAAAGAGGATAGTTTTTACAGTATTCGGCAAATAGTTATTGGAACTCTTTACACACGTTTGACTGCACGATTGACAGTTATTCATCCTTATAAGTTTACTCCGTCTGAATATTATTTCAAAAAGGAGCAGCAACTCAAAGATGAGGACGAAAATTACAATAAGTTTCTTGATATGTTAGATGATGGAACAGTTAGAGATAGGGTTTGAAAATGAGTATGAAAAAGTTTGGGGATTTAGAGGTCGGTGACGTTATTCTTGGTGCTGATAATCAAGATGTTGAGGTTGTCAAAGTTTATGATGAACATATTCCCGAAAAAATGTATGAGATTGAACTGGATAATGGTGAGGTTGTTAAAGCTTCTGGAAATCATCTCTGGTATGTTGAAACAGATTTTGATAAAAGTTTTCATAGAGAGCGAAAAAGGCTGGGCAAAAAACATTTCGGAAAGTTAAATAGTGAGATTATGGATAATTTAGTATCCATTTCTGAAAGCGAAGATGAAATAGAAACAGGACTTTTGGATGTTGTTAATCTTTGCGAAATTGATTTGACCAACTATGAAGCAATAAATGTTTTAGAGAGAATTGCTGCATCTTTGGGGCATGTTGCCGAAAATGATTCAGAGCATATTGATTATCTTACCGGCGAATCAATGAATAAAAAAGAGGCGGTTCGTTCTTATGATGCTAAACTTTTCACACAACAGGTTCTTTCTATTACGGGAAAGAAGCCTTTTGTGAAAAAATACCCGTTGATTGTTGGACGAATTATGAATACTGAACAGATGATTGAATATGGAGACGGATTAGAGATTCCTACATTAAATAAACTTTAACAAGTTTCTGTTTCAATTGTTTCGACCCTATTGCTCAAATTTCAGTGATATTTGTTTATAGGTACAGTTTTTGTTAAAATTATATAAACAGTATATTTTATATATTCTCAGGAGGGAATTTATATGAGTTATCATTCTTCGAATTATTCATCTACACAATCATTAGAGAACAATGGTTTTTACAGCAAAGTAATGTCATGGTTAGCTTTATCGTTCGGCGTGGCAGCGGTTGGCGTTTTTCTGATTGGGCCATTAGTCCCTCCCGCTTTTATTCTTCCTTTATCAATTATTGTAATTGTTGCGCTTATTGCAGCAAGCTTCTCTCGTAAAATGATGAAACTCAGTGGTCCATTTGCTGTTATCATTCCTTTGCTTTTGGGTGTTACTCTGTATCCTACTTTGAATTACTATATTAGTTCGGGAATGGGCAATGTTGTTGGAATGGCGGCTGGCGGAACAGCTGTTGTGTTTGGGACTATGGCGGTTCTTGGCTGGGTAAGCAAAATAAGTCTCAACAGCTGGGCACCTAAATTATTCATGATTGTGATGGGATTGATCGCTGTTAGCTTGCTGAATGTATTCTTTTTCAAATTAGCATTTCTTTCTTTGATTATCTCTATGGTAGTTGTTGTTGTGTTCGCTATTTATACATTTATTGACATTCAAGCAATTAGAGATAGATCTCCTAACAGTGAAGTTCCTGCATCATTTTATGCTTTGAATATTTTCTTGGATATTTACAACATTTTTGCTAGTTTGTTGAATATTATCGGATTTTTCAATAGAGCTTAATTTTAAAAATTAACTTAATAAATGATAAGTAAGAGAGTCGATCTTTAAAAATAGATCGGCTCTCTTAATGTTTGTGTTGTTTGTAGATATAATTATTGTCTATTCCGGCAAGTTGTGAATCAGTCAAAAAACTTCTTGCCGGAATAGATTTATTTGTTAAGAGTCTTTCCAAACATCATCTTCATCATCTTCGAAACTATCTAAAAAGGTATCTGTTGAGAAAGACAATTCAGGAAAATGTTTTTCAATTCTTCTATTGATTTCTTCAGTAATCAGAGAGCTAATAGATTCGTCGTTAGTTGTCCAGTATAATTCTATTTTTTTGGCTTTTTGTCCGCTTGCTAAATCTGATGTAATCCATATGTCATCACTCAGAGGAAAAGACATAAGATTATCTATCAATTTGTCAAACATGTCATTTTCAGATGAATATTTGACAACAGTTACTAAAAAAGAATTTGGAGTTGACAGGGTCGGATATCCTTCAGAAACAAGTATCTTTTCTGCTCCAATGATGAATGAAGCGATAATTCTATGTGTTCCATCTGCAATTTCTTTTACTCCATCATCGCTATAAAGAACAACAGGTTCACGAAATTTTCCTGTTTTAAGATACTGGCTTTTCAATTCTTCAATGATTTCATAATCTGTTTCGTTTGATAACATCTGTCTCATTGCATCATCCCAATCTTCATACTGATAGACTGGTTTGTATTCTTCCATCACTTCAGACAGATTTTTTAAATATATTGTCTGTGAATCAACCATTTTTCCGCCTTTTCTTGAGGGCTTTTGATTTGATTATATCATTTCTTTGTGTTTGTTTTGATATATTATTAGTGAAAGTTTGAAAATATTTTTATGAGGAGGGAAAACCATGCTGAACGGTAATGTGAATATTTTGCGTTCTACCGATAGCTGGTCTTTCCCTGTTGTATGCGCTGAAAGCGCAGAAAAGGCGCTTTCAGCCGATTTCTCAGCTAATAGAGGAAACCCCTCGGATATCCATTTTGATCGCTCAGAAGGGAAAATTCAAAACCTCCAGAATTTTAGTTTTTCAACACTTTCATATGTATCAAAAATTTCGCAATATTAGATTAGAAATATTGCGAAATCACAAGATAAGGAGCAAGTGTTGAAAATATGCACTTGCTCCTTATCTTGTTTACATGCAGAAATGTTAGAAAACGTATTACGATAGGAGAAAGAGAATATGTTTGACAATGTTGATGAAAATATGATAATGTTAAAGGAAATGGGTATAATTTAGCCCACAAATAGCGTCCTGGTAAAAGACAGGCACGGAAGAGAGAACAGAAAGATGACAGATGTATTAAGTTTAGAGAAGATACTTACCAAAAACGAGGTAGTGCAGGTTGATTCTTCAATGAAGATCACAAACACTGTCAATTGGATGACAGCGGCAACAAAAGTGATCTCCAATGATGCGTATATCCTCATTCCTCGCACAAATGGTGAAGTTTTGAGAAGCCCTAGCTTTTCTATGCCTAAACCACTTGTCATTGGACTGCATGTTTATGTTCCAGAGCACAAAAAAATCAAAATGGGATTGAACGATCATGTGTCTAAAACTAAGATTCTCATTAGAGACGATTGGACTTGTCAGTATTGTGGAGAATACGGTAACACTATTGACCACATCATGCCTAAATCTCGTGGAGGATTAAACACTTGGGGAAATCTTTGTGTAGCTTGTAGGAAATGCAACGGCTTGAAAAGCAACAGCACCCCACAAGAGATAGGATTCAAAAATCCTATCATTCCAGAAATTTACACACCACCAAACAGAGAGAACAAATTACAAAAAGCTTTGTATGCTGATCTTGAAGCAATGATGTGATAAATAACTCAAAACACTATTGAAGAGTGCCGCAATTATTCAAAAATTGCGGCACTCTTCTTTAATAATTAGTTAAAACAACAATAATATTTCATATATTTACATTTGATATAATGAGATTAAATAATTATTGCGAAAAAATTGGAGAAGATAAAGTATGTCTAAGGGGTCAAGAACATCAAGGTCGAGAGAACATGCTAGGGAGCAAGCGAGAAAAATTCAGCAAGAAGAAGCTTTGCGCAAAAAACTAAGTTTTATTGTTCCAGCTATTGTTATCATTCTTGCTATAATTGGTGGTATTTTTCTATTTTCTAATTATGCTGAAGAAAAGAAAACCGAAAAAGAAGCCCAAACTCAAATGGCGAAGACCAAAGGTGAACAAACAACACCTAAATTCATTGATGAGAAAGGAGCTTTTCATGTATCCGCTAATGGAGTTGAAAAAGATGTAAAACCTACAGGAAAAACTCGAATGGATATGTTTTTCGATCCACAATGTCCTGCCTGTGGAATGATTGATCGCGGAATCGGTGAAAGAGTAAACGAACTACTTGAAAATGATGAAATCGATCTTTATATTTACCCTATTTCTTTCTTGGACCAAACATCATCAGACAATTATTCTTCAAGAGCAGCAAGCGCAGTTGTCACAGTTGCCGAGAGATCCCCTGAAAACACAATGAAATTCGTTAATAAAATTTTTGAAGAGGATTTTCAGCCGGGAGAGGGAGCAAGTTATGAATCCGTTTCAGATAAAGATTTAGCTCAAGCTGCTGTTGAGGTTGGAGTTCCAGAAAATGTTGCGAAAACAATTGAACAAAAAAATTATTTGGATTGGGTTGCCAAGAATTCCGAAACACAAACTTCCAGAACGGATTATTTCAGTGATGGATTTTCGACTCCAGCAATATTCTTAAACACTGAATATAAAGATGGTCAAGCAACTGATTACACAAGAGTAATATTTGACAACAACAATATTCTTCAAACTTTTGATGATGCTATTGCCGAAGCGAAATGATTAATTATATTTATTAAATTGATTTTCGATAGTTTTTAAGATAAGATTGCTGAATATTTGATAATTTTTCGACAATATTCAGCAATCTTATCTTTCTTATTTGACAAATGATTGAAGATTAGGTAGAATATTGACATTGAGTAATTTTGTATAGATAAAGGTGGGTTTAAGAATGTTTGATGAAGATTTTGATAAGAATATTCCTGAAGAGCAGAAAGAGATTTTGAAGAGATTTCGAGAGGATCTTACTTCTCAACCTATTCGTTCTCTGAATAAAGAAGAGTCAGACATCTATGCTGGAGCTGTTTTTCGTGCTCAGCAGATACTTCCCTCTTTCCGTGACGCTTTGGCTGTTCTGAGTCCTTTCATGGATGCCACATGTTCAACTGCATACACAGATCAGTATGCTCGTGTGGGGCTTTCATACTGGTTCTTCTATCTTGCTGATGCTGAAACACGATCAATGGTTGTTCTTCATGAATCTATGCACATTCTCAACAGTCACTTCGCTCGTGCTGAAACACAAAAAGTGAAGCCACGTATGATGAATTATGCTGGAGACTTTGAGATTAATACTAATCTTTACACTCTGCCTACTATCAAAAATTCTCTTGAAAACTTTTTGATTCCTTCAAAGTATGAACTTCCTGATTTCAAGACTTTTGAGCAGTATGTTTCCATGATTAAAGACAAAATGGAAGAAATTTCAAAGGATTCAGGAAATCCAAGCGATGGGGCTGAAGAAATCGATCAGGCTTCACAAAACAACGATAGTCAAAGCGGATCGGATTCTTCTTCAGGTTCGGAAAGCGGAACTGATTCGTCTTCCTCAGATGCTTCTGGATCTGACAGTGCATCTTCTGATTCTCAACAGGGAAATGACTCTGAATCCAGCGAAAGCGGAAGCTCGTCAAGTGGAGAAGGCGGAAGTGAATCATCTGATGGTTCCGGTTCATCACAATCAGGCGATAATGGCGACTCACAAGGTGGTCAAGGATCTCAGCCTTCAGGTTATGGTAATTCCTATGATGATTATGTTCGTAAAATGAATGGCGAAGATTCTGCGGGTGGAACTGGATCATTTGAAGATCTCCTTAATGAAGAAGAAGGAAAAGGCAAGTGTGACGGAAATCATTCTAAAGATGGTAAAGGTGAACCTTGTGATGGATCTTGCGATCATTCTTCTGAAGGCGATAATGACGGAGAAGCAGACGGCGATAGCCAGGGAAATAATGGAAATGGTGAGCCTGAGCCTAACTCTTCAATTGACAACTACAAGCGTTCAATGAATAGTGGTGGAGCAAAGAAAAAAGTTAATCCTCCTACACGTCATTGCGATGACAGCACTGTTAAGCGTTCTGAAGCGGCTGACAAAGCTGGAATTTCTAAAGTTTCTGACATTGAACAAAATATCGCACGAAACAACACTTCTGTTCGCATTGCTGAGGAGCTTAACAGTGGAGGTCGTGGTTCAGGAGCAAGCAATGATTTCTTGAAGCTTGCTCTTAAAAGAATGTCGCCACCTAAAGTTGATTGGCGAGATCTTTTCCGAAGGGCTGTTGCTAATGCTTATAGCGCAAGTATTATGGGACAATCATACACTTCTTATAAGCGTGTGAATAGGCGATACAGTCAGGGATCAGTTATTTTCCCCGGTACTATTGATCATTCTCCTACTGTTACTTTTGCTGTTGATACTTCAGGTTCTATGGGACAAGAAGATTTCAGAAGGCTTCTTGCAGAAATTGAGGACATTATCAAAAATGCGGCACGTCAGAAGAATTCATTGAAAGTGTTCTCAGTTGATACTACAGTTAAAGGAATCGAACCTGTTTCTTCGGTAGATAAAATCAAACTTCGTGGTGGAGGCGGAACTGATATGAGCGTTGCCTTCGCTTATGTTAATTTGATGAAAAAGAAAGAAATGCCAAACATTGTTGTTTTGGGAACAGATGGTTACACAGAGTGGAGTTCTGTTGAAAGAGAGATTCGACAGGGAAGTTACCATGCAATCATTCTTGTCACTCAAGCGAATGCAATGAATAGTGTTCCCCAATCTCTTCACTCTGTCGCGGCTGTCATTGACATTTCAGAAGATAACTGAATATAAATAAAAACAAAATTAAGCAACCATTCTGTATAATAAAAATTGCAGAATGGTTGCTTAATTTTGTTTAGAGATATTATTCGAAACATATAAAAACATTTTGAAATTCTTCATTTAAGTTTTGATAAAATAATTGTGTCAAAGCTTTGATGTTGACCTTAGAAAAAATTACGAAAGAGAGTTGTGTAGATGACTAATGCTAGCGAAGAAAGAATGGCGCAGTTTGATTCTGTGATTGCTGCCATCAATAAGAATAAAAAATATAATAATGAAGACAATTATGGGAAACTTTTAGCAAAATTGGGAGACAAACCTCTCGATGTTGAAACGATTTCCAGCGGAAGCCTTGTGTTGGATAAAATTCTTGGTGGAGGACTTGCGAAAGGTCGTATTATTGAGATTTATGGTCCAGAATCTTCAGGAAAGACCTCTATTGCTCTAACAGCAGTTGGAAATGTTCAAAAATCTGGCGGAAATGCTGTTTTCTTGGATGTTGAAAATGCGCTTGATCCTAAATATTCTGCAAAACTTGGAGTAGATACTGATAGACTTGCTGTTGCTCAGCCTAATTCAGCTGAGCAAACATTAGATCTTCTTCAGGATTTGACTGATACAGGAGTTATTGACATTATTGTTCTTGACTCGGTTGCTGCTCTTGTTCCTGATGCTGAACTTGCTGGTGATGCCAGTGATGTGACTATTGGTTTAGTTGCTCGTCTCATGTCTAAGGCGTTGAGGAAGCTTATTAGCTCTGCAAATAAGACTAAAACAACTATTATTTTCATCAATCAGACTCGTGATAAAATCGGTGGATTCTCTCCTTATGGAACTCCGCAGACAACAACTGGTGGTAAAGCTCTTAAATTCTACGCTTCTCAAAGAATAGAAATTAAAAAGGGCGGTCCTGTCAAAGGTGATACTGCTGAAGATAAGAATACACCTATCGGTAGCGAAGTAAAGTTCAAAATTGTGAAGAATAAAGTTGCTCCTCCTTTCGGAACTGGCGAATCTGTTTTGACATTCAACCAGGGAATCAATGTTGCCGCTGAAATGGTTCTTGTCGGTCATTCTTATGGAGTAATTTTGATGCCTAATAACAGAACTTATGTTGAAGCTGAAACTGGCGAAGTCTTTGGTAAGAGCAAGAGAGAGGCAATTGAAGCATTAAATAATGACAAAGAATTGCTTGAAAGACTGAAAGTTGCAACTGCTAAGCAGATTGAAGCTAATCTTCATGGTATCGGACGTGAAGAAGACGTAGAAGATGAAAGTGATTTTGAAGAAGATTCAGAATAATTTTCAAACACTACTGGACAATCGGCATAATGTACGCTATACTTGAATTGTAAAAGATTCTGTAACGTACATTATGCCGATGTTTTTTATAACAACGAAACGCTGTGTCATGTGAAGTTGACAGGGGTATAATGTATATGTTAGAATCATTGAGTAAGCAAATTTTTTATGAAGTAGGAGAGTAAATATGAGTGAAAATATTTTGACCAATTCTGACCATGTTCTTCGGGCTGCTCTGAAAGCTCGTCAGGCTGTTATGCTAGTCGGTGAGCCTGGAACAAGCAAAACAGCCAGTGTTGCTCAACTTGCAGAAGATTTGGGTAAAACCCTTATCACAATTGTCCCATCTCGAATGGACTCTCAGGATATTTCAGGATTTCCTACTAAGGGTGAATATACTTATGGGGAAATCACTGCACCTGTGACAGAATATGCTCCTCAGCGTTGGCAAATGGAAATTATGGAGAAGAAAGAAGTCATTCTTCTTCTTGACGAATTTTCAAATGCTCATCCTTCAACTCGTGCTTCTCTCCTTTCCTTTATTCAGGATAGGCAGTTCCCCAATGGAGATTTTTTCCCTGATGAAACAGTTATTGTCTGTGCAATGAACCCTACTGATAGTGCGGCTGATGGTTATGAACTTGACCCAGCTACAACAAACCGTATGACATTCCTCTCATGGAAGCCAAGTGTTGATTCATGGCTTAAAGGAATGGTTGATAATTGGGGCAAGGGTGTTGCAAGCGAATCAGAAAAGAAGTGGCGTAACCTTATTGTTCGCTTCATCAATGACGAACCAGGTGCTCTTCACACAGGACCAAACTCAAATTACAACGGTGAAGCCTATGGCGTTTCCGACAACTCTTCTGACCGTGCAGTTCTTCAATATGCTTGGGCATCACGCAGGTCATGGGACAATCTTTCTCGTATTCTTGGTGCCCTCGAAACAAATGATTCTATGATTGAAGATACTATCATGGAGGGTACTGTCGGATATGCTTCAGCAAGCAAGTTCCGAGATTGGTTGCGTAAGAATGGCGCTCTTGACATTGCCAACATTATCAAAAACCCTAGAAAGTTCTCCGGTTGGGATGGACTTTCGTTCGATGACACTAACCTGATTCTTCGCTCAGCGTTGGAAAATGTCGACGATTCAACTCCTGTTAAAAAGGTTATGAATATTATCGACATTTTCCGAATCATTGTTGAAATTGACAAAGGTTCAGCAGCGGCACCTTACCTGCAGGATCTTGCTAAGATTCGAAACAGAGCCGGTGGTCTCAACTCTGACGAGAAGAAGCAAGTCACTGAAGAACTTAAAGCAGTGATTCCTCTGTTCAATGAGATTTCAAAGCGCAGAAAGTAATATTTTTCTCTAAAATAATCGCCACACTGAAAATGAAGTGTGGCGATTATTTTTTGTTAGAATATATATTGATTAATGAAAAGTTTTGGAAGGGGAAAATTTACTAATGGCGAATAATGATAGAGAGCTATACTTGCAAGCACAAAGAAGGCTTGTTGCTTCCTTGGTGTATGACGGGACAAGCGCAACAAGAGTTTTCGAATTAGTTGGTCCTCAAGATGTTGATGAACCCGCGCTGGAACTTATCATTACCGCTATTATGACTCTGGCCCGACAAGATTCAGAAATTTCCGTAATTTCTATTGGTAAAGAACTGGAAAAAGAAGGCCTTCTTGCTCAAGTTGGAGGAATTTCAGAGCTTAACGCTTTGCGTATTGAAGGCGAAAGATACAGACTTGAAGCTCCATCTGAACTTTATGCAAAAATTGTTCGAGAATCAAGCGCAAAAGACAAACTTGAAACATTGCTTGTTGACTCTAAAGACACATTTAGGGATGATTCTGGAATGTCTGCTGTCGATGCTATCTCAAATCTTCAATCAGAACTCAGCAACGCACTCTATGGGCTGTCAGACGATTCAACAGTGGTTGATGTAAGTGATTACATGGAAAGCTATTTTAACGTCTTAGATGAGCGTTTAAAGGTGAGTAAAGAAAATGAAGATAAGGCAGATGGTCTTCAAGGCATTCCAAGTCTTGTTCCCACTCTCAATAAGTACACAAACGGATGGCAGGCGCAACAACTTATTACAATTGGAGCGAGAACTGGTGTTGGAAAAGCTCTTTCTCTTGATACTCCGATTCCAACTCTTAGCGGTTGGACAACTATGGGAGAATTGAACATTGGGGACAAAGTTCTAGGAAGAGACGGAAAGCCAACAACTGTTGTTAATGCTACAGAAGTTCAACTTGAAAGAAAATGCTACCATGTTATTTTCAACAACGGAGAAACAATCACAGCTGATGCAGATCACAGATGGATCACTGAAACGTCTGATAGTAATGGACAGGAAAGCGTTAAAACAACACAAGAAATTTTCGAAACATTGCATAATGTAAAAGGCTCTCCAAATCATTATATTTCAGCTACTTCTCCGATTAATTTTGGATTAAAAGAGCTTCCTGTTGAACCTTACTATTTAGGATACAGAATATATCACAATGATATCAAGGATATTTTTCCTAATTTTGATATATATGATTTGAATTCTATTGAAAAGGATTTTATTCCTGCAGTTTATTTGCGCTCTTCTGTTAATCAGAGAAAGAGTCTATTGAGGGGCATAGTTGACGGACTCAAAAAATCAAACATCTCAGATGAAATTATTCTTGAATTTGAGAAAAAAGAACTTTCTGAATCTGTTTTTGAATTACTTAGTTCATTAGGATTAATTGCTTTTATTTCTGAATCTAACAGTAAGATTGAGATTCGCTTTTCGTCTGAATCATATTTTAATCTTATAAAAAACAAAAAGAATAACGAAAAATTTATTATTGAATCTATTGTTGAAGTTGATAGTGTTCCTGTTAGATGTATTCAAGTAGATAATGAAGATCACATGTATCTTGCTGGAAAAGCTATGGTGCCTACTCATAATACTGTTTTTGCTATTATGTCATTAGTAGCAGCGGCTCGGGCTGGAAAAGCTGTTTTGTTCTTCTCTCTGGAAATGGATTATCCTGAGATTATTGACAGAATTGTTGCTTGCATGTCAGGTGTATCTCAATCAAAACTAAAAAATGGAAGATTGAGCGAAGAGGAAGTAGAGCTTGTTGTCAAAGCGCAGACTGAACTTAAAGATTTAAAAATAATCATTGATACTGACCCTAAAGCAACTGTTGATTCTATCAGGTCCAAAGCTTTCAAAGCGGCTCAGTCACCAACTGGATTAGATATGATTATTTTGGATTATCTTCAGTTGATAACCCCTGTGGGACGTTATTCAAGCAGGCAAGAGGCTGTTTCGGACATGTCAAGAAATATGAAACTTACAGCGAAAACTTTGAATGTTCCTATTATGGTTCTTGTTCAGCTTAACAGAGCACAAGGTGACGAGGATGATGATAAGTTACCTACTTTGGACAATATTCGTGAATCCGGAGCTATTGCTATGGACTCTGATATTGTTGTTCTTCTTCATAGAGATGCAACACAAGATGATACGACTCCACAGACCATAGTCATTTTAGAGAAAAACAGAGGTGGAGAGTCTAAGAAGCTTATCAGATGTCATTCTAATCTTGAATGTTCTTTATTCAGAGAAATAAAACGAGAAAAAGAAACTTCTGAAAGATTAACTGATGAAGAAATGATGGAACTGGAAGATGACATTGATTTAAGTGATTTTCCTGATCTTGATGATGACATTGATCTGCAAGATTTGTGAGGGGAGAAAATGAAAAAAAATATTCCTACTAAAAGACATCCTTTGTTTAAAGAAGAGGAAACTTTGGATTTCGGTGACTTTGAAGTGACAGAATTGACAGAGGATCAAAAAGTTGACGCATTTATTTCTAAATATATGGAAATTTTTGACCCCATAGAAACATTCTCAAAATATTTTGAATCTTCCGCTAAGGGGGTTGATCACATTCTCAGAGATGTTAAACTGTATTATAAGAAGTTAGTTCTTCAGGGAAATTGGTCTGAGAAAAAATATGTTGTTGTCATTAATGATATTTTTGAAAATCGCATTCCTTTAACTGTTGTTACTTTAGACAGAAGTGGGCTTCTTTTCGAAAAGGAAAAACTAAATTCTCAAAGAAGAGCTAAAACAGGAAGCAGGAGGCGAGTTTGAAATGAACGATGACAAACTTCATAACGCTATAAACAGTGATAATTTCAATTTCGTCAATCACAATGAAACAGATTTTGAATCTTTCAGAAAATTTCAGCAGGACATTGACAAAAGATACTCAAAAGTTGAACGCGAAAGAACCATTCGTGAGCGTTCAAAAAATCTTGAAAAATGGGACAATAGCCTACCAGAAAGATGGCGTGGAGCTTCTTTGTCGAAAATTCATAATCCGGCAGCTGAAGTAGCCTTAAATATTATTAAAGAAAAAGGAAAAGGAAGCTTTTTTGTTAATGGAAATGCTGGATCAGGAAAAACCTATTTATCTTATGCCATCATTCGTAAATACATTGGTTCAGGTTGGACAACTTTTTCTCAAGTGAAAATTATTTCAGAAGAAAGCATTCTGGGATTAGCTTATACTGGCTTTGAGGGCCGATCACGATTTGAGAAAATGTTTGATGATAAGTATAAAGTCTATCTTTTTGATAACGTTGGAGGTCGAGAGCATTACGATACAAAAAAAGAGACTCCTTTATGGGAAAGACTAATCGATCACATTTACAACAATTCTTTATATGCTATCTTCACAAGCAACGATTCAGCTTTGAACTTTTCCGAAATTCTCAGTGATTCAGGACAGGCAAAATTTAGCCATTTAATTTCAGGTAGAACTATTGAGGTCAGAGGAACACGACAGCCTGCTATTTCAGATAAAGACGATAAGAGAAAATCATCAAAAAACAATAATTTTGATAGCAAATTAGATGCTTTCGATGGATAATGCATATTTTCTGTCATAATCTTTGAATAATTTGTTAAAATGGTAGAGGCAAATAAAAACACTTCTGCTAAGGGGAAACATGTCAAAGAGAAAAGACGAAAGAAATTATATGCAGATTGATGAATTTTTCAGCAACACAAATTTGGAGCTGAATTCACAAGAGGCAAAAAAGAAAGCTGGATTCTTTAAGAAAACTGGAAGCTTCTTCATGCTTATCGTATGTGCCTCTGTTATGGGTGCTTTAATCAGCGTTCCAGGAATAGCTACTGGATCAACTATTGCACAAGTTTCTGAACCCGTAGTTGACATGTGGAAAAACTACCCTGAAGAGTTAGATAATATTTCTATTGCTGAAAGAAATATACTTTATGATAAAAATGGGGATGTCTTCGCTCAGGTATGGTCAGAAGATAGAGTCTCTGTAGAGGGGCTTGACGAAATAAGCGATTATGCAAAAAAAGGATTGATTGCAACAGAAGATAAAAGATTCTATGAGCATAATGGTTTTGACATCAAAGGTACAGCAAGAGCTGCGCTGAAAGGCGGCGGCGGTTCCGGCATTACTCAGCAGTTAGTTAAAAACCTACAGTTTTATAATATGGCCGGTAAAGACAAAAAAGAAAAAGCCATCGAGGTTTCTTATCAAAGAAAGGCTAAGGAACTTAAGCTTTCATTAGCCTATGAAAAAACTCATTCAAAAGACGAAATTCTTCTTCAATATTTCAATACAGTTGCTTTTGGAAATCCCAATATTTATTCAATTGAAGCTGCTTCTCAGTATTTTTTCGGGAAACCAGCTAAGAATCTCAGCCTTGCAGAATCAGCCATCCTTGTAGGATCTGTGCAAAATCCGGTTAAATACAACCTTAGCAAAGACGAATCTAAAGATTTGTGGAAAGAGCGACAGAAAATTGTCCTCAACAGGATGGTTTCAGAAAAATATATTACTCAAGACGAAGCTGATGAAGCTTACAAAGAAAAAATCAAACTTGTCAAAAAGAAAACCTCAGCAGGAAGCTGTGTTTCATCAAAATACCCTTTCTATTGTGATTATGTTATGGGATATTTGAAAAAATCTTCTAAGCTTGGAGAAACACAAGAAGAACGAGATGCTATTCTTGCAAAAGGTGGATTGCATATCAAAACATATATGGATCCGAAAGTGATGAAAGGCATTGATAAACAGTTGGAAAATGATTTTGGAAACAAAAATCGTGTTGTTGCTCCTGCAGCTGTTGTTCAACCGGGAACTGGTGGAGTTTCAGGGTTTGGGGTCAATAGAGAATATGGATCAGGTAAAGGCAAGACTACTATCAATGTTCCTGCTAACAAGTCAGGAACAGGATCCGCTTATAAACCGATAACTTTGGCCGCAGCTTTGGAAAGTGGAATGAAAGAAAGCGATTTGAATTTCAGTTCATCTTGTCCTTTGAATCCTGGTTCCCAATATGATGCTCCTGTGGGTGGATTCAAGAACTCTAATGGTTGTGGTTTTCAATCTGGAAAACTTGACTATGAACAAGCTACAGCATGGTCATCTAACACCTGGTATCTAACGCTTGCAATGAAAACAGGAATGAATAATGTTATTGACATGAGTAAAAAACTTAATTTGAATGTTCCAGAAGGGACTTCAGAACGAAGCCTTGCTCTTGTTATAGGTTCAGCAGAGAACAGTAACATCGACATGGCTGCGGCTTTCGGAACTTTTGCAAATGAAGGTGTCTTTTGCCCTGCAACACCTGTGGCATCTTATGAATATGCGGATGGAACTTCTCCCGCTGTTCCCGATACGTACGATCCTTCAGAAACATCATGTAGGCGTGTTATGAGTCCTCATACTGCATCTGTAGGGTTGAAAGCTATGCGAGCAAATACTTATCCAGGACATGCTAAATCTCCTTTCGGTGTTGCAGCAAAAATTAAAGGATATGACGCTGTTGGAAAATCAGGAACAAACCAGAATTACAACTGGACATGGGTTCAGGTTTCCAAAGATTATTCAATGTTCTTCAATATTTATGACATGGATAGGGTTTCTAATGGGGTCAAAGGAATGACTTATAAAGGAAGTTTCACAAGTAAAAACATCTCCACTAAGGCCGGGTCTGATGTTCTTCGCAGTATTGTCAAAGAAACAAATGCAAAGAGCAAAAAACTTGATTATAACAATAAGGATAGTAGTTTGAAGCCAGTTCCAGTTGAGACACGAGATTACTTTACAATCCCTTCCACTTTGGGAATGAAACCTGCTGAAGCTCTTTCTGCAATGAAAGCATTAGGAATTAATGCTTATGTCAGTAAAGAGAAGAGACCTGCATCCAAAGGTTATCCTGAAGGTGTCATCATTGAACAATCTCTTGACCCAGGGTTGCAATTGCCTGTGGGGACAAATAAAGAAGTAATTCTATATATGTCTGAGTAAAAAATTGGGTAGAAAGCAACTTTAAAAACCACAGCTTTCTACCCAATTTTTCAGTAGATATTTTCGGTAGAATATTAAGAGATAAAACAACAAAAGGAAAATCTATGAGCAAAGAAATTGACTATGAAAACATTCATCAATCAATTGAGGATGCTATCGAAAACTTCAAAGTGGCGAAAAATAATTTTGAAACCCAACGCGAAGAACTTGTGTCAATAAACAGAAAAGTTTCTGAAAGCATTTCTCAACTTCAAGAAGCAAAATTGAAGATTGAAGATCTTTTGGGGGAAGATGAAGATAAAGTTTCTAAAAAAACACCAAGAAAAACTGCATCTAAATCTCAGTCGAGCAAAAAATCATCTGCTAGTAAAAAAGTAGTTGAAGAACCTAAAAACGATTTAAAAGAAGAAAGCGAATCTTTGGCTAAACCGAAGAATAAAGTTATTGCTCAAAATGATACTAATGATAAAGATGATTCCGCCAGCAGTAAAGATAAAGACATTGAAAGCTTTATCACTGATGATGGATTGTTTGATTCTGATGATATAGACGAAATTAATTTTTAAGAGAAGAAAAGGAAAAACAATATAATGAAGATTACGATTAATTCAAAAAGTTTTGTGGAGGCTGTTTCTTGGGTCACAAAATCATATGACACAAAAAACGACAGGTCTTATATAGCTTTGTCGATTGATTCAGAGGGTGAAGGTGTTCTTTCACACGCTAATGCCAACTCATATATGAAGAGCAATTACAGCGTTGTTTCAGTTGATTTTGATGGTGATGATCAAGACAATGCTGTTTTCTCCGTAGATGGAGCTTACCTGAAGAATTTAGCTAATGCTATCGGTTCATCAGGTGGAGATTTTGTCATCAGTAAAAAGCTGAAAGCAGAAAGAACCTCTCTTGATGTTAAAACAAATTTAGGAAAATTCACTATCCCACTTCTTGATCAGACAGTTGCAAGCGAACCAGAATTCGTTGAAATTGGAGAAGTTGATGACAATGAATTTTTTGATTCTTTGACAAGAATTGCAAAACTGTGTGATTCTGATAATTCAGGTTCATCAAGCTTTATCGGATCTGTTGATTTCGGCTTTGACACAGAAGAAAAAACTGTTAAGATGTTTGCTACTGATAGATATGCTTTAGGTGAAATTTCTCTTGATTTCAGCCCCTCCGAAGAAGAAGATGATACAGTTGATGAAATTGTTTCAAAACATATTCTACTTCCTAGCAACAGCGCAAATATTGTTTCTTCTACTAAGGGGATAAATACTTCTATCACTCTCATTGCTGAAGATAGTGGAGATGGGACATTAAGGTTTGGCTATTCTTTCCCTGATGGACGAATCGCTCTTTTCTCTTTAGTCAATGCTGCTACCTTCCCTCACACAAAAGCAATGAAAGATAAAGCACTTAAAGAAGTGGAGCACGAAGTTACTCTTGAAACTTCTGATTTGAAAAATGCTATCAGAACTATTTCAAGCCTTTCTCCGTCAGAAGATGACATTTATTTCACAATTTCAAGTAAAGGTTTAGTTGTCACAGATTCAACTAAATCAAATTCCCTAAAAGTGGATCATGATGAAATCGACTATGACAATGACGAGGATTATCGTGCTCGTTTTGTCAGAAGTGTTATCAATGAAGCTTTCAGTCCTATTAGCACAAATAAAATGAAACTCAAGTGGGGGTCAGACAGTATGGCTTTTGTTCTTGAACCTATTACAGAAGATGGGGAAAGTGTAAATAACGTTTTCGTCATGGCTGTTATTGGGAAAGTCAACTGAAAAAACACGATAGGATAAATAAAACATGGTGCCAGAGACAAATCTAATAGGAATAATTGCTTCTTTTCTTGCAGTTATTGTTCCAGTTGGTTTAGGAATTTTTTCAATATTTTTTAAGCCAAAATGGATGAAAGATAAGTCTCTGGCTCCTTCGTGGACAAAAATTAACGTAGCTGCAATAACAGTTGGATTGTTATCAGGATGTTTTGGTTGGTTCATGTACAAAGAATTTGGAACTTACATCAGCGGTATAGCGTTTCTCAACTCTTCACTTCTAGGATTCAGTGTTTTTCAAACTTTTTTCACTGATTTTTGGTATAGGCTTGCAGATAGAAGAATTTTAAATATTTCTACGCTAATTTCTCTTCTCTTCGGTATATATATGACTTGGGATATTTTTGGAAAAGAAATGTTGATGATATATGGCATTTTATTCTTTCTAGCAACAATAGTTTTATTTATTCCAAGCATAGGATCTTCTGATGGAAGAGCTTTACAACTAGTTGTTTCTGCAACTGTTCCTCTTGTTGGTTTAATGGGTTTTCAATGGGGAATAGTAATGTTTTTGATTTTAATTTGTGCTTTTGGAATCGGGAATGCAATATACAAAAAAGATTTGAAGTCTTTAGTGAAAAAGGTCTCTATGCCTTTGGTTCCTATAATATTATTAGCATTTTTAATAGTCATATTATTCTATAATTTATTTTTCTGAAATAGTGACCATTGGCGATATTCATTTTAAATATCCGTAAATTTGAAAGGTTTTAACATGTCAGACATTTTAGACAGCATTGACGATTTGGTTGATGATGATGAAGATTTTAACGAAGAAACAGAAGATTTCTATGATGCTTCTTCTGACCTTGACACTGTTCTCAATGACGAAGGAGAAATGTCAGAAACAGAAGCAAGAGAAGTGACAGCTGCAATACGATCTGCAGTGACAGCAACTTACATTCTTTTGTCTCAAGCTCATGAAGGAAAAGCCTATAAAGCATTAGGGTATGACACATGGGCTGATTATGTCCGCGAAGAATTTGAAATCTCTCCTCAACGCTCTTATCAGCTTCTTGATCTTTCAAAAACAATTAAACTTATTGAAGAAGTTTCGCCAGAAGGAACAGTTGTTAAATTAACCGAAGCTCAAGCTCGTGACATCAAAAGAGAGCTTCCAAAGATTACAGAAAAAATTAGCGAAGAAACCAAAGATCTTAATTCCGATGAAGCCGGAGATCTTGTTGGACGAATTATCGAAGATGCAAGAGAACAGCAGAAAGCTGATGAGAAAGGCATTGCTGAACGAGAGAAAAATCTTGCTGAAGCGGAAAAAGAAGGATATCAAAAGGGATTAGAAGCGGCTGCTGATGCAATGCTTGAAGAAGATGAGGAAGAAAGAAGCCCTAATAGAACTTTTGATGCTGATGCTCCTGACAGAATGACAGATTCAGCAGATGACGAATTTCTCGAAGTTGATGTGGATGGGGACGGAGGAGTTTCTCCATCTGATAGCATGAACCTTTATCAATTCGTTAATGCTTTGACAGGTATTTCCTCTCTTCCTGAACCCGATGATTTTGTTGAAACCATTCCAGAATCACGATTTGATGAAATGTATGAACAGATTTTAGAGTCAGCTTCATGGATGAATAGATTATCTACATTAATGGAGTTGCGTAAAAGTTGATTTTTGAGTTTTTGTTTGGTAGAATGAATTTATCATGTCCCAACTAAATGAAGAGGTAGAACATTGGATAAATTCTCAGATTACGCAAACACAGCAGAAAACTCTTACCAGGTCTCTTTAGAGCTTAAAATGGTAGATCAAGACAGTTCTTACCTGCCTATGATGTATGAAAACCTTCCACTCGAATTCAAAAAGGAATTGGACGATTTAGCGTCTGAACTTCTTGATCCAGATCGTGGACATGTAGCTGTTATCGGTTCATCACAGTCAGGTAAGACTTTTTTGATCAATCAACTTGTTGGAAATTTTGATCGATACCTTGACAAACTCAATAGAGATGTCATGCACTTTGTCCGAGTTGACGAAGATGATCTGTATGACATTATGGCACTTCCTAACCGTTACAGTACATATATTGACAGTATTGTAGATGAACTTCAGTGCTCGGAAGCTGACATTTGTTTTGTTACAGAAAATGTCGAAGTTGCATCAAAATTGTTCTCTTTCTCAAAGCGTTCACGCATTATTTTCGAAGCAAGCCGTTCAACATTTGTCAACATCGTCAATGCAGAAAACTCCGGAGACACTAAAATGTGGGCTAGCTGGAGATATGTGGATGTGACAGAGATTTTCATTAAAAAACAAGAACTTATTGATACCGTTTATCTTGCTTTAAATGAAAGAATTAAAGAAACATTCAATGTTGATCTAACAAAGAAAATGATTGCAATGTTCGTCAGTCATGCTTTGCGCAAGATTCCCGGATTGGTTGGAAAAGAAGGATATACAAAAGGAAAAATCCTTGCCCCTCTCGGCGTTTGGTTGGTTACTCTGAGAAGAATGGGAGGAATTCTTGGGCTTGCAGAGTCCAATTCCTTCCAGGATAAAAACGGAAAACTTGTTTTAGGAAAAGTCATTAATAACATTTTCCAAGACAATCAGGAAATTCTTGAATCATACATTGAAGAAGAGTTCCCAGAAGATTCAGATAACAGTATTCTTATTCCGCTTCCTGGTGGTCAATTCGTCAAAATTCCTATGCCACCGATGGCTAATCCTTTTGACGGAATTCCAGGGTTGGAGAGTTCTAGCGAAGAGAATATTCTTCAAGAGATCGATAAGAACCAGAAAGTTCAATTTAAAAACATTGATGAACTTGGCGATAAGCTGAAAAAAGAAGTTATCGGTCAAGATGATGCAGTTAAAGAAATCGTTGATGGTTTGGTTGTTCCAGCAGCCGGTTTGAATGATCCTACTAAACCAATTCGTTCAATGTTCTTCCTTGGGCCTACTGGCGTAGGTAAGACTAAGATGGCGCAAACTCTTGCTGAAGAAATTGCAGAAAAGCCTCTTAACCTTGTGAGAATCGACATGAGCGAATATTCTCAGCCACATGAAGCTTCAAAACTTCTTGGTGCACCTCCAGGATATGCCGGATTTGACAAGGGAGGCGTTCTTACAAATGCTATCAGTCAGAACCCATGCTCTCTCATTCTTCTTGATGAAATCGAAAAAGCAGATCCGAAGATTTGGGATAGTTTCTTGCAGATTCTTGATGCAGGTAGAATGACTGATGGGACAGGAAATGTAGTTGATTTCACTCAAACAATTATTATTATGACCTCAAATTTGGGAGCAAAAGAAAACCAGAAGTCTCTCACCGGATTTAACACCGGAATGGAGAATGAGGATGAAAAGAATCAGAAAGCGAAAAAGGTCACAATGAAAGCATTGGAAGACAATTTCCGTCCTGAACTTATTAACCGTATTGACGAAATTATCAACTTTAATGAAATTTCTAGAGATACAGCTCTTCAGATTGTAGCTAAAGAAGTTGGGATCCTTTCTGATAGAATGAAGAATTCAGGATATACTCTTGAAGGTCTCTCTTCTGATATTTTGGATGAGGTTCTTCTTCGTTCTAATATTGCAAAATATGGAGCAAGGGATATCCAAAGAGTTATTTTGAAAAGCATTTCAAATCCTGTTGCTTACAGTATGGTGACAAACAAAAATGACGATAATAGTAATGTTTTTTCGCTCTTTATAGATAATGATAAGAACATTTCAGTTAAACGATCACTGAAATGAAACTACTGAATGGAGTAATGTATGTCACAGGATTTTGGCATAGACAATGAAGGTCAAGGATTTGATTTCGATGATGACGATGAAACAGATCTTGACAAACTGCTTGACATAGCTGGGCGAACATCTGATGCTGATGACGATGATGATTCAGTGCTATTCTTCAATGATGACAAAAAAGAAGAACCACAGACACCAGTTTATGAAACAACAAGCAGAGTGCAAGATAATAACGAATCAGATGATTCTTCTGTAGAAGTTGAAGATAATTATGATGATGTTGAAGAAGTCGTTGTTGAAACACGCCCGGAGCCAGTTGCTTATACTCCAGAGCCAGATAATAGCTATCAAGAGATTCAAAGACAAGAGCCTGAACCTGCAGAGACTCCGCAAGCAAGGGAAAGGGAGACTGAAGTGCAACAACAATATGTTGCATCAGTCTCCCAGCCTGAGCCTGCAGTTCAAGAATATTCTTACAATAATTACGAAACAAGCCGACCTAGCCCTAGCATTCGTAAGGTAGCTATAAAATCAGAAGCAGAAGAGATCAGAGAAACACGTAAAGTTATTAAAATTCTTGACACTTACAGAAATCTTCAAAGTGATGCCAGAAATATTGTTTCTCAATTCTTAGATAATGATGACATGGATGATGAATCCACACTTGTTGTCAAAGTTTTGAGAGCCGATCCTATGTTTGCGAAAACAATGGCAGCTTTGAAAGATTCTGCAAGTCAAGATGATAGGGTTGAAAGAGTATTCTATATTCTGCGTCTTAATACAGAAGTTCTTCATAATTTAGGAAAACTTGTTGGAACTTTGACAGATGAAGAAGAGGAAATTCCAGGAATAGGCGACAGTATTGAATATTCTAAGAATGTAGAAGAAGCAATCAATGGAATCGACAAGAAAATCATCGGTTATGTCTCAGCAACACAATCGGTTCTTGCCGCTGCAGAAGATGAAGAGTGAAAGTAGAAAATGACAGAAGTTGACATTTGGGAAGATGAGCCTTTAGCTTTACCAGATCCTACAGAATTGGTGGAAGCATCTATAGAATCTACCACTGAAAAAATAGATGCTTCCATCATTATGCCTGAAGTAGAGGGAAAGCAAATAGTCCTTACCATTGATGATGGCAACATTCATTTGTTTTCAAAACAAGATCTCATGACAGGATATTTTTTGAATCTTATTAATTTTCGAAAAGTTCAGAAAATAAACCAAACGAGTCAGTACCTTCTTCGCCTTACGCCCCTGAACGCCTTTGTTTTAAGAAGAGCGCTCATGGGGTATAAGAACATTATAAACCCCTCAGATGTCCAAATAATGGCTTCTGAGGCGGATAAAGTACCTCTCCCCGAAGCTCATTTGACAGAAGATGGAAAACATGTTGAAATTGTTGCGCCAAAAATCAAATTCTATACAGAACTTTTGTCAAAAGTAAATTCTTATCCAACTAAAACTGGTTATAGAGTTGAAATTGCAAGAGTAATGGATCTCGAAACATTATCTGAAACAACAGAGTCACGTTTCCCTAAAATAAAATTTGACAGAAAAGTTTTACAATTGAATCGTGAGCCAATAGTAGGATTTGATGGAACATTACAGTCATTGAAAGATATCCCTATTGGGTCTCTCAATGTTGTTTCAGCAAACAATCAATCATGGAAAGCATTAAAAGGATCAAAACAAACACTTGAAGAAAAAATGCAATCATTAGGTATTAACAGTTTGTATGATATGCTTTTCTGGCTTCCTAAAAGATATATAGATAAATCAAAACCTCAAGATATAAGCGATCTTGTAGAAGGCGAAACAGCTGTTGTTGTTGGAAAAATTGATGAAACACACGAAATAACCGCTGGACGAGGCGGCGCAGTATTCACAGTTAAAACGAACACTGGTAACACAATACGAACAACATTCTTCAATCAAAAATGGCTGTTGTCTAAATTTTCGGTGGGAAACGAAGTTCTTGTCACAGGAAAATTCTCTTGGTGGAACAAAAAACCTCAAATTTCTGGATCTTCGATTGAACACGCTGAAGAAGCAGCAATGCTCCCTATCGTTCCTATTTACAAACAATCTCCTTCAAAAGGAATTACTACATATTTTCTTATGGCATCAAATAGAGAACTCTTATCACGATTAGGAGATATAAAACTTCCGCCATATTTCCGACAAGAAGGAAGAATGAACTATTGTGAAGCTCTTTCTGAACTTCATTTCCCAAGCTCACTAGCAGAACACAAAAAAGCAGTTGAAACTCTTGCTTATTATGAGTTAATTCATATGCAAATTATTGTTCAAGAGGCGAAAGAAAAATCTGAACTAAGAGCTGGATTAGTCATACCTGAAGGCAAAAGAAAACTACAAGCAAAGGGCATTAAAATGATGCCTTTTGAGCTTACTGTGTCTCAAAAACGTGCTGTTGTCGAAATGAATTCAAAATTAGAGAACCATTTGCCATCCTCAACTCTTCTTAGCGCAGATGTTGGGGCAGGTAAGTCAGCAATCGCTCAACTTGCTGCTTTAAGAGCCGTTGATGGGGGCTATCAGGCTGTTGTAATAGGTCCAACGGATATTCTTGCACGACAACTTTTTGAAGGCTTTAAAAAGCTTTTAGACAAGATTGAAGAAAAATTTGGAGATCACATTCCTATCATATTCATCAATGGCTCTATGAAAGCTAAAGAGAAAAAGGAAGCTTTTAAAAAGATTTCAGATGGAGAAATTTCTATTGTTGTAGGAACGCATTCTGTTATGAATTCTGTCACCTATAATAATTTAGGTTTTGTTGCTATTGATGAACAACAAAAATTTGGAGCTGAACAGAGAAGTAAACTTCTTACTTCACGCGAAGATGGAGCTATTCCAGATATCATGATGCAAACAGCAACTCCTATTCCAAGGAGCACAGCACAGGTTTTCTACGGAGACATAGATATGATAGAACTGGCAGAAAAACCGCCAGGAAGAATCCCTATTGTTACAGAATGGATTCGAGAAGACCCTAATGAAATGATAGAACAGATAACAAATAAAGTATGGGCTGACATTATCGAAGAAGCTGGAAAAGGAAATCAAACCTTCATTATTACTCCATTAGTTTCAGAATCAACAAAAATTGATTCCGCCTCTGTTGAAAGAACATACAAAAGTCTTCAGCAAATGGCTTTGAGTGGATTAAGAATAGGTTTTGTTCATGGGCAGATGAAACAAGACCTTCAACAGCAAGAAATGGATAAATTCAGAAATAAAGAATATGACGTTCTCGTTTCCTCAATGGTTGTCGAAGTTGGTGTGGATATTCCAGATGCCACAAGAGTTGCTATATTATCTGCAGACAGACTGGGAAGCGCCTCTTTGCATCAAATCAGAGGTCGTGTAGGAAGAAATTCAAAACCATCCAAGTGCTATCTTGTGTCTTTGGGGAAAACAGAGAACAGTCAGATAAGACTTCAATCTCTTGTCGACAGCGAAAACGGTTTCGATATTGCGAAAGCTGACCTTGAACTTCGTGGAGAAGGTAATATGTTCAGCACAGAACAATCAGGTAGGTCAGAAATGATTTTCGCAAACTTAGCTAAACATCGAGACAAGATTAACGAAGCCAAAGAAGAGGCGAAGCGGATATTAAAATCACCATTCAAAGATGCAGCGATAAAAGACAGTAAAGAGAAATTCCAGTCAGAAGAGAGGATTATATAATGTATTTCAGAAAAGCTTTGGTTCGTATCCGAAAAGAATACAATCTAAACCCAAAAAGGCTTTTCCTATATTCAGGAATCGCTGCTCTAATCTGTTCTCTTCTTGGAATTCTTTCAGATGTTTTACTACCGTTTGAATTGTGGGGAAATATTATTAGAAGCCTTGTTCTTATTCCAACATCAATCTCAATGTTCGTTTTCGGCTACGGAGTAAGCCTGTTTCTTCATTATGCAAGAATAGCGGACAATCCAGAATGGCAACCCTTTAGATTACGCTTCTCTCCTACATGGAGAAGAAGAATATCTGCAATAGTAGCTGCAATGATGTTTGTAGGGATATATGCTAATGGATTCAGAATAGGATATACTGTAATAGCTTCTTTGTTTGTCGCTCTTGCAATTGGATTGTTTGCATTCATGAGAACTACAAAAGAAGAATCAAAGAGAGAAGAGTTGAATCTTCCTGACATCAGAGATACGCGATATGAGGAACAAATGAAAAAACTTGAAAAAGCTCGTGCCGAAAGTATCAGACAGAAAGAGATAAGACGAAAAGAACGACGAGAAAAACTTATTCACGGATCCAAAAAAGACAAGAAAACAGAAGAAGAAGCAGAATAATTAATATGTGACAAAATTCACAATTAAACATTTTTCAACAGAATAGCTACAAACTCCCTAAAACTTGCCGAAACAGACGAATTTCAAATTTTTTGAAGTTTTTCTAATCAGTACTTCAATAAAAATACTTGTTAGAAAAACTTCAACATTACAAAATAAACACATCATTATAAAATAATTTTTCAATGCCTAAATGTGAGATCATCATCTTTTATTAATGAATTTCTCTGATGGTTTTATTGATGAAAAATAGAATTGAAATAATGGTAGAATGTTTATTGAAAACAAAATTGAGAAAAATTTTGTTCATAGAAAATTGATAAAATCATTAGACAAGAAATACACGATAATAGGAGAAATACATGTCATCACCAAACGATGCTTTAGAATACACAGGCAATACAGAAACAACAGAATTAGATTATCACGCACTCAATGCACAGGTCAATCTCGTAGGTGCGGATGGCAAACTGCAATTAGAATCAGATAAAGAAGCAACACGACAGTTTTTTCTTCAGCATGTCAACCAAAACACCGTGTATTTTCATGACCTTGAAGAAAAATTAGAATATCTCGTAGACAATGGATACTATGAGGAAGACGTTGTTGAACAATACGCTTTCGAATTTGTCAAATCATTGTTCAAAAGAGCATACTCCTATAAATTCCGATTCCAAAGCTTCTTGGGTGCTTTTAAATACTACTCATCTTACACACTGAAAACTTTCGATGGGAAACGCTATCTTGAAAGATTCGAAGATCGTGTGACAATGACAGCACTCTACCTTGCAAGAGGAAACGAAAAAGATGCTGAAAAAATTCTTGACGAAATCATTTCAGGTCGATTCCAACCCGCAACTCCAACATTCCTCAATGCTGGAAAAGCACAACGTGGAGAATTGGTCAGCTGCTTCCTGCTTAATGTAGAAGATAATATGGAATCAATCGCAAGAAGCATCACAAACTCACTGCAACTCTCAAAACGTGGTGGCGGCGTGGCTCTCAACTTGACAAACATTCGTGAACAAGGAGCACCAATCAAGAAGATTCAAAATCAATCATCAGGCATCGTTCCTGTTATGAAAATGCTTGAAGATGCGTTTAGTTATGCAAACCAGCTGGGCGCGCGACAGGGAGCCGGTGCTGTATATTTGAATGCTCATCACCCTGATATTATGCAATTTCTTGACACAAAACGAGAAAATGCGGATGAGAAGATTCGTATTAAAACTCTCTCTCTTGGAGTCGTTGTTCCAGACATAACTTTCCAACTAGCCAAAAAGGGTGAAGATATGTATCTCTTCTCCCCATATGATGTTGAGCGAGTTTACGGAAAACCTTACTCTGACATCAGTATCACAGATAAATACTACGAGATGCTTGATGACAAGAGAATTCGTAAGACAAAGATAAAAGCAAGAAGCTTCTTCCAAACTCTTGCAGAAGTTCAGTTCGAATCAGGATACCCATATATCATGTTCGAAGATACTGTTAACAGGGCAAATCCGATTGATGGAAAAGTTAAAATGTCGAATCTTTGTTCAGAAATTCTCCAAGTTTCAGAACCAGCAACATTCAAAGAAGATGGAACCTATGAAAATGTTGGTCGAGACATCTCTTGTAACCTTGGATCTTTGAACATTGCTAATGCTTTCGATTCACCAGATTTCGGTCTGACAATCGAAACAGCAATCCGTTCATTGACAGCAGTTTCAGACTTGTCAAACATTTCATCAGTTCCCTCAATTGAAAACGGTAACAATCTTTCACATGCAATTGGTCTTGGACAGATGAACTTGCATGGATTCTTGGCACGAGAGCACATCCACTATGATTCTCCAGAAGCAGTAGATTTCACAAATCTCTATTTCTACGCTGTTGCATATGCAGGGATCAAAGCCTCTAACAAGATCGCTAAAGAACGTGGAGAAAAATTCTACGGATTTGAAAAATCAGCATATGCAAATGGCGAATTCTTTGAAAAATACATTGAAAAAGATTGGACTGTTGCTAAAACTGAAAAGGTAGCAAACTTAATTCACCGTTCCTCAATTTATTTGCCAACACAAGAAGATTGGGTAAAACTTGCGGAAGATGTTAAAGAATATGGATTGTATAATGCGTATCTTTTCGCTGTGCCTCCGACTGGCAGCATTTCGTATATAAATAATTCAACAAGTTCCATTCATCCAATTGCGGCACCTATTGAAGCACGTAAAGAAGGAAAAATTGGTCGAGTTTATTACCCTGCACCATATTTGAGTGATGATACTCTTCCTTACTACCGTGATGCTTATAAGGTTGGTCCAGAGGCAATTATTGATGTATATGCAGCGGCAACTCAGCATACCGATCAAGGGCTTTCTCTTACCTTGTTCTATCCTGACACTGCAACAACGAAAGATTTGAATAAGTCCTATATTTATGCATGGACAAGAGGAGTTAAAACTCTTTACTACCTCCGACTTAAAAACTCTTCTCTTTCTGAGACTACTGTGGAAGGTTTAGCCAACGATTTTTGTGAATCTTGCCAGCTTTGACAAAAATAGAGAAAAATTATAATTAAATACTAAAACAAAATAAACACTACTGAAATGTTATTTAATTCAGTAGTGTTTATTTTGTTTTTTGATATAATAAGATTAAGGAATATTTTTTAAAGGATGGATAAAACATGACTGAAAAGAAAATGTTGAATAATTATCCAGAATTAATTTCAGAATGGGATTGGGTTAAAAATCAAAAATTAAATGTTGATGAACTTTCTTGCGGAAGCAACAAAATAGCTTGGTGGATATGCCAAAAAGGACATTCTTATGATTCAAAAATTTCGACAAGATTTAAAACTAAAGGATGTCCATATTGCTCTAACCAAAGAATATTAGCTGGATATAATGATTTTGAAAGCCAGCAATCGGATCTTATGAAATTTTGGAATTTTTCAAAAAATACAGTAAGTCCTAAAGAAATTAGTCCAAGAAGTGGCAAAAAAGTTTGGTGGATTTGCGAAAGAGGACACGAATATCAAAGTTCACCTCATTTAGTATCCACAGGAAGAAAATGTTTGTACTGTTCAAATAAAAAAGTATTAACTGGATTCAATGATATATTAACAGTCAATCCTCTTTTACTAAATAGGTGGTCTGATCGTAATTCTCTACCAATAACTGAATATCTTGCTGGAAGCAACAAAAAAGTTTGGTGGATTTGCAAAAAAGAGCATGAATTTGAAGCACCAATTAGAAATATGGTAAAAAATCCTGACATTTGCGCTATTTGTTCAGGGAAAAAAGCCCTTTCTGGTTTTAACGATCTTTCTACTATAAGACCAGAGCTTTTGGAGTTCTGGGATTTTAAAAAGAACAAATATTTACCTTCAGAAGTAACAATTGGTAAATCCTCTGACAAGACTTACTTTATTTGCAAGAATAAACATTCTTTTTCTATGACTCTTGCTGATATCAATCAAGGTAAATGGTGCTTACAATGCTCTATTGATTCTTATGTTTCAAAACCAGAAAAAGAAATTTATGAATTTTTAAAAAGTTTATTTAATGTAAACATAGAGCAATCAAGCAGATCAATCATCTCTCCTTACGAACTTGACATATATTTACCTGATTTTCAAATAGCTATTGAATTCAATGGGTTATTTTGGCATAATGAAAAATATATGAAAATGACAAATAAAAAAAATATACAATATTACCATTTCAATAAATGGAATATGTGTAGAAAACAGGGGATTCAGCTTATCACTGTTTGGGAGGATGATTGGCGAGATAATAGAGATGTTGTCAAAAGCATGATTGCTCATAAACTGAATTTTTCAAGTAATGCAAAAATTTATGCAAGGAAAACTGTTGTTGAAAAAATTTCGGCAAGTGCTGCAAAAACTTTCCTCAATTCATATCATATTCAAGGATTCAAAAATGGGTGTGCGAACATTGCTTTGAAGTCTCTTGATGGAGAAATTGTCGCTGTGTCTCAATTATCTTTCAATAAGGGAGAATGTTCTATTGAAAGATATGCCACTTCGTGTAATGTTCCTGGTGGATTCACTAAAATTGTAAAATATATTGAGAAAACATATTCTGAAATTGGTTCTATTTCAACGTTTTCTGATAATGAAGTTAGTGATGGTGGTTTGTATTCGAATAATGGCTTTGAAGTTGATTATTTTGTCCGACCTGATTATAAATACATTTATGAGAACAAACGTTTTCATAAATTCAATTTCAGAAAAATTCGTTTTGAAAAGGATCCTGAATTGTTATTTGAAAAAGATTTGACGGAAAATCAATTGGCTGATTTGAACAATATCCCCCGCATATGGGATTCAGGAAAAACGAAGTATATAAAGAAACTCAATAGAGAATGAATTGTCTAATTTGTTAAAATAATTATAAATTAATTATTGAATAAGAGGAGGGTTATTGTGGCTGAGAAAAAATCATTGAGCGATCATCCTTCTCTTTTGTTTGAATGGGATTATGAGAAAAATAAAAATCTTAGTCCTTCGCTTGACAAGTTTTCTGGCCGGACAAAACTTTGGTGGAAATGCAAAAAGGGACATTCTTGGGATGCTATTCTGACAAACAGGATTAATGGCTCTGGTTGTCCTTTCTGTGCTGGAAAGAGAATTCTTAAAGGTTTTAATGATGTTTTGACTCTTAATCCAGATTTGGTCAATAATGAGTGGGATTTTGACAAAAACACCCTGTGCCCTTCTGAAATTGGATTGAACAGTTCCAAAAAAGTTTGGTGGAAATGCTTGAATTCAGATCATTCTTATGAGTCTACTACTGCTTCTCGAAAACGTGGTCGCGGTTGCCCTTATTGTACTAATAAAAAAGTCCTTATTGGATTCAATGATTTCGCTTCTCAATCTTCTGAGTTGCTGTCAGAATGGGATTTTAGCAAAAACAAAATAGATCCTACTGAAATAACTTCTGGCTCAGATAAAGCTGTTTGGTGGGTGTGCGCTAATAGTCATTCCTATAATATGTCCGCCTATAAACGCTCTATTGGCAGAGGATGCCCTGTCTGTGCTGGAAAGACAGTTATTTTTGAAACTTCTGTAAAAGGTGACTCTCATATGTCTGAATTGTGGGATTATGAGAAGAACAGTGTTGATCCTGAATTAATATCCACAGGAAGCAATAAATTATGTTGGTGGATCGGTAAAGACTGCGGACACAGGTTTGAAAAAAGCCCTAAATTTATCAAAAACGGGTCTGAATGCCCATATTGTGCCTCTGCGAATCCACAAGTTTTAAAAGGATTTAACGATCTTCAAACTAAAGCTCCGCACTTAGTTAGGGAATGGAGTAAAAAGAACTTGTTATCCCCTTCGGATTTCATTGCCGGATCAAAGAAAAAAGTATGGTGGGTATGTAATAAAGGACATGAATGGGAAACAGCTATCGAATATCGCTATAAAAGCCTTTCATCTTGCCCTAAATGCTCAATGAAAGGAACCTCAAAAACAGAAAAAGAAGTACAGAATTTTGTTGAGCATATTATTTCCGATAATTCTCAAATAGTTTTTAATTCTTATCAAATAATTCCTCCACAAGAGCTTGATATTTATATTCCGTCTAAAAATATTGCGATTGAATTCAACGGGTTATATTGGCATAGCGAAATGGCAGGTAAAGATAAAAATTACCACTATGATAAATGGAAAAAGTGTCAAGATCAGGGAATACAGCTTATAACCATATGGGAAGATGACTGGAAAAACAATCGCTTAATAGTAGAATCAATGCTTAAACACAAGCTGATTTTAAGTGATACTGATAAAATTTATGCAAGAAAATCATTTTTTAAAGAAATATCTTATGTTGATGCTGAATCTTTTCTTAACAAACATCATATTCAAAAATATAAAGGTATGACTAAAAACTTTGGATTATTTGATACCCATAAAAAAGAGTTAATTGCAGTTATGTCATTTTCCAGCAAAAACAACATTTTAAGCTTAGAGCGTTATGCTACATCTGTGAATGTTGTTGGTGGATTTTCAAAAATGTTAAAGAATTCAATTAAATATTTTAAAAATAACAATCCAAATATTGATACTGTTGTAACTTTTTCTGATCATGAAGTTAGTGATGGTGAATTGTATAAGAAAAATGGGTTTGAAGTTGACTACTTGATTGATCCTGATTATAAATATATTTACAAAAATCAGCGATTTCATAAATTCAGTTTTAGGAAAATTCGATTTGAAAAAGATTCTGAATTAATATTTAAAAAAGAAATGACGGAAAAAGAATTAGCAGACCTTAATGGAATTTTTCGTATTTGGGATTCAGGAAAAACAAAGTATATAAAAATGTTAGATGCATAAATTGATTGAACTCATTCTTAATCAATTTTGATAAGATATGAAATGTAGGTAATGTGTACAGGATGCTTTTTGCTGACATTAAAGTTGTTTTCAATGCGGTGATATTCAAAATGAGTTTTTTGAAAAATCTTTTTGAAAACGATTGAAATAGTGCTGAAAAAGTGGCTTGTAATCTAATGTTTTTAGGGTGCGTTACAGAATAGATTTTAAGAAATATTAAACAATGCAAAAAGGGAGTTTTATGAGCGAGGATAACGAGTTTTCTGATATGAGGTCTGCTGATGATGTACCCTCCTATAGCGTTCCTCAATTTAAAAACGCTCAGTCTGATCGATTTTATGATTATGAAACAAATATTTTCGATTATGAACATTTAGATGATTTAAACATGGCTATAAAAAATGCACGTTTGGCTTTGTTTGAAATTACAGATAAAATTAATGAAGCTGAACGTAAAGAGAAACATTGTAAGGTCAAATACGAAAGAGAACACCGTAGAGCTTATTTGAAAGCAACACAAAAGACAGAAAAAGACAGAAAAGCTTATGCTGATCTGCAATGTGAGGATCTTGAGGATAATGCAATAGTCTATGAACAGGTTAGAATTGATTTGATACGCATTAGTAATTCTATTCGTTTAGAACTTCAAACATTACAGGCTCTTGGAAATAACATCAGACAACAAATGAAGATGGAGTGAGACTGTGGCCGACCTTGCAACGAAAGATTTAACAAAAAGATTGACTAAACTTGGATCAATCTTCCTGATCGCTATAATTATTCTTTCTATCAGTGTTGTTGCTACTTTATTGATTCAGAGAGTTTCTATTTTTGCTATTGCGGGATCTTCTATGGAGCCTACTTTGACAGATAGACAAACTGTTATTCTTAAACAATCGAAAACTGTTGAGCATGGAGAATTTGTTTTTTTCAAGAAACCTAAATCCTGGAGCGATTATGTTGATAGAGACACTACTTTGGTTAAGAGGATAACTGCTGTTCCTAACGACACTCTTTCTTTTGACGGGAAATCGTTCAAAGTTAATGGGGAAGATGTTTATGATCTTTCAAAAAACGAATACGAATGTGCAAAAGGTCAAAAAGGCTATGAGCACACATTAAGCAATAAAGAAATTTTTGTTATGGGTGACAATCCTAATCATAGTTTGGATTCGAGAAGAATTTTCTGTGATGGAAATGTTAATGAAATGTTCATTCCCAAATATTCTATTGTTGATTATGGTCAAATTGTTGTTAAATTTTGAGAAAGGTGAATGTATATGAAGATTGCTTTAATTGTTGATAAATCTCAACCTTACCTTGATTTTCAAAGAGATCGTATTTTTACTCAATGGAATGTAGAAGATTTTGATCATGTGAAAAGTTTTTCTGAAGTTGGAGAAGCAACTATTTTTGGAGAGCCTCCTGCTTCTGCTATTTTTCTCAATGATATCAACAGTGTAAAAAAAATTTATGAGGATTTGGCACAAGCAAAAAAGTCAAACATTTTAGAATCTCGTTTGTCTCAGGGGTTAATCATAACAACGACAGTAGCAAGAGTATCTACTAAAAAACTTGAATCTTTCATTAAGGATAATAATGGAATTGTCGTTTTTGCAAAAGAGAACTCAAAAGACAAAACTAATGTCACTGATAAATTATTGAATGAAACTTCTTTGAACAGAGAGGTAAAGAAGTTTCTTTCAGAATATATTGGAGATGATTATGAAACTCTTGTGTCATTGTTGAGAAATATTTCGGTTCTTTCCCCAAAACAGCAGAATAAGCTTGAAGTTGAGGATATGTTTATTCGCCTTCCACAGTCTCCTGGCTCTGTTGCTCCTTGGGAAATTGAGAAACCTTTAATGTCAGGTGATGCGAATTCAACCATTGAGCTTTACAGAAGAATTTCTCAACATAGTCATTACTTGGTTGTTTTATCTATCTTGAAAAATAAGATTCAACTGTCATGGAGAATTGCTTCTTTGTTAAGTATTGATTCAAGAATGAATTTAGCTGATTCCGCTTCTGCTTTGGGTGTTGCTAACAATTATCCTTTTAAATTAGCAACAGAAAATGCGAAAAAACTAGGTTTAAATAAACTTGAATATTGTTTAAGTGTTATAGCTGACACAGAAGCAGATGTAAAAGGTGGGTCAAGTGCTGATGGAAATGTTATAATGGAAATAACGTTAATGAAGATTTTAAATAAACTTAGGGGTTAATTTTGAGAGCAAAGCATGATTATGAAGCAGAGAGTGCCGTTCGTAGGCAAACAAATTTAGATAGAATTGACACAGATCCTTTTATCGGTTATTCTACAGGGCTTGAAGCTGTTGAAGACTGTCAAATTTCCAGTCAGGTTGAGGTTTTAGCTCGGCTTCTTAATCGTGAAAATCTTTTTATTTCTGGTCCCGCTGGCTCCGGAAAGACAACTATTATCAAAAGATTTATTGATCTTATTGATGGGCAATTTGAGGGAAGATTCAATGTTGAGGTTACTGCTTCAACTGGCCTTGCAGCGACTCTCATCAATGGACGAACAATTCATTCATGGTCTGGGCTAGGTGTTTACGACAAAGTTTATCAGCCAAAAAATAAAGACGTTAATCTTTATACCGCTTGGGATAGAATCAAATATACTGACGTTTTGATTATTGATGAAATTTCTATGCTTCATGCTTATTATTTGGACAATATTGATGCAGTATGCAAACAGGTCAGAAGAAACAAAAAGCCTTTTGGAGGAATTCAAGTGGTATTTCTTGGTGACTTCCTGCAACTTCCTCCGGTTGCACCGCGTGATAAGAATGATGACATGAATTATGATTATGCGATTACTTCTGATGCATGGAAAAACGCTAACATCAAATATTGCTATATGGACAAAACACATAGAGCCTCCGACAAATATTTGCAATATATTCTTAAAAGTATTTCTGCAAATAAAGTGAATGATACTACTTTAAAAATCATCAATGCTTGCAGAAATAACAAAAAAGATCCACAAGCAACTTATACTACTCTTTTTACAAAGAACAGAAATGTTGATCTTTACAATGATCAGCAACTAGCGAAGAATCCCAATCCTTTGAAAACTTTCAATTTGGTAAAGTTTTCAGGAAGTGAAAAAAATATTGAAAAATTAGTAAAAAGCAGAAATGTTCCAGAAAAAATCAATCTTAAAATTGGAGCTACTGTTATTGTGACAGCAAATTACTTTGATGAAAATTTGGGAAGAAACACAGCCGCTAACGGAACTGTGGGAAAGGTTGTTTCAATAGATAGGTATGGGATAGAGGTTCGTTTGAATGATGGCGAAATTATTCCAATTCAGCCAATGAACTACCTCTCTTCTAAAAAGGAAGTAGTAGAGAGCAAAATCACAGGTAAAATCACTGAAATTGAAAAAGTTGAAGCAAGCGTCTCTCAACTTCCTGTAAAATTGGGTTATGCTATTACAGTACATAAATCTCAGGGGCAAACATTAGATGCTGTTGAAGTTGATTTATCAGAATGCTTTATTCCAGGATTGGGATATGTGGCACTGTCAAGAGTGCGAGATGCGAAAAATCTTATCATCAAAGACTTCAATGACAAAGCTCTGGAAGTTGATAAAAGATCGCTGAAGATTTCCACACTTGTTAAAAAGAAAGCTTTGGAAAATAGAAAAGAATTTATTGAAAAAATTGATGATTATTTAGGCTTAGTAGAAAACCCTTTATTACGCAATCTGACTTGGGATGATTCAAAAGCAGGCAACGTTCGTAAGGTAGAAAACAAGAAGAATAAGAAAAAATAGGATTATTAAATAATATTTTCATATATTTTTGTTAGAATATTCAATGAACTATTTTTAAAAGTGAAGATTATGAGATTTAGGTAGTATAACTATGAGCAAAGAAAACAAAGATTTACCAGAAAACGAAGATAAACATACATCAAATGATAGCATTAATAATGGCGCATCTGATGATCAAATGTTTGCAGATTTGATTTCTGATGATGATAATAATGAATATACTCGTGATAAAGAATATGAAGAAGCACTTCCTGATCTTGATGAAAATCATTTTGCATCTGATAAAACATCAGAGACTTCAGTTATTGATTCAAATGAAACAGAAAGCGAAAACAAATCTCCAGTAATTCATTCTGAAGATGATAAAATTCAAAACACAAATATGAAAAATACTGTTGATGATTCTGCTGTTCCTAAGAGCCGTGCAGAGATTAAGCGAGCAGAAAAGAAGAAGAAGAAAAAGAAAAAAATTATCGCAAGCTCTATTGCTGGAGCTGTTATTATTGCAGGACTTGGCGGATTTTTCGGATTTCAAAAATATATGGACACACAGTCAACCACTGTTCCCCAAGCAGCAAAAACCATTAGTTATGATGAAGACACCAAAAAAGTTTGTAAAGAATTTGTTTCTTCTGATCTAAAATGCGAAGTCAAGTGGGAAATCAATGACAATGTTGATCGCGGAGGGCTGTTGAGTCAATCCGTGGCAAGTGATGAAAAAGTCGACAATGGAACAAATGTTGTTCTCACATATTCCAATGGGCCTTCAACTTCTGAATTCCCTAACCTTAATGGTGTAAATATTGAGGAAGCCAAAAAATCTCTTTATAACATGAATATTGAAGTTTCCGAAGTTAAAGAAGTTGATGGAAATGGACTTGATAAAAACGAAATAGTCTCAACAAGTATAGAACCTGGGACTAAGGTTAATAATGGTGATGCTGTCACCATTAATGTATCTAACGGAAATGTAAAACTTCCTGATTGGAGCGGCAAAACTAAGGAATATGTAGAAGCTGATGCTAAAAAATTGGGAATCAAGGTTAAATTCACAGAAGAAGAATCAGATAAAGCTTCAGGAATTGTCATTAGTCAAACCCCTAAAGCTGGTGAAACAACTACATCAACAGAAATAAATGTAGTTCTTTCGAAATCTTTTGAAGCCAAAGAAATTGAAATTCCTGATGTGATTGGGAAAACAGCAGAAGAAGCTCAAACAGAATTAGCTACAGCCGGATTCCGTCAAATTAAAACTGTCAAAGTAAAGAATGCGGAAGTTACTGAAACACAAGTTACACAAGTTGTCCCTGGCGTTGGACAAAAAGGAAACAGTGAAGAAAATATTGTCATTATTGTTTCTGAACCTATCAAGTAAAGCATTTTCGGACGAAACTCACAATTGACATAATTCTGATATTATTTAATTGTGAGTTTCGTCCGACAGGAATAAATTCATTAATTTTTTGATTCGTTAAACAATCAAAGGAAGTAAGGCATTGTTCTGAAAGTTTCGATATTGTCTGCTTCTGAATCAATAAAGGGTGATATGTCAATAACTTAAAATGGTGCAATAATATGGAGACAAAAGCGTTTGCCAAAATTTCTATATGATTGTACTATTTTTTTGACAATTACTACCCAATAAAGAAGAAGAGCAAACGAATCTGCTCTTTCATCTAGTTACTCAAAGCTAGGTGCCAAACCGAAAATAGAGGAAGTGAGATATACCGACTGAGAACGGGAATCTCCCTAGTGGAAGAACAATATGAAAAATAAATTAAACTATATATTATCAGGATTTACGTTAGCAATATGTGTTACCAGCATTACAGCTACAAGCGCAGTTGCTGCTCCAAATGAAATTCTAGACAAAGCTCCTGAAACAACAATAAACAATGATGATAAAACGAACAATGAGTATAATTCAAAGATTATTCTCAATGATTCAGAGGGAACAGAAGTCATCAACATCAATACAGCTGACACCACACTTTCAGAAGCACTTGCAGATAACGGCGATAAAATAACTGACTACAAAGATTCTAACTCTGAACCTGTGGACGAAAGCCAATCTCTTAAAAACGGAGAGGATATTTCTCTATTCAAATCTGAAACATCTGGCGATTCTGATGTTATTAAACTCAAAGCTCCCACAATAAAAAAGAAAACTGATGATCTTTATGTTGGCGAAAAAGAAGTTAAAGAAAAAGGTAAAGATGGAGAAGCTCTGAAAACAACTCTTGTCACAAAAGATTTGGCATCTGATAAGAAAATAAACGATGAAGCTTCGGGTGATGACAATGGGAAAACAGTTGAAGAAAAATTGACTGTCCTAAAAGCACCAAAAGCGAAAATCGTTCTTGTCGGAACAAAAGAACGACCAACACCTACTGCATCAGAAGAAGAGACTAATACTGATCCTGTATATGACGAGAATTCTTCCAATGCAAATTCTGCTTCAACAGAAAATAACTCAAACAACAGTTCATCCGCAAGCTCTGAATCAACTTATGAAAATTCAAGCTCATCTAGCGCATCCAAAACCTCTTCAAAAGGATCTGAAAGCAACCGAAGTGATGTTGTTAGCTTAGTAAGAGCACAATTAGGCAAACCTTATGTTTGGGGAGCTACTGGTCCTAACTCGTTTGATTGTTCAGGATTGGTTTATTATATTTACCACACTAAGAAAGGTATGAATATCCCACGAACATCAACTGCTCAAGGTATGGCATCTACTCCTGTTAGCTGGAGTGATATCCAGCCTGGAGATATTGTGTGGAGAACAGGCCATATTGGAATCTATGTTGGCGGCGGAAAAGTAATTCACGCTCCAAGAGCAGGAAAGCCTGTTACTGAATTAAGCGTTGATTATTTTAAGAATAGCGGATTCAAACCAGGCAGATTTTGATAAAAATTAATATTTATGCAATCTAGTAAAAGATACCTTCATTTTTGACAAAGAGTGAAGGTATCTTTTCTTCTGTATATAGGGTGATTTCTTTAAAAAGCACCCTATAAGCCCTTAACGAAACTTTTTGAATAAACTCTATGTTCCATATGTTAAAACGTCTTATAATCCAAATTTGACAAATCCCTTTCGCTATAATATGATTAAACTATCAAATGAATTTACGAAAGGTTAAATAATGTCTATTCGTCCATATCCGGTTGCTCTGGAAAATGAGAATTCCGCTAATGCTAATGTTGCTGACATGTATAAGTCATGGACTCTCAATGAAATTCGCGCTGATCTCGACAAAAAGCGCACACCCCTTGTTTCTGTTTTTATGAATCTTACGCATGAATTCAACAAAGCTTCTGGAATCAGGGCAAGCAATGCTTATCTTGGCGATCATGTCTATCTTGTTGGGCGAAGAAAGTACAATCGAAAGGGAACTGTTGGAACGCATCAGTATGAGCATGTTTCAAGTGCTGACACTCTTTCTGAAGTTGTTGAACTCCTTCATGAAAAGGGATACACTGTTTTTGCTGTAGATAACATTGATTCGTATAATCCTAAAAACATTTGGGACGTAGACCTTCCGGAGAAGAGTGCTTTTGTCTATGGTGAGGAGATGAGAGGACTTCAGCCGGAAGAGATCGAGTTGTGCGATGATATGATTTTTTGTCAGATGTATGGAAGCGTGCGTTCTCTTAACGTAGCTCAGTGTAGTGCGGTTGTGATGAACGAATACTCAAAGCAGAATCGTCATCTTAGATAACAGAAAATCGTTTTGAGATAAATTATATAAAAGCATGACAGGATTTTGAAACAATTAAATCCTGTCATGCTTTTTATTATTTTTTTCGCAAATTTCACCAATACACAATAATATTATGAAAAGCTGTGATAAAACAAAAGTTATTTTCAATTAATAATTAGGTAAAATACTAAGAATGAATGAATATGATGAAAATATTGTAGGGAGAATGAATGTTTAAACTAGCTCAATTAAGTGATCTACATGCTGGATATTCAGCTACAAGGTTACTTACAGCTCAAGGTCTTAACGTAAGAGAAGCTGATGGATATCTCGCTTTTTCTAAAATGGTAACGGAAATTATTGAGAATGAAGTAGATGCTGCTTTAGTATGTGGCGACACTTTTCATACCCCAAACCCTGATATTCGTACAATAGTTTTTGTTCAAAATCAATTTCGAAGATTATACGAAGCTGGAATTAAAGTCTATATTTTAGCCGGAAATCATGATGCTAATGACATTAAAGCAGACATTGCAGCATCAAGAGTACTTCATGACCCTTGGAAAAAAATCTATTCTCATGTTGAACCCTATGTTCACTATGAAATAGCAGATGGAATAAATCTTCATCTTATTTCTCACCATATGTTCGAAGACCAATCATCAACAATGTCTAATGTTAAGCCGATAGATAATGAAATTAATATTCTTGCCACTCACGGTAGTGTTTTTGATAAATATTTTCACGAAGTTCTTCATGCTGAAAAGTCTCCCCGCGAAATTGTTATCCCTGAACATTTGTTAGATGACTACAACTGGAGCTATTCTCTATTCGGACACATTCACGAAAGAGGATGGGTAGGTTCAGCAGACAAAAAAACAGACACAGCCGGATCTAAAATATACTACAATGGAAGCGCAATTCGTCGTGGATTTAGCGATGCAGATGTTCCTTTGGGTAGAGGATGGACACTATGGACGATAGATGATTTCGGAAATTTTGAAGCTACTCCCAAAACTGTCATTCAAAGACCTCAATATGATTTTAAACAAATTGATGCAACCGGATTATCATCATCCGAAATAACAGACATGGTTATCGAAAATCTTAAAGAAACACAAGTAAGTGGATTGGATCTCGAAGTATCAAATGCACCTATTCTCCGACAAAAGATTATAAATATCACTCCCGCAAAACATTCTGCTTTGGATTTGAAAACTATTAGCCATAACGCTTCTCATGCTTTGTCATGGACTTTGGCGACAAAAACTGTTGCAGAAATACAGGCTGAGCAAGAAAGGCTCGATAAGAAAACAAACAGCGATAATTCAGATGTTGTCAAAGGCTACGATGAATGGATTGAAAACTCAAAATCTGTGCAAGGAGTTGAAGAACCCATTAAAGATAAAGTTGTTCAAAACGCAAGAGACTATGTAAAACTTGGACAAGAGGAGGTACTTGATGCTGAATGAAGATGAGAACAAAGAGAAACCAGTAAATGAAGAAGTAATGAAAGATTCCGCTGAAAAATCAACTGACAATAATGATGTTGTTGAAGATTCAGATAAAGATAATAATGAAACCATCAAAATAGATAGTGATGATGAAAAATCTTTCTGGACAAAGAAAAAGATTATTGCCATACTTGTTGTCATGTTGATTTTAGTTCCAGGTGTAGCAATTGGAAGCAGTTACCTCCTCTCACGATATCAATCAAATCAAACAGCTGAAACAGGACTGAAAAGCATTTCTTCTCAAAAAGGTGATATTAGAGTATCGAACACAAAACTTTCTACCTTCAAAGGGCAAAAAATATCTTCAGCAAACATTGATCAAAAATCTTTGACCAATGCATCAGGTATGGGTTCAGACTCTGCTGTTTTTGTCTTTTCGAACGGGAAAGAGAATAAAGATAAAAAGATTGTCGATGTATATTTAGATTTCAGTTCTCAAAAATCACGAGATTTCATATTACTTAATCAATCCTCACTCAAAAGGATGGTCGAAAACAATCTAATAGAGTTAAGATTACATCCTGTACCTTCTGCTTCATCTTTTTCGATTTATGCAGCTGAAGCTATTTCTGAATCTATAGTAACATCCCCTGACAAAACATGGGATTTTGTTATTGCGTTAATGAAGACTTCAGCAACGTTGAATACTGACAAAAATGATGATGTGATTAAAGCTGTTTTAGATACAGTTAAAGAAGAGCGAATAGATGACGTTGATGCTGAATCAATCAAAAACGGAACATTCGCAAGCTGGATATTGGCTGTTGGTGATGATAACAAATTAAAAACAGGTTATTATCCTCCAATCATTTATTTGAATGACAAAGCCGTAGACCCTGATGATGTATTCTTGAATGACTCATCCGCTTTTCAGAAATATGTTTTAAATGAGGAGAAAAATTGAAAAAGGAATGGACAAAGAGAATAGTGTTGTTTGCTGCTTCACTGGCAATCGTTTCGTCATCAACAGTAGCACATGCTGAAACAATCAATGAAACAGAAAAATCAACACAAAGCTCGGCAGTAAAAAATGAGAGTGCGACCAAATTAAAAACAGAACTAGTGAAATTCGATACCAGAATAATCAAAGATAAAAATCTTCCAAAAGGTATTGAAGTAGTTGTTCAAAAAGGGACGAATGGAGAAAGAACATTCTATAAAACTTTTGACACAACAAAAGATGCAAATGGTCACATATCAGAATTTCCCGTATTCTATGATGAAATAACTACTCTCCCCACAGAAAAAGTTGTCAGACAAGGAACTAATAAAGAAATTATTGAAGGAATTTCTGACAAAACTAAAAAATTAGAAAAGAAGAAATCCGACGAAAAGAAAGCTGCAGCAAAGAGAAAAGCTGAAGAAAAAGCTCAGCAAGAGCAGGAAAGTTCAGATTCTCAATCTTCTTCAGATTCAGGAGAAAGTAATACGGTATCTCCTTTTAAAACAGAAACACAACCTGCGAAAAAACCGAATAGAAAAGTTGATGATAGTGCACCAGCAGGGCATGTGACAACACCTTCTGAAAACAGAGCATATGTTCAGTCTGTTCTTTCTCCATCTGAATTTTCTTGTGCTGACAAGCTTATTATGAGAGAATCAGGGTATCTCACAACAGCCGATAACCCTAATTCAAGCGCATATGGTGTCCCCCAAGCATTACCAGGCAGCAAAATGGCTTCTGCAGGTTCTGACTGGCGAACAAACGGAAAAACTCAGTTTAAATGGATGCAAGGTTATGTAAAAGAGCGTTATGGAAATAGCTTTTGTATAGCTCTAAACCATAGCTATAATGTTGGATGGTACTGATTTATATTTAACAATCGTTTCTGAATATTTTAGATATGATTGATATAATGAACAAGTGCAAATAAAATCAGCAAAGAACTAACTATCTAATTCACCGGAGGAAAATATGGAATTCAATATTTACGACATTTCAGATTTAAACGAAGATGAGCTTTATGAGCTGATAGAATCATCTGAGACAGGCGAGTTGAACGAACTTGAAATGGGTTTGTCCTCCGGTGAATTACGACAGGCTATTTTAGATAGGGTTCGTGAGGATCTAAGGCAAGATGAATTGCATTACATTAACAAAACTCTTCAGCAATTCGATTTGAACATCAACAACGAACTTCTAGAAATGGAAGACGGGAAGAAAACCATACTTGATGATGTTGATTATCTTATTTATGAACTTTCTGACGAAGAAATAGATTCAACAATTTGGGAATTTTCATCAGAAGTTATTTACATAGGAGAAATATGATAACTATCAACAAAAAAAGCATTTTATCAATTATTGCTCTATCTCTTATTATTGCTGGTCTGGTTGTCGGAGCCTTAATTGGCGATAATCCAGAAACAACTATCCTGGCACCATCATTTCTCCATATTAGATAAAATTCAACAAACTTGACTTTTTTCAATCTCCGTTATACAATATTTTTATTAAGTTTAAATATTGTAGATAGGAAAAATCTTGAAAAAGTCTTTTGTTGTTATTGCTACCATTATCACAGCAGTCACTCTATCGCTTTCTGCTTGTGATTCTTCCTTTGAAAATTCTGATTCTCTCACGCAAAGCTCTGATGTTGAGGATTCAAAAAAGTTATTGAATCCTTGAATAAAGCCCACGATATTCGAGTCAAAAAAGAAGCGTTTTCTATTGGTGATTCTTGGGTTGTTTATGTAGATGATGAACAAATTGCTGAAATCAAGGGCGAAGTTTTCCCTGTTCTTGGTGATACTTATTCAATGTATTCGAATGCTGGAAATCTTGTTGGGGCCGAAACAGAAGATTTTCTTACTCTGACTCATGGTTCAAAAACTTATGACTATATGGGAGAACAGAGGGGGTATATTAAACAAAAAGCACTCACCTTCGGATACGATTTTGATATTTATGAAAAATTCGAAAATGTAGGAAATGTTCGACAAAAGTTTTCTCTTGGACTTCAGGCTGATATCAAAGATTCTGATGGAAAAGTCGAATATAATGTTGATAAAGAATTTTTCTCTTTCGGAAGTGATATAACAATTTCAAAAGTGAGCACTGAAAAAGAAACATCTGTTGATGCCATTGATGCTGTTTGGGCTACAGTTATGATGAATGAGATTGATGAAGCACAAAATTCAGATAGCGGGAACAATAACAATAAATAACTTCTTCAAAGAGGGCAAGAGTATTTTCGTATATTTCTTGCCCTCTTTGAGCTTCATGGTTATTTTTAAATACACAAAAAATAACGATAAATCCTTACTTATTGATATTAGTATTAGAATATTTTGCTATAAAAAGAGTAAGGATAAACAAAGAATGCTCTATACCTTAGATCTGCCGTGGGGAGTTAAACACCCTAATGTACAATACTGGAAAGACCAAAAAATCCATGTTTATAAAGGATCCATTCTTCCTGCTGAACTACGTCCTTATGCCAGTGAAGATTTTTCCTATTCAAGATGGCGTGAAGATGAACTTAATGGAATGGTGATGCCGCCTGAAAAAAGCGGAACTAAATTTACTCCAAAACCACATCAGGAAGAAGCTGCTAAAAAGATTTATAAAGCCTACAATACCGGGCAAAGAGGACTTTTACTGGCAGACAAGACTGGAACTGGAAAAACATTGTCAGCGCTTGCCGGTGTTTCCGCAATGGCAAAACATGATGGTTTCGGAGCTAAGAACAAGGGTAAACTACTCGTTGTATGCCCTAAAGGTGTCATTCCGCAATGGCGACAGACTTTACATAATTATCCTGTCTCAACAGCTCTACTGAGAGTTATGATCATCAATTATCAACAATTAAACAAACTTCTCGAAGCTCCTGCTTCTGCACGAGTAGCGAAAAAACGACACACAAAGAATAAACAAACATCAGCTAAAGGAAAACCAACAATTGATTGGAATTATGTCATATTTGACGAAGCTCACTCGTTAAAAAATTTCCCTAAATCAACAACATCATTAGCTGCAACTAATATTGCTAAACTTGAAAAAAAATACCGTAAAGGAATAGAACCTTTCACAATTTTCTCAACAGCAACACCAGGAGCATCACCATTGAATTTTGCTTGCATGGCAGGAATTGTTGCTCCTTTACTGTCTAATAAGGTCAGTGCAAAAGATGTTACGCCTTCAACTTGGGGAGAATTCCTCGCCCAAGAAGGATTCGCTATATCAAAAACCAAAGCAGGGTATACTTGGGCAACAGTTCCTTGGTTCGGAAAAAACTCAGACGATCCCCGCGAAAAAAGAAAATATGATGTAGCAGTTGCAAAAGCAAAAGCGATCCAAAGAAAAGACGCACAACGAATAGGTAAAGCCTTAACAAAACCAGGTGCACCTTTCATTATGAGATCACCTAAAGATTTAGCTGGATGGCCGGAACAGCAAGTTATACCTATGCCTATTCAGTTAACAACAAAACAAATACCCATTTATGAAGAAGCTTGGACAAGATTCAGAAACTTCCTTCGTTTGACTCCAGCTAAAAGTGATCCAAAAGGGGCATTAGTAGAAACATTGAGATATCGTCAAAAAGCTTCCTTACTGAAAGTTGACTCAATGGTTGACAACGTTGTGGAAATGGTTGAAGCAGGAAATCAAGTATATATTTCTGTTGAATTTATGGAAACAATCGACAGATACAAAGAATTACTCAACAAAAAGAAAATACTTGTTGCAGAAATGAGCGGAAGAAATGTTTCTGAAAGAGAACAAGAAAGAATTAAATTTCAAAAAGGTGAAGTTGATGTAGTTATTTGTACTGTTGTAGCTGGAATCTCTCTACATGCTGAAGAAATATTGCCTGGCGGAAATAAAGCAACTTCAACTAACAGAATAACAGTGTTGCATGATGTTCGACAAAACAATTTGGATTCTGCACAAGCCCTCGGTAGGGCACATCGAGATGGAAAGAACAGTATTTCCTACATTCCTTTCATCGAAAAAACTGTTGAGGAAAATATTGTTCAAAGTTTTACTAACAAAACAGCTAATATGCAATCTATGACAGGATCTTCTATTGATGAGTCAGAATTAATGGAAAGACAATTTAGAGAAGCATCAGCGAAAAGCACTCCCCCTAACAGATTCAGCTAATTGTTTTCATTTGATTTGATAATTGGGTAAAATTGTTATAAGCAAAATCTATAAATAAGATTTTAAAGGGAGGGTGAATTGATAATGAGAAAAAGAGTCCCAACAAAAGAACAATCTTTAGGAAATAAAATGACTCCTAAAATGTTCAATGAATGGGATTCCTCAAAAAATACAAAATCTCCTTTTGAAATTTTTGCCGGTTCTCTTGATAAAACATATTGGATATGTTCTTATTGTGAAAATGAATGGGGAACTCCAGCAAGATCGATAAAAAATGGATCTGGATGCCCTATATGTTCTAAATACAAAAAAGGGGATATTACTAAAACCCATCCTGAACTTATGCCAGAATGGAATTCTGAAAATGGAAATCCAAGACAGTATGGAAGCGGAAGTATGAAAATTGTAAAATGGGACTGTGTTGTGTGTTTAAATACATGGGAAGCAACCATTCCATACAAAACTCGTGGTGCCAAATGCCCTTATTGTGAAAACAATAAAGCAATTAAAGGGTTTAATGACTTACAAACTACTCATCCTGATCTTTTAAAAGAATGGGATTATGATAAAAATATTATCGATCCAAGTTCTCTAACTTTTAAAAACGTAACGAAAGTTTGGTGGAAGTGTGAAAAAGGGCACAATTGGGAAGCAACAATTAATCAAAGAATAATAAAAAAAACCAACTGTTCTTTTTGTAGCAATAGAAAAGTTTTGGAAGGTTTTAATGATTTAAAAAGTCAGTACCCTTTTTTGGAAAAAGAATGGGATTACAAAAAGAACAAAAATTTATTACCTTCAGAAATAGTTTTTGGATCTCATATAAAAGTTTGGTGGAAATGTAGCAAAGACCATAGTTGGAAAGCAACAATAAGCCATAGATCTCTTGATAATTCAGGATGTCCTTATTGTTCAAAGCTGAGAACAGCAATTGGTGAAAATGATATAAAAACCATTAATCCAAACTATTTAACAGAATGGGATTATGAAAAAAATAATATATTGCCATCAAGTGTAACTTTAAATTCGAGTAAAAAAATTTGGTGGAAGTGCAAAAAAGGACACTCTTGGCAAACAGCTGTATCAGAAAGAACAAGAGGCTATTCTTGCCCCTTTTGTAAGAATCAAAAAATACTAAAAGGATTTAATGATTTAAAAACATTGCAACCAAATCTTCTTAAAGAATGGGATTATGAAAAAAATAATGTTTTTCCTGATTGTGTTGGTCAAGGGGCGAAACAAAAAGCGCATTGGATTTGTAGTAAAAATCATGAATGGGAATCATCTATTTATCATAGAGTCTTTAATAAATCGGGCTGTCCAAATTGTTATCATTTTAACAGTACTTCAAAAAGAGAAAAAGAATTACTAAAATTTATTCAAGAAAAACTAACTAAAAACAAAATAGTTATCTTCCCAAATGATAGAACTTTAATTCATCCTTATGAGTTGGATATTTATATTCCTGAAAAGAATATTGCTATTGAGTTCAATGGGGTTTACTGGCATAGCGAAAAAGCCGGTAAGGATAATAGCTATCATTATAATAAATGGAAGCTATGTAAAGAAAAAGGAGTTCAACTCATCACTATTTGGGAAGACGATTGGATTAATAAACAAGACGTTATCAAGTCAATGTTAAGCCATAAATTAAACTCTTCTCAAAATGACAAAGTTTATGCCAGAAAAACAGAAATTTCAGAAATTGATTATATTACTGCAAGAAACTTTTTAGACAAAAACCATATTCAAGGATCCATGTCAGGGTCAAAATATATTTCATTGAAACACGAAAATGAAATAGTTGCTGTATCGGTATGGAAAAAGAAAGATCCATTCACTGTATACTTAGAAAGGTATGCTACTTCAAAAATTGTTGTTGGCGGAATGGGAAAATTAATTTCTTATGTTCAAAACAATACATATGTAAATCAAAATATAGTCACTTTCGCATCCCATGAAGTTAGCAATGGAAAACTTTATGAAGATTTAGGTTTTATTAAAGACAAAGAAATACCTCCAGATTATGCATATGTTGTCAACAGTGCAAGGAAACACAAGTTTGGATACAGAAAGTCTAAATTTGAGAAAGATCCTAATTTATTATTTGATAAGAATTTAACCGAAAAAGAATTGGCTGAATTAAATGGATTATATCGAACATGGGATTGCGGGAAAACTCGATATATCCTTCACCCTAACAGATTTAGTTAAAAATTATGTTAAAAAATGTGATTTTCGCAACATTTAAGCAATGAAGCGATAAAAACGGTTGAAAACATACCTAAACCTCTGATAATATTAATGTAAAGATAAAAATCATTAATAATCAGGGGTTTAGTGTGTAATGACTGAAATAACAGCAACTAAAGAAAATATTTTAGAAGAAAATTCAAGTAAGATTTTTGACAACATCATGAGTATTATCAAAGATGTAAGCAAAGCAACTCGATCTTCTTATGTCAAAGAAAAAATTGTTGAACAAGAAAAATACATTTACGAAGCAAAAGTAGATAATGCTTTACATAGATTTATTCAAATTGATGAACTTTTGAAACATGCGAAACAGCCAAAATTTTATCATTCATCAGAAAAGAAACAGAAGATTGAAGAAAATTTAGCCTTTTGGGAAATTAAAAGAGAAGAAAGTATTCAGAATTTCAAGAAAATCGCTCTATCCATTCCTGACAATATGAATAGAGATGAGATCAGCAGACTTGTTTCACTGTATTTTGAAAAGTTTGAAATTATTGCTGAAACCGAGATTATTTAATTTTTTAAAAAATATTTAATAATGATCTTGCATTCTACGATTTTATTTGTTATAATGAATTTCACAAACATATTTTGAAAATATTTCGTCAATATTTAACAAGAAAAAGTACATGTTGATATTGTATTTTTGAAATTTGTTAGAAAAAGATTTCAGCTTTTGAGAAAGAATATTTTCGAATGTTGATATTATTGAAAGTTTCTTTGATAAGATGAACTTGTCGAAGAAAAAGACAAAACGATATTAATGAGCACCAACTAATTTTTAAGAAGGAGGAACAACTAATGACTACGATGATTAATTCCGTAATTACCGCGACATCAGATCGCGATCAGTTGTTCGCTCCCTCACAGCTCCCGGTGGGAAACATGCTTAATAATGGCTTTAAGCAATCAGCCGGGAATAAATGTGAGCATAGTTGGTGCGACAGAAAACATAGTTATCATAATTTGAATAAATAAGTTTTCTACTCAGGTCATAAACGCACAAGACCTGCCACCAAATAAAAATTCCCTTGGAAACAGGGTTGAAATGTGCAAATCCCTTAAAAAACAAAGTAAAAAGAAATAAATTTAATAATATTTTTGTTAAGGACTGTCCCAGAGTTGACACGAGAGAAAAATATGTTAAACTGATTTCTACAAAACTGAATAAAGGGAATTCTTAATACAAAGACTTTCCTTACAGCATTTGACTTGAAAGAGAAAAATGTGTTATAGTTACGAATAGCAATCAAATTATATAAAATATTGATGACTGACACAGAGTTGACACGAGATAATGAATGTGATAAGATTGAAAACGTAACAACGACAAATCAAAGCAATTTGGTTTTGTAAGGTTTAAAAATGAATAACAGGTTGGTGCACGAGCCAAGGAAGAAAAAGTGATGACGCAATCGGACGTTACTCTAGAAAAGAAAATCCGTGATTGACACTGTTGAAAGTGTGAAAACTTTCTGAACATTGTTGAAGTAAGGCCGGGAGGCAAAATTTCAATGATTAGGATGTGGATCGCCGCTCATGCGGACAAAAATGATTTTGGTTAATCATTCGTTCATAGTATAAATAAGTAACGCTATGAAATTGACGAATGATTAAATCTTCGTCAATGTTGCTTATTTCAGCATTGATATATTCCCCTGTAGCTCAATTGGCAGAGCATTCGGCTGTTAACCGGAGGGTTCTTGGTTCAAGTCCAAGTGGGGGAGCGCGGCTGAAAAATCATTTGGCCTTTATTAAATATATGCGAAATAATTGAAGCACCACGCAATGAAACTGTTCAAAATATTCCTTTTCGCAGGTTTATGATTTTGTTTTGAATAAGTCTTGTAAGATAATGATTTCTATGATTCAAGGTGGAACAAAGATAAATAATCTTTGCTTGATAATATTAATCATTATATTTGCCCCTCTAGCTCAGAGGCAGAGCAACGGTCTTTTAAACCGTGGGTCGAGATTTCGAAATTCTCGGGGGGCACAATTGGGACTGCACACACTGTCGATGTGAAGCGGTCCTGAGTTAAACCACTGATCTGCCATGTGTAGAATTCAGTATCTTTCTCCGTTGTATCGCAGTATGACGGAGAATGCTTATCGCTATCTGACAGTAGCGGTAATAGAAAACGAGTTATTGATGCACGTCTGTCAGCGTCATGGATAATCATTGCGACAATGACCGGCATGGATAGTCCGGTTAAAAACGTTTTCATATTCCCTTATAGCTCAGTTGGCAGAGCGTTTGACTGTTAATCAAAATGTCCCTGGTTCGAGTCCAGGTGGGGGAGCACAGTGACAAAAATTGCTGTAACAATGCTCTAGAAGCGTTACGTAAATAATTGATAAAATATTCATCAATTATTTAATGTAGCTGGGTGGGGAAGTTAGGTATCCCGTCGTGTTCATAACTCGAAGATCGTTGGTTCAAATCCAACCCTAGCCACTATTTTTAACAAATATTGTTGAAAAATATCCAGATATAGGAAAGTTTGGTCATTCCGCCTAGTTAGGGGCTAGGAGATCGCAGGTTCGAATCCTGCTATCTGGACAAATGTTATAGAAGTATCATAAGCCATGAGAAAATATAACATTGATAAAAGTTGAACACCCTCGTAAAAATGTTTGCGAATATATTCTAGGCTAGTTTATATTGGGCTGAACGCGCATTTTCTTTTATCGCCTTAATCCTCTATGGTGGAATGGTTTAACACTCTTGGCTCTTAACCTTGAGATCTAGGTTCGAATCCTAGTGGGGGAACTGTGGTCGTAGCTCAATTGGTAGAGCGTCTGCTTGTGGCGCAGATGGTTGGGGGTTCAAGTCCCCTCGATCACCCTATGGGACGGCAATCCCTAGTGTTTTATCATCGGGTCTGTTTTGCCGAACAGAATAAGATGTAGCCAACACTTTAAACATGGCTCCCTAATGGTCTAGTTTGGTTAGGGCACATCCGCGTGGAGGGTGGGGCGTAGGTTCAAATCCTACTTAGGGAACGGTTTCGAAAGGAACTACTGAAATGCGCAATTTCGAGTGGATAGTATCATTGGGTGCTGTTTATCTTAAATAGTTAAGCTGACTATGCAGGTGAGACAGTATAAGATGTAGTTACCACTATAAACAAAACTCCCTGATAAGTCTCAAGAGGTAGAGCTGGCAATACGCGTCCGGTTGTGGGTTCAAGTCCCACTCATAGGGAACAATTCTGAAAAGAATATAGGTGCGTAGCTCAATTGGTAGAGCAACGGTCTCCAAAACCGTAGGTTGCTGGTTCAAGTCCAGTCGCACCTGCTTGATTACAAAAGTAATCATATGCGGATATGGTGTAGTGGTAGCACAAGAGCTTCCAACCCTCTTGGTCAGAGTTCGATTCTTTGTGTCCGTGCTGAATATGCAAAAATATTCATAAATTTTTAACAAATATAACCTTTGGGAAGTAATTAAGGTTCGATTCTGTCTGTTGTATTTGTTAAATTATGGGGGTATGGCGCAATTGGTAGCGCATCTGCTTTGCAAGCAGAGGGTTACGGGTTCGAGTCCCGTTATCTCCACAGCTGGGTAGAGAAGTTCGGTTATCTCGTCAGGTTCATATCCTGAAGATCGTGGGTTCAAATCCCACCCTAGCCACAATCTAAATCACAGGATGATTTAGCGGATTCCAGGGGTAATTCGTTAGCGTTCCATTGAAAAATGGTAGACAAGATTCTAAAAAGCAGACCCAATATGGCGGCAGTGGCAGACTGGTAATGCGCTTGACTGTGGCTCAAGTATATGCGGGTTCAATTCCCGTCTGTCGCCCAAATTTTTATTAATATTATAAAATATGTTAATAAATTTGGTCCTATAGCTCAGTTGGTTAGAGCATTACCTCGACACGGTAAAGGTCACTGGTTCGAATCCAGTTAGGATCACGTATTGTTTAAATATTAATTAATATTTTAAATAATATCTATGGAAGTGTGGTCGAGTCTGGCTTATGGCACCTGTTTTGAACACAGACGTAGCGTAAAAAACTACCGGGGGTTCGAATCCCTCCACTTCCGCTTTATACAAATAATAATTGTATAATTTTCACAATTTATTTGACAAAATAATTGACTAATGCTATATTTAAGTTAATAAATAAATTTGGTAATTAAATAGTGGAAAATATTGTCCTATGGTGTAATCGGCAACACAATGGTTTCTGGTACCGTTATTCTAGGTTCGAGTCCTAGTAGGACAGCTTAGAGGATAAAACCTCTTTAAAAATATTTTATGCCTCTATAGCTCAAAGGAAGAGCATATGGTTTCTACCCATCAGGTTGGGGGTTCGAATCCCTCTAGAGGTGCTGAGAATAAAATCTCAAAAATTCAATAATATTTTTATAATATTATTGAAATATGGCGGTGTGTCCGAAAGGTTTAGGTAACAGTCTGCAAAACTGTGTATGCCGGTTCGAGTCCGGTCACCGCTTCGAAGTTTGCCTGAAGCCAACTCAGCAAATGCTTGATAGGTAGCCCCTTGAATAGCGGCGGAATCGCGTTTTCGCTACTGAAGGATAACAAACTTCTCCAGCCTCCATATTTCTAATGGATAAGATACTCGGCTACGAACCGAATGATGTGGGTTCGAATCCCGCTGGAGGTACTCACAGGCTGATTTTCCCAGCTTGTTAAAATAAATGGGATTAAGAAGGCGGGAACAAGATCTCCCGTTATGCTTATGATAAGGTCACTCGGACTTAATGCGCTGTTTGGCTTTATCTTTGGCTGTGTAGCTCAGTTGGTTAGAGCGTTGCCCTGTCACGGCAAAGGTCGCGGGTTCGAGTCCCGTCACGGTCGCGTTTAAACAATATTTCCACAACATTGTTTAAATATTATTGAAATTTGACAAACATTTCATAAAATGCTATAATTTCAATATACAACAAAATATATGCATCAGTAAAGCGTAATTGGCAGCGCCGGTGACTGTAAATCATCTCTCTTCGGGGTCTGGGGGTTCAAGTCCCTCCTGATGCACTTTGATAAATGGTAAATAATATTTATCAAATCATTTGACAACATTAAACAAGTGTGATAGAATGAATAAAGAAAATTAAATAAATATGGGGATGTAGTGTTTAACGGTTCAGCATATGAGTCTTCCAAACTTAGGGTGCGGGTTCGAATCCCGTCATCCCCTCGCTTAATTAAATTTGACAATTATTCTTCAATATGATAGAATAATTATTGAAATTAGTTAGTTAAAGAAAAAATGAATAGTATGCCCCATTGGAGTAGTGGTTATCTCACCTGACTTTCAATCAGGAGAAGGCCGGATCGTAACCGGCATGGGGTACTAAATCTTAGAGTAAAATCTAAGTATTGAATAAAATTATAGAATTTTATTCAATAGGCTTTAAATAGCCCAAGTTGATATAAGCAAACTTGACTACCTCGGGTGTAACGACCTTGAAAAGAAACGGGCTTATAAATGGAAGTGTGGCTGAGCTAGGTTTAAAGCATCTCACTGCTAATGAGACATACCTCACAAAATGAGGTATCGCAGGTTCGAATCCTGTCACTTCCGCTGAAATGTAGATTATTACTGAAATTAATTGAATAAGTCGACAATTCAATTAATAAAGGTTGATCACAATTTATTCATTTTGGTCGCTCCTTGATGAATTTGTGAAATAATAGATCGTCAGCTTAGGCGGCTGAAGGACTAGTGAGACCCTAGCATTTCAACATTTGCGAAAGTAACTCAATTGGTAGAGTTTCTGACTTCCAATCAGAATGTTGCGGGTTCAAGTCCCGTCTTTCGCTCAAAAATTTCATAATAATTAAAATATTTTTATAAAACTTTAAAAATGAGTTGACAACGAAATTTAGTTGTGTTAGTATTATATATATAAGCAACACAGCGGATTGAAAAGTTAATAGTGGAAAATTTTAGGAATAATATGTTTTACTTTATATTTAAAAGTAAAGTATTAGGGTATATTTTAGGTTCGATTCCTATTATTCCTACGAGGATCGAAAAGTCATGGGTTCGATTCCCATATAGTCCACATATTCATGGGCTATTGATGAAATGGTATCATATTTTGACAGGACCGTGAAACTCGGCAAACTTAGTGAGAGGCTAAGGAAATAGATGCAAATTCTTTATGGGGGTATGGCGCAATCTGGTTAGCGCATTTCGCTGATAACGAAAAGGTTCCTGGTTCAAATCCAGGTGCCCCTACGAAACAAAGCTTCGCAACTTTGTTTAAATATTGGCTAAATGGTGTACAACATTTAGTTCAAACTATCAAAATAGACAGATCATCTATAAATGGTAGAATAAGTTTTGACATTCCAGGAGTCAGGCGGTTGCAGGTTCGAGTCCTGTCAGTTAGCACACAAGTTAATTGTAACTCAATAGGTTAGAGTTCCTGATGAATGGTTTGTTTAGAACTTTTGGCTTGCTATCCCAATTGGTAGAGGAAACGGATTCAAAACCCGTTCAGTCTGAGTTCGAGTCTCAGGTAAGCTACTTTGGCTAAACACGGTACCATGTTTAGTTCAACCCATTGGTCTAGAACAATGGAAGATAGTTATTATTAGATAATTGATTTTAGAGATCTGGGTTCAAGTCCCGGTGGCTCCCGCATGGGGGTTATGGAATAATTGGGAAATTCGCTTCATGAAATATTTGATAATAATTATTACAGGGCATAGGATAACTTGGCATTCCGTCTGGTTTGGGTCCAGAAGATTAGGGGTTCAAATCCCCTTGCCCTGACGAAATTTTTTTGGAATTTTTTTAAAATCCTTGTATTTTAGGGATTTTTGAACGATCTTTTTGATAAAACAATTGTAAGAAGATTTATCGAAAAGGATTAAAAAATGAAAAGTGAAATTGATTTTTCTTGGCAAGATTTAAGTGATGAAGAATTTATAAATCATTCTAAAAATTTTACTTCTAAAGAAAAATTTGCTCAATCCTATGGTTACAAGAAATTGAGCAAAAAACTCAATAAAAGATTTAAAAAACTTGGAATTGATTATAAAAAGATTATTGAACCTATCTCAAAAGAAGAGTTTAAAAAGATTACTGAAGAATCGAAGTCTATTACAGAAGTGATAGATAAAATGATAGATAATACTTCAAGCCGTAGAGCATACTATAATTTTGTTAAAAAATTGTCGAGAGATTATAATATTCCTTTGCCAAAATTTAATTACACTGAATCTGCGCGTAGGGCGTTTAAAACAGTAACGATTCCCGATGAAGAATATTTTGCTAAAAACACTCTTCGACAAGGACCAGCGACACGAAGACGTCTTATTAGAATGGGCTGGGAATATAAATGCTCTATCCCCGAATGTTTTCTTTCGCAAGATGTAGAAATTGTTGGAGAACAAGTTTTTTGGGTTGGACAATTATTAACCTTACAGGTAGATCATATTGATGGTGATCATTTAAATAATGAGTTGTCTAATTTGAGATTTCTTTGTCCAAATTGTCATTCAGCTTCTTCTACTTATGCCGGAAGAAATAAAGTTTTCAACAATTCTTCTAAAAAGACAGAGAAAACTAATTCGTTAAATGGAAAGATAAAGTATAAGAAGAAGCCTGACAATCTTTGCGAATGTGGAACAAAAATTTCAAGAAAAAGTAATTCTTGTATAAAATGCGAAGCTTCTAATAGAACAGGTGTATATAAGACAGATTATCCTCCACTTTCTGAAATGATTGCTAAAATTAAAGAATTAGGATATAGTGCTTATGCTAAGGAATTGGGTGTTTCTGATAATGGTATTCGGAAACATTTAAGAAGAAATAATATAAATCCTTTGCCTAAGAAAATTCATGTTTTTATTGTTAAAACTTGTATTGATTGTAATAATGAGATAAGTAACAAAACTGCTGTTCGTTGTCCTAAATGTGCTGTTGATTTCAGGTATTATAGACAATGATTATTCCCCGGTGCTATGCTGGCATTGGCGACTGAGCTTTGGACTCAGGAGGCGTAGGTTCGATTCCTACTCGGGGAGCGTTATAAAAATGATCAACAAGTTTTAAAAAATTTTTATAATAAATAATTTTACGCGCATGTGATGAAATTGGTAAACATGACGGTCTAAGAAGCCGTTGCTCGTAAAGAGTTTGGAGGTTCAAGTCCTCTCATGCGCACAAAATATTCTTGAAATATTTCATTAATATTTTTAAAATTTTTAAACAATCAGTGGCGAAATATATTGGGATACGCGGCTGTTTAGTAGCCTAAGTTTTTATAAATATGGCGAAACACGGCTATACGGTGAAACTTGCTGGGAAACTTTCAAGTGGCACTTATGTGTGTAGGTTCGAGTCCTACCTGATTGTTTAATTGTTCCACAATGAACTTGACAAATAGTTGAATATGTTATATAATTATTTGTATAAGTTTGAATAAAACTTTTGTTGTTTGAAATTTGAATAGTGAAAAGTTTAGCATACCGGAATGATTGGTCCTGATAAATATTGTTACATGTAGTTAGTTTGTATAATATTTATGGAAAGTGTAACAAATCCGAAGGGTAGGTTGGGAAACCTTTATGCGCACATCCCATTAGGCTCTGTAGCTCAGTTGGGAGAGCATTCGATTGAAGATCGAAGGGTCAGCGGTTCAATCCCGCTCGGAGCCACTTATACGCCTTTATAAGCGTATAAACATAAGATATGGACCTATGGAGCAGTCTGGAGTGCTCGTTGCCCTGTCACGGCAAAGGTCGCGGGTTCAAGTCCCGTTAGGTCCGCTGTGTTTAGTAGTTCGAAACGCTGAATACAAATGTTGATATATCACATTTATGCGGCTGTATAGCATAGCCTGGTCTAATGCGCCTTGCTCATAACGAGGAGATCGTTGGTTCGAATCCAACTACAGCTACAAAAAATATTTAAAAGTTTTGAATATTTTTGATACAATAATTTTATTAATAAATTATTGCCCCATAGTGTAATGGCAACACCACGGTTTTTGGTACCGTTATTCTAGGTTCGAGTCCTAGTGGGGCAGCTTGTTGAAAACAAACATACTTGTCAGTTGAAACACTAACTACAGACTGACAACTTACACTGTGTGGTGACAGTTGGTAAGTTAATTCTATTTAATCGTAAATCGAAAATAGACGTTAATAGGAATGGGATGTTTCTATGCGATTGAGTGCGTTAAACTTAATCACATTGCCACCTTAGCTCATCTGGTAGAGCAGCTGTCTTGTAAACAGCAGGTGATCGGTTCGAGTCCGATAGGTGGCTCTTAAATAGGTCAAATTGCCTTTTGGTAATGAGATTTTTTAAAATATTCTAAGTAAAGAAAATATTGATGAACTATTCTGAATTACGTAATAAGTTTAGTTCTGATATATGAGTATTTATATGAATTCTGTTGTAGCATAAATACTAATGCGCTGTTGAAAGGGTATTCAAGTGAAAATCTTGACAACAGATGAAAAAAGGGTTTGCGAAAGCTTCTCCTACTGTGTAGTTTAATGGCAAAACACTAGGCTCTTAAAGCTTAGCATATAAGGTTCGAATCCTAATCACAGTTGAAAATATGCCTCTCTAGCTCAGAGGAAGAGCAACGGTCTTTTAAACCGTGGGTCGAGATTTCGAAATTCTCGGGAGGCACTTTAATTCATAAATTTTTAGCTAATATTTGTGAATTTTGATGTAGATAGTTGATGACTATTGGCATGAGTGAAAAGGTTGTTCATTATGGAACATTTTGAACGCGGTTCGAGTCCGATTAAGCTCAACACCTAATAACTGGTCTGATTTAATCACGGATAATCTTGGATTAAGCTAACTACAATGGAAACATGAGAATGGTAGGATAGCGATGGTAGGTTCAATTCCTACTGGCTTAATGATTAGATGAAAAACTATTTTCGCTTTTAATGCCACCTTAGCTCAGTCGGCAGAGCAGCTGTTTAGTAATCAGCAGGTCATCAGTTCAATTCTGATAGGTGGCTCTTGTGGATAAATTCATCAACTATTTTTTTGATAATCTATTCATAAATTGTAAAACATTATGGATAAAGGAGGATAGAAATATGAGTATTGATTTTATAAGTGGAAATGTGAATTTAGAAGAAAAATATTTTAAAAATTATTCTACAAGCGAAGATACTTATTATGTAATTACAAAAATCCTTTCTTTGAATAATGATGTTAAACTACCTCATCCTGTTAGCAAAAATGAAGATAACTATGCTTATACTTTGTCATATCATTACAATGACAAAAAATCTATTCAAGGATTAGTTCGACATGACCCTGATTTAGTTGTATTTGAGTATACCTCTTATGTATCTGTAACAGATCCTAAACTATGGACTGATTTCACAGTAACAGGACATGATGTTCTTGTTTCTTTACCTTTCAGAAGTTTGGACGATATTTCACAATTTATTATCCAAAATGTTCAACAAGAAAAAACTTTGGATAATCTTATTGGAAATTTTTATGATCATATCAATTCAGTAGAAGTTTTTGATGGATTGTATTCACGAACATTTTTACCTACTGATAATACACGTCAACTACTTAGAGAAAATGGAACAGTTAGTGAAGTTTCTCATTCTTTTGCTGAAAAAATAAAGTAATTTTGTTGAAAGATTGGATAAAAATTATGAAAAAAATATTTGTCTTTATCAATGGATGAAATTGTATCATATGATGATGTTATTGAAGATTATAATTTTTCAAAAGAAAATGATTATATTGGCTCTTTAGAAGATTTTATTAATGATGAATATGAAGAAGTAGGGGATTAAATTTACCTATATTTAGTAATCTTTCATTCTAAATTTGATAAAATAACAAAAGGGTATTTTATTATTTGAAAGAATTATTGATATGAAAATTGACACAACTAGATATGGTTATATTTATCGCATAACAAACTTATTAGACGGAAAGACCTATATTGGAAAACATAAGATTAAGAAAAATGAAGAGTTTTTTGACTATATGGGATCAGGAAGATTAATTTGTTATGCGATAAATAAATATGGAATAGAAAATTTTAAGAAAGAAATTATTTGCTATACAGATTTAGATGATTCTTTATCTATTTTAGAGTATAAATATATTGATATTGAACTTTCAAATAATAAGTCAGAATATAATATACAAAGAAGCGAAAGTTCTTTAAAAACTGTTCTTGAAAACCTTGATTTTTCTGATGAAGATTTATTAAAATGGTACTTTGAAGATGAAATGTCATACAATGATATAGCAATAAAACTTAATTGTTCTATTCCTACTATATATAATTATATGGAAAAGTTTAGACAAATTGATGAAAGATTTAAGAATATTAAACATGGTGATAATAGGGGAAAATCTACTTGGTCTCCAGAAGCAGCTCAAAAAGGACTTAGTATTTCTAATAGAAAAATTAAATGTGAAAATTGTTCTAGACAAATAAGTTTTGCAAATTATTCTAGACATTTAAAAGCATGTTTGAATGGAACGAGCCAACATGAATGTTATTATAATAATTGCGAACAATTAATAGGATCAAAAAGCAAATTATGTAAAAAACATTTTTTAGAATCATTAAAAAATAATGATATTAACAATTCTAAAAATTTTGGCGACAGTGTTAAACAAGGTGGAATTACAGCATCTCATAATAGATGGCATGTTAAAAGAAATATAGTTAGTGATAAATGTTCTTTATGTAAAAGTTGACAACTGAATATTGATTATGATATAATTAATTTGTTGTTAAAAAATGAATAAAATAAAATTTTGTTAAAGATTTTAATTATTGTCATAAATAAAGTTGCATAAGCGATTTAAGTGTGATATAGTTTAAATTGTAAAACAAAAGCAAGCCTCTGTAGCTCAGTTTGGTTTCAGAGCATCCGGCTCTTAACCGGAGGGTCGTGGGTTCGAATCCCACCGGGGGCACTTTATTAAATTAAGAAATTTAATAAAAGTTACGAAATGATTTGACAAGTTTGAAAAAATTTGTTAAGATTGTCAAAGTAACACAGCGGATTGAAAAATTAATAGTGGAACATATATGGCGGGTTCGCATAGCGGCAATTGCGGCTGACTGTAAATCAGCTCCTTCGGGTTCGTGGGTTCGAGTCCCTCACTCGCCACAAGGTTCGTTAGATGAAAAACACCAGCATTGTCAAAATCTAACATTTTCTCTTATAGCTCAATTGGCAGAGCATTCGACTGTTAATCGAATGGTTCCTGGTTCGAGTCCAGGTGGGAGAGCTTGAATATTTGTTTGACTGGAGTGATAAAACCAAAAGGTTAAGGCAGATAAAATATTCAAAGGTTAATGAAATATTTGAAACTTTTATGAAATGGTTATTCAATAAAGTTCCTAAAATGGATAAAACTATTAGGGTTCGATTCCCTTTCTCAACGTTTAACCAACAACGAGGCTGGTGCTAGTTTGAAGAAAATATTTTATTAATTTTTTCCTGAGACAGCATTGGAAACCAAAAGGCTTTGCGCAAGTCTGGCGGATTGGGTTCGAAACCCAACTAGGAAGCTGGAGTAAGTCACACGGCTAGTGACAGCTATAGACCGTATGGATATAGTCAAGATCGCAACTTGAGAGGTTCGACTCCTCGCTCCTTATTTTTAAAAACATTTTCGCAAGATAGATAAATTTCTCGTATCGGCAAAATATGTAAGTAATCAACATTGAGTCTCGAATGAAAATGAGCGGAAACTTTTCAACCTACAATCGAACAAAAGGTTGATGGAGATTGTTAGTTTAATTGAAAAACAGTTCTTTAATGATTTGGCAAAAGTCACTTTATTAAAGAAAAGACGAGAATATCATAATTTCTCACAATTACGGTTCTTGAAAAAGAATTAAAAATATTTGCGAAACAATTTGACATTGAGAAAATTTTTTGGTAAGATTATTGTTGTAACAAGGAAATGCCCCTCTAGCTCAGAGGCAGAGCAACGGTCTTTTAAACCGTGGGTCGAGATTTCGAAATTCTCGGGGGGCACAAGTATTCTACAATTTGACAAACAATTGTGAAATATGGTAGAATATGATTAAAGAAAAGTTAATATATGCCCTTGTGGTGGAATTGGTAGACACGCTTGACTCAAAATCAAGTTTCGCAAGAAGTGTGGGTTCAAGTCCCACCGGGGGCACCGTTCTTTTGTGGTGACGAATGGAAGTTTTAAGAAAGTGCAAAATTTTTAAAACACACTACACGAACCAAAATTCTTTTCAAAGGAATTGCACTCTTGCGATTATGAATGTTTGGATATTCCTCCGTAGCTCAGTTGGCAGAGCATTCGACTGTTAATCGAAGGGTCGCTGGTTCAAGCCCAGCCGGGGGAGCGCAATATTTTATCAAATATTTCAGAAAATTATTTGATAAAATATTACAATAAGAGACAAAAGTTCCTTTCACCATTAGGAACTTTTGGTTCAGATACGAAAAATCTGAATTAATGGAATGGTGATCAATATGGACTAACCACCATATTTAAAATCTTTGCTAATGACTTTGGTTAAGATATTAGCAAAGAACATGCGCCTATAGCTCAGTTGGTAGAGCGCCTTCTTTACGCGGAGGATGTCAAAGGTTCGATTCCTTTTGGGCGCACAACTTGAAAGTGAGTTCGATACTCACCGTATGGATAATAACCCACCATACGAATAAGGATATTGAGTAGAGTTTACTTGTGGTAACGGTTCGATTCCGTTGTAATAGTCTGGGTGGCTTTATCATAAATGGTATGAACATGAGTAATTTTGTTTGCTGTAACTCAGTTGGCAGAGTGCCCGGTTGAAAATCGGGAAGTCAATGGTTCGATTCCATTCAGCAACGCTTTTGCGACAAAATTACACAAACTGAAAATTTGGTAATCGTTCTGGCTTGCTTTCACGCAGGTTCAGAACTTGGCAAAACGGGCTGTGACCGCCTAGAATGATTTATGTATGGGATTATTCATTAATCATTAAAAAGTTCGCTTATGAATCCCCATAGGCGTTTGCAAGTGTAGTTTATTGGTAAAACACCTGCGCTCCAGCAGGAAAAGTAAGTTCGATTCTTACCGCTTTGCTCTTATAGTCTGAAACACACTATAATCCACAAGTGTTTAAAAATTTGAAGAAAGTTCGCCACTTGAAGCGAAATGAGCTATCCGTCATAAAGGTAGCAACCAGCAAACGGTTTTCAAATTATTCAAAGTTTGTAGTAACAGCTTGGATAAACTGTTGCGGAATCTTTTGTAGCATTAGATTTACTAAACAAATGCTACTGTAAGTGGTAGTGGCCTAATTGGTAAGGCATCTCGTTGCCAACGAGAGGATTGCGGGTTCAAGTCCCGTCTGCCGCACAAAACAGTGAAGTAGAGACATCTATGTTTCTGTTTTAGAATAAATTGAAGAATAGTGATCCATGTTGGTAGAGATAGGGCACTAATGACCTAAGTTTTGTATAAGATGTTATTCAAAATATGGCGTGAATGTCCTAAAAGATGTAAAATAAAATGAAAAGATTATGGATGCAGTCTTATACACGCAGGTTCGATTCCTGTTATTCTTTAATTATTTTGGAAGTGTGGCTGAGCGGCTTAAGGCACTCGCTTGGAAAGCGAGCATAGGTAACACTATCGCAGGTTCAAATCCTGTCACTTCCGCGTTTATGAATATTTAAAATAATATTATTGAATATTTTCATAAATAATATGGGGATGTTGCATAATGGTAGTGCCTCTGCCTTCCAAGCAGACGGTGCGGGTTCGATTCCCGTCATCCCCTCCAGGGACGCGTGAACATTAAATTAAGTCCAAGTTGCGATGGATACTGGTTTAGTGCTGTTACACTAATATTTTAGACCGCTAATCTAAAATTCGAAATTCAGGACAGAAATGTTGCTGATACTTGGGATTCGATACCCAAGCGTTCCACCAATTTAAAACAATGAAATAATATTGTTAAAATTCTTGTTCATACATTTTACAAGAACAAATATGGGGGTTTAGCTCATCCGGTAGAGCATCTGCTTTGCAAGCAGAAGGTGAGGGGTTCAAGTCCCCTAACCTCCACAGCTGTGTAGAGAAGTTCGGTTATCTCGTCAGGTTCATATCCTGAAGATCGTGGGTTCAAATCCCACTCTAACCACGATTGTCAAAAAATATTGAAAAATAATTTGACAATAATTATTAATTATGCTAAGATTAACTTGTTAAATCAAATTGAGGACTTATCAAGAAGATAACGAGATTATAGATTTGACAAGCGTTAAAAAATAGTTTATAATTAATAATATAAAGCGGTTTGGAAACTTAATAGTGGAAAATATATAGGAGTGTAGCTCAGTTGGTTAGAGCGTTTCGCTGATAACGAAAAGGTCATGAGTTCAAGTCTCATCATTCCTACGCAAAGCGGTTGTAAGTGACGCGGGTGCAATGTGTGCGGCGGAACTTTCGTATGGCTCCTTGGCGAAATTGGTAGACGCGCCAGATTTAGGTTCTGGTATCTTAGGATGTGCGGGTTCAAATCCCGTGGGGGCTACGAAAAATGTTTGTTAAATAAATAAAGCTGGTTTTCTTGTTTTTAAATCAGTGAAAGATTTAACAAAGAAACCTTAGCGGGTGAATTTTTCCAAGAGGAAACAAGTGAGGAAAAGCATTTTTTATTATATATTAAATAATAACTAAGTTTAATATATGTTAAATTTTCAGTAATTTTTAAAATTATTGAAAAATGGCTCTGTAGCTCAGTTGGAAGAGCATTCGATTGAAGATCGAAGGGTCGACGGATCGAAACCGTCCGGAGCCACGGTGTGAGCAGATTGCAGTCTGACTTAACACAAGAAAAAGAACATATCTCTTTCTCACACTAGAGGTTCTTTTTCGCTATCTTTCCTATCGACACTGCAATGTTGGTATAGTTATTTTATTGAATAAACTTGGGGAAAGGGTTTATTCTTATGCCCCATTGGAGTAGCGGTTTATCTCGTCTCCCTCTCACGGAGAAGAACACCAGTTCGAATCTGGTATGGGGTGCTTTTGTTCAAAGCGTAGTGTAAAGCAAGGAAGGTCCAATCGGACTGGAATGGGAACAGAGTTCTTGGAAGCACACTCAGTTATGGTTGAGAAGGCTTGTGTTAGTTGGTTGCACGCGAGTAAGCTTTGAACAGATATTATTGAATAAAGGTTGAAGCCAGCTAATAAAGCGGTTCTTTATATAAGATAAAGAATGAACGGTCTCACTGACAGATACCTATGGAAAGTCTGTCATCCTTATGCCACCTTAGCTCATCAGGTAGAGCAGCGATTTTGTAAGTCGCAGGTGATCGGTTCGAGTCCGATAGGTGGCTCAAATTAGTTTAAAAAATATTTGAATAATGATTTGACAATCAAAATAAAAGTATGTTAGACTAATAATGTCAAAGAGAGATTGAGGACTTGTTCAGAGAAACAACGAGATAAGGATTTGACAGAAAATAAAAAATATGTTAAACTTAAACAAGAAACACAGCAACAAAGTTTGATAAATGAATAAAGAAAAAGTTAAACAATAAATTTGACAAGTTTGAAAAACTTTGATAAACTTATTGAGTAACAAAAACAAAATATGGCTCTATGGTGGAATTGGTTTACACAGCGCACTTAAAATGCGTCGCCCCTTGCGGCTTACGGGTTCGAGTCCCGTTGGAGCTACGATTTGACAAAACAATTTAACAATGATATGATAAAATTGTTGAAAGTTAGTCAAATTAACAAAAATAAATAATTGGCACTCGCTTAACCGTCCCGATAGTAAGAGCAAAGGTTGTAAATATTGCCGCCAATTATTTAATATATGCCCCTGTAGCTCAGTGGATAGAGCAATCGGTTTCTACCCGATTGGCCGGGAGTTCGAATCTCTCCAGGGGTGCTTAGATGTAAATGCCGATTAGGTTAGTAACCTCCTGTGTGAGCACGACTTGGTAACGCCAAGATATTTACATCATTAAATTTTTGATAAGTTGAAAAACTTTGATAAAAAATTTGACAAACGATATAAAAATTTGGTAAAATAAGTTTGTTAAAGAAAAAATAAAAGAATATGGGGCTGTAGTCAAGTGGGTTAAGACATCTCACTCATAATGAGAGGATCGGGGGTTCAAGTCCCTCCAGCCCTACCCATTAAATATTAAGCGGCAATCAGAATAATAAACGTTCTGATTGCCGCTTTTTTTGCTTCCTTTTTTACAATTGACAAATTTCTTCAAAAATGATAAAATATTAACAGATTAAGTAAGTATAAGAATAAATATAAGAAATTTTTGCAAAGGTTCGAAAAGGGGTTTTAACGTGAGAAAAGATCATTACACTATGGTTGCTCGTAATTCAGTTAAAAACGCGCTACAAGACATTTCTGCGTCCTCTCACGTAGGTTTTGGTTGTTCTGGCGGCGCTGATAGTCTTGCTTTGATGTTTTCTCTTGCTACTCTTTACAAAAAGGACCGCGCTAAGCTGGTTCATGTGATTATTGTCGATCATCAACTTCAAGATATTACTGCAGAAATTTCTCAAAAAACTGCTGATCTTGCAGAGTCTTTGGGATTCAATGCTCATATTATTCCTATTGAAATTGTTTCTACGAAAGAGGGCATGGAGAGCGATGCTCGTAAGGCTCGTTATGAAGCTTTTGAAAATGCTATTGGTGAATATAATCTTGAATCTTTTTTGATTGGTCATACTAAGACTGATCAGGCTGAGCAGGTTTTTCTTGGTATGCTTCGAGGTTCTGGGACAAAGAGCCTTTCTGGGATTCCTCAAAAGCGTGGAATTTTTGTTCGTCCTTTCTTAAATTCTCTTTCTCGTGAGGATACTCAAAAAGTTTGTGAAGAGAATAATTATGATTATTGGTGCGATCCTCATAATGACTCTACCGAATACCGTCGTGTTATTGTTCGCAAAATGATTAAAGATGTTCAAAAAGAAACTGGTCAAAGTATTGTAGATCCTCTTGTCAGAACTTCTCAAATGAATGCTGAAGATACAGAGGCTCTTGATTTCTATGCTGATATGGCTTTTGATAATTTTGTCAAATCAAATTGGGACGTTAATGTTCTTGCTGATTCTCCTGCAGCTATTAGAAAACGAGCTTATCGTAAGATGATTATTGGGATTGGATCTGATAGTGATTCTGTTGATTTTGAATTGACTAATCGTGTGGATGATTTTGTTGTCAAGTGGAGGGGGCAAAAGGCTGTTTTCTTCTCTAATGGCGTTCGCGTTAAGAGGGACGATGGATGCTTAATTTTCTCTGTTGAATAATTGTTAAAATCATAATCCTCCGCGCTCAATTTGGTAAAATAATTGTAGTAAGTTATTAAATAAAAGAGCAGGAATTATGGATATTGATTTTACAAAATATGGTTATATTTACCGAATGACTAATTTAGTAAATGGTAAAACCTATATTGGTCAACATAAAATCAAATCAAATGAAAAATTCCTCGATTATATGGGCAGTGGAAGAATCATTCGCCAAGCTATTCATAAATACGGTAAAGAAAATTTTTCAAAAGAAATTCTTGAATATGCTATAAACAAAGAAGAGTTAGACATCTTAGAGAAGAGTTATATTCATAAAGAAATTTTGAATAGTAAATCAGAATACAATATTGAATATAGTAGCTCTTCTTTACAATTTAAATTCAAAGAATTGTTAATAAACGATAATGATTTATTAAACTGGTATTTTGATAAAAATATGAGCTATAAAGACATTGCTTTAAAACTTGGTTGTTCTGAACCTTCTATTTATAGATATATGAACAAATTTCGTAAATCTGATGAAAGATTTAAAAATATTAAGCACGGAGATAACAGAGGAAAAAAGTGGATTTACTCCAGAAGAAAGAGAAAAAGCCATTAAGTCTGCTAAGGTAAAAGTTAAGTGCGAAAATTGCGGACATCCAATTAGTAAATTTAATTATCCAAAGCATTATAATGTATGTATTGACGAAAACTTTACTTATGTTGATGGAATTAAGAAAAAGAAGTGTCCTGTAGATAACTGTGATACCTTAATCTACACTAAAAATAAAACTTGTAAAGAACATAGAACAGCAGGATCAAATTTGAATAATATAAAAACTCCTGAAAGTTTACGAAAAGCTGGACTTTCTTCAACGCATAAGAAATGGCACGTTAATAGAGATATAATTAATCCTAACTGTCCTTTATGCAATCCTGTTGACAAACCTTAATCAACTTTTTCAACAATCTTTCAACAACCTTTCAGAAACACAGAAATAGCCCGTATAGGCGATAGCTTGCTTAATTCGCACAGACTTACACAAATATGTAAAACCCGCTTAAACAACCGTTTTTCAATGTTTCAACAAACGATTCATTAATCTATTTCAATACCCTCGAACGATGACAAAATTAATGAATATTGTTGAATAACATTGGTAAACTGCTATAGCAAGAAACTTTATCCATTAAGTATAGGAGAGGTAACAAATGAGCGAAAATGCTGAAAATCTTAAAAAAGATATGGAAGACAATAAAGAGTTATTGAATTTAAGCGATAAAGAGAAAAAAGTATATGATGCTGCTTTCATTGCTATAGCGAATAAGCCAGTTCATAATTCTCCACCAATCATTCAGATAGCGCTTATGATTATTATTGCTATTGCTTTAATTATTGGAGTTGTTCAAATTGCAGGTTGATGAAATTAATGAAGATGATGATTTTTTAATTTCAAAAGGTTTTATTATAACTATGTTAGCATTTATGTTTATTTTTATTGCTGTTATGATCCTTGCAGGAGTTATGGCAGTTAATAAGATATCTCCTAATAATCTTCTTGCTCATTTAATGCTTGTTGAAGATTTAGATTCTTGTAAACCAATTCTTAATGGTTTTTTGTTAAAATGCTAAAAATATTTTGAAATGGATTTGACTTTTTGAAATTAATTGTGTTAAGATAATATTGTCAAAGAGAGATTGAGGACTTGTTAGAGAAACAACGAGATAAAGATTTGACAAATAGTTTCAAAATGTGTTAGAATATTTTTTGTAAGACAGAAAAATTTTGATAAGTTAATAATGAAGCAAAGTTGATATTGTTAAAGTTATTTGATACAATATTAAAGTGATAAAAATTCACGTATCGCGGGGTGGAGTAGTTAGGTAACTCGTATGGCTCATAACCATAAGATCGTAGGTTCAAATCCTACCCCCGCCACTAAATCTGATTGAAAAATTGGATTTTATTGCCCTTGTGGTGGAATTGGTTTACACAGCGCACTTAAAATGCGTAACTCATAGCAGTTTGCGGGTTCGAGTCCCGCCAGGGGCACATGATTAATTGGAATATGAGAACATATACAAAAGAAGATTTTATAAAAGCATGGAATTCTTCTGAATCAATAAGACAAGTATTGATTAAATTAGGGTTAAAGCCTATTGGTGGAAATTACCATACTGTAAAGAAAATGGCAAAAGAGCTAAATTTAAAAAATGATCATATGCTGGGGCAAGCTATAAATCGCGGAAAATCAATAGTTAATAGTAAATCTATTTATGATTACTTGACAAAAGACAGCCATATTTCTTCTTATCATTTAAAGAACAAACTCTTTAAAGCAGAAATTTTTAAAAAAGAATGTTCTATATGCTATAATAGTATGTGGATGGGCAAACCAATTCCACTTGAATTAGATCATAAGAACGGGGATCATTATGATAATCGTATAGAAAATTTAAGAATTTTATGCGCTAATTGTCATGCTCAGACAAAAAATTATAGAGGTAAAAATAAAAAGATTCACAGGAATTTTAAAAACAATGCCAACAAATGTTTAGTTTGCTCAAAAGAAATTTCAAGAAACGCCAAAAAATGCAGGAAATGCGAATCAAATTCAAGAAAAACATGAATAATTAATTTTAATCAATGGGATATGGTATTTTTGCTGTATCCTATTTTTTTACTTCATTTAGAAAAATATTAAATATTATGACTTGATTGACATTAACTATGGCAAAAGGATTTTTAACAATGAGCAAATTTCATATTTCAAAAGATGGGATAGCAAGACAGTGCCGTGCGCAAACACCTGATGCTTGCCGCGCCACAAAATCAGACCAAAAAGAACACTATGAAACAAGAGAAGAAGCAGAAAAAGCTTACGAGAAAAAGAATACAACAGTAAAAAGTTTAAGTAAGAAAAATAAGAATGATTTTGTTACTAAAAAAGTTTCTTTAAAAGAACAACTTGCGAAAAGTGAAGAAAAAGTTAGGGAAAGTTTTTCTGAACATCAGCATCACAATGATCAACAATTAGATAAAATAGCTAAACGAAATCAAACAACAACAGTAGATCTTATCAATAATTATAATGATTCTACTGATAATTATAATAAGTTTCTCAATAATAGATACGAAAATTATAAAAATGATAGTAAAATTCCATTAGAAAAATTGTCAAATGAAGTAAAAGCCGGAGAAGACTTTATTTATCATAGCAGGAAAATAGCCAGCACATCTGACGAAAGAATGGAATCATATCTAAAAAATATTAGATTATACAAAAATAGTTTGAATTTGGAAAACAAGGCTTTGAGAAAAGAAATTGAAAAAGTTGAGAAATCTGGAAGAATTCGTAGTGCTTTTGATAATGATTTCAAAACTGAAAAAGAGAATAAATTAAATGAGCTTAATAATAGATTAAAAGATAACAGAAGTTCTATTGTAAAAGCAATAAATTCAGAAGAGTCAGTTGCTGCAGGATTACAAGCAAAAAGGATTAAAATTTTAGAATCCAAAGGTTATAAGCCTGTTACTGCATATAGTGGAATGAATATGTCTTTTCATCCACAAGGTCCAGAGTTTAGATATACTTGCCCAAATTGTGGAATTGAACATACTAATAGATTGAGAAGACTTCAGTATGTTCAAGAAGTTGGATATACAGATGCTTGTAGATCATGCCGTAAAAGAATGATTTTACCTGTTACACCTGAATAATCTAATCTACTTTCACTATGGTGTTTAGCCCCATTTTACAATAATAATGATACTGACTCTCTAATGGACAAGTATCAAAAAGAACATGGTAAATTAAAAGATCACGAAGATTTTGAAAAATATCGTGAATGGCGAGATGAATATGTTTATCAAGAATTAAAAAAGATCGAAGCATCTAAAGACAAAAATTATAATAATATAAGAAAAATGACAGCAGAGGGAGTAGAAGCACTTGATGACAAGCTAAGTGATTTAACATCTCGTGCTGTTGAATTTGAACAATCAGAATATGTTAATGAAGATGGCGAAAAAATTACTTATGATGTAATTACTTTTAATGATTTGAGCGATATCAATTACAACATTTACAAAAAGAATGGACAATATTTTATTAAATCAGACTATCTTATGAAAAATAAAGATGGATATAAACCTATCACTAATGAGTTAGACACAGATAGACTATTCTCTAACAGCGAAGAATTTATGAACAATACTCATGGAGATGACTTCACTTACAACAAAAATGAAGCTAATTCAAATAAATTATATATTAAAGATTTTGCAAACAAACATTTCTCTGAAGCTTCTGAAATATTAAAGAAAAGGTATAATATTGAGTAAATAACATTAATTAAAAAGAAAGAGAAGTCTTATGCATAAAAACAATATTCCTACAGTAAAAGAAGTTTTAAAAGATTTTAATAATGTTGTGGAACGATGGAAGAATCATGAAATGAATGATTCTGACATGGTTGATTTTATATTCGTCTAGAGGGTCGAAAATTGAACAAAGTTAATTCTGTTTGTTATTGTAATGAACCAGATGTGTGTTGCGTTGCTCATAATAATCATAATTCAGAGATTCATAAAGGATGTATTTTAAGGTAATTTTGTTATTATTAATAAAATAAGTTATGGATATATATGTTAGAATTAAAATATTGGAAAAGTTCGACTAGTTTCAAAATAAGAAAGATAAGGTGACACAATTTTAAAGAATATTAGTTGTGTCACTTTATCTCTTTATCCTTGATCTTTTTGGAATAATTCATTAATTATATCAGTTAATAATTTTACTCTCAAAAGGACGGATAAAATGGAACATCATAATAATAATTTTCAACATAATCATATTAACCACGAAGATCATTCTCATCATAGTGGTGGTCATGAAGGAATGGCTCTTTCAGCAACCCTCCATTGTTTAACGGGTTGCGCAATTGGCGAAATCTTAGGAATGATTATTGGGACTTCGCTTGGTCTTCATAATTTATCAACTGTTATTATTTCAATAGGATTAGCTTTTGTTTTTGGTTATGCTTTATCAATGAAACCTTTATTGATAAATGGAATTAAATTAAACCAAGCTTTAAAACTTGTTCTGGTGGCTGACACTTTATCAATTCTCTCTATGGAAATTGCAGAAAATTTAATAATGCTTGTTATTCCTGGTGCAATGTCTGCAGGTGTTTCTAATCCTATGTTTTGGGTGTCTATGAGTATCGCTTTTCTTGTCGGTTTTGCAGTTGCTTATCCTGTTAATAAAGTTTTGCTTAAGAAAAATAAAGGACATGCTATTACTCATGAAGCCACTGGACATCATGAGATGAATAATGCTCCACTTATCTTTGCTTTAGTATCATTTATGTTAGGTGGTTTAATTACATCACTTTTAGGAAATTTTTAAATATTATTTAGAAAAATATAATATATTAATATTATTTAAATTAGGAAAAAGAAAATGACTAAATATCACATAAATCCTGAAACAGAAAGAGTAAATATCTGTCGTGCTGAAAAGAAGTGCCAGTTTGCAGACGATCAAGGAAATGAACCACCACACTTTAACACTAAACAAGAAGCGCGCGCCTATAACGAAAATAATCTTAAAAAAGAATTAGGAACTTTCTCAACTATTTCAAAAACAAAAAATAGTAAAAAGAAAATTAACACTTTGACAGAAAACGAAAATATTGAATTAACAAATAAAATGGTTAATGAATTTAATAAAATGTATAAATCTTTATCTAATACAGAACAAAGAGCAATTGATTATTACACTTTTTGTGGATCATCTTCAATGAATAGACTATTACATGGAACCCCAAGAGAAGATGAAGAAGCTTCAGTAGAATCCACTATGAAACATATTAAAAATCTTGATAATGTTATAAATAGACACTACGAGGAACACAAAGGAGAAAAGAAAACTTTGTATCGTTATCTTTCATTAGACAAGAATACTGATGTTAATGAATTTATAAAAGAAAATTTTCAAGAAGGTAAAGAATATTCTGATACCGGGTTTATGAGCACTACTGAAGATATTTCTTTTATTGCTGGATATGCTAAAAAGCACAGTAGAAACAGAAAGTTTGTTATTTTAGAGATGGAAACAGATAAAGGAATAAGTTGCCAAAAACAAGAAGAGCAAACTGGAACTATCCAAAGCTTTGAAAAAGAAAGATTATTACCACGAAATATGAAATTTAAAGTTGATGAAATTTTTGAATCAAATGTTAAAATTGATAAATCAAGAGAAAAACTTCATAAACAATTTGGGGGAAATGGTTATATGTTAAGCGAACACATTAATTATATTCCATCTAAAAAATTCAATTTTATCAAACTAATAGAACAAGAGGACAATAAAAGTGACTAAATATCATATAAGCGATTCAGGTAAAGTAGTCATTTGTCGTGCAACTAAAACTGTTTGCCCAAAAGAAAATTTTGACAGTATTGAAGATGCTGAAAATTTTAAAGAAACTCTATACAATAATACTATTCCAACTATGTCTAAACAGTCCAATAAGGGACTTAGGGAAGCTGAAAAGTATTATGGCGGTAAGTTCCTCACTTATCATAATATATCGCTTGAAAAAGGCGTAGAAAGCGTTTTAGATGATTTGAAAAAGATAGGGAACCCATTAATTGTTGGCGGGGCTGTAAGAGATTCGTTTGTAGGATCAGAAAATAAAGATATAGATATCGAAGTTCATAAAACAGATATAGACACACTTGTTAAAACATTGAAAAATGATGGATATATAGTTGATGAAGTAGGAAAACAATTCGGTGTTCTCAAAGTTTCTAAAAAAGGTGTTGTGAATGACTTAGACATATCTGTTCCTCGTAAAGAAAATCGTTTAGGAGCAGGTCATCGATCTTTTAATGTTGAAATGGATGAAAATATGACCGTTCAAGAATCTGCGGAAAGAAGAGATTTCACTTTCAATGCTGTCATGTATGATCATACAAGAAAAGTTATCATCGATCCTTCTGGTGGAAAGAATGACTTAAACAATAAAGTCATTCGTCATGTTTCTGAGAAATTTTCTGAAGATCCTTTAAGAGCTTTGAGAGGATTTCAGTTTGCAGGTAGATTTGATATGACTGTTGCTCCTGAAACAGCAACTTTATGTAAAAAATTGAGAAATGAATATGAACACTTGTCAATAGAAAGGGTGCAAGAAGAGTGGGGTAAATTCTTCACTAAAAGCGCACACCCAGCAAAAGGAATTCAAGCTTTAAAAGATATGGGATGGAATGACACTATACCCGGACTTCAAAAAGCATTAGACAATTCTTTTACAAAAGAATCTCTGAATAATCTCCCTACTGTCAGCAAGCAGAATAAAATAATTTTCGGATCTGCTGCTATCGCTCGAAATATGAATAATAACGAAAGAAAAAGTTTTATCTCTTCAACAGTCATTGGAAATAAAGAGCAATTAAAAACTTATACTCTTAGCAGTTTTGACAATAATGAAGCCAGAACTTCTTATGAAAGAAAAAAAATTGCTAAAAAACTTGAGAAAACAGGCTTTACCTTTAGAGATTATCATAATTTCTCTCAAATGAATAATGACAGCGAAGGTGTTAAATTAAGTGAGAAAGCTGTTGCTGAAGGTTTAGCGGATGGCCCTGAAAAAGATTTGATTGCTGGTAAAGATATTTTTTCTTTGACTGATAAAAAACCTGGTCCTTGGATGGGTAAATTATTGAATGAAATAAGAGACAAACAGTATCAGGGTGCTTTTTTAAATAAAAATGAAGCAATGATGTTTGCAAAAAGTAGAATACAGTGATATAATAGTTTTAATCAACAATTGACGAATATATTTAATAATATTTTTGAATAAATCGTCAATTTATGGAAGTGTGGCTGAGTCCGGTTTAAGGCGTTCGTCTCGAAAGCGAAAGTAGGTAACACTACCGCAGGTTCAAATCCTGTCACTTCCGCATAATTGTTGTTGATAAATGATTTTATAAAGTGAGGATCTAACTATGATTAACAAAGATTATAGAAAAACTGTTTATTTGTCTTTGGAAGAAAGAAAATCTATTGCAGATGAAGCTTTAAGGAAAAGCGGGTTCTCTTTTGAAGAATTGAAAAATCAATCTAAAAACAGACGATTTGAAACATTGCAAGCTAAACTTTCTTGGATGGTTATTTCAGCATACAAAAAACAGTCAAGATGAAAATTAAAAAAATAAGATATAATTTATTTAGTTTTATTTGACAAAATGTGATATAATTAAATAAAATGAATATAAATGTATTAAGCCCTTATAAGCTAATAGGATAAACTACCTCTCTCCTAAAGAGGATTTTTGGGTTCGAATCCCAATGAGGGCACAATATGACAATTGCAATTTTTATTGGCGGGAGGTAAGATTATAATGAAAAAAGTTCGAGAGGACATGAAGCCAATACCTTCGCCTTCTTTGCCGAAAATTTCTGAAATGACTAAAAATGATGCTAAAATAGCTATTGAAAAATTTTTAGTTGAATTCGAAAGTGTTATTGAAAAAAATCACAAAAGAAACAAAAAGGCGCTCAAATATTGTATTCTTTGTGGAATTCGCAAAGGGTTTCTCATGTCTTGCGGAAGAAAAAATGTCAAATGTGCTTCATGGTGTCCAAGACCTTATTGGGAGATTGACAAAAGCGGAAATTATATTAAACAATAATTGATAAAAATTTTCAAAGAAACACCAGTTAAATAATGATTAATTTCAATAAAGTTTGATATACTTATTAAAATAAAACTAACAATTATTTTTTAAAGCAATATGTAATAGATTCATTTATAGAAAGGCTACAATGATGGCAAAAGTAACTTTTTCCGAAACAGAAGGAAAGCAGCAGAAGTATTCTTATACAGTGGATTATACTCTTCCTAAAGGATCATGGGATGCACGAGAAGTGCCTTCTGAGGTAGTTCAAGAGCTTGAAGCTGTTGTTCAGTCAGCCGATTGCCCTGATTTCATGTATTCACCAAGTGGAAATGTTTTAGTAACAGTTAGCTAAAAACAAAACAATTAAAATATTAAATTTCAGGATAGGGACATTAATAAGTTTTATGGCTTTGACTTATTAATGTCCCTATCCTGCTTCATCATATAATTAAATAATTGATATAATTATATGTCGATGAAGATATCTTACAAAACAATTTTAAAGAAACAGGAGCAAATTTTGTCAATTTTCAAAAGAAAACACCAAGAAGTCAAATATAAAGATAACCGTTTCATCAGGAAAGAAAGAAAACTTTTTTCTGCCTATATTGAAATCGAACCGAAAATAGAAAATGCAAAAACTGGATACACAGTGAGATATTTTGAAGACACCGTTACCAAAGGATGGGAATCTTGCTTATACCGTCAAGGAAGCGAACGAATTAAATTAGCTAATGACCAAATGGTTTATAAAGGAGTTATCGAAATAAGGGCAAAAGATAAAGAAACTCTTCACGAAAGAATAAATAAAGTTATGGCGAATTCGAGTGAAGAAGCAGAAGTATCTTATAATCCCAATAAACAAACTTTTTTATCTCGCACAACTCAACGATTTATCAAAATATCCTCTCAAAAAGAAGCAAATACTCCAGTATAAAAGCTCAATATTGATTTCATAACAAATTTATGTTAAAATAATTGTGTAGTCATATTTCACAATGTTGATAAAATTTAATATATGTCTACATGATGCCTCCATAGCTCAATTGGATAGAGCGTCTGACTTCGGATCAGAAGGTTGTGGGTTCGAATCCTACTGGAGGTGCAATGAATTTAATCGAGAAAGAAAACAGAATCGCACTTTTATTAAAATTATATTAATTTCATTTTTGAAATAAAAGAATAAAAATAAATAATAAGTTCGACAAATAAATCCATACGGAGATGAAATATGGAACAAACGAAAAAAGAATCAATAAATGCACGAAGAAAAGTATTAAACAAAAGAAGAGCAGAAGCATTCTATCCTACACTTACAAAAGGGAAACACAAAATTCTTACAGAAATTTTCGACATTCCTCTTTATTACACAAAACGAGATGAAGAAACAGACATCGTTCTTTATGGAGAGGGATACAACAGATTCCCCCTCACTGTTATACCTATCAAACAGGCGATTGCATCACATATTTGTACATACTTACAGAATTCTCATGAAAATGCCTTAGAAGGACTTCTGCAGTCTTTTATAGTCAGAGGGTATACAGATAATAACACAGATTTGATGAACAGTTTAAACAAATTTTCAGAAAATATTTACAAGCCCTCTTCTTCTGAGAGTAGCGTTGAATCAAATCCTCTATTGCATTGGCAAGACGGATTGAGAGTTTCATACAAACCAAGCAAAAACAGCGCTTATACCAATCGAAACATCAGTGCAGAACAATTTGTATTGTCTAAAATCGGGGAATACATTCTTCAAGAACGACCTGAACTTATGAAAGATATGTTCACTTCTGAAGAAGAAAACATTTTGACGATTTTCAAAGATTCATCAAGATACGATAAGATAGACAAATAATAATTCAAGTTTCACAAAAACGATATAATAAAAGGGCAGAATCGAAAATCTGTCCTTTTATTATGACAAAATTCAACAAAAAGCAAAAACAACAAAGGTAGGAAAATGGTTAAAGAAATAGAAGAGAAGACTTTTGATTACAAAAACGTCAGGCTGTTAGCTAAAAAATGCATTATCGAATCTCGATCACAAGCAGACGTAACTGTTAGATTAGGAAACAGAGTTTTCAATAGCCCAGCATTGCCTGCAAATATGTCTACAATTATTGATGAAACCCTTGCACAATGGTTAGCTGAAAATAATTTTTTCTACGTGATGCATAGATTTGATGTAGATCCTGTTGAATTTGTCAAAAATTTCAACAGCAAAAAACTTTTCACATCTATTTCATTAGGGATTAAAGAAATAGATTACACACATGTTGACAATCTTAAAAAAGAAAACCTATCTCCTGATTACATTACTATTGATGTTGCTCACGGACATTCTGATTATGTGATCAAAATGATTAAATACGTTAAAAACCATCTTCCAAAATCTTATGTTATTGCGGGAAATGTGGGTACCGCAGAAGGTGCTCTTGAATTAGAAGAAGCGGGGGCAGATTGTTTGAAGATTGGGTTGGGACCTGGTTCAGCATGTTTAACTTCACCTAACACTGGTTTCGGAACACGAGATCATCAATTATCCTCTATACTTAAAATTTCTGAAGTTTTAAAAACCGCAGATTTGATCGCTGATGGCGGAATTAGAGAATATGGAGATATTGCCAAATCAATAGCTTTTGGTGCTGATATGGTGATGATCGGTGGTATGTTTGCAGGTCATGACGAAAACCCCGGAGATCTTATCGAAGATGAAAATGGTGAAAAGTTTAAAATATTCTTTGGTAGTGCAAGTGAGCACCAAAAAGGCGAATCAAAGCATGTCGAAGGAAAGAAGATGCTTGTTTCATACAAAGGATCTATCTCTTCAACTTTGCAAACAATTACAGAAAACTTGCAATCATCTGTTTCTTATGCAGGAGGGAAAGAGCTTAAAGATTTAAGAAACGTAGACTATGTTTTAGTTGATATGTGAAAATTTTGACAAAATTGATATAACTTAATAACAATTTTCAAAAAGGCTGGTGCAATTTAAATAAAATTTTGCACCAGCCTGAATTTATAAGGAGAGAAAAAATGGACACTTCGAAAATTGAAACTAAACCTGCTTTTGCCTATACAGAGACAGAAAACAAAACCAATACTTTCACTGGTGGAAAGCCATTCATCAATGATGATTTCAAATTTCCTTATGATAAGGACGGTAATCCACTTGTGTTCTTCTGCCAATTAGATTTAAGTGAGGTGGATCAAAGAATAATCAATCATCTTCATCTCCCTGAAAGGGGATTTATACAGTTCTATCATGGTGGAGACGATCTTATGGGAATGGACTTTGATTCAGACAATTATATGGACAATAGTGTTTCGAAAATATTATATCTTGATAAAGCGTTTGATGAAGATTTTGATATGCCAAAAGAATACAAAGAAGACATGACCGATTATTCTCCTTTGGAAAATTCTATCAACAGAGACAATAGAAGGATTTTTTATAAAGGCGAATATATTGATATGCTTCCTTTTCCAAATTCTAACGATAATCCAGCTATCACAGAAGAAGACAGCTACGGAGAAGAGTATATGGATTATTATGAAAAATCTAACGAAAAATATTATGAATTGTATTTAGGAGGATATCCACATTTTGTTCAATGGGACTTTAGGAACAAAGATCGCGAAATGAGCCTTCTTCTTGGCTCTGAAAGCGGTAACACTATAATGTGGGGAGATACAGGGGCTGGAGGATTTTGGGTTCCTCAGAATAATCTTGAGGAGCAAGATTATTCGCAATCTTTCATCTTCTGGGATTGTGGATGATTAATAATTTATTAATGAACAGGATAATAGTCGCTAATCTACTTAAAAGGTGCTATCCTGTTCATTAAGTAAAAAATATGACTTTTATTCAATCGCAGTAGTTCTACCAACTATATCTTTGTTTTAATTTGGTAGAATAAGAATTATCAAATAACTTCAAAACCAAGATAGGTGAATTTTATGAACATTTCTGAATCAAAACTTCCTGAATGGTTGAAAAAAGAACTTCCTGAACCTCAACTTCCATCAGTAATTTCATGGACAGAAGAAGATGGATATATAGTTTTTGATGAAATTCATGAAGAAACAGACAATTTTGAAACTCTTGAAGAGGCATATGATTTTACTGAAAATTATCTTAAAACTGAAGTAATTTTTGATGAATCAATTCCAGAATTAAACGAAGAAAATAATAATAATTTTTCAAGAATGCTATTTGGTACTCCTGATGATCGCGGAAATTCAAGATTGCTATTTTCCTCACCAGATAAACAAAAAATTGAAGACCTTGAAGAAGTATACGAAAATTTTCTCAACCTCGCAGAAAAATATTATAACAACAAAAACGACTTCATGACAGCTTATGATTTTGTTGATACACATCCTGCTTTTTGGGTAAAACTCTTAAAAGACAAAGAAAAAACATTTCTCTGGGAAACTGAATCTCATTGTATAAAAATCTGGTCAATGCCGATTAAAAACGATGATAATATGTTTTGGGCTTTGGAAACAGGTATGCACATTGATCCAGATTATGTTGAACATTATCACGACTGGCGAATTGATGCATCTGGTAGTACTATTGAAGAAGCTTATATAAATCTTGCTGCAAATATTGATAAATACTACAATCTTGATGGAACTGAAAAAGAAATAGAGACAGATGACGAAGAATGACGAAAACTCAAAAAGGAATGACATTCTGACATGGGATGAAACTTTTATATCTATTGCACATGTTGTCAAACAACGTTCAAAAGATCCAGTTACTCAAGTAGGAGCATGTATTGTATCTTCGGATAACAGAATTTTGACGTTGGGATACAATGGTGCTCCCAACGGTTTTGATGATGATGACTTTCCTTGGGGCAAAACAGGCGATGAAATTTCGACAAAATATCCTTATGTTGTTCACGCTGAAAGAAATGCCATTTTGAATTTCAGGGGTTCTTTAAGAGAATTCAATAACGCAACCATTTATGTTACTCTTTTTCCTTGCAATGAATGCGCAAAAGAAATCATTCAAACAGGAATAAAAGAGGTAGTTTATGAAAAAATGCCTGATAAAAGAAAAACATCAACAGAAGCGTCTATTATCATGTTCGAAAAAACAGGTGTGAAAATACGAGAAATTGGCAGTTATGAAATATAACAAACATTTTTAAAAATAATTTTGAAAAGTTTTTTAATTTTCGATCTTTTAAATAAAAATGTGGTATACTGATATTAGAAACTAAACATCGCGGGATGGAGTAGTTAGGTAACTCGTGTGGCTCATAATCACAAGATCGGGGGTTCAAATCCCTCTCCCGCCACAACAAAAAGAAGCTCTTTCGTAATGGAAGAGCTTCTTTTTTAATATTTTCAAAAAAACAGTTGACATGATGAACAAAAATGTGTTATTATATAGGTATTGAAAGAAACACTACTAACAGGAGTAAGATTAAAATGTCACAGTTTATCAAAATGGCTTGGATGTTCTTCTGGCGTATCAGTCTTGTTACCGCCATTCTCGGAGACCTCCATATCCTTGCCAATGCTTTTGTTTCACTTGCTCTTGCTGGTGTTATTCGATTTGTTTTCAAGAAGACGGTTCCCGTTTTCCCTATTATCAATCTGTTCAAGGGAAACAGTATTTTCAGGAATCATGATGGAAGTGTTTCTCAGACTAAGCAGAATGTTGATAACACTCCTTATGCCAACAAGACTATCGTTGAGCATCCTGTCTATAATGGACAATTCACAGGATACGAACCTATGCCCCTGAGCAATGTTTCTGTCCCTAATCCTCAGCTTGTTGCAAGTATGCGAGGAGTCCCCGGATCTGGTCTTGATTCAGCTATGCATATGGGAGAAGCAAACATCAAGAGCGGACAGATTGGTGAGGCTAATTTCTCCAAAGCCCTCAGTATCACCAATGTGGGAGGATATAATCAGGGATTCATGGATAATAATTCTATTATCAACAATGTCAATAGTTTCTGGTCTGTTGCTATGCCTACCAAAGAAAGTATTTCTGAGCGAGATAACAACAATACAGACATTGACTGTGTTCTCGTTTCAGGAGATGAAATTCTCCTTGTTGATACGAAGTTTTACAAGTCAGGTGATGTTACCTACAAGGCTCATGAAGATATGATTTACTGTGAGGATAACTATAACGGAAACCTTGTCGGACAACCTCATCGCATGACTAAGAACATGCAAATGGCACAAGATCGATTCAAGAAGCATTTCCCGAATATGCGTGTTTCTTCTATTGTTGTTCTCATGCCTACTGATTCAGGAACGCCTAATATTAAAAACGTCTATTGGCCGGGAAATATCCAAGCTGTAAATGTTTATGATGCTCTTCGTAGGGCGGGGCAGATGTCTTACAATAAGGCATCCACTGACACTGAAGTTCTTTACAAGATTTCAATGCTCATTAAAAACTAAAAATTGCTAAACCCAAAAAGCGGTGTCATCTAAAAATAGGTGGCACCGCTTTTTTGATATGATAAATAAAGGTAATAAACATAGAAAAATAAACAACTTCAACAAAAGGAAAATACATGACTGACAATAGAACAGATTACGACAAAGTTCTAGAATTTTACACAGCATTCAAACAGGATGAATTCATTCCCTCAAAAGACAAAAAAGCCTCTTTGGATAAGGATACAATTTCAGAGGACAGATTGAGCCTTAAAATGGATTTGATTGCCGAAGAATTTATTGAACTTATTGAAGCTGTTTACGGACTCAAAGCCGCTCAAGAATTAGAAGAGGGATGGCTGAAAGCTAAGTCTTTAGATGACGGAACTCGTGACATCGTTGGTGCAGCAGACGCTTTAGGTGATATGAGATATGTCATTTCTGGTTTAGAAATCGAATCAAACATTCCCTCTACTCTAATTTTTGATGAAATTCATAAATCCAATCTTAGCAAATTAGATGATAACGGAGATCCGATTCTTTCAGATGGAATTACACCTGCAGTGCATGATGGAAAAATTAAACCAAAAGGTAAAATTCTTAAAGGAGAAAACTATTTCGAACCAGATTTGCAGGCAATCATTGATGGACAAGAGCCAGATCGAACTCCTGAATTAAAAAATAAGTAATAATTATTTTTTCAAAATAGAATCTACATTAGGAGAGATCTAAAATTATGAAAATAAAATATATTGGAAGGTTTGTTTCATCAACATTGATTGTAGGCTTGTTATTATCAGGATGCACAAGTAACAATACACCTGATGACGAACAAACTGCTACCTCTGCACCAACTCAGCAGGAAACAACAGAACAGTCAATTAACAAATTCTTCACTGACTATTACACAACATGGATCAACAATCCTGATTCAGTAGAAGATTCTATTAAAGTTGACGAAGCTTTTATGGAAATTTTCGGGCCAGAAAATTATGAAGGTTTATATGATACTGCGAATGATCCAGAAAAATTATTTAAAAAATTAGATGATAAACAAATTAAGGAATTAGCAGATAAACTTGAAGAAATTAATAAAATTTCTAAATTTTATGATTTCCGTAAAACTTCTGATAAAGATAGAGCTTATGTTAATTTAACGGCTATAACTTATTCTCAAATGCTTCAAGGAGCAAGCGGGAAAAAAGTTAATGTAACTGTTTCTTCAAATGATAATTTTGCAATAAAAGATAACTCAATAACAATTCAATCCTCTGATGTAATTTTTGAATTAGACGGAACAAGATTACCTAATAGCAATGAAGAATCAGGAATTGAAAAAACAAAACTTAATCGTGTTGATGGAAAATGGAAAATTGATGCGTCTGACATGATGAAACAAGTAAACAAAAAGCTCAAAGAAAATAAAAAGTAATTTTAATCTTTAAAAACTGTGGGTGAAGATTGATTAAGTTGATCTTCACCCACAGTTCTGATATAATGATAATGTAAGAAGCTCAGGTGTGATTTTTTACTCAACGGTTCAGGTTGGGAACAAAGCAGACCAAGTAGAATTGAACAGGTTGGACTTCTTACATATAAGGGGATGCATTAGGTTTCGACTTATGATCTGATTATTAAAAAGCAGGTAGCCATTAAGAAGTTGGCTTTAAAAAATCTTAAACAAATAATTGCAAACGCAAATAAAAACGCTTACGCACTAGCTGCCTGAGCCGTTCATATTAGATATATTGTTCTCGATACTAATATGAACGTCATTTTAAGAGAACACTTTACCTGAACTAAGTTTCATAAGGATAAAGTAAAAGAAACTAAACTAAATATAATTTTTGGCAACAGTTGAAATATTTAGTTAATAAACAGTTGCGAAACCTGTAATTCTTTTTAATATGACAATCGTAAGGACAGGGGTTCGACTCCCCTCATCTCCACGATTATTTTTATTTCAAAAACAAGGAGAGCTATTATGAAAAACATAATTGATGAATCAGAAAAAATAGTTGTCCTCACTGGAGCAGGAGTTTCCACAGAATCAGGAATTCCAGATTTTCAACAAAGAGATGAAAACTGGGAACATGACGTTGATAGGGAAATAGCAACATCTATATGGTATTTCAAGCAAGAACCGCAAAAATTTTGGAATATTTATAAAGAAATTTTTGGCAGTAAAGCATATGCCAGACCTAACAGATTCCATTATTTTTTAGCCTCATTGCAAAACAATCATGATATCACTATTGTCACACAAAATGTTGATGGATTACATACAAAAGCCGGAAGCGAAAAAGTTATCGAATCTCATGGGAATCTCAATTATGTCATATGCTTAAATAAAAATTGTAGACGAAAATACCCTTATGAAAAGTTTTCGAATGATACTCTTCCTACATGCCCTTCTTGTGGAAATATCCTCAAACCCAATGTGTCTTTATTTGGGGAAGGGATTAATGGATTCTCCGAGGCTAGGGATCTGATCATTGATTCTGATTTGTTAATAATCGCTGGGACAAGCCTAAGAGTTGGGCCATTTAATGAGCTTCCTCTCTTGTCTCAATACTACTCTCCTCATACGAAAAGATTATGGATAAACAAAGAGACTCCTGAAGAGATAGGCTTAATGGAAGAACTGACTTTTCATAAATCATTCAATGGAACCTTTGAAAATTTCATTGACACCTATCATCAATGAATCAGCAAAATAAATTGTTAAACTGTATTTATGAAAAGTTTGACAAAAATAATGGAGGAAAAGTGCCTAAGCAAGAAAAAACCGGAAGTAGACCAGAATTTGTTGATTCAATTGTAGAAGTATTGAAAACAAACGGAACACTTCTCACCGGAATAGCTGTAGTCCTAATCATTCTGACAGGTCTCACTCTTGTCAATAGTCCTGAACAGTGGTGGATAATCGGTGCAGCAGTCCTTCTTTTTGGCGCAATAATATTTCTTTTCATGAACGCAAGAGTAGTGATAAAAATTTTTGTTGTCTCTATTATAAATATTTTAATGGCTTCCGAATCTTTTAAGTTTGGTAGTGCATTTGATCAATATAGCATAGGTGGTCTCATATGGATGTGCGGAACTTTCTTTACATTCTTTATTTTGATTGCTTATAGTTACCTAACAAACAGCGGAGCAAGCCGATGGGGATCTATCGGAGTTTCAAGTGTGTTTGGATATGTTTCAACATTCTTACTATCTATGGTGTTTGAATTAGATGTAAAAATATCTACTTGTATAGGAGTTCTTATCTCCGGTTTAATTTTCACTTACCTTTATAAAGGAACAAGAAAAACTCGATACTCTAAATTTCGTATGCCTGCCAATATATTTGATGAAAAAATTGAAGAAAAATTAGTTAAAAGCGCAGAAGAATCCGGGTGGAATATTACTCCATTACCTCATAAAAAAGATTCAACATCAGGCGGATTTTTAATTTGGGATGAAAGAGCATACTACCTTTATCCTATTGATATGGATTCTCCGTTTAGCAATATTGGAAGAAAAACTTTTAGACTAGGGTATTCCAAAAAAGATATCAATCCTTGGCTTCTTAATTTAGCGTTCAAAGAGCCTCCACTATGGCGTTCAAGAGGGGCTAATATAAATGTTGTTCTTTTAGACATGAACAGTAAAAATGGCTTAGATCATAAAATTATCGGAGTAAGCCTCCCTGACTCAAAGAAAAAACTTCCCATAGGTATTTTCCCAGCAAAAATAATTAAAACAGAAAAAGACAGCAAAGTCAGCAAACTTTTTGACAAAATTGATTTGGAAATGTCTCCCTTCACGACTGATCTTAATGAAAAACAGAAAGCTGCCCTTGGTAGAATAAATAAGACAGAAGAGGATGAAGAAACAGAAATTGTTGATGAAAACAAATCAACTTCTGAAGAAGAATCAAACTCAACCGCCGTAGAACAGAATCCCAAGGAGGATAACATCGAAAATGATTGATTTCGTATCTTTACACACTCACACTCACAGCTCACTGCTTGATGGGTTTTCAACAGAAGATGACTATCTCACCAAAGCACAACAACTTGGGCAAAGAGGTTTAGGAGTTTCCGATCATGGAAATCTTCATACTATATACAGCTTTTTGAAAAAATCAAAAGATATGGGAATGATAGGTGTTCCAGGATGCGAATTTTATGTTGCTCCAATCAATCCTGATGGAGCAAAAAGGAAATCTTCGGTATTCTATGGACCAGGCGGAAAAAAATCCGAAAAATACGATGTTTCTTCTAACGGAGCTTATCTTCACCTTACAGTGTGGGCATACAACAATGTAGGATTACACAATCTTTTTAAACTTTCTACAGCCTCAAACGACCCTACACGTTTTTATCAGAAACCAAGAATTGATTTTGATCTTCTTGTCGACCATTCAGAAGGTCTCATTGTTTCTACTGGATGCCCAAGCTCTGAAATCAGCACACGTTTTCTTCTGGGACAAGACGATAAGGCTTATGAATACGCTGGAAGATTAAAAGAGGTCTTTAACGATAGATTATTTGTTGAGGTCATGGATCACAATATGCCCATTGATCTTGAAAAACAACTTCTCCCTAAGCAACTTGAGTTATCTAAAAAAATGGGAATCCCTCTTTTAGCAACAAATGACTGCCATTATGCGGAAAAAGAAGATTACATTTCTCATGAAGAAATGCTTTGTGTTCAGTCAGGAGCAAAAATGAGTGACAGCACATATGATGAAGGTGGACCAAGATTTGCATTTACAGGTCACGAATACTATCTCAAATCTGCTGAAGAAATGGATAAACTATTTCCCCAGAAGGATTTTCCAGATGCTTTATCAAACTCTGTTGCTATTACCGAAATGGCATCAGATATCAGTCTTGAATTCAACCCTAACTTAAAGCCTAAACCAGTCTTACCTCCTGAATTTTCAACAGAAGTAGAATATTATAAACATCTTATTCAAACAGGATTCAAAGAACGTTATGGAAATGCCCCAATCGAAGTAAAGAGAGAAGCTGTCAAAAGGAACAAAAAAGAATTCGACGTTATCTACTCATCTGATTTCATTGGGTATATGCTTGTTGTGCGAGATTACATTCAATTCGCACGAGATAATTTTTCAACAAAAAACGTGCAAGATGAAATAATTGCACTTGGCGTTGGCAGTGGGAGGGGATCAGTTGGTGGAAGTATTCACGCCTACGAATTAGGTATTTCTGAAGTCGATCCAATCAAGCATGATCTCATTTTTGAAAGATTCTTGTCAGCCGGTCGTGGAGCTACTTATTTGTTAGAATATGATGACGGAAGTACAGAAGAGATTATTGTATCTGACAAAAAGAATGTTTTATCAGATGATAGCGAAGAAGCCTCTCGAAAATACATTCATCAACTTCAAGTGGGCGATAAAATAGTTGTAGATGATGATACTAATAATGAGTAATATAAACAACAAAGGAAGCAAGGTAAAATGAGCGAAGAACAATATGTAGAGCTGTATAAAAAATACAAGCCTCAAACATGGGACGATCTTGTTGGACAAACGAAGACTGCTAGATCCCTACAGACAGCTGTGGTTAACAATAAAATTCCTACTGCTTTCCTATTTCTTGGTCCGAGAGGAACTGGAAAAACTAGTTCCGCGTTTCTTTTAGCTAAATCACTCAATTGCCAAAATCCCATTAAAGGAGGGAATCCTTGCAATATTTGTGAAACATGCATAAGTATTGACGAAGGTTCACAAATTGGTATCAATTATGAATCAATGGCAAATCGTGGCTCTGTTGATGATGTAAGATCTATTGTACAGAAAGCAAAACTTAGTCAACCTGTGAAAAAACAAGTATGGATTCTTGATGAGATACATAATCTTTCCAAAGCAGCTTTTGACGCTCTTCTTATCCCTCTTGAAGATAAAAACATGCCATCTCTTTTCATTTTTTGTTCAACAGAAGCTGATAAAATTCCTGCGACAATTACCTCCAGAGTCCAACAGAGAAGGCTTGTATTGGTTTCGCCAGAAGATATGCTTCCCTATTTACAAAACATTAGAGACAAAGAAAATCTTGACTGCGGAGAAGAAGATCTGACAGAAGCAATCAGGCAGGGGAGAGGATCGGTTAGAGATACCCTGAGTGCCCTTGAATCGCTCTTATCAACCGGAGAAACCACTTCTTCGTTCGGTGGTGCCATGCTGGAATCTATCGCCTCACACAGCCTTCCAGACGCTCTCAAAGTCACTGCGGATGCTATTCACGAAGGATACGATGGAAGAGATTTGGCAGAACAACTTTTCTCTGATTTGAGGGATCTTCTATTACTTGTTTCAGGAGTTGACAAGTCAGTTGCAGGAACAATAAATGTTTCAGATGTGAGATCTGTTGCGAAAGGTTTAATAGGAAAAACAGGAATCGCAATAGTAGCAGAAGAAATAGCTGACGCAATAACACATATGACGCTTGGATCTGATTCAAGAATACATTTTGAAATTGCATTAGTTAAATCAATCACTAAATTAAATAAACTTCAAAAAGCAGTTGATGCTAAAAGTTAAATTGTAACATAATATAAATTCATAACACTCAAATGCTAAGGAATACGGAAAATAAAACTTCTGTACCCTTAGCATTTATTGAATTCATGTGATATAAGATATTTAATCTGTTCATGAATTTTTTGATAAGATACTCATGTATAAAATATGTAATAAATAGGAGAGGTTACTGTGGCGGAAATAAAAACCATTAAGAACATCAAAGTAGTTGCAAGCGGCAGCAACCCTGACGTGGATTCTGACTTCCACACTGCTCATAGAGAAAAAGTTCTTGAATATGTCACAGATCTTTATGGAAAGAAAAACGTTTCTAATATTGTTACTTTCGGTACGCTTGCAGCTAAAGGTGCTGTTAAGGCGATGTGTACAATTTACAATATTCCTTTTGTTCAAGCCGGTAAATTAGCTGCTCTTGTTCCGCCTCCAATTGAAGGCAAAGAATGCACTCTTAATGATATATATGACCCAACAAGTGACCGTTATGAAGAAGCTTCTGAATTTAGATCTTTTGCTTCTGGTGCTGATTGGGAAAAAATTATTGAAGGTGCAAGAAAAATTGAGGGTAAGAACAAAAGCACAGGGGTCCACGCTTGCGGGATCATAATCTCAGCTGAACCTTTGGAAGAGGTTATTCCGCTCCATGTTCGACAAACAGATGAGCGAGTAATTACTCAATGGACTTATAAAGAATGCGAATCCCTTGGTCTCATTAAAATGGACTTTTTGGGACTAGATACTGTTGACCTTATTCAGAATACGGTTGATTACATTATCAAAAATGGAAAAACACCGCCAAATATGGCTCAACTTGTTCACGGCGAGATGGATGATCCTGATGTTTACAAACTTTTCCAAGATGCAAAAACAACAGGTATTTTCCAATTCGGTTCTGAAATGGTTCAAAACCTTCTGAAACTTGTCAAGCCTACGGAGTTTAATGACCTTGCAGCTACAACCGCTGTGGCGCGTCCTGGGCCTATGGGAATGCTCTCACACATTAAATACGCTGACAGAAAGAATGGACGTGAAGAAATTGATTACATTCACCCAGAATTTATTGGCTCTCCATTAGAAGAGATTCTTAACCCTACATATGGATTGATTGTATACCAGGAGTCCATTATTAAAATTGCTTCTGAAATCGCTGGTATGACTCTTCAGGAAGGTGACGACCTTCGCTCAGCTATGGGTAAAAAGAAAATGGCTGTGATGATGAGTATGAAGCCTAAATTCTTCGAGGGGTGCCTAAAAAATGGCTATTCTGAAGAGGCTACAACAATTCTTTGGGAAACTATTGAGGAATTCGCTAAGTATGGGTTTAATAAAAGCCATTCTGTTGCTTATGCTATGACTTCTTATCAGTCAGCATTTTTGAAGACACATTACCCTGTGGAATTCATGGCTTCTTTAATTGCTCAGAATGTTGATGACAAAAAGAAAACTTTGACATTTTTGCGTGAAGCTAAGAGTATGGGCATCAGCGTTGGAACTGTGGATATCAATTTGTCTGACATTAAAGTCGCACCTGATTACTTGAAAAAGGGGAAAAACGACATTTTGTTTGGAATTTCTGGTGTTAAATCTGTTTCCGAAGATATTGCAAAAATCATTGTTGAAGAAAGAAACGCTAATGGGGTTTTTGAATCTGTTCAAGATCTTGTTAATAGATGTGTTCCTTTAGGTGTTTCTAATAGAGCAATTTACGAGAATCTTGCTAAAGCAGGAGCTTTTGACACTATGGGGGTTAGTAGAAAATCTGTTGTTGAGTCTGTTCCTGACTTAATGGGTGATGCTAAGAAGAAAACATCTAAAGGTGAATCTCTGTTTGATATGTTTGCTCTTGAGGAAGATCCTTCTGAAATTAACTTGAATGGTGAAGAATATGATTATGTGAAGAAACTTCAGGAAGAAGCCAATATGCTTGGTCTTTATCTTACATCAAATCCCCTTGATAATCTTGGCCCTGGCAGTTCAAAATTGAGGACAAACAATATTAGCAAAATTTTGAAAAGCCCACGAATGCTTACAACAACTATTCTTGGGTCTATTATTGAAATTACCAAAAAACAGAGAAGGCAGGGAAAATCAATCATTGTTGACATTGATGACGGAACTGATTATATGACTGCTCTTTTGGCTAAAGACATTGTTAAAAATATGGACAAATACAATGCCCAAGAAAATGTGAAGAAACTCTATCAGAACGGGGAAAACTCTGTATCTACAGATAATAGAGAGTTAGCTGTTAATCCTGAGTATAAGCCTATGGAAGAGCTTGAAGTTAACAATGTCTATATGATGAATGTGACTTACAGACCTGGTAAAGGAGATAACCCCTATAACGCTAAAATCAATTGGATTAAACCTTTGAAGCTTTCTCACAACGGATCTCTCCCTGTGAGAATACGATTCAAAGCTACGAAAGAAAATTTGGACAAAATGAAGAAGCTGTATAAGGCTTTGCCTATAAATTTGGCTCAAAAACTTCCTGGTGAATACCCTATTCATGTTTCTTTGCATAGCAAATTGACAAAAGATTCTCATACTCTTGATGATATGTACATGTCTGCTCTTCAGATTATGGATGAAGATCTTCAAAATGGCGTTGACCTTAAAGAACAATTCGATAATGCTAATAAAAGAGAGGATTCTAATTCTTTGATGGGTGGAAAAAATAAAGCTCCTTCTAAGAAAAAGAAGAAATCTGCCTCTAAAACAGATGAGCCTTTGAGAGTATGGCCTCCAGAAGGATTTGAGAAAACGCGAAATAATGGCGTTGAAGCTTTGACGGTTGAAGATATTACTGATGCCATAGAATCTTTAAATTATATAGATACAGGTTTAACTTGTGATAAAAGTCAAAAAGTAGAACTGGCTATAGAAAAATTCTTAGGTATTGAAAGCTACGATTTTGGAGTTTTTGATTCTTCAATATTGACTGATTGAATATAAGTGTAAAGGTTGAATTTTAGATGCCATTGCCAAGACGCATAGAAAATATTCCACAAGAATACAACAAGGATTCTTCTCACCAGACCGAAAAAAACAATGTGCGGTCTGGTGAGTCTCTTGCCCGAAAATCGAATTCTATTCCTACAAAACGACCAGTCAGAGATGACACTTTTATGGAAGATGAACCTTTACCACCCATTGCGGAAGTCTCTCCTCATGGAGTTAAAAATCTTGATGAAAAAGAGTTAGATGAACTTTTAGGTATAAATGATGTAATTAATGTAGATGAAGAAGAAAACGACAATTCTTTATCTACACCTGTTGATGATGCCTTACCTGATTTTGACAATAACGAAATGATTTTACCTTCTTCTGAAAAAACCATCATCAAATCGGATACCAATATTAAAGATACCGAAAATAATGATACTGATGATGATTTTGAAATAGATTCATTACTAAAATCCTTAAATATTGATGAAAATGATGAATCTTCTGAAAATGAAATATTGCCAGAAACAGAATTGGAATTATCTGAAAATGACTCTGTTATTGATGATAATGATTTTGAAGGACTTTTTGATGAAATTGACAATGACGATAATACCCAAAACGCAGAGAATGTTTCTTTAGATACAGACGATGACGAAATAATTATTGATTTCGAAGATGACTCTGAGGATGACACTATTATCAATAACAAAAACAGTGATGACTCTGAGGATGATTTTTATTTTGAAAATGAAACAGATAGTGATGACTCTGAGGATGGAGATGATTTTGAAATAGATTCACTGTTAAAATCTTTGGATGCAGATGATGACGAAAGTAACAGCGATAACGAAATTGAACAAGATGAAGACTGGGGGTTCAGTGAAAACGAAAATGATTCTGATGATGACGGCAATGATGCATTTACTTCCGTAGAAGTAGAAGATAAAGAAAACGATGAATCTGAAATAGTTAATGATTATTTTGATGATGAAGAGGTTGAAGAAATTGACGAGGAAAGCAAACCTTTCAATTTCTATGATGACGATGAAGATAATGTCAACGAAGAAAAGAAAACATCTCAAGACAAAGAATCTATGCCAAAGACCTCTAAGAACAAGAAGAGTGGAAAAGGATTTAAAAACAAATTCGAAAACATTAAAAATCAGGTTCTAGCTGACCTCAAAGGAGAAGATTCTCCAATTCAGAACAGTTTTGATGAGCAGCATGACGAAGATGAGAAATATAATGACGAAAACACTGAATCAAATAAGTCCAAGTCATCTTTGCCTGGCTCAAAAGCACTTGATTTAATCAAAAAACCTTATCTGTTTATTGCAAATATTTTCTTCAGTATTCTCAAAGGTATATTTGGATTTTTAGCACAGATTCCTCTTATTGGCATAGTGTTTAAACCGTTACTGTCTGCAACAAAGATTCTTGAGAAAATTTCTTTGTTCATGCCTTTAATTTTTGTCATTGGTGTTTTTGTTACTATCAGTTATTTCCAAGTTCCGAGAGAATCTATGATTGAATTACCTGATAATGGAGGCGGTACGTTTAGCGAATTTAAATATGATTATAAAACAAATTCAGCAATAGGTAAAGTTACAAATACTGGTGAAATTATTCTTGAATCCAAACCCGAATTCACTGTTCATGCTATTGTTCCTGGCCTTAATCCTAAAACATGGTTTATTCCTGTTGAGGTTGGAAAATGTGAAGGAAAAATTGAAAAAGTAGATATTGATAGTAGTAAAGAAGTTACAGCAGAATGCGAAAAAACTAACGGTTATATTAAGAGGACGAGCGGAGTTTTGAAGTGAGTGAAGAAGATACAGTTGAAGAAAAAATTGACCCTAAAGACATAGTTGTTAATTCCCCTATGAAAGATACTGAGGGAGTAAAAAACAATGTTTCGGAAAAAATTTACGAAATGCTTGAAAAAGGAAGAAGGTATTTTGGATCTTCAGGTGCAGCAATGACTCACCAAGCTTTTAATCCTGAGTATGCCGAAAAAAACGTAAAACCGGACAAAGCAAAAGAACATCTTGACGGCGAGCGAGACACAACCACTGTTCTCAAAAAATGGGTGAAAGATAAACCTGGAGCTGTTCTTATAGATTCAGTTTATGTTCCTGATTGGGACGAAGAAGATAAAGTTGACGAAGAAACAGGGATTATTGATGACGGAAACACAGATCATGTAATTATCATTGGATCTGAAGTGATTCTTATTGATACAAGACGATGGAAGAAGAAAAAAGGATACAGTGTTGGTGATGACGGGGAAGCTTTAATGACGAATAAGCAATTTGCCGGTGGAGAGGTCACAATGAACAAATCTATTCATATGTGGCTTGAATATCTTGATGAAGATGCCTATGTCACTGGAATAGTCTGCATTAACCAAGAAGAAGTTAATGTCATGAGAAATAGAAACTGGTACACTCAAAGCTACAGACTTGTCGAGTTAGATAGATTTATAGAACTTCTTGATGAGAAGTGGAAGCTTGTTGATGAATATGACAAGAAACATATCAATACCACTCTTGTTTCACAAGTTGTTGTTAAATGTATAAAGCCTTTTGACCCCTATAGTAAGGTGTTTGATATGAAAACTTTGGGTAATTTTAAATAAGGATAAATTTTTATGTCAATTATTGTAGATCCTCCTTTAAAAAACATCAATGGTGTAAAAAAATACGAAATAAGCTTATCTGTTGCTAAAATGCTTGAAAAAGGAAGAAAATATTTTGGTTCTTCAGGTGCTTCACTGACTCACCATGTTAATAATCCTGACTATAAATCAGACTTCAAAAGAAAGCTTGTAAACACAGGGATGGAGGGTGAGAGAAGCACTTCTAAAGCACTCAAAGAATGGATAAAAGATAAACCTACTGCTATTCTATTAGATTCAGTTCATATCAAAGGTTTCGGAAAAGAAGAAATTGATGAAGAGACCGGAACTGTTGAAGGTGGAGATACAGATCATATTCTTGTCATCGGAACTCATGTGATTCTTATTGACACTAAAAGATGGAAAAGCAGAAGATCTTATTCCATCAGCCCAAAAGGGAAAATTCTTCGTAGCGGAAAATATTTTGGCGGCGGAAATGTTAAAGCTAAACAAGCAAAATACATGTGGAAAAAATATCTAGATAAAGATGCAAAGGTTTCAAGCATAGTTTGCATAAATTCAGAAAAAGTTTTTTCAAAAATAGATGCTAACAGCAAAAAAGCAGGGTTTCAATTAGTAACTATTGAGAATCTAACTAAAACCCTTGATTGGCGTTATGAAAAAATCAGCGATTATGACAAAACACATATTAATAGCACTCTTATTGCTCAAATATCCATGTGTTGTATAAAACCATTTGATGCATATACACGAGTGTTCAATGATGACTCAATAAAAGATTTCAAGTAGCCTGAATACTTACTCTACTTAGCTCTGTCTAAGCCCTGTATGGCGTTCTGAGGGGACAATAGTGGAAAACTAGGCAACCTTATGCAGAATGTTTGAAACCCCCTGTAATCGCCGTACAGGGGGTTTCAAATTAAGTAAGTAGAGATTGATTAACTAACTCTATGTTCTCATTCTACTCCAAGTTGATTAAGAACATTTTTTGTGTCATATTTGCGAATAGTTTCTGAATCCTGTCGCACAGCATTCATAGCATTTGCAATCAAAGCGGACTGTGCTTCTTCAGAAGCCTCTCGAATAGCTTTTTCACTCTGCTGAATAACTTTCAAACTGCTTTCACGAATAGCTCTACCATTCTTTTCTGCTTCGACAATAGCGGTAAATTGATCACGAATTCCATCAGCAATTTTAATGATAGTCTCTTCTGAAACCATTGCTCTCTGGTTAGCGTCAGCAATTTCAGAAACAGCCTCAGCAGTCCCTTGAGATGCTCCAGCAAGCAATCGATCTACACCTGCATTAGCACTTTCAGCCATACGCGCCCCTTGTCGACCTTTTTCAGCTTGCTGCCATACAACAAGTTGGCTTCGAGCTGCTGGAATAGCATCAACGCGAACACGCTGACATGTTCTCTGTAGACCGAAAGACATGTTGATAATGTTGCGAGTTGCAGTCACATTAGCTCCATAGATGAAGAACTTTTGTCGCCACGCAAACCATGTTTTTTCAATTTCTCCAAGCGTAGAAGTTTGATTAGCAAGAACTTCTCTAAATTCTTCAATAGTGTAAGATTTGTTTTCCCATTTAATGATAGTGTCATCGCCTTTTGATTTTGCATCATTATAAGCTGATTCCATCTTCAATGCAGTTTCTTGTGAAACTTCGATAACTTCTTCAAAAACAGCCAACACTTTAACCATATCATTCAAAGCTTTAAGCGTTGCTTTTCTTAACTCGTGACCACGAAGAACATTATCCCGAAGTTCATTCTCCATCTTCTGCAATTGTCCGCTAGCAATATCAAGTTTAGTTGCAATAGGACGAGAATCACGAATCATAGCCTGCAGAGTGTAGGTTGTTCCGCGCATTTTGTGAATAATCTTATTGAAAAAATTCTTCATCTTAGGATCACTGTATTTTGCAGAATATCCATCAATTTCACGAAGAATTCCGTTGACAATAGCATCAGCTTGAGGAACTTCTGTATCTTTCTGTTCATCCAAAAGACGCGCATTGATCTCATTCACAGATTCCATTACTTCACTACCGAAATCGATAATAGAAGACCAATTATTGACAAATTTCTTGGCAAGTTTAGGTGCAGCTTCTTGCACTGATTTCAAATCTTCATCAGAAAGCTGACTGCGGAATTTCAAGCTTGACTTTTCAGGAGACTTTACCTGAACTTCTTCAACAGAAACACGAGACACTGTTTTGTCCAATTGAGAATCCACTGTATCTTCATCAGCGAATTCAGTTCCCGTCAAAGAATCAATGATATTTTCTTCTTGCATTGCACTCATATATAATCTCCTACCTACTTATTACTTACTTTAAATTTTTGTTTTCATCTATATTTTAACACTTTTTACTATACAAACAACTTTAAGTGAAGATTTTCATAAAATATTTATGAATTTTTCATATTTTTAACAACATTATCTTCATTATATTGGAAAACATGTTCTAAATTAGAATCATTCTTTCCAATAAGAGCTTCCATAGCTACCTTGAAATCCAAATCACCATTTTTATTCACTTGCTTAATATTTTCAAGAACTTGTTTATGAACAACTTTTAGAATATTTTCAGAATCTTTGATAAGCTTTTCAGGCTCATCATAGTAATGAGGATTTTTTCTCACATCAAGATAAACTTTTTCACCGAAAATAATGTTAAGCTTTTTAAAAATGTCAGCATATTTCACAGAGGTCTCAATCATTTTAGAATCACTTCCATGCTCTTTTATCCTCTGAAACAGTTCTCTTGTCTCTTTCATGACAGCATTCAATTGTGCCGCAACTTTATTGTTCCCCAGAGCATAATGTTTTTGAATGAGTTCATTAAGATTTTCAGATTCTTCGACAAAATCACCAGTATGGTCTTTAAAAGAAAAACGAACAGGTTTCAGTTTCGGTTTTAGCCATGTTTTCTTAATAGTAACAGCTGCAATCGTAATAAGCACAGAAACGCTTAAAAATCCACTTCCGGCACCTATTACAGCATCAATAGGATCTATCATTCCAACATAATCGACCGTGGATGACTGTGTATGAGTATCAGAAATCGAAACACCACTGATGTTCTGTAAAACATTCTGATACTCAACAACTTCATGTTTAAAATTCATACACAACCCTCCCCGAGATTATGACTTCTATAATTCAATATCTTCTGTATCTGACAATTCTTCAAAAATTTCTTTACTTAATCTTAACAGAACAATTCAATTAAGTCAAATAAGAGAAAATAATAAATCAATAATCGTCAGTTAGTGTTGAACATAGCTCTCAGCTTAGAAAAAGGCCTTGATGAAACATACTTCTGAGACACGGATTCTGGCTCATCATCAAAATTTTCGGTATCGTTCAAAAGCACATTCAAAGCAACAACAAAATCAATTTCTTTATCTTCATTAATTTGACGAATGTTTTCAAGAATTTGCTCATTTAAAGCATCAACAGCTGCCTCAACTCGTCTGGTTCTTTTATCTGCCTTATTCCAGAAGGAGGGATTCTTAGAAATGTTCATATAATAATCAGTTCCGAGCAAGGAGTTCAATTTGTTCAAACGGTCAGTATACTCAACTTCAACAGAAATTCGCCTACTTTCAGAAACATCTTTTGTTTTGATGATCCGTGCCAATTCATTCATGTTCACATAAACTTCATTAATCTTTCTCTCCAAAGACTTACTTCCGTCCAATTCTGAATGATGAAGTTTTATCATATTGTTTAAATCATACACAGCATTGATTAAACCTTCTGAATAATTTTGGAAAGTTTTCTTAATCGTTTTCTTTTCTTTCTTTTCGCGCAGCTTCTCAGATTTATTGCGTTTCCTGATAATATAAACAGTTGTTGTGGCACCTGCACCAAGGAGAACTATGATTCCAATAACTTTCCCAACAGCTTCCATATCTTTACCAAATTTAGCATTTTGCGCATCAATCTCTGCATGAATAACGTTGTCATAAGAAGAAATTAATTTATCACTGTTAGAAATTAAGCTCCATCCAGCATCATCAACTGGGGTTTGTCCGAGAATATTATTGAATTCTTTTTCAACTTCACCCTGATCGCTTGAAACAGAAAAAGCATCTTGTTTTCCATCAGAAACAACAATAATAGTATCATATTGGTCACCTACGCCATCTTTGATAGCTTGAGTGATTTCATCAACGTTTTTGTTTTTCAGTGCAGATTCGGGAATGACAGTAATTCCGATGTCAGTATTAGAAAATTTTTGCGCTATTGTTTTACCCTCAGACAGAGACGTTCCTTTTTGTTTAAAAACCGTGTAATCGGATAGTCCAACAATAGAATCTTCGATAATGTTGCTATCTGTTTTTTGAGCAGAAACATTTTTTGCTTTTACATCAGATTTATTTTTCTCTTGCTTGTATTCAGTAGAGGCAGAATAGGAAACCGAATTCTCTTCAGCTTTATTTGCGAGTGCAGAATATCCCAAAAGTCCACCGAGCGTCAAACTCAAAGTAATTCCAAGTGAAACAACAAGCTCTAACAATGTATATCCTGAATCATTTTTTGATAATTTTATTTTAAAAACAAACTTCTTGAACTTCTCCCTCATAACAAGCCTTTCTGAAATATGACACAATTATTTAAAATAATTCTACCAAACAGAAATAACATAGATTCGATATTCAATAATGCACAATAAAATAACTACCGCGAATGGAGCAATATGTCTAATTTCTTACCTCACAACGAAGAAAATGCAAGAGCCTTAGAGGAAAAACTTAGCGAATCAATGTTCAGAAGTGTTAAAGATTTCGTTCAATTCTACAACTCTGGACTAATCAACAAAAGTTTCGATCTTGTCAAAGAAACAGCAAAAGAAATTACCGAAACTTTCAAAAATGTCAAAGAGAAAAGCGGTCAGCTTGTTCTCATTTCACAAGAAGAAGTTTTCTTAGAGGAAATTCTCGAAACTTTGAAGCCGTGGGAAGGTATTGTCAAAGCAAAAAGAGAAATCGAGTCAAGCGTCAAAGAGGGGAAGATTAACGAAAATACAATACTTGTTTTAGATGCTAACAAGTTCATTTTCGAAGCCATAAATAATGAAGGCGAAAGATTCAGTCTCAATGGAGAAAAATTATTCAACAAATCTGATAACATTGACACACTTTTGAAGAAATCATCCTATGGAGATGATTTTAATGAAGAATATGATGGATATGTTTTCGCCGCAAAAGATCTGCTTGACATAGACACAAATTTTGTTCAAGCTATCAAAAGCAACCTTCCTCAATGATAAGTAAAAAATAATCAAATAGTATTAAAGCCAACTACAATTAATTCAGTAGTTGGCTTTAATACTTATAAACCTTTGAAAAAGTTTTTAATTATCAGATCATCACTATTTCTTGGACCATTCCACCCAAAGCTGTTTTTGTTTCCTCATTAGGCTCCACAAGAACAGAATAAGATGCGCTCTCAAAAAGCGGAGAATCTGACTGTGTATCACCAAAGGCGAAGATATCCGCATACCTATTTAGCCCCAGAGTTGTCAAATACTTCCTCTTTGCATCTCCATTGAACATACCTTCAACCTTACCAGTGAAAAAACCTTTACTATCAGTAATATAACGACTTCCAGCTGACTTGAATCCATAATGATCAGCAAATTTATCAACAAGATAACTAGGCGAACCGCTGATTAGAACAACCTTAACTCCATTATTCTTAAATTCAACAAGACGATCAAGAATGCTATAAAAATTTTCATCATTTGAAACAACTTCAGCAATATATTCATCAACAAGAAGCTGTTCAGTGTTTTTGCCAATAATCTGTTTCCGGTAATTACTTGCCAGTTCGGTAATCAGATCTTCATTTTTCATATCTGAACGCCACATGTCAGGAAGATCACCAAGATCAATAACACCCTTATCATGCAAAGTCGAAGCGTGATTAAGAACCAGAGACTTTTTGACAATAGTTCCATCAACATCACTGACTACAATCTTACTCATATCCTTTACCATAACTCAACAACCTTTCAAAATTCTTTCATATATATTTTCAATTACTTACATAATAGCCTAAAAAATAACGAAAGTCAAGTATTATAAAATGTCGTATAATATACCCAAATTATGCCTATATTATACAGGTCAAAAACTTACACGGTATGTTCTAGCTTGTCGGAGGGGGTTTACGGGCTTTAAAAATCTTTCTTTAAAGACAAGTCCAAAAGCATTTAAAAACACAAGCAGTGGTGCATTATCACAGCATAATAATGCACCACTGCTGAATGATTTAAAATTTATCAATATTCGGAATCAAAATCTAAACTTTTAAGAATAGAATCTTCTTCTGACAAATTCTTATCTTTTTCAGGAGTTGGAAAATGTTCTTCTTTCCATTCAGCGAAACCAGGTAATTTTTCAGACAAAATAGCATTCCAATCTAATCGTGGAGCATTTCTGATAAGAGTTTCGTCGTTATCCAAAGTCCCATTCTGAGCTTCTTTCATGAAATATGTCAAAGTTTTTGCAGCTCTTTGTCTTTCTTCTCCGCTTATCTCAGCATAGAACAAATTTTTAGAGTCAGCAGCATATGGCAAATCAGTTCCATTCCAGTTGGTTGTTCCATTGATAATGATACTATCTGTGTTTCTATGTTCATAAACTGAAAATGTTCGAGTATTCCCATCTGGACTCATAACAGTATAAGCATTTCCCCATTCTCTACCATTTTCAAAAGGCGAAACAGACACATTTGAAATGTTTTCTCTATCCATTTCTTTTTTCAATTCATTGTCTGGAAATGCTGTAGCCAAATATAATTGATTTTCGTTTTCCAAACGATTCATAAACCGATCATGCTTAGGAGTGAAATAATGCTCATCCTCACCATCATATTCTTCGCCGTTAGCAACCCGATCCAAAGTTTTATCAAAATAATTAATTGCACTGTCACCCATAATTGTTTTTCCACTTGAACCCACCGTTTTATTAAAACTGTTGAAATTCTCTAATTGAGCTTCGCGCAAGCCTATAATTCTATCATTCACATCTCTTTCTGGAGCAGGATCTGGCTCAGGAATATCCATAATTCTGCGTTGTTTAATTAGCCCCTTTCCCAACTCTCGAATAGAATCTCCACGCCCCTCATCTTTAATCCACGGCATAGTTTTCTGATGTATAGACGGCTTCATATGTTTAGAAAGATTCTCTACTTCACACCAATCATCTTCGCTCAATTTCTTTTTATTCACAATAGACGAGATTTTTTCCAAACGATACAAATTTTCCTTGTCAACCTCGCTCCAATATTTACGATCATCTTCTTGAATCTTTTTCATTTGATATTGAATCAAATCAAAATCTCGATTGTCATTATTATAAAAGTTTGAATTTTTCTCAATGAGGGAAACATATTTGTCTGTATCAATATTTTCAGAAGCCAAACTTATTTCAGCACCTTTTATTGCTTCTTCTTTGGTTTCGTAATGTTCTGCATCACTCATATTGAAACGACATTTATACATTGCTTTACATTGATTTGCATTGCCTGTTTCAGGGTTAATATGGTATTTTACATCTGACATTGAAAACTCCTTATTTTACGATTATTAAATGTTTGTAAATATCTTTCATAGCTTTTTCTATCTCAAAAAAAAGTCAAAAAAAGAGAAACGAAAACACATAATTATGAGTGTCTATATGATATAATAATATTGAGAAAACATTCGTAAAAACAAGACAGAAGGCGAGTATGTTTATGACTGTAAGAGATGATTATCTTCAAAAAATCGAACAAATAAAGAAGTTTTCAGAACACTATTATCATAAGAATGAAAGCCTAATTTCGGATCAAACATATGACCTTCTTGTTGAAGAAACCGCAAGAGCAGGGGAAGAAAACGGATGGACAGAGCATCTTCCTCTTGTTAAAGAAGTTGCCGCTGGGACAATAGATTACGAAGCTGACATTGAACACAAAACACGAATGTTATCTCTCAACAAAGTGAATTCAGAAGAAGAGCTGGAAAAGTTCATTACAAAACTTAATCCTGACGATGATAACAATTTCTTTATTATCGAACCTAAACTTGACGGATTGGCTTTTCGTGTCTTTTACAACAAAGGAAAAAGAGAGTTAGTATCCTCTCGCGGCGATTCTTATTATGGGAAAAATCTCACTCTACGTGCCAACGAATTAAATATCGAGGGACTTCCCAAAACTATTTCAAGCACACAAAAATTCGAAGTCAGAGGGGAACTGTTTATCACCAACGAAAACTATGCAAAAGTTCAACAATTTAGAACTGCACGTTGGGCTAAGTACGAAACTGAAAAGAAGAAAGCGAAAGCAGAAAAGCGTAGATCGTCAATGACAGCACCTTCTAAACCTTTCTCATTACAAAGGTCAGCTGTGTCAGGATCAATCAATGCAAAACCGGGAACCGACACAACCGAAATCATTCTCAGTTTCGCCGCTTATGATGTTCTCTTTGACAATGAATCAAAACAGCCCGATACATATATTGAAGTATTGGATTTCGCCAAAGAAAACGGTATCTTAACAGCATTGTCGCTGATGACGGAAATTGATTCAAATTTGAACACACTTGAACAAATTGAAGAATTCGGAAAGTTAAGAAATTTTCTACCTTATCCTACTGATGGATCTGTTGTGAAAGCAAATTATACAGAAACAAGAAAACTCTTAGGTGCCGGAGAAAAGCATCCGAATTGGGCAGTAGCCTACAAGTACGAAGAAGAGGTAAAACCGGCTGTAATGGCCCGTATTGAACGTTCTGTGGGCAAATCAGGTGCAATCTCCTATGTCGGAATATTTGAAAAACCTGTAGAACTTTCAGGATCGCAAGTCAGTCGAGCAACATTAAACAACGCAGACATGATAAAAACTCTTGATGTAAGAATTGGAGATACTGTCATGGTTCGAAAAGCAAACGGTATTATCCCAGAAGTGCTTGCCGTGAGAATCGCTGATCGAGAAAAGAAAAATGTTGGAGAACCTTACGAGGCACCCACGACATGTCCACAATGCTCTGAAGATTTGGATACACAATCATCAATCATCTGGAGATGCCACAATCCAAATTGCTCAAAACTTGAAACAATCATTTACGCAATCAGTAAAAAGAATCTAGACATACAAGGTTTAGGTCGATCCACTGTTGAAACACTTGTTGAACAAGAAAAAATTAGTGACGTAGCAGACCTGTTTTCGATGACTCAACAAGATTGGGAAAATTTGATCATTCGATACAGCGAAGCAGGAAAGCCTGTCTATTACGGAAAAACAAAAACAGTTACAACACTAAAAAGCTTAGCCAAAGCCCTTGAAGCACCATTAGAAAAAATTATCTCATCCCTGAACATTCGATTTGCAGGAAGCACATTCGGAAGAAGATTCGCTAAACATTACAAAAGTTTCGACAAGTTTGTCAGCACCAATATTTCTGAACTCACTCAAATCGAAGGAGTCAAAGACAAAGCACAAATTATTATTGAAGAATTATCAAAGAAAAAAGACCTTGTTGATAAATACAGAAAAGTTGGTTTTGTCAATCTTGAAATAGAAGAAACATCTCAAAATGATTCTCAAACTATTTTCGACAATGAGAATATTGTGATCACAGGTGCTGTACCAGGATATTCACGAGATGAGATAAAGAGCCTTATTGTTAATTTTGGTGGTAAATCAGGCGGAAGTGTTTCAAGTAAGACAACGCTATTAGTAGCACCTGAAAATGAAAGAGAAACAACTAAAGCCAAAAAAGCAAAAGAATTAGGAATAAAAATAATTACGCCAGAAGAATTTTTAGACAAAATTCAATAAATTATTTAGAAAAGTTATATAACTTAGGTGTTTTTTATATAATTGGAGAGCGCTATTATGGCTAAATTTCATGTTAACCCTGAAAGCGGAGAGCCGGGAGACTGCGCCGCTAATAAAGGCAAATGTCCATTCGGAGGAGAAAATGGATTATCAAATCATTTTGAAACACATGAAGAAGCAGAAGCAGCTGGGCAAAAAATTTTACAGACTAAATATAGAAAAATAAATTCATTCAAGAAAGAACAAATTTATCATCAATTGACAATAAATGATTTAAAAACTAATCAATGGTTTCAACTGCTCCCCAGAAAAAACGCTGAACAAGTTTTCAACATGCTCAAAGCCAACACAAATGAACAAGATGCAAATTTCATTCGATCAACAGCAGGCATAAAAAACAGTGATGCAAGAACACTTCGAGGAATAATTCAACAATGACTCAAAGAAAGAATTCAAGAAAATCCTGCCGAATGGAAAGAAGGGCAAAAAATAGCAAGCAATCTTACAGGAGCAGAAAATAACCCTAAAAGAAAAGCCTACATTGAATCCATCAACAACAAACACTTTGAGAAAAACGATATGGGCGGATCCAAATTCACTGACCATAGACTCACAAAAGCAGAAGATGCAATATCTCTTGCCATAGCACAAAGAGGCGGGTTGAAAGGTGATGACAGAAACAAACTTATCACTTCCGGAGCCGATCCTAATGCATTCTTACCACCAGAGTCAGGAGTAAGATATATTCAAATTGAGGCAAAAGGAATCGAAGCCACAAAAAGCACAGCTGACATGAAAGATGATGAAATTCTTACAGTGCAAGCTAAAGACCCAAACGATCCAGAATCAAGCTTAAGCTTTGTAGCAACAGTAAAAGAACAACCAAAAACAAATGTAGGAACAATCATCATCGGGCCAAAAGAAGATGCCAATGGAGAATTGATCAAAGGAACAGAAACACTCTGGACAATGCATCCCGGATCACCTACTCGAGGAATACGATCCAATGACATCCGAGAAAAAAGGACTTAATGATGGATCAACAATCACCGTTAAAGAACTTCGAGAAAAATTTGGAAAAGACATTAAAGCAAACACAAAAATAATTGAATAAAATATTGAAAGAAATATACAATTATTAACTTAAAAACAATAACCAATAGTTGCGAAACATTAAATTTATTAATTATTTTAAAAATTTCGCAACTATTGGTTTTTAATGTAATTTATGCCCTATACACAAAAATTCTATTACCAGCAGTATAAATAGGTAAGAACCCATTATCTAACATTATCTCTCTATTATTCATTTTAGTTCTGTCGAAATCATTACCAAAATCAAGACCTAATAATCTATCTGCACCAACCTTGACAACAGAAGAATTAGAATACTTCTTTTTTGTCTTCAAATTATAATGAACCAAAATCGGGCCATTCGATTTCATTTCATAAAAACCCAAAGAATTCAAGAATATATTTTTCTTAGTAGTATGATTGAAGTCAACATAACTTACAACAGAAGAAGGTTTTGCATCTTTTAAAAATAATTGAAAAAGCTTTCCCGAAGCCCCATGAATGATATAATCATCACGAACAGCATATCTAATAAACTCATATTCATATTTGCTATCAAAACGAGATTTGCCGAAAGTAGCAACAGACATCAGTTGATCATCTTGATAAAGCCCATAACAATAAATCTGTTTTTTAGCAACACCCTGAATATGAAACCTATGCAAGAAAATGTTAGCAGTCTCCTGATCGATTCTTCGACATGTCAATTTTCGAGCAGAAAGTTTAACAACATTCTTATTTGTTTTCATATTAATCATTTTAAGAATAGCATCCTCAGTATCCCAATCATAAACCTGAATCAAAGAAACATCATTATTGTGTGCTGCCATAGCTCTTTGATAGTGGTAGTATTTCGTTGGCTTTCTGTGCTTAGAGCAATTAACTATTTTGCAATTTGAAATAATACATCCAAATGACTTGACAATATTGTGAGAAATAGTAGGATTAATGTCAATTAACAAGCTACGATCATTAATATTTAGATCAAACTGAAATTTACCAACAGGATATTCAAAATCTATATTATATACATCATTACAGGACTCTTTTATTAGTTGAGCAAAAGCTTTGTTTAAATTAGAGACTTTTCTGCTTTTTTGGTTTTTCCCATTTTTTAAATTTTCAGAAAATGTTTTTTGAGCCTTAGCAACAATGTCTGAATTCAGCATAACGTTTTCAAAACCATATTTTTCAATATTTGTCTTGATTCTCTTTTCTTTAACAATGTCTGATTGATTAGGATATTCAACGCCATACTTTTCCATGACAGTTTCCATAATCTTTTTCTTAATAATTTTAGAGCCAAAAGGATTTTTTGATCCATACTTCTCCAAATTTGTATCATCTGCGCGTTTTCTGATTTCGGGATCTTGAATAGCGTATTTAACCCCATATTTTTCAAGATTAGTTCTAACGGTCTTTTCTTTGAATTCATCAAGCATCATAGGATGTTCAACACCATACTTGTCAATATTAGCTTTAATAATCTTCTGTTTTAATTCATCAGTTGATTGAGGATTCTCTACCCCATAATTTTTTAAACTTGTCTGCTTTCTCTTTTCTTGTGCATTTTTTCCATTAATAATTTTAGATGCACAATCACTGCTACAATATTTTCTTTTAGACAAAGGATCTGGAAAATCAAATTTATTTCCGCATTCTAAGCATTCTTTTTGGTGGATATTTGTGCAGTATTTTTGAGTTGCTGAAGTTGGAATAAATCTTGTTTCGCACAATTCGCAAACTCTTTCCTCTGCTGATTCAGAAAAAGACTTATTTCTTAATTCCTGTTCACACTTTAATGAGCAAGTTTTTGAAACCTTATAGAATTCTTTATTGCAAATAACACAATTACGCTTTTTCTTTTGAGAGGCACCACGACATTTAGTAGAACAAAATACTTTATCAACCTTCATAGTTGATTTTAATTCAAATTCATTATCACAAACTAAACAATTTTTAAAATGTTTTTTAGCACAACGCTTTTTTCTTCGTTTATCAGGTGTAAAAAGATCATTACATACTTCACAACAAATCTGATATTCCATAATGAATCCTAACTAACTTATTTATATATTGTTTACTACTATTATTATAACAATTTTAAAGGAAAGAAAGCATTAATTATGAAAATAAAATCAATAAAAGAAATTGCTCCTGAACCTGCAAGATGTATTGAAGTCGATTCACCTGACCGACTTTTTGCTGCCGGAGGAGAATTTGGGAATGCTTTCGTAACTCACAATTCTGTTGTTCAAAGAAACATCATTTTCGGTGCTATTATGAGGCCGGAGAGTTGGCGCTTCCTTGGGATAGACCTGAAAAAAGTTGAACTTTCTTCCTTTCGCGCTTACTCAAATGTTGTTCTAGGTATTGCAACAGAAATCGAAGATGCGCTAACTGTTTTGCGTTTTGCTCAACAAACAATGATGAAACGTTATGCAGAGATGGAACAACTTGGAGTAAATAACTTTTTGGATCTTCCAGAAAAAGGACAAGCTTTATTGGTAATGGTTGACGAGGCTGGTGAGCTTCTTTCTCCATCGGGTGTGAAATCAGAAGAAGCTAAGGCTGAAGATGAGCTTAAAGGCGAGGCAGCTATGATTATTGGCTCGGTAGCGCGTTTGGGAAGAGCGGCGGGAGTTCATCTTGTAATTGCCACTCAGAGGCCGGACGCCAAGATAATATCGGGCGAAACTAAGGCTAACCTTGGTGTTCGAATTAACTGTGGGCGAACAGATTCCAACGCTTCGTCAATGATTTTGGGAACTGGTGAGGGAACAAGAGTAAAGGCTAATCCTCGCGGTCGTTTATATTTGAGAATCTATGGTAGTGGTAATCATGGGCAAGGATTTTTTGCTGACCAGTCTTGGATTGACGAATATTTGGCAAGTAAGGGATTGAACCCTGATGGGACAGAAATCAACAGTGGAAAGAAGTCTCGTTTGGCTAATGTCACAGATATGTCTCAGTTCGAAACTGGCGATTTGGATGCTCGTGAGGGCGTAGACAATTCGTCAATTATTGAGCAAATCAGAGACGAAGAGAGCGATGAGAGTTTCAATAATGTCATGAGTCAAATTGATGGAGACGAGGAAGAGGACGATGATTGGGGATTCGATGATTCTGATGATACTTCTTCAACTCAACACGATGACGGAAAACTTGGTCGACCAGAATTGGGAACAGGAGAGAAAAATCCTGATAAATTTAAGAGACCAGAAGAGTCATGGGATCTAGATCTGGAAAGTTTGATTGAAGAAAACAACGAGTAATAAGCATTTTCGCAAATATTTCGGTAAAATAATAAAAGTATAGAAAGTGTTATTTGAGGAGATTGTATGCGAATTTGCAAACGTTGTGATAAAGAATTCACACCTACCAAAGTTAATCAACAAGTGTGCGATAATCCTCATTTTTCTGTGTGTGAAAATTGTGGGAAAAGCTTTTCTTGGAGTAAGAGGAAGAAAACGTGCTCTACTGTTTGCACTGCGGAATTGAGAAAGAAGAATTCAAAAACAATTTCTTGCCAATGGGAAGGGTGCAACGGTTCTTTTCCTAATAATGGACGAACAATATACTGCGATAAAGAGCATACAAAAACTTGTGAAAGCTGTGGAAATGAATTTACTGTTGTAAACATGAATAAAATTTCTCGTTCATGCTCTCAAAGCTGCGCATCTGCTTTATCTCATAATGATTCTTCAAGAAAAAACCGCAAAGACAACAGTTTGAAAAAATATGGAACTGAATTTGTTACTCAAGCTGATTCTGTGAAGAAAAAAATCAAAGATGTGCTTGATAATGATTCTTCTAAAGATTTTCGTATTGGTAGTAAAAACTTTTCTCAAACTATTAAAGAGAAGTACGGTGTTGACAATGTCAGTTCTGCAGATGAAATAAAGCAGAAAAAAGTTCAATCTTCATTGTTGAAGTATGGTGTTGATAACCCAATGCAGAGCAAAGAGGTTAAAGACAGATTCAATAAATCTATTTTTGAAAAATATAATACTGATTTTTCATCTTTGGGACATAAGTATTTCAAGAACAATAACAATAATTTCACGTCTCCTTCGCAAATTCATATTAAAAATTTTTCTGAGTGGAAAAGTTTTGACAAATGGGTTGTTGATGAATATAATAAAACAGGAAAATTGCTTAATGTCGAAGAGGTAGCTAATTATTTCAATGTGCATCCTTTAACTATCCTTGGGAAAAAGAATAAGAATTTATTACAAAAATATTTTGAAGCTTCCATTGTTTCCAAAAAAGAGAAGAAGTTTATTGAATTCGTTGAACAAAATTTTCCAGATCTTCGTTATAAGCGAAACGATAGAACTGTTATCTATCCGAAAGAGTTAGATTTCTTTTTTCCAGATCATAATCTTGCGGTTGAGATCTCTCCTACTTCCACTCATTTCAGTTTAGATGATTCTCTTGTTGATTCGGAAATATTGTTGAATTATTCTGGATGGAGCACTCCCAAGGATTCTGATTATCATTTGCAAAAACTATTGAAATGTGAAGAAAAAGGAATTGAACTTATTACTGTCTTCGATTGGATGCCTTGGGATAAAGTTGTTGAGATGATATCCCATAAGTTGATGAATGCTTCTCGAAAGATCTATGCCCGTAAAACAAAGGTTAACAGTATTGTCAAAAACCCGAACAATAAATTTTCGAAGAGTTTGAGAATTTTGGTAAATGATTGGCATGTTTTGGGGTTCAATTCTAGGGGCACTGATTTCTATACTTATTTGGAATATGATGATGAAGTTGTCGCTGTTGCTTGTTGGGGAAAGCCACGAACTTTGAATATTCGTTCTTTGAAGAATAAAAGCGCAGATTCCAGACAAAAAGATAATACCTATGAACTTGTCCGAATGTGTTTTAAACCGGGGTTTAGTGTTCCTGGTGGAGCCTCAAAGTTGTTGAAGAATTTTTTGAGTTATATGAAAGAGAGCAACAATCAGGTAGATAAATTAATTACTTTCAGCGATAACGATTTGGGTTCGGGAAACATCTATTCAACTATTGGGTTTGAAATGATCAATGTCCCCCAAGCTGGAAAAAATTATGTGAATCCTTTCTATATAAAGAACAATAGCACTGATGAGTTGTTCCGAATTAAAGATACAAGTTTGCATTTTGCTGGTGCTGACAGGTTGTTGAAAAATTTTCCTGGTTATGAATCTGTTGGTATGGAATGTAAGTGTGCGGACGAGTTTCATGAGAATGGATCATGTTTGCCGAATAATGAGCAGATTGTTTTGTCTTATGGGTTCTTGCCTGTTTATGACTGCGGTTATAAGAAATGGGAATATATTGTCAATTGAGAAAAATCGCTAGTTTAAATTTGCGTAATATTTTTAATGTTAATTAAGCGTTTGATAATTAGATTAAACAGTTTCACGTTTTTAATACTGAAAAGAGGAGCTTTGCTATGAATTTTGATTATTTTGATAAATCTTTGGGTTGTTTTCGTGGGTTGGCTGTCGGTGATGCACTGGGAGCCCCCGTAGAGTTTTCTCAGCGTGGTTCTTTTGTTCCTGTCACAAGTTATCGACCTTCTACTTTTCACGGCTTAAATGCGGGAGAATGGACTGATGATACTATTATGGCTCTTTGTTTGGCCGAGTCGATGATTGAGAGTAACGGATATGATTCTTTTTCAGTAATGTCTTCTTATGTGAAATGGTACAAAGAAGGATATAATTCTCCCAAAGGAACTTGTTTTGACATTGGGAATCAAACAAGCACTGCTTTGGATATTTTCATTGATTCACCTTTTTTAGATAAAAGTTCACAAACTTCTTCAGCAGGAAATGGAACAATTATGAGATTAGCTCCTGCATCTATTGTGTCTTTAAATTTGTCGGATGAAGATTCTAAAAAACTTTTTACTGTGAGTGCTTTGGATACACACAACAACAGTGAGACGATTGAGTCGACTATTCTTTTTGGGTTTATCCTCAAGGGGTTATTGAGCGGGAAAGATAAAAATGAATCTTTTGATTATGCAGTAGACTTGACAAATAACTATAATAATGTTGCAGACAATGTTCTTTCTGTAACTGATGATACTGTTGGTAACAGTGGATATGTTGTTGTTTCTTTGGCTGCTGCTTGGTGGGCTTTCTCTACGACTGATAGCTTTAAAGATGCTGTTTTGAAGGCGGTGAATCTTGGCGGTGACGCTGACACAATTGCAGCTATTACAGGGCAATTGGCAGGATCTTTCTATGGAGATTCAGGCATTGATGAAATACTTAAATTAGGGCTTTATCAAACTGAACGTTTTGAACGATTAGCGAAATCTTTGTTGGAAGTAGAGCATGGTGTTATCAGGACAAGATACGAAAACGATACAGTAATTGCTGATAATTTTTTATAAAATATGGCAAAAGATTGTTGATAAAATAGTTTGTATAAAGTTTTGAAATAAATTATTAAATGAATTTATTTTTTAACTTTTTGGTAATGTTTATGAATAGATATACAACTATGTAATGAAAACAATTTCTAAGGAAGCATATATGGCTGAAAATAATGTTGATGAGAGTAAAAATCCTAAACCTGCAAAAGTGGTGGTTGTTGTCAAAAATTATCCAATGAGAAATAGGGTTGCTTCTATTTTCTCTTTGCCGTTTTTAGTTTTAGCTTCTGCTATTTTTTCTGTTCCGCTTTTGCTTTTTGGAAAATTGGGGCTTTCTGCTGCTTTGACTTTGACTGTCGTATCTGAGATTATTATTGTTATTTTGGCATTGAATTATATTGATCAATTGAAAAATTGGGCAAAAAAATTACGGTTAAATAATTTCAAATGGAGTAATGTGTTTATCGGCATTGGGTTTGGCTCTGTCATGTATTTCTTGCTTCAAGGGTTGGCAATAGGCATGAACTATTTGGGGATGCCTATCGTGTCGAGTGATACAAGTGTTGCTATTACTTCTTCAACTGGTTTGTCTTATGTTATTGCTTCCTTTATTCTTGCTCCTTTCATAGTTCCATTTGTTGAGGAGTTGTTTTTCAGAGGGTATGTTCTTGGGTTCTTTTATGACTCTTTCGAAGTTAAAGAAAAAATGCTTAAAGAATCTAAGAAAAAAATAAAAAATATTAAAAAACAAGAAAAAGATGACAGCGAAAAATTCGATGAAGAATCTAATTCTATCGTTTTTACTGAGGAAGAATTGAAAAATAAGAGCAGAAAAAATTGGGCTGTGTTTTGGTCTTTGTTGGTTTCTTCAATTGTTTTCAGCTTAGCTCATTTTCAGGGTTTATCAGATTCGACAGATATTTTCTTGTTGATTTGGATTGCGTTTATGGCATGTGTTAATGGTATTCTGTTTTTGAAAACGAAAAGTATTTACACATCTTTCTTTTTGCATATGACTTATAATGGATTGACTCTTCTTGTCCCCCTTCTTCTTGGCTAAAATCTTATCATTAAATCTGAATTCGAAGACAAGAATACATTAATATTTTTTGCTATAATCGTTTCAAAATGTTCCATAATTTAAAATTTAATAATTCAGTAATATTTTCGAAATTTTTTGTTGTTGATATAAGTTAACGACAGCAGAAAACACGAGAAAGGAAAGTTATTATGAAAATAGGATCCGCAATAGTTGTTTTTGTTTTAGGGGCAATCATGGCTTTCGCTGTGAAAGACGTTATTCCTAATGTTAATCTGGAACTCATTGGGTTTATTCTTATGGGTGCTGGTCTTGTTGGTTTTCTTGTTACTTTGTTTTTCACAATGTATAATTCCAAAAAGGTTTCTACAACTAAAACAGGAATAGATGCAGATGGAAACAAAGTCACAAAACGAGAGTCAGATGGGATTGATAATTCGTTGTGAAATTCTAGAATTTAAAAATATTATATAATATGTTCTAAATTAATTACGAATAACAGTTTCGAAAGTAGATTTAAAAAACGACTACTTTTGGAACTGTTATTTTTTTTATTTCGTTAAGATATTAATATGTATAAAAATCATTTTTAAAAACGAAAGAAAGAGGAAAAATGAATATTTCTCAATTGCAAAAAGGCGAGTTTGCGTGGAGACCTAACAGAGATATTTCTGATCATGATTATGATGTTGTCTGTAAGTGGAATGGGCCATCTATCACGTCTTTCAAACTTTCTGAAGAAACTGTGATTGCTTGTGTTGTTGATGAACCTCAACCAAATGGAAAAGAAACATGGTTTTATGTTTCTTTAACAGAAGAAGAGTCGGATTTTTGGGAAACTGCGATGTTTGACGATGTTTTCGATATGATTGATTATATTGAAAAACTGACTAAGTATTCTGACAGATTAATTGTTGAAGTTGAGGATGGAAGAATAGCGTAACCTTAATAATTTGTTCGTAGGGATTTTCTAATATATTATTTTAAATTTATTTATATTGCTCAAATATTTAGAAATTCATAAATTATTCAGCAATTATTTCCACAAATGGTTGAACTTCATTATGTGCCTCATTTTCATAACCAGGATCCATAAACAGCATCCAGTTGTTTTTCTTATTATCAAGTGGAGCAATAGTTACTAATTCGTTTTCGTGGATTTCAGCAATATTTTGGAATTCAATGTCAGTGCCAGGGAAAAATCCTTGAATATCATGAAATAAATAAGGAAAAATATGCCCGACCGCTTGGTTAAATGTTATTGAATTGATTTTGTTCCATAAAAACCATGACTCATGAATGCCATGTGACCAAATTGTTCCTGTGGGAGAGCTAATGTCACGCTCGATTCCCATCATCAAACCAGGTTTATGAATATCTTCCAAAGGCAAAGATGAAATTACATTATTGTATTCTTCTACTGCATAATTTCTTAAAAACTTCTCCCAGAAAGGAAAAGAGATTCCAGCGTGAGAAAATATAAGAGGATCCTCCAAAATATATTCTTTGTTGGAGGTTTTGATGATCGCACCAGCTGTAATAGTGTAAGTAAATTTCAAAAATCCGTCATTATGCCAGCGTTTTAGAATTGATTGAGAAAACTCATTTAACAATCCTATTTTTCTGAAATAAACTCCACCTAAATACTGAGCTTCGTGATTACCCATGATCTGAATCCACTGACCAGGGTTGATAATACGAATCTTTTCAACCATTTCTAAAATTTCTTTACTTTGTGGCCCTTTATGAATCAAGTCTCCACAATGGATAATGATAGTGTTTTCAGGCAAATATAAGTCCTTTGTCATTCCTGCTTTCAATAACCCTCTATACAATTGCTGAAAATGTCCGCCTGTATCTCCGAAAACTATATATCTCATCGTGTCAATCTACCAGCCTTTGTCATCTCTTTGTTCTTTTTTTTAAAATTTTAATAAATGTTCCATAAGTTATATCTTTATGGAGCCAATATTCTTTTCTAATAAATAATGACAATCTTAACTTTGACAATTTCTGTTTCAATGTTGATAAAATAGCTAAAGAATAATTTATAAAAAATAGATGAGCAAATACAAAAAGAATATACGTAAAAGAAAAGGTTGAGGTAGCGAATATGATGGATGAATTAGACGAGAAACTTGTAATTATGGACAAAGATGGATTACATGTCAAGTCAGAAAAAGTTGCCGAAAAACTTGAAAAGAAAAACATTTCAGCTTCAATGGTGACAGGATTAAACCAATGTGCTGCTAAATGGCTCGCTGATTCCTTCGTTATTCGTGAACTTGTTGAAGAAGAGCCTGACAATGCAGCGAGACGTGGATCGCTATTTCACAAAGTTATGGAAGATTTCTTTGAATTGGAACCAGAAGCAAGAACACAAGCACAAGTGAAAGAAATTGTTACGCAAACTTTCAAATCAGAAGAATTTGCTGATCTTGCACAAATTGAAGATGTTCATGTATGGTTGAGACAAGCAATCAACAACTACTACTCAATGGGCGCAAACCCACAGAAAGTTCAAATTGCTGAAATTGTCATGAAAGAAGGAGAAGCCCCGAAAAAAGGCTTGGAACTGTTTGTCAAAGGAAAAATTGGCAACGCTAAAAGAGAAGTTCTTGGATTTATTGATCGCCTTGTTGTTGATGCAAAAAAAGATGATGGGTCTGTTCTGATCGAAGATTGGAAATCAGGAACCAAGCCAAAGAAATGGAAATCACACACAAAATCGGATGAAGGTCTTGCCGAACAAAGACAACAATTGATTTATCGAATTCTTCTTGAAAATCAGGGAGTGAAAGTTTCAGGAGCACGTCTCATCTATCCTGTTGCAAAAGAAATCGTGAATGTTGATTTCAACGATCAAGAACTTTTCGATAGAGTTGTCAAAGATGTTGAAGAAACAGACAAAGCCCTTGATGCAATGATTGAAAAAAACACATTCGAATATACGCCATCATTTTTGTGTGCTTGGTGCCCACTGTCTCGAATCTGTATGTCCGCAACGATCAAGCCATATCCAAAAATGCAAGAAGCTTTCGCAAAACAACCTGATGCTGAAGTATTGCTAAAAGGTATTGAATTAAGATGATTTTATGAATAGGATAGTATCTTCAAACAGATTAGAACCTTGAAGATACTATCCTATTTTGCAAAAACTATTGAAAATCATCTGATATTACAGTTAACCAACAATTTACACAAATATTCAACAATCGTCTAAGGAAGTGTATTTTATGAATGAGAAAAATGAAATACATGATGAAACAACTGAATCTGGAATTGTTGAAGGTTCCGAAACCGTTTTTAAAGAAAATACCGATGACGAGAATATTAACAATGATTTCCATCAAGACGAGAATGTCATTTATAAAAAAGAGAAGAATCCTTTCATAAAGATCGGTCTCTGGCTTGTTGGATCTATTACTGTATATTGTGTTGTGTTGTTTGCTGTGGGGTTCATTATAGGTTTGAATGGGCTGAGACCACCTACTGTTGATCCTGATGCCATACAGAACCAATGGTATAAAATCACAGGTGAACAGCCGCCAACAGATCATTCATCTGAACTTGATAAAAAATAATCATTGATAAAATGTTGATAAGATGTGACTATAAGAATGGATAGGCGCACACTCACAGATTCAATAGTTGTTATTAAATTTCCTATCGATTTATATACAATTACTATCAACAGAGGAATAGTTATTTATGAAAAAAGCAAAACAAGTAGATTTTCCCCAAGATCGTCATTTAACTTCTGAAGAATATGAAGAACTTTCGAAACACGCTTATAACAGTGCTTTATGGTATGTGACCAATTACAATAAAAACAGTTATCAGATCCGAACTAAACTCTACGACAAAGGATATCTTAAAGATGAGGTTCCTGTTATTAAAAATGATGAAAAAACTTATCATAATATTGTTGAAGAAACCATTACAAAATTGAAAGATTTCAGTTATATCAATGATGAATCTTATGTTGAGAGCGCAATTTATTCGGGGTTAAGAAAAGGGAAAAGTATCTCATCTATTCGCACAAAACTTTTTCAAACCGGACTACCGAAAGATCTGATTGACAAAGGAATGGAAAACTTCAGCGAAGAAGCGCAAACAGAAATGGAAGATGATGCTCTTGACAAAGCAGCTTCGAAAATCGTAAATTCATATTCATTCACAAAAATTACTGATCCATTCAAAGCGAAACAAAAAATAGTGCAGTCTTTGGCAACAAAAGGATTTCCTATGGGAAAGATTTTCGAATGGATTGATGAAAACTTAGATTTAGAATGAATTATTGAACATTCCCTAACTTTTATTAATTAATTTTTATAAGATTTTAGCCTATCGAATTCAATCGGAATAAAATGTTTTGTTGATAATAAATTATAGAGGAAAAATAAACAATATATGTTTCAACAATAAATCAAGGAGGACACATGCATATCAATTCGGATTTTTTAAGTTTGCGTATTGATTTTCTTCGTAAACTTTTATTTGGTCAACATGTTGTTCCTATTAGTCAATATGAAGTGGAATCTTTGAATAGATCTGAAGATTTGATGCATATTGACAAATTGCATCAAAATAATGGACATGGAACTCTTTTATTTCTTCTTATCCGTTTAGATGGATTAGTGAAAACTGTTGATGCTGTCATGTTCTTGTTAGATGTTGCTGAGAATGCCAACGATGAAGGATTAGAGATAGCACTAGAAACCCTAGAAGGGGCGGTAGAAGACAATTTGGTGCTGACTGCTGATAATCTCATAGAAGTATTTAAAGACTGCGCTAACGGGGACATGGCACCATCTCTGATGATCAATGTTGTTGGAGAAGAAAAGAAAGAAGAAGTTACCACTGAACCTATTATTAAAAAATCATCATTAAATCTTGATGCAATGCGAGATTTCAAATAAAAATAGATCAATTCTGCTATCTTTAAAAACGTTACAGAATCGTTTTTAAGATGAATCGAAATGTTTTCAATACGTGACACATAAAACAACCTTTCTTGAAAATTCCCTTAAAATTACAGAAAAACATGCTGAAAACATACCATAAAACCTAACGTTTTCAAGTGGCGTTCTCATTCCCTTTTTAAAGAGATCTATTTCATTGAAAAATGTTATAATAAACCATATAGATAATATAATAAACCATCTATATTCAAAAGAAGAAGGTTGATGAAAAATGGATAAACAAAAACGAAGAATTATAGAACTAGAATTCGATGAAAACGACACAAATATCACACATCATAAAACGATGATAAATATTCGAGAATCACTTCATGTTCCCAAGATTACAGCATCAGAAAATGACACAGAAAAAGAAAACAATTTAAGAAGATTTGAAAACGGGATAAGTTTTAAGTACACAACAAAAAGAAGTATCTTCTAACAAACATTTATTAATTAATGAATGCATCATCTTAAAAACTGTAATCAAAGGAACAAAAAACAACAGATTGATTCTTGATTCCTTCTGAAAACAATGTTATAATATTCTTATATTTTGCGAATTTTCAAAAAGATAGGGAAAAAATGACTACAGTAGATAAGATTGCGCCCAAAAAAATAAAAACATTTAAAGAAACACATAAATGGATAAATGTCAGTATCAATCTTATTTCCATCTTAGTCACTATTACATTTTCTTTTAACGCATTTTTTATCAATTCATTCACTCCTGGAAGCATTCAAACAGGACACCAATCAAAGCTGTATAAAAAATTTGGAACAATATCAATATATTCAGCAGAAAATCTTAGTAGCGGAGGATTAGGCCCATTCAGTATAGGCACAATTGGATATGTTAATCTTTTAGAAGAAGAAAGAAACATTTACATTAACAAAAAGAAAATCAAGAAAACAGGAATTAACCAAACTCATTTTCTTTATCGTCACGAAATGGCTCACATCGAACAAAAACGTATAGTAGCTGACAAAGCTGGCGGATATCCAAATTGGTCTAATCCAATCAAAACTGCCAAATACATCTACTACCTATTCAAACTTGATTCTGACTACAAAAAAGTTATGCCAAAAATAAGCTCTCATTATCATGGCAAAGTTATTTTCGAAGGATTAGAGACAGCTGCAGATTGTCGCTCTATCAAAAAAGACCAAACTGATGAAGGATACTTAAACTATATTGGAACACAACAATGCACAGAAAAACAAAGAATGATAGCCTACAATGCGATCTCAGGAGAATGGCCTAACATTCATCAAAATTCAAGCAAAGAAATTATTGAATAAATTGCTGAATCATTTGTAAATAGTGATTAAATATATCATTGAATAGACGGACAGCCTTTCTTGAATATTGATAAAAATTGGCGTTTCTGCTGGTAAAAATTGGTAAAATAAGAGAGGAAAGATATTTGACAGGAGAGGGGTGAATGGTGGATAGAGAGAATAAAGTGAAGTATAAAATATGCGATCAGTGTGGATATTCAACTTCGAAAATCTTTGTGAAGTATTGTCATTCACAGTATTTTTATAAATGTGTTATTTGTAATTCTGATTTTATTCGTGAATGTAAAGCAAATACCCCTCAGACATGCTCAAAGAGCTGTAGTAGCAGATTAGTAAGATTAAATACAGGGAAAAAGAATGTAGTTAAATGCGAAATTTGCGAAGAATCTTTTCAAGGTCAATCAGCTAATTCTAAATACTGCAATAAAATAATAATTGTAAATTGTAATGGATTCGATAGTGATTTTGAAAGAAAATGCAATAACGAAAATGGAAGTTATTGTTCTACAAGTTGTCGAAATAAATATATGAGAAAAAACTTATACAAAATTAATTTCACAAAGAAATGCAAAAATTGCGGAAATGAATTTTACCCTACTACAAGCGGACAAAGATTTTGCGATAATAATCATTATAGAAAATGTGAATATTGTGAAGATGATTATATTGTAAAAAACAACACTAACAAATATAATAATTCTAAATTTTGCAGCAATTCATGCTCAACTTTTTCTCAGATGGATTCTCAATTTGATAAGAATTTGCTGCATGATTATAGAAATATTAACGAATGGGCGAAAAATTTTAAAAAAGAAAACAAAAGAAAGCCAAAACTTGCTGATTTTTTAATTTACTTCAATCTACAAAAGATACCTTCTTACGCTGACAGGTCTCTATTTTCAAGATCTATTGATTCAAAAATAGAATTAATAGTTTTATATTATTTAAAATATATAGGACTTCATACTAATATAATTAGACGATATAGGAGAAGGATTAATGGGAAATTATTAGAGATTGATATATTCTTTCCTGAATATAATTTTGGTTTCGAGATTCAAGATTTTGCTACTCACTGCAAAGAGAAAAGCGAAAACTTATCAAAATTTGGAAGCCCTATGAAAGATGAAAGATATCATAATATGAAAAAAGATTATTTTAAAAGTGTTGGGATAAATATATATGAGTTATGGGAAGATGAAATTTACGATAAATCATTTCAATCTATTGTTGATGAAGTGTGTAAAAATATACCAAAAGACAACAAATGTAAAGTAAGTTGATATATAAAAATTGTTAAACTTATATTAAGAACGATTTTAAAGCAATTAAGCAAAACAAAAGTGAAGGAATAAAATGGCTGATAAAGAACAAAATAGTAGCTATACAGCAGACGATATCACAAAACTTGAATATCCATACAATGTTATAAAAAGACCGTCGATGTACTTAGGCGAAAGAGGATCACAACAAACGGTCGGTACTCGTGAGATCATTGATAATGCTGTTGGAGAAAGCGTTAAAGGGTTCGCTAATCGCGTTAAGGTTACTTTCTGCAAAGACAAATCAGTCATTGTTCAAGATAACGGTAGAGGACTTCCGACAGATACAAACAAAAAGACAGGGCTTAACGGAATTATTTTAACAATGGCAACACTTCACGCTGGAGCTAATTTTAGCAATAATGTAGCTGTTGGAAAAGCTGGTGCTGGGTTGAACGGTGTGGGAGGATCAGTCGTTACTGGGCTTTCAAAACGACTTGATGCCATAGTTTACAAGGGAGGAAAGAAATTTCAACTGAGTTTCCAAGATGGATTTGCTGGTACTTTTAGTGGAGACACTCCAGAAGGAACATTCACTCGTTCAGATAAGATTATTGAAACAAAAGATGAACGTTCGGCAAAAGAAAAAAAGCTTTTTAAGCAAGGAACAATAATTCATTTTTGGTATAACGAAGAAAGATTCCCATCAGATGAAGCCATAGACATTGACGATCTTGTAGATAGGCTGAAATACACGGCCTATATTGTCCCTAAGCTAAACATTGATGTTGTTGATGAAAATAGACAATATGAAGACGGAACAAATTACAACTGGCACTTTTACAGTGAGCATGGTCTTGAAGAAATGGTAGAAGTTACTGCTCCTGATGAAAAGCTTCCCGGAACAGAATCAAAAGGTGACACATTCATTGAAAAAGGAATTTATCACCTTCAAACACAAGGTCACTATAATGAAGTCACAACAGATGAAAGCGGCAAAATAGCCGAAATTAAACGAACTGTCACCGCTGAACTTGCTTTCCGTTATGGAACAGGGTATGAAAAGACTTTGGCAAGTTTCGTCAATACCATTCACACTCATTTGGGTGGAGTGCATGAGCAAGCTTTGGAAAAAGCTATTGTTGATAGTTTCGGAGCAAGAATGTCTTCAATGCGCGGTATCCTTACAGCCAAAGATGAACCACCTATCATTGATGATTTTTTTGAAGGCATGACAGTTGCTCTATCCATTAATGTTCCTGAACCGCAGTTCGTTGGGCAGCAGAAAGATAAGCTGTCTGGTCCGGAAGTTCGTAAAGCATTGACAAAGGCTCTTACCGAATCTTTGACTAAATTTGCCAATGATTCAAGCAATCAGAAGTTTTTGAAACCAATGTTTGAAAAGGTTGCGCAAGCGTCTAAGAATCGCCGTGAAGCAGCTGTTGCAAAACTTGCTAAACGTAAAAACAGTCAGGTTTCTTCTTCCGCTATGCCAGCTAAATTGTCTGATTGTGATTTAATTGGAACCGAAGAATCTGAATTGTTGATTTGCGAGGGTGACTCTGCAAAAGGAACAATTGTAAAAGCTCGTGATGCTACATATCAGGCTGTTATCCCTATTCGTGGAAAGATTCTCAATTCTTACAAAGCTGATATGAAACAAATTATGAACAACTCTGAAATCACCGATATTGCGAAAGCTCTTGGTGCAGGATTTGGTAAAGATTTTGATGTTGAGCGTATTCGTTATGGTAAAGTTTTGTTTGCCGCTGACGCTGATGTTGATGGTTCTCACATTAATATACTTCTTTACACAGTATTCAACAGAATGTTCAAGAAAATGATTGAAGAAGGAAGAGTTTACCAAACTGTTCCCCCTCTTTTCGAAATTACTTCAGGAACAGGAAGAAATCAGAAAGTTGAATATGTTTCGAATGAAGCAGACTTGAATCAGGTTGTGAAAAAATTGGAAAAGTCTGGGAAAAAGTATAAAGTAGAGCGTAATAAAGGTCTTGGAGAGATGACACCGGAGGCTTTTTCTGAAACTGTGCTTGATCCTGAAACTCGTTCTCTACGCAGAATTACTTTGGAAGATGTTGAAAAAGCAGAACAGGCTTTGATTCTGACTATGGGAGATAACTCGCAAGAGAGAAAAGATTTCATTGGAGATAACTTCCAGACTGCTATCGACTCTGGTCTTGTTGAAGGGTTTGAATCAGGCAACGAGTAAAACTAAAATTAATTATTAAAAATATGGAAAAGTTATTATACAACATTTTAATAACTTTTCCATATTTTTAATAATTTTTAGTCATTTAACCTTTTGTTTTGATAGAATATTGTTATACATACTTTATAACGGAATCGGCGGCGATAAAAATGAAAAATCTTTATGCTAGAAAAACTATTGTAAAGAAGATTGAAAATTTACAAGCACAAGAATTTGTTGAAGAACATCATTCTCAAGGTTCATCAAAAGGAACTTTTAGCAAAAATTCGATTGGAATGTTTTTCGAGGATGAATTGATTGCTGTTGCTCAATTCTGTTCACCAAGAACTCCTCTTAAAAAAGAAAAATATAACACTGAATTATTGAGATTGTGTTTTAAAGAAAATATTCGTGTTGTAGGAGGGGCTTCTAAACTTATTAAATATTATATTGAAAAATACAATCCATCTGACATTTTTACTTATCAAGACACTACTGGTGAAAACACAAATATATATGAAAATTGTGGATTCACATTAGTATCTCAGGATAAAAAGAAACAATATTTAATAGCTCCTGGAAAAAGAGTTTCAACCGCTAATAGAAAAGATAGGGAGATATTTTCTACTTCTTATGTTGCTCAATACGGACCTGACAGGATTTTAGGGACTAAATTAGGTGAGGTATTCGATAGTGATGGTTCACGAAAAACAAATATCCAATTATTTAAAGATCTTGGCTGGCATATAGAGGAAACCACTGGAGATAAAGTGTATGAGTGGTTTAATCCTAACCTAAGTTTTTACACATATAAAATAACCGCTACTGATTCCAATAAATACTACTATGGAGTTTCGAGTATAAAAATGCCTTTCAATAAGGTTACAGAAAACGATTGTGAAAACGATGGGTATTTTGGTAGCGGTGGAAACACTTTAAAAAACAACAAATTCAAAAACTGGAAGAAAAAGCACAAGAAAAATCTTAAAAAAGAGATTATTCAAATATTTGAAAAGAAGAATGTTGCTTATAATGCAGAAAGAAAACTAATTGGAGATCTATGGGAAACAGATAAATTGTGTTTAAATAGTGCTGCTGGTGGCGTTTATACAGGATTCAATAAAGGATGGAGAGAGAATGTTGATCTGAAGAGATGCCCTACTCATGGTATTACTAAACATCGAGGGAATGCTTGCTACAAATGTTTCATGAATAAATTAGTCAATACTCAGGTGTGCTCTATTCATGGTGAAACTAAATTCCAAGGCAACTCTTGTTCTAAGTGTTCAGTTGACAAAACTTTCAGTGAAAAAGTGTGCGAAATTCATGGATTAACTAAGTTTTCAGGAAATCATTGCAGAAAATGTACTGTCTCAAAAACAGTGAATATGAAAGAATGCTCTATTCATGGTTTGACAAAGCATCAGGGAGACGTATGCAATTCTTGTAATGCTTTGAGTAGTATTTCTGTGAAAAACTGCCCCACTCACGGAGAAACTAAGTTCACTGGGGACAAGTGCCGCAAATGCATTTCATCTAAAAACAACAACATGAAAGAATGCTCGATTCATGGACTTTCTAATTATCGTGGATCAAAATGTATGAAGTGCAGTGCGCAGAAACGTAAACATAATAACAATCTTCACGATAACAAGGCAGAATCTTTGTGTTATTTATGTCTGGGTATCTCCATAGATTAAAACTCGCCAATAATGAAGTTTAGCGCACATCTGATGTTTTAATGTGCGGGAATTCTTTCACAAACGAATATAAGAATTCCCGCACATTTTATTATGTTTATTAAAGTTTGCGATTAATCCTCACATCATCTTCTGTGTCATAAACAGCGTAGAATGATTTTTCATCAGAATTGGTTTTTCTCCATTCGACAATATATTTTTCAATATTTTCATCAAATTTTACGGAAACACATTCAGCATAAGTGTTTGCATAATCGGAAGATCCTGGTTTATCCAAATACCTTGCATAATCTCCTACTGTAAGATCAGAAACGCTGATGCTTTGAAAAATAGATTTCTCAAAGTAAGGTAACTCCCCTGATTTTTTTGACAATTTTACATATCTTCTGAAAGACAATTCGTTTTTGATTTCACACATATAACAATCCCAATCAATGTGCATATATTCATCTTCTTCATTGTCATACTCGTAATTATGTTCAATTACTTCGCCAGCTGTTGTTGATTCATTTTTGACAATATAAATCAATTCGTCATCACTGAAGTTATTGAATTTCTCGTTGCTTGGCATTTTTTCACCTATCATCGGTTTATAAAATTTTATTCATCGTTCATATTATCAGAATTTTTCGCAACAGTCAAGAAAAGAAATATTGATAAAATGAGCCGTGTAGAGATATTATTTTTTGTAAACAATTTGTTAAAATGATATAAGAAATTGTTGTTTTTTTTGAATTTTCTGGGAGCTTGTAGATGAGAATATATGCGAGAAAAACCTTTATTGAAGAGATTGAATATGGTGTTGCCCAAAAATTTGTTTCTGAAAATCATATGCAAAAAGAATCAAAACACAATGGAAAAATTCTGTCTTTTGGATTGTTTCATGAAAATAATTTAGTAGGAGTTGCTCAATTCTGCTATCCACGAACACCGGCTAAAAAACGTGAATACACTACTGAGCTTTTAAGATTGTGCTTCAAGAAAAACATTTATATTGTCGGTGGCGCATCTAAACTTATTAAATATTACATAAATTTACATAACCCTACTGACATTTTTACTTATCAAGATACTACCGGCGAGAATACTGATGTTTATGAGCAGTGCGGGTTTATTTTGAGATCAATTGAAAAGAAAAAGCAATATCTTGTCAAAAATGGATTAACTATTCATCAAGGACATAATAATAGCGCAGAAAGAGAAGAGTATTATACTATTTCTCAAGTAGTCAATCGTGGCCCCGACTCCTTGCTTGGAACAAAACTTGGAGAACAATTTCATAAAAAGCCTGATGGAACATTATCAAACAAAAGAAAAACAAATATTGAGCTATTTATTGATTTAGGGTGGCATATAGAGGAAACCACTGGAGATAAAATATATGAGTGGTTTAATCCTAATTTAAGTTTCTACACTTACAGAATAACTGCTTCTGATTCTGACAAATACTACTATGGTGTTCGATCTATTAAAATCCCTTTTGATGAATTAACTATTAAAGACTGTTTGAAAGATGATTATATGGGTAGCGGAGGAAGAAAATTTGCTACATGGAGAAATAAACACAAAGCTAATCTTAGAAAAAATATTATCGAAATGTTCCCAAAGAAGTTTATGGCATACAACAATGAGAAAATATTAGTTGGCGATTCTTATTTAACAGATCCTTTGTGTTTGAACAGTTCAGAAGGTGGTGTTCAATATGAGAAAAAATTTAGCGAAGGAAGAAATAAATTTTATCTTAGTGAATGTCAAACTCATGGATTAGTCAAACATATTAATGAAAAATGCGTTACTTGTGCTGTCTATAAAAACATTAGCTATCAAATGTGCGAAATTCATGGATTAACTAAGTTTAGAGGAGCTTTCTGCTCTAAGTGCGTTTCCGCAAAAAACCTTAAAATAGAAGTGTGTAGAGTTCACGGGGAAACAAAGCATATTAACAAAAAATGTTTAAAATGCGCTAATCAATCTTCTTTCATCGAAAAATTGTGCGATAAGCATGATCTTGTTGTTCATCATGGAAATGTATGCTTAAAATGCGTTAAAGAAAATTCTATCACTATGCAAATATGCCTAACGCATGGTGAAACAAAGCATGTTGGAGAAAAATGCTTTAAATGCTTCACAAGTGAAAGTTTCTCAACACGATTTTGCAAAATTCATGGTGAAACTGTATTTCGTGGAGACAATTGCGAAAAATGTAAAAATGATAATTTGGTCAGTGTAAAAACATGCCCTACGCATGGTGAGGTTAAGCATATCGGAGATAAATGCTATAAGTGCCGAAAAAACGTTTTTAATATTCAGATGTGTGATATTCATGGTGAAACAAAACACCAGAAAGGTTCCTGTTTGCAGTGTACTAACGACAAGAAAATAACAATTAAAATTTGCTCTACTCACGGAGAAACAAAACATTTTGGAAATACTTGCGGAAAGTGCAATTCTTTGAAAATGTTCTATTTTGACACCTGTTCAGTTCATGGAGAAACGAAGTTCAAAAAGAATGAATGCGTCAAGTGTAAAGCACAGAAAGCTTTTGTTATTAAAGTTTGTGAAATTCACGGTGAGACTAAATTCAAAGGAAAATCTTGTTGTCAATGTGTTAGCGAAAAGACAGCTCACAAAAGATGGCATAAAGAAAAACAAAAACAAGGCTGTGTTTATTGCGAAAAGATTATTCAATCAGTTTGACAATTTGTTAAAATGATATAGATAAAGTAAATATTGTAAGGAAAGGCGAAAACGACAAATGGCAAAACGTAAAAAGATTACTGAAGATGACATTAAAGAGAAAAAGATTAAATTTGAGAAAATTGCAGATAATCTTGAAGAAATTTCAGTAGACAATTTTTTAAAAGATAATTTTCTTCCCTACTCGTGGAGCGTTATTTTAGATCGTGCCCTTACCGACGTTACTGGACTCAAACCAGTTCAGCGAAGAATTCTTTACACAATGTATGAAATGGGTCTTTCACCAAACAGTTCACGTTCAAAAGTTGCTACACTTGCAGGTCGTGTTTTGGCTTACCACCCTCACGGTGACGCATCGGTTTCTGACGCTTTGAAAAACATTGCTCGTCCTCACATTTTCCGCGTTCCGCTTATTGATGGTAAAGGTGATTTCGGCTCCCCAGGAACTCCGGGTGCAGCTGCTCGTTATATTGAGGCACGCTTGAACAAAGCAGCTTGGTTAAATGTTGAAGATATTGCAGAACATGCTACCCGTATGGTTCCCAATTATGATGATAGCACAGTAGAACCCGTTGAGATACCCGTAAAATGGCCTGTATCAATCGTAAATGGCGGATCTGGTATCGCGGTGGGATATGCAGCTAATATGCCCTCTCACAACCCCACAGAGATTATGAAGGCATGTAAAGCTTTGTTGCGTAATCCTGATATGACTGATGAAGCTTTAAGTAAGATTGTTCTCGGTCCCGATTTCAATATGGGTGGAACAATTACCTCTAATGACGGGATTAAACAATACTTGAAAACAGGTAGTGGCTCATTTAAGATTCGCGCTAATTATGAAGTGACTCCGGGTGCAAGAAACTCTCATCGTATCGAATTCTATGAAATTCCATTCGGTACTTATCCTGAAAAAATTATTGAGGAAATTCAGAAACAATCAGATAAAGGTAAATTTGCTGAAATTTCCACGTATAAAGATCTGTCTGATTTGAAGCATCCTATTCGAGTGATTATTGATACTAAGCCCAGCTCTAATTACAAAAAGGTTCTTCAAGACTTGTTCAAATACACCAGTCTTGAAACCAGCTTCTCTTCAAATATGACAACAGTTGTTGAGAACAAGCCTGTTCAGTCATCAATGAAAAATCTTTTGTTGAACTTTATCGAATTCCGCAAAGAATGTATTGCCAACAAAACCAAATATATTCTTCCTAAACGAGAGAATCGTCTGCACCTTATTGAAGGTTTGTTGAAGACTCTTCTTGACATTGACAAGGCTATTAGTATTATTCGTAAGTCTGACAATACTGAGATTGCAAACGAAAAACTTCAGAAAGCTTTCAAACTTGACAAAGATCAGGCTGAGTATGTTTTGTCATTGCAGTTGCGTCGTTTGACAAAGATGGACAGTGTTGCTTTGAAAAACGAGAAAAAAGATTTGGTTGATGAAGTCAAGTATTTGAACAGTCTTCTCTCTGATTATGATGTTTTGCAGTCATATCTTCTTGATGAATTTGACAATACATTGAAGGTTATCGGTGATGAACGTAAGACAGAAATCAATTCAATGTCTGCTGAAGATTTTGCTGAATCCGAAAAGAGCATTGTTAAAGAGTTGAAGAACTTGGATAAGAATCTTCCTTGCTATATCACTCGTTTTGCTAATGGTGGAATTATGAAAACTTCTGAACCTTTCACTTACATGCAGGGTGCAAAGAAGTTGGCTAACTCTCCTATTATTGAACAAATCAAAATGAATACTCAAGATTTTGCTGTTATTATCGGTAGTGATGGAATTGGGCATAAGGTTCCTTTGTCTCACATTTTCGAAGACAAACTCTGCACCCCTAAAGATATGGGAATCACTATTGACAAAGGCGTGCGAATTGTTGGTGTAGCCAAGTATGCAAGTATGAAGTCTGACATTGGAATTGCTATTGGAACAAAGAATGGTGGAGTTAAAATTGCTAAGACTGATTTCCCGAAGGGTGGCGAAGAATTCCCGGTAATCACTCTTGATGATTCTGATGAGGTTGTTGACACTCGCTGGTTGGGTAAAGCCTTAACAGGAAGCTATTTCACTTTCGTTTCTAAAGCCGGAAATATTCTTGTGTTTGATGCGAAAACCATTAGAGCATCAGGTCACAAAGCGGGTAGCGTTAAGGGAATGAAACTCAAAGGCGATAAAGATGAGGTAATCCACTTTGGTTTGATCAATGATATCAAGAATTCTGATAATATGCTTGTTACTTATTCTGGAATAACTATTAAGAGCACACTTATTTCAGAGATTCCGACAAAGAATAAAGGTGGCATGGGTGTTGCTACTCAGATTTTCAAGAGTGGTGAAACTGAACTTAAAACTGCTTATGCAGGTTTGAATGTAGCTACCTGTGTCAATAAATCTACACATAACACTATCTCTGTCCCGCCAGTTCAGAAACGTTCTGCAAGGGGTACTGATTTTAATATTGACATAATTTTGGGAACGTCAGAACCCGTTATTATGTGATTAGATAAAATTGAAGTATATAATTAAATATTGATTTTATTAGTTTATGCAGCTACACAATCACAAACAAAAGATTGTGTAGCTGCATTGATATTCAACCCTATATACTTTATATTTCCGAAGGGTTTATTGATGAAAATATTTACACACTTTAAAGAATCTTTTTTGAAGCGACAGAGAAATGAAGATGGATTTATGGGATATACTCATGCTTTGAGTGCTTTGGCTGTTGTTATGATGCTGTTAGCTTTTGTTCCTATGTTCGTCCCTAAAATCGTCGGAAATGAAAATATATGGGTTATCTGCATGTTTGTATTGGGGACAATCGGAGCAAGCATGATTCCAGATTTGGATAACAGTACTTCTCGCGCAAAAAGCGATTTAGGTATTTTCGGTATAGCTATCAGCGGATTCTTCCGTGTCTCATCAACAATTATTCAAACAACTATCAGAACAAAACGTGATGATCCCGACCCTAATCCTCACCGTGGATTCTGGCACACTATCCCAGCCGCTCTGTTTCTTGGACTCTTAGCTTATTTAGCAACTCTTGTCAAAGGCGAAATAAACATCCCTGTATTCGGGGCTATGACTTGGGGAACAGTTTTTGCTATGTTGATTGTTGCCATTTTGATTCACCTAACCTTGTCAACACTGTTCAAAGAAGCTATGGACAAATTGAAAAAATCAGAATTTGTTGGTGAATTTATTGCTTTATTGATTTCTTTAAGTATTGCTTTCACATTGTTCTTAAATATTCCAAAAAATGAAAGTTTTTGGTGGGTTGGAGTATCCGTTGCTTTAGGCATGATTATCCACGATTTTGGAGATGCGTTTACAAAAAGCGGAAACGTCCTGCTTTTTCCTTGTTCTGCATTTCTGAAAGGAAAATTTTGGTGGACAACGAGATTTACTCATATGAAAGCTGGAGGAACAGCCGAAAAAATGCTTGTTGTTCCTATTTGTGTGATACTTACCTGTGTTGCAATTGTTAAAATGAGTATAGAATATTTTAGTTGATTAATTATTTATTATGTCAGTGAGTAAAGAAAATGAGAAAACAAAACTATCAAGAAGTGAAATTCTTAGAAAAATATTGGAATAATGAAAAGAACAATATAGATCTTATTAATGCTAAACTTGAGAACAAATTTATGTATTGGTGGTTTTGTCAAGATTTTGATCATTCTTTTGAAAAAACTATTCGCTCAATGGAGAAGAATCAATCTTGTATGGTTTGCATTGGAAAGCAATTATTGTCTGGATTTAATGATTTCGAAACTGCTGGTGTTGAATATATGCATGAATGGGATTATGAGAAAACCGTTGTTCAGCCAAACGAAATTCTTAAAAGTTCTAAAACATTAATTTGGTGGAAATGTAAGCTAAATCATTCTTGGCAAGCGAATACTCAAGATAAAATAAGAAATCGTGGTGGTTGCCCATATTGTGCAAATCAAAGGTTATTAAAAGGATTTAATGATTTAGAGAGTCAATACCCAGAATTAACTGAGGAATGGGACTTTAATAAAAATTCATTAAAGCCAAGTGAGGTTAGGTATTCGAGCACTAAAAATATTAGCTGGATTTGTAAAAACAATCATCAATGGGATACTGCTCCTTTTAATAGAACAAACAAGAAAAGATGCTGGAGTTGTCCTTATTGCACAAATAGAAAAGTTTTAAAAGGGTATAATGATTTAGCAACTACTCATCCTCATATGATTGAACAATGGGACTATGCGAAAAACAAGATAAATCCTACTGAACTCACTTCTGGATCAAATAAAAAAGTTTGGTGGTTATGCAGAAAATTTAATCATTCTTGGATTGTATCTATTAATGAAAAAACAAGATATGATTGCCCCTATTGTGGTAAGCAAAAAGCACTAAAAGGATTTAATGATCTAATTACTACTCATCCAGAAATTATTCAATATTGGGATTACGAAAAGAATATTTTAAATCCTGATGAAATTAGTGCTGGATCAGATAAAATAGTTTGGTGGAATTGTGATTGCGGAAATAATTTTAGTCAATCTATCTACAATAGAACTAAAAAACAATATAGTTGCAACCGCTGCTCTTATCAAGGTTCTTCTCAGGGTGAAAAAGATCTGTTTAATTTTATAGAATCTTTGTTAAATGATGATGAAATTATTTTGAGTAATGTTAGGTCAGTCATTACTCCTTATGAATTAGATATTTATGTTCCTCATTTAAATATTGCTTTAGAGTATAATGGAACTTATTGGCATAGTGATGAAGTCATTCAGAATAATCATGGAATGTCTTCTGACGAGTATCATTTGATGAAAACAGAGTTGTGCAATGATTTAGGAATCAAGCTTTTGCATATTGCTGAAGAAGATTGGACTAATAACAATTCTGAGTTGAAAAATCTTGTTGAAAGTTTCGTTAATTCATCAAAGATTGTTTAATATTTTCAATTTTTTGTGTTAAATATATATTCTGATATTAAATTTGCTGCTATTTTGTGTTGTTGATCACTATTGGTTAACTTCGTATAGTTTTTATATGTTAATTCTATGGTCTCTTATACCAAAGTGAGATAATTTAATGAAAAATAAATTTTTTAACAAAGTTGTTGGAATCGTTTTATCATCTAGTGTAATTCTTACGGGAATTATTAGTTCTCCACCAGCTTTCGCAGAAGAAAGCAGTTCAAATCAAGCACAATCAAGCAATAATAATTCTCAACAATCAGATCCTATTGTCTACCCTAAAATAACTAGTTTCTCAATAATTAAAGAAAAATCTGATACAGTGTCGTTTTCTGTAAAGATTAGTGAAGATTTACAAACAAACAACAATACTCTTTATCTTTACAAAAAAGGAGATTCTAATATTGTTCAAGAAGTTTCATCTTCTTCAAACAAAACAATAGAATTAACAATTGACCGACCGAAAACAAATATTGTTGAATACTATGTTTCTGTAGGAGATCAAAGATCAAAAGATTTAGCTGTTTATCCTCTTGAAAATAATGATAAATGGGGACTACAAGCTACTATAGACAAAACCTCTTTTTCAACATCTGATACAGTTTTGCCTAAGATAAGCTGGACTACGAAAACATACTCTAATGGAAAAAGTATTTATCTTGTTGATCAAGACAATAATGTAATTAAAAAGAATGGTTCAGGATTTGGAACTTCAGGAGAAATTTATATCAACACATTTTTCAATGATTCTAAAACTTTTAAACTATATATTGCAGATTATACATCTTCTTCAGGTATTAAATTATCTCAGCTAAATGGTGTTGTTGCTTCAAGTAACGAAATGACCGTATATACTCAACCTTGGAATATTACAGGAAGTGTGGATTTAGAGGAATATTCTACGAATAATCCGAAACTTACCTTCACTTCAACATTAAATCAAAAAGTCGGCGGAAATATTGGAAATTTTCTTGTTGAGGAAAATTCTGGAAATGTTGTCAAACAAGTGTCATCTTCTTCTAGTTTAACTCAAAAAACCGAAATTGCGCCTAAATACTTGAATGAGAAAAATAATTATAAATTTTATGTTGCAAAATATTCTGGAACTATTACTAATAAAAATCAGTTTGAAGAAATTAAAGCTGAGAGTAACATAATGAAAACAAAGGCTCAAGAATGGGAAATTCAATTATCATCTAATTCTTATGTTTTTTATACTGAAGATAAAACTCCGCAATTGACAGTTAAAGCGAATCAACCATTTGGTGTAGGAAATAGCGGTAAAACCTTATATCTTGTTGATATGAACACAAATAAAATTCATTACATTACTCCGGGCGGAAAAACTGATAGTCAAAATTTGAACATACGAAGATTCTACACAGGATCAGGTAAATACAAAGTCATCATGAGTGATTTTGTATTTATGGGAGGAAATGGTTTTGACATCAATATTGAAGATTTAGAACAAGATATAATCGCAGAAAGCAATATAATCACAATTGAACGCGGACCTTGGGAAATATACACTAACAAAATAGTTACATATGATGATAACAATAAAGATGGATACAAAAATGTACGTGTAGGGTGGACACAAAATCAACTTCAATATGACTCAAACTGGAGCACAGACTATGGAGTTGAAGGACGATATCATTTTTATTTGTATGATAAAAAAGATAATAAAGTTGTTGGATGGGAAAGTTTATCGGCAATGGGCGGATCTATATACCCTAGATTTACAGAAGGCGGTATTCATAAATACGGAGTTGTACTAGCTGAACCTAATAGTGATTATCATAACAGAACTATTTATTATGATGAGCTAAAAGACATACAAGCAGAAAGTGATACTATAACTGTCAAACCTTCTAAATGGAATGTAAGCATTTCTAGTATTGAAGAAAAAAATTACAACTCTTCACACAATCAGACGGCTATAACATATGTTAGCAATAAAACCATATCTTCAACAGGAGATTATTCAGTTTATTTTGTTAATGGAGTAACAGGTGATGTTTTGTCTAGCACAACAAGCAGCGCTAGAACAGCCTACGTTTTAGTTCCAAAAAATTATAATGGCACATATGTTATATATGTTGCTGACAGAAATGGCGCTAAAAATGTCTCTCAAATGACAAATATAAGAGCAGTTAGTAATAGCTCTTACGCAAACGAATTAAATGGAGATTCAGGCATTAATTACGAAAGAAACACTCGATTTACTGGTGGCGGAAATCCATCATCTTCTGATTGTGATCAAAATTGCTACGGTGATCCTGTCAATTCTTATAATGGGGAACTGTTTGAAAATAATGAAGACTTAACTATTGATGGAACATCTCCGCTTATTTTTTCAAGAAATTATTCAACTATTAAAAAAGACAAATTAGGTGCTTTTGGTTATGGATGGGATTTCAACTACAACATGAGAATAGAGGGAGAGTCAAGTAATCTATCCGACTCTCCTTATTTATCAATAATTCAAGAAAATGGCTCAACTGTCGTATTTGCTAAAAATGATAATGAAGAATTAGGTGATGAAGAATACCTTGTTGCTCCATCAATGAAAGTCAAACTTCGTCACAACGAAGATGATAACACTTTTGAGTTCGAAAGAAAAGATGGGACTATTTTTGTTTTTGAGGAAAATACTGGATTATTGAAATCACAAAAAGATAGAAACAATAATAGAATAGAAATCGAAAGGAATTCAAGCCACAAAATAACTAAAATAAAAAATTCTGACAATAGTTTAATTAATGTTGAATGGAATTCTGATGATTTAATTTCTTCAATAACTGACGGGATTCATACTGTTGATTATTCTTATAATTCGAACAAAGAATTAATTTCTGTTGATAACTCAATAATAAATAATAATAAAGAATATACTTACTATTCCGATCATAAGATTCAAAAAATAATTCATCCTAATGAAGGAGTTTATGAAACTTTTTATGATTCAAATAATAGAGTTGTTAAACAAATTGACCCTAAAAATAAAGAAACTAAATTTGAATATTCTGGAACTTCAAGAATAATTACATTACCAGATGGAACAATTAATAAAGACATTTATAGCGAAAAAGGATTGCTTACATCACGGTCATTAGCCTTTGGAACTTCTGATGTGACAACATATAGTTATGGATATGATTCTTCAAACAATCTTACTTATATAAAGTACCCTAACGGGAAAACCATAAGTTATTCGTATGATTCTAACGGGAACCTAATGTTTTCAAAAAATTCAAATGGTGGAGTTTTCAGATTTTCTTACAATAGCAATAACCTTTTGACAAAAACTATTAATCCTTTTGGAAAAATTTCTACAAATAAATATGATTCTAATGGAAATATTATCGAATCAACAGACTATAATGGAAAAACAACAAAATTTGATAATGATTCAAAAGGAAGATTAGCAAAAACTCAATTGCCAAACGATTTAGAGACAACTAAATTTACAACATACAATTATAATAGTAATGGATTAGTTAATAAAACTATTGATACTTTGGGCAGAGAATCTGAAGTATCTTACAATAACGCCAAGAATATGTCTAAGATAATCGATCCTATGGATAACGAAATCAAATTTGAATATTTTAACAACAATGCGGAAATGGTCAAGAAGATCACCTATGAAAACGGCTCTTCTGATAAAAATTATTATGATGATTCTAACCGATTGATAAAAACTATTGGAACAGACGGGAATGCTGTGGAATATACTTATGATTTGATGGATAATGTCACATCCGTTAAAAACGTATATGGAACAACATTTTATGAATATGACTCTAACAATAGAGTTATATCTACCACTGATCCTAAAAACGAAAAAGTAGAATATGAATATAATAAGTTAGGACTATTGACTAAAACTAAATATTCTAATGGATCTCAATTTGTTAATACTTACGATAAACAGGGTCTTTTAACTGATTCTACTGATGCAAAAGGAAATAAAATTACTTATTCTTATGATGCATCAGGAAATCTTCTTTCTATAAAAGATGCGTTGGGAAATACAGAAACTTATACGTATGACATTCTCAATCAAACTCTATCTCATAAGACACCAAAAGGATCTTATACTTATTATACTTATGATGATAATGGAAGAGTTGTTTCAACAAAAGATTCTCTAAATAGAATTACAGAAAACAAATATGATGACAATGGAAATTTGATTAAAGAAATTTACCCTAATAAAACTTTTTCAAAATACGAATATAATTCTGAAAATATTCTCAAAAAATCAATTGACAGAGTTGGTAAATACAAAGAATATACTTATGATGATAATGATCGAATTATTGAGTTAAATAAAAATGGAAAAAAATTAATCAATTACACTTATGATAAATTAGATAATGTTAAGAAAATCAAATATGATAATGAATTTAGCATTGATTATGAATATGATTTAGCTGGAAAAATTCTTTCATCTCAAAGTTCTAATGATACGAGAACAAATTATTCATATGATTCTATAGGAAATCTAACTTCGCGTGGACCTCCGAATAAAGAAACTAATTATACCTATAACAACTATGGAGAAATCACTAGTATTGACTATCCTTCTGGAAAATCAATAAATTATGAATACAATAACTTCTCTCAATTATCTAAAGTTAAGTCAGGGAGTCGAACTTTAGCTGAATATAATTATGACAGCAATTTTAACAATAATTCTACAACTTTCGGAAATGGAAATGTAGAAACGTATTCATTTGATTATTTGAATAGAGTCAATAACATCAATGTCAAAAATTCTGATAATGCATCTCTTTATGAAAGGCAATTGGAATTTGATAAAGACAGTTATATAACCAATGCTAAGAGTTTATTTAAAGGTTCTAAAACTGTTGACAAAACTTACACTTACAAACTCAGCGGAACTATTGACTCTGTTAAAAATAATCTTACAAGCAAGACAGACAACTATACCTACGACGATTTTAATAATCTGACAAATTTGGGTAGCAGTAGTTTTAATTACGAAAATAATTACAATCTCAAATCTTCTTCAATAAATTCAACAAACAAAAATTATGAATATGATGATTTAGGGAACAGAGTTTCTTCTAAAGTGGGGAATAAAGAAAACTCTTACAGTTGGAATATTGATGGAACATTAAAGAATGTCAATATTGATGCTGACACTAATGATGACAACAACCCTGAAAAAGAAATAGATTATACATATGATAATTCAGGTTTACTCAGTTCTAAAAAATTGAATAATGAATTAGTTGATGAATATGTTTGGGATTCTATTTCATCTGATGTGCCTGTTCTTTTGGAGGATTCATCATACGATTATATCTATGGTTTAGATTCCACTCCTTTTGCTCAAATTGATAAAGATTCTGGTGAAATTTATTACTTAACTGGTGATGAAAGAAATAGTGTTGTTCTTGCTACTGATAATAGCGGAAACAGTGTTTTAACGCGAGAATACGATGAGTATGGAAACCTTACACAAGAATCTACTGAAAGTGTCTTAAATGACGATTCTGGGAGTTCCGGAGAATCTCAAACCACTGAACAAGAGAATCAAAATGGTTCTGATAATGAAACAGCTGATTTTAATACCAATTTCGGATATGCAGGAGAATACTTAGATAAAGATACTGGTTTACACAATCTTCGTTCTCGTTGGTTTGAGCCATCAACAGGATCGTTTTTAAGTGTTGATCCTGCTTTTGATTTGACGAATGATGCTTATGGATATGCGAGTGGCAATCCTGTTTCATTTACTGATCCGCTTGGTTTGTGGTCAACTGGTGGGGCTTTGTTAACGAGCGCGGCTGCTATTGTTGATGGTTCGATTGGTTTGCCTGTTGCTTCTGGCTTGATGAACAGTATGAGTCCTGGAAGTGTTGATAATTGTTCTTCACTGTATAAGGGATTGAGTATTGCTTCTGGTGTTGGATCAATGTTCATCCCAGGTGGCGGAATAATTAAAGGTGTTGGATTAGGTGTTGCAGTCAGTGTCAAATACGGACCAAAAATCGCCAAAGGGATAAGTAAATTCGTTAAGAATATAAAATTTTCCAAGAAACCATTTAGCGTTACTGCTAAAGAAGGATTAACAACAGAGCAGGCAAGAAAAAACATTTTAAAATCAATGAAAAAAGCTCCACAAAATGGATCATCATATATTTATTTAAGAACAGATCCTTTAACACAGAAAATTTATGTAGGAAAAAGTAAAAGTGAAACTTCTTACAAGCTGAGGAAGGATGCACACAATAAAAAGCTGCAAAAACAAGTAGGAGATCCTTTGCTAGAATATGACTTCATTCCAATAGCTAGACCTAATGGACATAAAGAGACTAAGAGAACTGAAGAATACTTCATTAGGGCTGGTGGCGGGCCAAGCAATAAAAATAATCCATATGGAGTTTTAGAAAACAAAATTTATGCGTCAATTGATAAAATATATCAAGCACTAGGAGGAGATTTCTAATGAAGACAAGAAGAATAAGAATGAATACTGGAGATGTATTTTTAGCACCATTTAATCAAAAAGATGCTATTTATAGTCAAGAATGGAACTGGCAATGGGAACCGCAAGAAGGAGAAGAGTGCTTCCTAATGCAGAATATTGGAATGCAAGATTACTCTTATAGTGGAATACTCACTGCCTTGTTTAATAAGGTTTATTATTATGGTATTGATACTGATAATATTGATGTTTCTAAATTAGAAGTTATTGCTATTGTTGATGTAATTGCTCCTTCTTTTACCGCTGGCGAATTTAAAAAAATAGACAATCAATTAATACCAGAAAATATGCCTTACATGGCATACCATAGAGTGCATAAATATATAACTCCACTACCAGATTGCGACATCATTATTCCAACTAATTACATTAAATCGAGGCATTTACCATATTCAGGATTGTCAGTAACAGGTGGTTACATGTATTGGATCGCAAATTATTTCATCAAAAAAAACAGGAACAAGTATTTACGCGAGGATATTATTGATTCAGTTAGAATTCGCCCTAAAGCTGCTATCCATATTTTTTTTCCTGAAGCAAAGAACAATCCTAACTGGGTTATTTCTCAATACAATAATCCAAAACTACAAGATAGATCAAAACATAATATTTAAAAAACAAATTTTTTAAATATTAGAAATTCTTTAGATAGCAATAATCAGTTCTTGTTATAATGCTTTTGTTGAAGATATTGTCTAATTGTTTGAAAATATTTGATGAATCTTCATATACAGTTCAAAAATTCGTTAGATAATATATTGTAAAATTTTCAGGGGGAGTTGGGCATGAAATATCACATTAATGATGACTATGAAGTAAAACCTTGTAGTGCTACTGTGGATGGTCGCTGCCCTTTTTGGGGAAAACACAATGGAGATAACCATTATAACAGTGAAAATGATGCCATAGAAGCTATCGAAACAATTCTCTCCAAAAAACACACATTTTCGTTCAAAAAGAAACATATGCAGGATGCTCAATTCATCAAACAACGAGAAGAAACACGAAAAAACCTCATTAATTATGCGAATGTTGATGAATCTGATTTAACTCCTGTTTCAAATGTTGATGAAATGGTTAAACAATGGTTCAGTGGAGATAGAAACAAATATGATTCTTTCCAAGAAACTGCAACAAATGAAAATCTCAAAGACAACACAAAACAAGCTGTGTCCGGTTTTCTTCAAAAAGGAATGTCTGTAAATAACACTAAAAGCGTAAAAGACATTCCTTTCGAAAATACTTCAGAAAGTTTAGATGACTTTGATTCCAGCGAGATCACCTTAATTGATGACGTTCCAGATAAACTTTCATGGGATGATCTGCGAAGCGGAGCACTCAAAGCATTTAAGCACTGACATTGTTTTTAATAAACGATAATTTTGTTGAACTATTGAACAACTATCAAATTCAACTTTGTCAAGTTTAAATTGTTAAAATATTCATGAAAGATTATATTTTTGAATATTTATGAATTGTGGGTAATTATAGAATGGCTAAGAATAAAACTGTTTACAAATGTTTGAGCTGCGGTAAAGAATATGTTCGTGAACCTATTGGCAAGTGCTCTTCATGTGGAGCTTTTCAAAATTTCACAGAAGTTCAGGAATCATCTGTCAATCAAAGCTCCTCACAGGCTGGATTGAAAACCTCTGGGGCTTTGAAACCAAGCACAAAAGCAAGAACAATCAATGAGTTAAAGAATAACCCTATCAGCAGAACAAAGACAGGAATTGAAGAGTTCGACAGGGTTCTTGGTGGAGGTTTTGTTGATGCAGAAGTTGTCTTAGTTGGAGGACAAGCGGGAACAGGAAAATCTACTATCGCCTTAGATATAGCTTCGAGATATGCAAAACTTGGAAAAACAGTGCTTTATTCGTCTGGTGAAGAATCAGAACAGCAAATCGGATTAAGAGCTTCGAGAATGGGTATTGTTAATGAAAACATTAAAATAGTCAACGAAACCAGTCTTGAAGTTCTTTTAGGTCATATTGCTGATGAAAAACCTGAATTACTTATTGTTGATTCTCTTCAAACTCTTGCTTCCAGTGAAATTTCCAGTTCTATCGGATCCATTCAACAATCCAAAGAAGCAGCGCACACCCTCACTCGTTTGGCTAAAAATGAGAAAATTACAATGATTTTAGTCAATCAGCTAGTAAAGAGCGGCGAATATGCTGGTTCAGAAAGTATCAAGCATATAGTCGATGCTGCATTAATGTTTGAAAGCGATTCTGAAACACCGTTAAAGTTCCTCAGAGCCGAGAAAAATCGTTTTGGCGACACGAGTGAGGTTGGCATATTCCAACACTCAGAAACGGGTTTAGAAGAGGTTACAGACCCGAGTGGTGTGTTTATAGACAATGACAACAACGAATCTCTTTCTGGAACGTCATTAAGCTTCATCAGTGAAGGAGTGAGACAGATTCCAGTAGAAATTCAAGCATTGGCAAGTTCATCAAATCTTCCTACCCCAAGGAAGCAATTCAACGGAGTTAATTTCAATCGTGGTCAAATTGTTTGTGCAATTCTTGATAAATTTTGCCGAACAAGACTATATGAGAATGATGTTTTCGTCAATACAATTTCAGGTATCAAAATCAATGATCCTTTAGCTGACCTTTCAATCGCTGCTTCTCTGTTGTCCTCCCTAAAAAACAAAACCTTCAAAGACAGAACAGCTTTCATCGGTGAATTGAGTCTTACAGGCCAAGTTAGAGGAGCTTTTATGATTGAAAACAAAATTAGAGAAGCTGACAGATTAGGTTTCGACAGAATAGTTATTCCGAAAACCGCTATGAAGAATCTCAGTAGCAGAAAATACAAAATCAAGGTTGAAACAATTTCTTCTATTAAAGACATTGAGAAAATGCTTTCCTAACAATTAACGAAAACTAAATAAAAACTAACAATTTTTAGCACGAGTTTGATATTTTCAATAACTTGCATGAAAATTTTGACAGGAGACCTCAATTATGGCAATTCCAACGAGAAAACCCCCATCTGGCGCGTCTGACAGTGGAGACAATAATGACAACAATATGATGGGAAAAACTCCTGTACAGCCCAAACAGAGGCGTACAGGCGACAGTCAGCAACCATCTCAAACTCGTCAACCTGCGAAACGTAAAAAAGCTCCAGCAAAACGAGACCCATATGCTGAGAGAGCCGTTTATGTTGAGGATAATTCTGAAAAAGATTCAACAAATTATGCTGAAATGTCAAAAAAGCAGTTAGATTCTGAAGATGATTCAAAGAAACAGAAGAAAGCTCCCGATAAGTATGAAGAAATTGACGTAAGTTCTATTAGCGTATCTGTGGACACTGATGCTCTGAACAATCCAGACTTTGCCAAAGACCCTATTACCGGAAAAATTTATCAAAAAATTCCGAAAACAAAAATGGATTCTAATGGTATGCCTATGATTCAGACAGATATTGATGATTTAGATCTGGAGGGAGCGGCAAATAAATTCCTTGCTCATCTTCGTGTTCCTCCTTCAAAAGAAGAAATTGAAAAGATGCGTCAAGAAAGAATCGAAAGAGCAAAGCAAGAAAGAATTAGACAACAGCAAAGGAAGCAGAATAAAAATCGTTCCGATGCTACACAAGAAGAATTAAAAAGACTTTATGACCAAAATAAGTGAAACATTTTGATTAGAAAAGGTTATGTAACAGTCTTAATAAAATTTAATGAATTCTAGGAGAAACATCTGATGAGTGGTGGTACTAAAAAAGCTGGCGGAAAAGCAATGCAATTTTTAGGGTTATTGGTTATTGTTGGCTTTGCTGTAGCCCTATTGAGGGTTTTTGATTGGGATCCTTTTGGTGTAATTGATTGGATAATCAATTGGGTTATCACAATCATCACTGCAATCTCTGACTGGTTCGGTGGAAATCAATACTTCCAAGCATTTACTGACAAACGGTGACGGAATTTAAAAAATTAAAACCTTTTTTCTGTGAAAAATAATTTAAAAATAAATATTGAAAACTGATATTCGGGGCGTTTCTCTTGATAAAATAAGAGTAGAAACACCCCGAATATATTTTTGTAAGTAAGTAGATAAAAGGAGAAACAATATGGCCGAAGAAGGATTTTACACAACTGCTTTCACATCGCAGGATTTCGTTGAAGGAGATGCGATTGAAAGAGCAGAAGTGTTTGTTGTTGAAGGACAAGGCTTAGTAAATGATGTTGTTGAAAGCAGCTCAGGTAAGTCTCTGCAGGTTGTTATTGATGCCCATAAAGAATTTAAAGGGAAGCCTATGTATTCTAAAGGTTGGGCACCAGTAGATTCTGCAGTCATCAAAAAAGCACAAGAGGCACAAGAAAAAGGTATCGCTGTAGATTTCCGTATTGAGACAGTTCGTAATGCCAAAAACACCCGAACTGGCGAAAAGATAGACCGCTCCACGCCTATTTCTGAACTTAAAAAAGGAATGGAAAATGCACGCGAAAACGTTATTCATTCTGTTGCTCGAATCAAACTTGCTGATGAAGATTCTTGGACAGACGGAATTATGCGAACAAACCCTAAAGAAGACACAAAGAGAACTGGACGAAGCGCACTCGACCTCTCCGATGATGAAATTTCAAGCAACTCAGGAAATTCATCAAACTCTTCCGCAAATGTTTCCACCTACACAGGTCTTGAGCCTCAGCCTTGGGCAACTCGAAACAGTGCAGGAGATGTCAATCCCGGATCGCTTGCTGTCAGTGTTCCTCTTACACTTTACAGTTTCGTAGCAGCATGGAACAAAAACAACGATTCTAATGTAGAGATTTCCGAAAAACAACGAATGGTTTTGACAAAGGCACTTCTGTCCGTGTCAAACAAACTTCAAGTTTCAATCTATGAAGGAAAACTTGAATCACCAGATCTGTCTCTTGGAAGCCACACCAGAGCACGAGCCTTAGTGTTCAATGTTGTTGAAGTATTCTTCCCTATTACAGAGGAAGTCGCTTCAAGCAACGAAAACGTCAAAGAATGGATGAATGAAATCCATGATAAAGCTCTTGCAATGTGGAAGTGGAGTATTGGAGAGATTGACAAACTTTCCTGAAATTATTTTTCAAAAAAGTAAAATAAACAACAACTGAATATAAATGCTATAAACAAAATAACAGCAATCATTTTCTTTCTGAACTTTGATTGCTGTTATTTTTATTGTTTAGAAACTAATGTTGATATTATTATCGTGACTGATTCACTATGGTTGTCTCAAAGTGAGATAATCTAATTTTCAACAACTAGAACAAGGACAGGACGAAATGGCATTTATCAGTAATATTAAAGCTTCATTCGCAACTGATGCTGCTGTCGAAGCAGAGCGCGACCGTGGTGACCTCGTGCAGACCCTCTTACTCGTAGCAGGGTTTGCCGTAGCCACATTACTTGCAGTAAACTGGTTAAGCACAGCTATGCTCAACAAGGCCGCAGACGCATCACAGTGCATTCAGGGTTCCAACACATATAACACAGCATCGGCATCTGACAATTGCCAAAGCGCAAACCACGCAGATAAAAAAGATTTTAAAGATGATGCGGGATATAAAGGACGTTTTAATAACTAATAGTGAATAATTAATTTTACTGAAAAATAAAACGTTCTAATACACACAAAAAGAGAGATTAGCTTCACCGCTATCTCTCTTTTTGGTCTTTCTTTTTAAATTTTAATAAATTTATTTATCAACATATGTTGTCATTGAAAAACATTTATTAATTCAAAGAACAAACATTAACTAAACAATTACATTCAATAAAAATTTTAGAATATTTGAAAAATTATAAAATACAAAATTTAGTTATAATGTTAAAGAATCTTGTTTTAACAATAATCTTGATATTTCATATTGTTAAACTACCACTTAAAGAGAATGAAGAAGGAAATCTATGACTGCTCCTTTTATAATTGGCGGACTTGTAGCTATAATGGCAGCTTTGGTGATGTATGCGCTGTTTATGCCAAAAGGAAATAACGGACAAGTATTCAGCTCAGAAGAAATGAAAGATTCAGGAACATTATTGAAAATCATGTCAAGTATTGGCAATGACTTCTACAATGCGCTTCCTGAAGGAATTGTCAAAACAAACAAGCGAGAAAGAGTAAATCCCCGCGTTGAATCTCTGATTGTCAGATCAGGAAATCCCTGGAATCTTAATGTCAATGAATTCGTCTTTCTCCAATATTTGGGTGCATTCTTAGGATTCATAGCCGGATGGATAGTCTGGTTTGGATTGAGCGTATTTACAAGCATCCCCTGGTTTGTTGTTGTGGGATTAGTAACCATCTTCGCATTCTTTATTCCCCGAATCAAATACAACGACCAAGCAAAAGCAAGAGATTTAGAGTTCAAGCGTCAATTGCCTGAAGCACTCGACTTGCTTATTATTTCTTTGTCTGGTGGTAGGACATTTACACAATCAGTTCGTGAAATAATTCCAAATATGAACGAAAGTGTTTTGAAAGAAGAATTCAAAAATATGGTGAAAGCCATCGACACAGGTAGAACATTGAACGAAGCTCTTGATACTTTTGCATCAAAGTCACCTAATGAAAGTATCTTAACCTTTATTCGTTCCGTCCAATCAGCTACTGAAGTAAATGCTCCTCTTGTTGAAACTTTGGAAGCAAGAGCTGATGCGTCACGACAGGAATTCTTCGCTCTCATTCACGAAAAAACAGCCCAGCTTGAATCAAAAATATTCATGGCATTGACTCCAACATTGATGCCAGCTGTTATGATCATTGCAATTGCCCCATCCGCATACTCCATGATGAGCACATTAGGAAGTTGAGATAATAAAAAATGGTAGAATTCACCAATCCTTTCAGCAATAAGAAAAAGAACAAAGTCAATACCGAAGATAATCTTGTCATAGATTCAAGTATAGAGTCATTAGCAGATAATCCTCCAGCAGAAAACAATAATGAAATAACACTTGAAAATGTAGCTGAAGAGGCACTTAAAGATAACACTCCCCTTTCTCAGCCTATTGTTAATCAAAGTCAAACAAGTAATTTACCCAGGCTTCCTAAAATAGCTCCTGCCGATGACAGAGCTTTCGCTGAACTTTTCGAAGAAGGCGACAATGAAGAGAGTGAATTATATAGGGCAAAACAAGAGACCAATTTTGGTGAATCTTACAAAAAAGAAGTTGAAGATAAGATTATCGAACTTATTGAACGAAACATCAATGATTTAAAAAAGAAATACCCAACAGGCGGTATCAAAGCTTCACGTTATATTACAACCGAAGTTCTCATTATGGCACCAGCAGGATATTTTGACAAATATTTGAATGATGTCTCAAGAGGAGTCGATTATGTGAGGAATAAACTTGCTGATGCTGACAAATCCGACATGATTAGGACAGCACAAGATAATCCTACTGATGATGCACTTCAAGACAGGGCTTTCTTTCTTGTTCACAGTTTAGCTTCAGAATTTATGAAAAATTCGATGTGGAGAGAAACCAATAGGAGCATTGTTGTTTCGTTTATCTGTAACGAAATAGTAGGATTTGGAAGAATCGATCCTTTGTGGAGAGATAGAAGTATTGATGAAATCATGTGTAATGGACCAAAAGACATTCAAATCGAAATTCGTGGTGAAATTACTAAAGTTCCTGGATGTTACTTCAATAATCAGGCGCATTTGATGGAGTTGATCGACAGACTATATGGTGCAATCGGAAAAACAGTAAGCATGACAACAGCAATGGTGAAAGGTAGACTTCACGACAAAAGCCGTATGTATGCTACCCACCCTGTTATCTCTCCAGACGGTCCAAATTTTTCAATTAGAAGACACCCAGAGAAGTTTTGGGCACCAAGCGATCTTGTTCAAAGAGGTTCAGCTTCACCCGAAATGATGTCATACATTGGAAATCTCATTTATAAAGGAGCTTCGGTAGCCATTACAGGAGGCACCCATAGCGGCAAGGAGATGGTGGCTGAAACAAAAGTTCACACCCCTTCTGGAATAACAACAATGGGCGAAATCCAAATAGGTGACCAAATTTTCGATCATCATGGAAATATAGCTACAGTGACAAATAAATTTCCTCAACCACTTAGACAAGTATACGAAATTTCCTTCAGTAACGGAGAAAAAAGTTACGTTGGTGCTAACCATAACTGGTTTATCTCTACTCACGAGTCTAGAAAATCCAACAAATACCGCGAATCAAACAAAAAGAATTCCGGCTGGACAAGAAAAACTAATTATTCACCAGAAATTATCGACAAAATTGAGAAAAAACTTATAGAAGTTTCAGAAAATGATTATGTTAGTTTTGCAGAAGGTTTTCGTAATGTTGGATTAAAAACAACAGGATCTAAACACCTTACAAAGCAATTAAAATCTTTAGCAAAAATAAACAGAAAAGTTTTAGCTAAAGATTTCTACAAAACACTTCTGGAATACGGAAAGAAAAATAAAAATGATCAGAGGCACAGAAGGTCTCCGTTATTCTCTGTCATGACTACTGAAGAAATGATGAATGTTGGTCTTTTGCATAAATCTTCGGTTGATGGTCACAAAAGATACAATTTTCATATTCCTGTTCTTGAAAATGCTGTTGAATATGATAATGGTAAATCACCTGAAGATCTGCCTATTCATCCTTATTTGTTCGGACTGTGGTTAGGAGACGGAAGCTCAAGCAAGGCTGTTTTGACCGGAGCAGCTGATGATGTTGAATTCTATAACAACTATTTTAACTACGCCCCTGAAACAAAAATATTCAAAACTATAGGAAAATCAGATAGTAACTGGAAGATTACTGTCCTCAATTTCAGAAACAATCTTCTTGAACTGGGTGTTGTCCAAAAAACAACCGCTGAAGGCTCTAAAAAGCATATCCCCGATATCTACAAGTATGCTAGTGTAGAGTCCCGTAGAATGCTCATTGCTGGTCTTATAGATAGTGATGGTTGGGCTAACACAAGATGCCCCGGATGGATTTTCACCAATACTAACGAAACTCTTGTTAAAGATTATATTCAAGTTGCATCATCTTTGGCTTACAAGGTTTCACGAAGTAAGGATAAGCAAAAATATTTTGATTATAAGGGCGAGAAAAAAGCTGGAAAAACTTCATGGGATGTTTCTATTGTTACTCATGATTCTTTAGCATATCTCCCAAGAAAAATCGAAGCACATAAGAAAATGCTTAAACAATTCCCGGAGAGTTTGGGAAGACAAGATGACATTTCTATTGTTGACATTAAACCTGTTGAGGGCAGAATTGAAAACATGGTATGTATTACTGTTGACTCTCCTGACTCTACCTACATGATAGAGAACAGCTTTATCACCACTCACAACACTTCTTTGTTAAACGCTTTGACAGGCTTTTATAAGCCAAGAGTAAGAATTTTAACACTTGAAGATAACATTGAAATGAAACCCAACCCTAAGAAATATTTAGCTGCTGCAATGGAATGTCGCGCTCCTGCTGTTGACAGACCAAGCGATAAAGGGGTTTCTATGAGAGATTTAGTGAAGGGATCTTTGCAGTTAAGACCAGATGCTATTATCGTAGGTGAGGTAACTGATGATGCAGCCTTCGATCTTTGTCAAGCATTGAATACAGGTCATGCAGGAATGTCAACAATTCACGCTAACAGCTCTATAGAAGCTATCCCGCGTATTGCATCTTTGATTGCGCAGGGTGGTTTAGTCACATCAGAAGGAAGCTTAGAGCTTATTTCTTCCGCTTTTGATATCGTTGTCTCTGTTAAGCACTTCCCTCTTGATGGATCCCGCCGAATTGTCTCTGTTGATGAAGTAGGATCAACACCAGTAGAAATAAACGGAAGACTCACACTACCTGTTTATCCATTGTGGAAGTTCATTGATGAAGGACTAAATGCGGAAGGAAAAGTCATCGGCCATTGGGAGCAGGTAGGCGATATTAGTAAAGAACGACAAGAACGAAAACTTCTCAACATTGAAGAAAGCTTAAATTGGGAAGATTTGAAAGAACTCAGCAGCATCCCTGGACAGGAGTAACTACCATATGATTTACAGTGATTTTTTCCCATATGTTATAGCGGGAGGGATAACAGCCCTTCTCGTGCTACTCGGAGTACTCATATTTTTTGCTGTAAAAAGTAGTTCTCAGAAAATGAACTATAACGAACAGCTTGAAGCACTTATTCAAGACGATGATGAAGATCAAGTTCAAGTAAAAATGGGGCTTGTCCAAAAATGGAATCATTATTGGACAGAATTATTCAAAACCGCAGGATTCGCCAGATATAAAGAGGAAAACAGTTCTGCAGGTAGAGATGTTCTATTCGGAATGATTATATTTGCAGTATTAGTATCACTCCTTGCAAGAAATCCTATCATCGGTGTTGCTGTATCTGTTGCTCTCACCTTTGGTATCTCTGTTATCGTCAAAAATGTTTCCAATAAAAAATCAGATAGTATCAATTACCAATTACCAGGATTCATTTTCGCCCTCAAAGCTAACATTCAAGCATCAGAAACAAACGAAAGAGCTATGCTTAAAGTTATTGATAGTATGCCTTCGCCATTATATGAAGATCTTGTTATTGTCAAAAACAAACTGCTTGCCAGTGCATCATTTAAAGAAGCCTTGGAAAATCTTGCTGAAAAAACCGCTTCAAAAGACCTTAGATTCTTAGCTGCATGTATGATTCAAGCCGCAAACAGCGGAGCAAACCTTGAATCGCAGCTTGATTCTATTCAAAAAGTTCTTGAACAAAGAAGAAAAGTAGCTGACGAAATTAATAGAGCTGTCAAATCAGCCCAACCTGCAATCTGGTTAGCATCAGTTGTTATCCCCGGATTGTTTTTAGCAAGCTACTTCTTCGATGTAAGTTCACGTTCATTCTGGTTTGTTGAACCTATATCCTGGTTTGCACTTATCGCAACAGTAGCCTGCTACATCGGCGGAATGGCATTAGTGAAAAAACAAGTCGATGGAATTAAGAACCTATAAAATATATTAAATACTTTTAAATTATTGGATTAACTATTAAAAATCAGCAAAATTAATTAATAGTTAATCCAATAATGGTTTTTGATAAAATATTAGATAACAATTATAAACAAAATTAAAACAAATTAAAAGCATTATAAACATAAAGAAAGAATGTGAAACAACATGAGAAAAGAACAAATAGAATTTACCATCAATAAAAAATATATTCTCAACTCAAACGTTGTCAAGCATCATTTCGAAAAAGCAAAAATTGCATCATACCTGCGAAATCTTGCCTCTGAAGAGGGAATAGAGCGACACCCTGAAAGAGATCTTGCAGACAGAAGACTCAGCGAAATAAAAGACTTCGCAGCAAAAACCTTGAACAAATCACGAGCACGCAAAAAAATGAACAAACAAGGGGCGGATGAAGAAGAGATTCTGAAAAGACTTGACGAAATTGAACAAGAAAGCGGAGAAATCAAAACAACACAAGTTCCTTTCATGTTCACTCATTTCAAAATCACTCTCACAGCCTGTCCTCCGACGAAAAGAAGGATGGACCCACCGAATCTCTACCCCACCCTCAAAGCCCTCATAGACGGGCTTACAGACGCTTCCTGGTGGGTTGATGATCAATTTGCAAACCTTGTTGAAGTATCATTCAAATATGGTGGAATTTCTGGAGAAAAGGATTATTTTAAACTTATCCTTGACATAGAAGAAGTAGAAGACTGTTCAGGTTATGTTCTCGTTCCAGAATTTGTCAAAAGATGAATAATGATTGAACAACTATTGTTAGAATGGAATCCCAAAAACAAATTTTCGCTCACCGAAGATAAATTAGGATCCCATAGAAAAGCATTATGGATTTGTGGAAAAAGCCATGAATACGAATCAGCAATAAGAAATAGAGCTAATGGGTCTCAATGTCCTTATTGTAGCGGAAAACTTGCTATTGCAGGGGAAACAGACCTAAAAACAACACATCCACATTTGATTAAAGAATGGGATGTTGAGAAAAACACAATTTATCCAAACAAAGTGAAAGCAGGAAGCAACAAGAAAGTTTGGTGGAAATGCTCTCTCAATCATGAATGGGAAGCTACCCCTAACAATAGAACATCTCAAACTTCCGGTTGTCCTTATTGTAAAAATAAAAAATTATTATCAGGATACAATGATGCAAAATCTGTTTATCCTCAATATGAAGAAGAATATGATACAGATAAAAACATTGAACAATATAATAAAATATTTTTAAACACCAAGAAGAAGTATTGGTGGATTTGCAAACTCGAACATTCTTATGAATCAGCCGGGGAGAAGAAAGTGTTAGGTGAAGGATGTCCGTATTGCGTTAACAGAAAAATTCTCAAAGGGTTTAATGATTTGGAAAGTCAATATCCTGAACTAGCTGAACAATGGGATTATGAAAAGAACGTAAGTTTAGTGCCCTCAGAAATAATTTCAGGGTCTCATACAAGAGTTTGGTGGAAATGCAAAAATGGACATAGTTGGATTACACAAGTGGCATTTCGCGCTACTCACATAAGAAAATCGGGCTGTCCAGATTGTTCTAAACGAGTATCAAAAGGAGAACAAGAAGTAAGAAAATTTGCCGAAAATATTCTTCAAGAAAAATCCTTAAACAACAACAGAAAAATAATAACTCCTTACGAACTTGACATATATTTCCCTGAAAAGAAAATCGCTATTGAATTTAATGGTACCTACTGGCACAGCGATATTCAAATACGGAAATCAAGAAACATGTCAGCTGAAGATTATCACAGTCATAAAATAGACAAATGTAGAGAAAAAGACATTATTTTACTCATTGTTTGGCAAGACGATTGGGAGAGCAATGCAGATATTGTTAAAAGAGACATTGAAAAAGCCTTGTTGAATAACAAAATTTCTTCAATGTTGAGAAAAACAATTAACGGGGAAAAAGAGGAGTAAAATGTCTGATAGATACGTTTATACTGCCAACATGACGAACTTCTTTTCAAGAGAATTATATATGTATAGCCTCGGTGACATTAAATTCAAAAAACCGATTTCGTTGAAAAAGGTAGCTTATACAACTGCTTTCGTAATTATTTGGACACTTCCTATTATACTTATTTTTGGAATTCAGCTTAATCCATTCTATTTTGCTATTGTGCTTTTGCCGCCTTTTGTTTTGGGTAATTTTGCTGCTAAGCCTGTATGGGGCGGTAGAGGATTAGTTGATTTTATTAAAACTTTGAGTGGATTCATTGCTGAACCTAAAGGGTGGACGGATTTGAATGCTACTAATGTATTAGATAAAGAAGTTCTATTCATTGAACAAGAAATTTGGATAAGCCGACGAAGAGAATTGTATCTTCTTGCTCAACTGAAAGAGCAGAAAGAGCGTGAGTCTGGAAAAATCAAACCCCGAAAGAAATTGAGAAAGTGATAAAGCATGGCAAACAAGTTTAATTATTCAACAAGTATGTTTATTGGAACTACGACTAATGGTATTGAAATGCCTGTATTCTTTGATACTCATACTCCTATCTTCAACAACAACCCGCCTGGAATACTTATTACAGGTCAACCGGGTTCTGGTAAAACATTCTTGGCTATGACTTTGACAGCTATTTGTGCAATTATTGGAAAAATCACAGTAGTGCTTGACCCTAAAGGTGATTTTCTTGCTCTCAATGAAATTAAAGAAGATGTTGGAGATATAAGTTTCTGGAATCTGGCAGATAGGAGACAAAAGGGAATATTAGATCCTTTTTATATGGCTGATGATAAGGGTGATCAATTGGATCTTGTTCTCAGTGTTATTGACATGTTTGTGGGAGGTTTGACTGGCGATCAGTTGACTCACCTTTCTCCTGTTGTCAAAGATGTTCAAGAAATGCATGTTCCCTCTCTTTTGGCGGTTACGGATGCTTTACAGACTTCGCCTCATTCAATAGCTAGAAATTTGGGAGCGCATTTGGATCTTGTTAGAAGATTACCTTTTGCTGATTTGTGTTTCGCACCTGGTTCAAGGAAGAGAAAAAACGTTAAGTTTGATAGTGGTGTTACTGTTATTACATTGATTGGTCTTGAACTTACTCCTGAGTCGGACAATAATAATGTCAGCCAAACTAACGCAAATAAGAAACGACTTTCTTCAGCTATTTTCTTTCTTTTGACAGACTTTATTCGAAGAATCATGTACAATGATACTTCTGATAGTCCAAAAACTTTAATTATTGACGAAGCATGGGCTGTTTTATCTACCCCTGCTGGTGCTGAATGCATTAAATCGGTTGCCCGTCTTGGTCGTTCTAAGCGCCTTGCTATGATTCTTGTTACTCAAAACAATTCAGATGTGAAAAAGATGAGTATTGAAAACACAATTACAACACGTTTTGCTTTTAAAACAGATCCAACTGAGGCTTCTGACATTGTTGAAGGTATGCAGCTTCCTATTGGGGAAAGTTTTGAGAATGCTCTTATAGGTTTGAATAATGGAGAATGCCTGTTCAAGGACTTCCAGGGGCGTTATTCTACTATACAGATCAGCGATTGGCGTAGAAGCTGGACTGAAGCGTTTGAAACTAATCCTCTTGAAAAAATGCGAGCACAAAAGAAAAAACAAGCGTTGGCAAAGAATAAGTAGATTCTGATATTCCTTTATGGAACAAGAACCACAACTACCACTTTATAGCTATTTTATGTAGGAAGGAATTGCTGAGTATGGCATCTAAAGGAAAGAAAGGTCTGAAAAGTAACGGACTGATTCTCATAGCAATAGGCGTAGTATCTCTTATTCTGTTTGGAGTCGTTTTCTCAGTAGCTTCGAAACTATTTCAGACAGAAACATATTACGTTCTTAAACAAGACGTTCCGACGAGAACACAGGTAACAGAAGAAATGCTTGAACCTGTTGTTACATCTGAGGGAACAGCACCAGAAGCAGCTATCGGTTTAGCTGACGTTCAGACAGGAAATGTTTACACCCAATACCCACTTCTGTCAGGAGATATTCTTACTATGTCTAATGTTGGAGCAATGGAAGACATTTCTGTTGGTATTCCTGATACTTGGGTTATCACAAACTTCTCAGTAAACGCGGATGATGCTGTTGGCGGAAGAATCCAAAGAGGAACATATTTTGACATTATGGTCACATCCGATGATGGTTCATTCTATCCTTTTGTCAATGTTCTTGCACTTGACACAACAGTAGATCTCAGCAATGCATCCTCTTCTGAAGCTGCTGATTCCGAAGAGGCACATGAAGGACAAACCTCACAATATGTTGTTGGTATGTCTCCTGAAAATGCCGCTAAATTACAAAACATTGTCAAAAAGTACAACAATGACATCAAACTCGTTCTTTCACCAAGACAGAATGAATACGAGAAACCACAACTTGCTTCTTACAGCGGTAACTTCAAGTTTGCATCAGGTGACGAAACTATTGCACCAGGACAAGGTGAAGATGGAGAGCAAACTGACTACACATTCACTGATGTTGAACGTGATGCATTCGGAAGACCAGTTGAGAAACTTGAAAACTGTTCATCAGGAAACTCAAAGGTTGCTGGTGAAGATTGTAAAGACAGTGAAACACAATCTGATGAGTAATAGTTTAGATTAAGCAATAAAAACCATAGGGCTGTAGTAGGTTTGGAAACATTCATACAGCCCTATGGTTTTGTCTGAAAATACTATTCTGATATTAAAACATGGAAGCGTGAAAACTTCTAAATGAAAACCAAAAATAATTATTTCTTCGTCTACCACCACGAAGAAGAGGGTAAGATTATTCAGTAGATCACCCAACTTCTGAAAGAAAAGGGAAAAACATGCCAGTACGTCCAAAAGCAATATTTGTAGGGCCAGCAAAGCTTGGCGAACATTTAGAGAAATTGAGAAAAGGCTGGGACTTCGTTAGCATTGTGCCAGATATCGCAAGTCTTTGGAACGGCCTCAACAACCAGACTATTGATGACAATGTTCAGGTAATAATAACCTTAGACGGATTCTTCAAACCAGATTCGGAAGAAGATTCATCATTTGAGCAGTTAGTTGCCATGATGTCCCCCCATTGTTTCTTCTTAATTGTGTCTTATATGCCAGAATACGAAAGCCAAATGAGATCAAGAATCAGCTCAGAGTCTCATGCTGTCGGAAATGGTGGAAATGAAGAATACTTTTTCGTTGACCCAAAACGTCCCAACCTGACAATCGACAGAGCACTTGCAGAATATATTAAAAACACTGAAAACAAAGAAGTAGCCGCTATTCTTGATGGAAGAGAAATAGAGCAAGATCCCGCTACACAAGAACTGCAAGAAGTTCAACCAGCTCCTGTAGCCACAGATTATAACTTTGATGACATTGAAAGTGACAAGTTGGGACAGGTTGTTGCTATCACATCAAGTAAAGGTGGATCCGGCAAGTCTACTGTTGCAACAACCTTAGCAACATATTTAGCTCATTCTTCAATCAACTCCGTTAAAGAAGGACTAGAAGAAAAGCCACTCAAAATCTGTATTCTCGACTTGGACGTTAGGGACGGTCAGATTGGATTCTTAACAGGAAACCTTCAGCCTACAGTTCTTCATATGAGATCGCATGGTATTGATCCTCAAACTCTCAGTGAAACAATCATTTACAGTGAAAGACTGAAAGTAGATTTGCTATTAGCACCTAAAAGACCAAGACTTTCAGATGATACTCCAGCTGAATTCTACTTAGAACTTATTCAATTTTTGAAACGATTCTATGATTATGTCATTTTGGATACTTCTGTGAACTATCTTGATCCATTATTGGAGAAAGTTGCTTATCCGATTGCAGATCAAATTATTTTCGTTTCAGACATTGTTGTTCATTCTGTTTATTCAATGACACGATGGATTCAAGAGGTTACAAAACCTAAGAGTCAGCAGGGAATGGGAATAGACAAAAAGAAAATCGGTATTGTTGTCAATAAATCAATGGCGAACATCAGCATGTCAGGCGAAAAAATCGCTAAAAGTGCACTTGGTCTCCCAGTTCTGACAGTTATACCAAACAACGCTAAACTTTTGGCACACGCAGCTAACCTTCAGTCAATGGAGCAAGTTCTGAGACATGCAGATATCAAAAACTCTATCAGGCTATTAGCGCGTCGTATCGTCGGTAAAAAATATAAACTTACTGATAACGTGTCATAACAGATTTTCCCTCTTAACGGGCGGAAAAACACACAACACAGGTTCCTAGTGGTAGGGGAGCCTGTGTTGTTTTTTTTTATTCCCTCTTTTATCAACACCAGTAGACAAAATTTTATAAACATTATAGAAAGCACTTATAAGGCACAGAGACATTCTACAAAAGGACAGCTGACATGGGCAAATTTCACATTAATGACAAAGATGAAGTAAAACCATGTAAAGCAACTATCAAAAAATGTAAATTTGGAGATAAGAAACATTTTTCAACAATTCATGAAGCAGAACAAGAATTAGTAGAAAATTTTAACAATAAAACTATAAAAACTCTATCAAAGATCAAACCTGACACTTTATCTGCAAACATCAGTAAAAACTACTCTCATTTGTCAATAATCTTCGACCACATGCACAACAGCGGCCACACAGGAAACGAACTTGAACAGTACTATTACAATTCCCCTGCTGGAAGGTTAGAACTTGAAAGAAGAACAGGAAAAGGGAATAACATAGACAAAACTTATATAAAAATAAAAGAAATAATTGACGATCCTGAATTCCAACCAATTGACACAAAAATTAACGAAAACAAACTTAATGAATCAATTCAAACAGGTTATGAAAGTTTTTCTGAAAAGTTTGGCGAAAAAGACAAAGAATTAGATTACGAATACAGCGATATTGATCCTAAAACAAATGAAATGAGACATGCTTTAGTGGAAGAATCTCACAAGTGGTATCTTAATCTTTCAACAGAACAGCAGGAAGCTATTTCCGAACTTACATCATCAGGATTTGAAAAACTTCAATATGCTCATGGAATCAAAACAAATTCACCAGCAAATTTTATTTTTGACACAGACATAGATATAGATGAATTTTATGAAACTTATGATGGAAATGATTTTAAAGAAGAACTCAATAGAAGATTCTCATCAATAGGAGATGAATACAAGAAAAATATTGATGAAGCTTTTAAACATACCCCCAAACTTGAAAAACCTATCATAACATACCGAGGAACAAGTTTAGAAGAAATCAAAGAAATAGCAGGATTCGATTCAGAAACAGATGACAAACAATTCACAGAAAAAATGTTAAATGGAGAACTCGATAATCAGAATATTAGTGAAAAATCTAGATTAGCTAATTTACCTATTTCTTCAACAGTTTCAACAAACATTGCTAAAAGATTCGGTAAAGGAATATATTTAGAAATTAAACGTCACACATCAAGCAGTCCTGTATTGAACAGCGCATGGGGAAGCTACGAACAAGAATTTTTGACAAACCCGAACAGTAAATACAAAATAATCGAAGCAGTAGAAAGTCAAAATAAAAGAGACAAAGGATTGATCGTTCGAATAGAAGAAATAGCTAATTGAATAAAAACTATCCTAATTTTTAAAATTAAATAATTTTTTAGAATAATTAAAATAGAGCAGATAGACATTAGAAGAATAATAATCCTTCACAACGCTCATCTGCTCTATTTTTAATGGTTTTTAGGGAATTTTTAAATTCTTAAAACTCATTCTCTAACGGCATTCAAAAACGCCGCATAAAACCTTGCTTATTTCAGGTATAAAAAGGTTATTTTTAAAGGGATTTTCTAAAAACCTTATTTTCCCTATCCCGGTACTAAAAACAGAAAAATTTCTCTCAAAATTCATTATGGAACTTTCAGCAAAATAAATTCTTCAATTGTCCATTTCATTTTCAAGCATCAAAGGAAGCATCAGAACAGGATTGATCTCAGCGTCAAAAAGATCACTGTCCAGAGCATTATGCCATTCTTGGAAGCTCGGGAAAGTTTCAATAGATAAAATATACATCATATTAAAAAATTCAACACATGATTTAAACCATTCATCACTGTTATCTTTAGACAAAATTTTAATAAAAATATCCAAACTATTATCAATATTGCTTGCCATGCTTCCAAAAACAACATTCTTCATATTTTCTTTACTCTGATAATTTAAAATAAAATCATCTTTAAAGCTCATATCTTTTCTATTAGAGTAGTTAACATAAGAAAAGCTAATAGTTTTGTCATCATTTATCTTCTGTTTTTTAATACTGACGAAATTATAAAGAAAAACAAGATTAAATACATTATAAAGATCCTCAGCAGAAACACAGTCCTTCTTTCTATATATCTCTTTCAGAAATCTCACAGCTAAAAAAGAATAATTCTCATCATGAAAATAATCAAGATCGTGCTTTTTAAAATATTTATTAAACTTGTTATAGATCTCTTTCAATTCAGAAATAACCTTCTCTTTATTTAAATCTGCATCAAAATACATCAAAGCCCACACAGCGTGCCTAGTCCAGTCAAAATGAGAACTGTAACTACCGCGCTCAAAGAAATCAAACGCAAACATCTCCTTACTAGAAAGATAAATACTCGAATCAACATACATATGTTCAACCATTTCAATAAAACTATCAAACATATTATTATCTTCTTTATTTTCGTATGCATCTACACGACTACGAAACCAAACAATCTCTTCATAAGCTTTCTCATTAAAACGAGAAACGGCTTTATCCAAATCAATACGAGAAAGTTCAGAAAATGATTCACAAAACTTTAACAAAAAATTTCGTGAATAATTACTATCTGCAGGCTTAAACCCATAACCAATATAACGACTCAAACGCTCAAGAGAAGAAGTAATAAAATAAAAGCCATCTGCATTTTCTTTTGAGAGATTTGGAACAAGAAGCCGATTATTCAAATGATCATAATAATCTTTGTAATAGACACAAGAATAAGATTTTTTCGAATCTTCTACATAATCAACAGTAAAGTTTTCGCCAACAAAATCTTTGTCAATGATTCCTTTAACCAAAGCGAACTGAGTGACAGTATAATCAAAATCTGAAAGTATAGCCTCCGGAGATCCAAAATTTTTGCGCACCAAATCAATTGTCACATTATAAAAATAATCATAGAACCCAATAGAATTTTCCGTGTCATATTTTTTCTCAAAACCAGGTCTTTCACTAAATAATTTAACAGCATCATTGAAATCCTCTTCGCTCTCAAAGAAAACATCAATATCCTTAATAGCTCTACTTGTCAAATAATCCTTAAAAACGCCTCCAGCAATAAAACCTTTATGCCCATCAAGAATGCTCTCAGCAAAAGCACTCACAAACTTCTGCAAATCTTCTTCTTTATCATTATCTGTTGTAGCATTATCGGTGTCGGTGTTTCGTTCTACAAGAATTTCAGAGTTATCTTCAGAAATTACTGAAGTACTGAAAGAACAATTCGCATTCACAACAACAGAATTCACTCCATAAGACAAGATAGCCTCCACAATTTCTAAAAATATCTCACAAAAACTTATACAAAAACAATCCTATCATAGAACACAATCAAAGTCAATGACAGTATTCCCAACTTAATCATTTATCCTTTTGATTGTATTCTTGAACAAACTATCATTTCAACAAATAATAAAAATAGAAAAGTCCATAAGGTATATTATTCGTTATATACCTTATGGACTTTATTTTTCTAAAAACATTTAACCAAGTTTTTTCAACAATTCGTTAAAACGGATAATGCTTGTGGCTTGACGGCGAGCAGCGTCTACCTCACATCTATCCTCAGAAACAGCCCTCACCAGAGCATGTTCCATTGTAATCTCACGATCTATCTGATACTGTTTGATCCCCTCAATGTCAGCATGAAGGATCATTCGTGAAACTTCTTCATCAACATTAAGAATTTCACGAACAGCAAATCTTGACTCGCCATCCTTCGACTGCAATAGAACCTGATTAGCAAAACCACGAACATTCTCTGACAATGAACCAAGAATTCGAATCTGATCATCTCCCTGATACAAAGAACGAATACGGTTTACAGTAGCCGGGGCTGAATTAGTGTGCATAGTCGAAATAGCCAAATGGCCTGTCTCAGCAGCTCTCAACAATTCATTAACCTCAGTCTGATTCCTAACCTCACCAATCATTATAATGTCTGGTGCCTGACGCATAGCACTCGTCAAAGCGCCAGCAAAGGTTCGGGTATCTCTACCAACCTCACGTTGAGTAATCAATGCCTTACCCTCTGTTCCGTACATGAACTCAACAGGTCTCTCAACCGTAATAATCTTACAAGCCCTGTCCATCTGAATCTTATGTATCAAAGAAGCCAAAGTGCTCGATTTTCCAGTTCCCGTTGGCCCATTCATCATGACCAAACCATTCGGCAAATCACACCAATCAATCAAATCTTGCTCAACACCCAAATCTTCAGGCATAGGAATGATGTTACTGATAATACGGAACACCATAGCAAAATCTCCACCATTAGCCTTCAACACAGACAAACGCAAACGTCTCCCCTGATACTTTCCCTTCTTTACGACATAAGAAGCATCCAATTCAAGATCCGTAGCAAAATCAGATTGCGCAACATGTGAAGTAATATTTGTGAAAATTCTCTGCACAATAGTAGCAGGAATAATACCAAAATCACTCACACGTCGAATGTCACCTAAAACAGTATAAGCAATATAATCATTCGGAGAAATATGAATATCCGAAGCCTTCAAATCAATTCCAAAACCAATAATCGCATCAATATCAAACCCAGAAAACTCATCCTCAAAATCATCCTCACTCAAATCATAAGCACCAGAGAAAGAATCCTCACTCTCATCCCCATTAAAAGCAGCATCTAAAATAGAATCAACATCATCCGAAACGGGATCATCACTATCATGCTCATCAATAGTATTCAAAACATTCTCAAACGAATCAAACTGAGCAGTGTCCTCAATACTATCATCTTCATCAATGTCTAAATCAGTATGAGAATCATAATCAGAATTTTCATAACCTTCATCAAACTCTTCATCAACAGAATCGTAAGAGCGAGAACGGTAATGTGAATCATAATCATCCTCATTGCCATTCACATCAACATAAAAATCAGGAATACTATGAGCAGATTCTTCGTATTCTCCATGCCCCTCATCTTTGACAACATACACATCCTCAACACCAGGCAAAGCATCATCCTCGATCTCATAACCAATAAGATCTTCATTCGGATTACCCTCAATCAAATCACGAGAATGCTCAAAAGTTCCAGTAGACAAATTGCTCACATCAACATCAAGAGACATCAGATCAAAACTATCCTCATACTCTTCCTCCTCATCAGAATCATCTAACAAAGGATTCACAACATCATCCTCATCGTCCAATAAAGGATTCGAGTCATCATTCAGATCATCCATAAATCTCTCTCCTTAAACACACCGTCTTCAGTAATAACAGGAACGATATCAATACGCCCCTCCTGCCATAAACCAATCTCTTTAGAAATCTGCTCCAACTTACGAGCAGGGCCAATATTTTTACACACCCAAATAACTTTCTTATACAATCTATTATCAGCACGATAAGCTCTCAAAGTTTTCTCATAAGAACCACTCGCTTTATTGTTAATCTCAATCTCCACAGCAATACTCTCCGGTGTTCCATCCTCATTTCTTGGACGAACAACAACAAGGTCAGGAACATGGTAAGCCAAACGAATATTGAAAGGCGGCATCAAAGCCCACATGTACTCATTCCCCAAAACTTGCTCAGGGCTTGGGCCGAAATTAACACCACCAGCACGCTCCCAAGAACGAAATTGTTTCTCAATCTCAGCCAACAATTCAGGACGATACACATCAGATTTATCAAACATCTTAATCTTTCCAAAAGCAGATTGAATCTCCAGCTCACTCACAAGCTTCTCACCAAACACCATCTCCCCCTTACCATCAACACGATTACGCACAGGAAATTCAGGAAGATTAAGAACATTCACATTAGCACCCCACAAGTTAGCAGCAGTATTATTTACCGTAAACTGATGCGGAAACATACTAAAAGTCAACTTGCTTTCGGTCACACGAGGCAAATCAAAACCAGACAAAAGCAAACCAGCCTCAGTCAAAAACCAAATCGGACGAGCACCATAAATCTTCCTATCAATCACCAAACCAACACTACGCAACTTCTTCAACCTATTATAAGAAGTCTGCACACTACAAGAAAACATACGAGCCAACTGCGCATCAGTAGCATAACGGAACATAGCCAAAAACTGCAAAGTCTCACGATCCTTAGCATTGAAAGAAGAACGAGAACCACGCTTCAAACCATCAGCACCACGCAAAGCCTGCTCATACAAAACAACCCTCGCCTTACGATCAGCCTCACTCTCACCCAACCCATCAGAGTTAGAACGTAAAGAAGAAACCAAAGAATCATCACTCAAAACAGAAGACTTACTACCGCCTAGATTTTTGAAAAACTCCAACTCCGCAACATTCACACGACCATCATTAGACAAATAACGATAACGCTCCCGAGAACCAGAACCACTCTTTTTCACACCCTTATCAACTGCAGACGAAGAACCTTTTGTAACAGCATCCGAATCTTTCGCAACACTTTCAGAACCTTCAGAAACATCACTAACAGAATCAGAAATAGAATCCACAACCGAATCTGAACTACCAGAAACTATACGACCAGAGTCATCAACAACAACCTCACGAACAGGCTTCCTCTTAAAATCAGAATCAATAGCACGAGGTCCACGCTTCCCCTGCTTCTTCTTTTTAGAAGCCGCACCACGCTTCTTCGAACGCTCACGAGAATCAACAATAGTCTCATAAAAAGAACCCAAACGATCCGCATCCCCATCAGAAACCAAAGACTTAAACTCAGCACCAGACACAACAGAGTCACGAACAGACTCAACAGAATCAATAGAAACTTCATCTGTATTGCCTGACTCACTATTAGACAATCTTTCAACAGCCCCAACAGAATTAACTGCACCAGACACATAATCTTCATCCTCCTCATCAACAAAAGGATTAAAAGAATCAGAAACAGAATCACTTGCCGGAATACCAGAAGACTCTTTTACACTCTTTGTAGAAACATTATCAAAACCGACAAAAGTTTCAGAATCATCATCCTCGCTACCATCAACAAAAGATTCCCTATCTTGAATCCCACGAGAAATAGCACCTACATCAATAATAAAATCAGAAGAACCAGAACTGGAATTTAAAACAGAATCATCATCCTCCCCCACAAATTCATCAAAGAATTCATCATCAAAAGAATCAAACGAATCATCAACTCCATCAGAAAAATCTTCAACAGAATCGGTCAAATCAGAATCAGCAACAGAATTAAAGTCAACACTGGAACCCTCAGAAATTTCATCCTCCTCATCAACAAAAGGATTAAAGGAATCAGAATCAACACCTGAACTATTTGAGACAACAACATCTTTTATAGAATCACCAATAGAAGAATCATTTACTGAAACACTTGTAGAAGACTTTTCAATAGAATCCTCAACCGGAGAAACATCATCAAATTTAATAGGACTAAACTTAAACTTCTTCACAGGAGAAACAGAACTACTATCAATAATAGAATCTTTATCATAATTCTCAACATCACTAGTATCTGAAACGACAACAGATTCATCTACTATACTATCATCACTATCAGAAGAACCAAAATTAGGTTTTTTAAACTCAACCATCAACAAACACCACCAAACAACATCAAAGGAACAATACATTACATATAAGCAAACATAACAAAACACTCATAATAAGACACAAATAAATATCAAGGACAAGAAAAAATTAAAAATAAGACCATTTAAAGAAGCTTTAAAAACCCTTACCTAAGCACAAAAAGATAAAAACAATCCCCTTTAACATAATAAAACGCCAAGAGAAACCCGCAAATAACGAAAAAGAAGAAAAAGTAACATGAAGTTACTATTAACAACAAACCATCCTCTACTGTTATTAGCTTTATATACATAGGTATAAAGAAAGCCTTCAAAAACCCCGTAGCCTAACCATGCCATAGGAACGTGGGTCGTGGTGTCACCCTTGTCCGCTACGCGGACGCAACTATTGTTCAAGCGCAGGGCGCTTTCTCAGATAGTTGCCCGAACGCCTGGGGGCGTCCGGAGGGTGCCAGTTTGTCGCTGACGCGCCAAACCTGATACGGCAATGCTGACGCATCACCGTATCAGCCACTCGGTCGGGGAGTGGAGTGTTGTTTGTGAGTGCGTTGTTACTTACGTTCACAAACTTGCGGTTCGGGTTTGATAAATGTTGCAAAAGGGTTTGCTAAACATTTGAGAAAGGAGACAAGGTAGAAGGTCCGAGGAAAGAGAAGAGTTGAAGAAAGAACGTAGGTGTGCGCTACACTGTTAAGGTAGCGGTTCAAAAGTCAGGACAGGTCAGGGTCATGGGTGTGCGGAACACTACGCCACAACATAGGGTTAAGAAAAGGAATGGGTGTGCGCTACACAGCAAAGGCAAGGGTTGGGGGTTGTAAGTGTGCGGAACACTCCAACAGCGGTAGCGGAACGAATGGCGCGTCAGCGACAGGCGTGACATGAACGTGCCGCGTCAGCGGGACGTTCAGCGAAAAGCGCGTCAGCGGTTTGAGTCGGCTTGGTGGGGAGGGGAAGTTGAGGAACGTGGGTGTGCGAAACACTGTGGTTAGGTCACGATGAAAACGAAACGTGAGTGGAACGGAAAGCACCGCGTCAGCGGGGATTGTAGTGGAACGTGAGTGTAGTTGGAATGGGACTTGGTTGCAGTCACCGTGAAAAGCTGGGAACGGATCATGCTCAGGTTATAGTCACCGGGAATGGTTGAGGGGTGAGCGTCAGCGAACTTGTGTTTGCGAAGTGTTGGTCAAGTGGTTTGTGAATGGTGGGTATGGTTAGTGTGGTGGTTGGGTTCGGGTGTTTGTTGAGTGTTCGTGTTGGGTGTGGGGAAAGTGTGAAAAAATTGTTGGGAAAATTTGTTGCTGAAATGTTAGGTTGTATTTCTTTTTTTTTATTTTTTATTTTTCTTTTTTGTCAAGGGTTTTGTGGGGTTGCTGTTTTTGGTGGTTTGGGGTAGACTGGTGTTGGTGCTTGTTTTTAGTTGGTCTATTTTTTGGAGTTGTTTGTTGTGATGTTTCGTAAATATTTTGGTGAACATAATTTTGTAAATGATTCAAATGATGTTGGAGCCTGGTGAGGTTGTGTCGTTGCGTGTTGGTTCTCGTCCTTTGGATGTGGATCGTTATTATGGTGGTGAGTTTGGTTTTGAAGTTGAGGTTGAGCCTGGCAGTGAGATGACTGTTGTGCGTTTTCCTGATTAATTTCTTATGAGAGGTTGTTTTTATGTTGAGTGATAAGTTTGAGAGTAATGTCGTTAGTGTTGGTTTGCCTGTTGAATATTGGGTTGATGTTGTGGATGAAATTTTTAGGAATTATTCGCCTACTACAACTATTGCTGGTAAGGATGATTATAAGTTTCGGGATACTGTGTTTTATGATATGAATGATTTTTATACTTATTTATTGTTGAATTTTTTCGGTGAGGTAGATCTTTTGCATCCTGGTGAGGTTAATCTTGTTGAGTTTATCAATGGTGATTCGAGAACTTTGGGTGAGATTATTGAATATTGGGACTCTGTTAAGAGGGTTATTTAGTGGTGTGAATCTTGCGTAGTGTAAATGCTTGCTGTATAGTTTGTGAGTGAATATGTTGCTCATATTTCAGGTACATTTAAGTCTCCTATGAAAAATGTTGATGTTAAATAATTTTTATATTTTTTAACAAGTGGGAGTGACATCAGTATATTTGATGTCATTCCCACTTTTTTCATGTTGTATATTTTTATTTACTTGTTTGGCAATGGTTGACAAATTCTGTTTGAATAGTGTATGATTAATAGTGTCGTAAATTTTTAATATTGTTTATTGTGTTTATCTAACTCTTGGAGGGTTATTGTGGCTTTGGATTATTATGATCGTGATGAGGCTCTTGCGGTGATTAATCAGTGGGTGCTGGATGGTTCTCGTATTGAGTCTTGGGGTGCTGATAATTCTTGTGAGTGGATTAATCTTCGTGGTTCTGATGGCTGTCTTGAGGATTTTGTTATCTATTTTTGAGCCAATGAACAATAGGTGTGTTGTCTGTTGTGAATCCTGTCAGGTTGCGTTAGGTGTTGTTTAGACATTGAACCTGTTGGTTTCATAATTTTCTAGCGTTTGCGAAGCGGGGTGTGTTGTCTTGTTGATTCGTGATTTGATGTTTGGGGATTTTGTTTCTTATGGCATGAATCTTGTGTGCTCTTTTTGCCGAAGGGAGTTTTATTGGGTTTGCAATGATGCTCATTCTAATTCGATTTACAACCGTCCGTCTTATTGTTCTAATAGACATAGGGAAGAGGCTCGTTTGTTGAGACGTAGAGTTGAACAAAGCGGTGGGGATGTTTGTCCGTTCCCAGGAAAGAAGAGCTTTGTTGAGCGAGATGATGCTTTGGCTGTGATTGTAGCAAATCATTATGGGGATGATGGGTTGTTCCCGTATTTGTGTGTTTGTGGTTTGTGGCACAATGGGCATAGAATCAAATAATTTTTTGTGGTAGCAGTGATTTCGGCTTGGTGTTTGCAACAGTATTTTCCTATGCTATGATTAAGTGTGGCAAAAGAGTTGAGAATAAAGGTTTGAGAGTTACTTGGCTTGTCTATCTGGTTGAGAAAATTTGTGAAAGAGGTTGCGAAAGATACTGTAGTAGTGTAGGATGGACAGTAGAAACAAAGAAAACAGTAGGTATCATTAGCAAAGGTGAATGAAATGTTTAAAGCGGCTTGTGCGTTCTCTCGTGGAGATAAAATGGTTTCGCGCGGGATTAGTGACAAGGTTGAGATTCTGACTGTGACTCATTCGTCTTATGGTTCAGAGGAAACTCAAGATAAGGTGTGGATTGAGTTTGGCAATGAACGTCGATTGTTTGATTATGATGCTCGACTTGAATACGTTGAGAGTGAATAAGATTCTTAAATAGTTCAATAACAATTAGAGCACCTATCTCCCGTTAAGAAATAGGTGCTCTAATTGTTTCTTTTGTTGCAACGGAAATTTCTCGTTCTCACTTTCTTGACATATTGTTTAATGTAATATAATATGTATTCTACATGTTCGTTGATTTATTATTGAATGTTTGTTAATGCAGAAATGCCTATTTGAGAAAATTTTAAAAGGAGATTGAAAATGGGATTGTTTACCGATAAGAGCAAAGAAGCAAATAGCAACAAAAACGCAGAAGTCTATTGTTTTGACATTACTATGATGAATGGGGATATTTTCTGTATTATTCATTCTCTTGAATTTGATCGCGGAATATGGCTAGAAGTCAATAATCATTTTGCCTATGCTGTCGGGAACGAAGATCTTTGGGATAAGAAGAACAATGTTGTTGATCGCAATAATTTCATTAGTTATGATAGGCAGATTAAACTGATTTGTGCTTCAGGAAAGGCAGACATTCTTATCAACCCTAAAGCTATTGCTTATGTCGGGGAAGTTTCAATTGGAGAAACAAGTAATTCTGAACTATCCCGAGCGCGAAACAACAGGTAAGAAAAAAGGCGAAATTGTTCAACCCGATTATACTATTGGAGGATATGCTAAAAACTTTCCAATGAGTAGTGTTGGTTATGGATTATTTCTGGATTAAGTGCTTTACGTTTGAGTGCTGTTGTTGTTGAAAATTGTTTGGCTGTTTGAAAAGTAATTTAGTTTGAGAATGGTTGTATATTTGAGGGGTTGCTGTGAGTGCTGTTGCTGATTCTCAGTCAAGCAGTCGAATGGATCGTGACAATTTTTCTTTGGTGACTGTGTTCTATTATGTAGGGGTTCCGCTTACGACGGTGTGTGTGCTGTTTTGAGCGGGTATTTTATTGCGCTGGGGAATGTGTCAGTTGGTATAGGGTTAGTTGTTTCTGCGGCTGTTTTTGGTTCTGTGGGTGCTGTCATTGTGCGCAACATGGTTGAACAGATTTCTTTCACTGTTCCGAAAATTATGTTTCAAGTCTTAGCACTGATTGTTGCAGTGTTGGTTATTCGTGTTGTTCATGCTGGAATTTAAAAATAATTTTGGTGAATGTATTGACTTGTTTTTGTTGATGTTATATACTGTGATGAGTTTGTTCATTAATGTATTTTTAATTTTTGATTGTTAGTAAGAATTTGTAAATGTATGTGAAAGGAAACAATGTTATGGCTAGTGTAAAAGATTTGGATTTTAGTGATGTTGATTTGCTTGTTCTTGTTGATCGTGTAGAGGGCGGTTGGAATGCTGAGGTGAGCGAGGGCTTTACGGGGTCTTCGACTGATGATGGCGGGGACACTTTTGGCGAGTTGTTGAATAATGTTTTCGCTTGGGCTGGGATTAGTGGCTTTGAGTTCGGGGTTGATGACTCTGTTGATGATGTTCGTAGTGCTGTTAAGCGTTGGAATGATGAAGCAAATGAGCTAGGAATTGATTTTACTGTTCGAATTTATACTGGTTTTGGAATTGTTTAATTAGTTCTATGATTTGACAATGTTGAGCTGGTAAAGTTGTGTAAAGTTGTTGATTAATGATGAATAAAGAATGACCTCATGCATTGCACTGTTGCCCATGAGGTCATTCTTTATTCAGTTTTTTAATCTTCAATAAGGTAAGTGAGTTGGGGGAGGATTATTCCGTTTGCGTTGTTGCTTGTTCGGTAGTAAGTGTAAACAAATCCTTCTGGGCTATCTTCGTGCTTTTGGGTGCCGGTGATGATTGCGTCTGTAATCGTCATTCCGTGAGGACGAACGATTACGGGGGTTCCGGGCTTGATTGCGGTGTTCATTTCTCGCTTCTTTCTATGTTTCGCTGTTGCGTTTGTCTTATCTGTATTGAGTATATAACCTTTTCTCAACTTTCGCAAGGTTCTCGTGAAAATTTTTCTAGTTGATTTGGTTGAGCGATTGATGGGTTCGAACTTTGGCGAAAATTGAAAAATTGTTTGAATCGTTGTTGACGCGAGAGGAATTTTCGTGCTATTGTGTTTTTGTAAGGTTCGTTAATTAAAACATTGAGAACAAAAAGGTTGAATAAAATGTCTACTGTCTATAATTACGATAATGTTGTCAAGGTTGCTGAATCTATTGTAAAGAATGTCAAGGCTGAGATTGCCAAAGTTGCTAATTCAATGAATCGACGTGTTGAGATGGGCGATTATTACATGTCGGACCTTGTTAGTGGATTGGTTGTTCTTGAAAGCGCTCTGTGCTATCTGGAATCTGTTAGTCGCCACTTTGAGAGGGGTTTTATTAGCCAACTTTCACCGCTGGACGCTCTTGATTCTCTTATTGTGAATGACGATATGCTCAAAGGATATTCTCTGTATTCTCGTGAGATTATGCAAGCACTGAAGAATGCTGAAACTGTAACTGTATAATTCGAATGTGTTTAGCGAATGATTGCTGAATGATTTGCAAACAAAAGTGAGTGTGTCGGGATTACTTTTCTGATATACTCACTTTTTCGTTGTTAAGTGAGGAAAGATTGAGATGAAGATGTTCAAACAGTTTTTCAAGGATATTCCGGGTGAGTGATATGGTAGATGTTAAGTTGTGTGTGTTGGAAGTTGTTGACGTTTTAAATTACAATGATGCTCGCTCTTATGTTCTTCATCAACTTGTCGCTGAGAGACTAGAAGAAAAACCAGCTGGAGTTTTATTGATTGCTTTCACCAATTTGCGTTCTTGGGGCAGGAAGCCTGGGTTGGCGAGATCTCGTTTGTATATGAATGAGTGGGAAGAGACACTGGCTGATTTGTCTGCTACTTTGAATGTTCTGCGAGGCTTGGATGAGCACTCTTGTGTTCTTCGTTCTTGTTCTCCTTTTGCTGGGGTAGTCTCTGAAGCAGAGAGGGTTCAGCTCTTGAATGAGTTTAGGAAGTGTTGGTCAAATTTATGAATGGAGTTCGGCTGTTCTCTGTTGCGATTGTGGTTTAAGAATGGATTGTTGATGAATGTGTGAGAGAATGGCAAAAAAGAAGAATTGAGGGTTGTATTTTAAAGTTGTTGACGTGTGGGATTTTGTGTTGTATGATTGAGTTAAGAGCAAGATAAACGATACATTAAATAAGAAGGAACATATAATGGCTACTTATGCTGATAATTACGAGAATGCTTTTCCTTACGATTCTGATATTGTTGTTTTGGAGCACGCTGATAGCACTGCACGGAGTTCTTTTAGGGTTTGTAATCTTTGTGGGGCGTTGGTTTTGGATTCGCTTCATGTTACTCATGTGAGGAATCAGCATCCTGGAAATGAGTGAAAGTAGTTAATAAGAGAAAGAAGCTATCCTGTTGAGGGTGGCTTCTTTTTTCTTGTTTTACACAATTTTTATCATTTGAATAATAATGATAAAAATTGTGTAAATTATTGTAAAATAAATGAATATGATTATTGTAAATGATAAAACTTTTGAATACTTTAATGAGATAAATAGTTCAATATTCTAAAGAATTGTTTTGATTTTCTTTAATGTTTTAAAATGTTTTGGTAAAAATATAATTAAGTATTTTACAGTGAAAGAATTGGGGTGCTACGATTGCTATGAAGGCAAATGATATAGTGAATGCTATTAGGAACAAACACGGGGGCAAAGCTGCTATTGTTCCAGAATTGACCATTGAAGATAGGTATTACTATCAGAGCATGATTCGAAGAGATCCTCGTTTTGAAGATTACGCAAATGATAGTAGCATTGTGGATGAAAATTATCAAGTAGACGAAACATATGATCTTGCTAATGGTAAGTATTCTAGACGAATTGACTTACTTATGTGTGAAGCTCAAAAATGGACTGCTATAGAAATTAAAGTATCTAGATCTGATTTTTTCCGTGACACAGAAGAGAAAAGACAAACGTGGAAAAAACATACACACAGGTTCATATATGCGACTCCACAGGGGCTTGTTAACATTGAAGAAATACCTGAAGGGTGTGGATGGTGGGAAATAACTCCTACGGGTATGATAATCGTGAGCAAACGTGCTAAAGTTAACAAAGATAGGACTGACTTCCCTGATTCATTTATGAGGACTGTCTTTTGGCGTTTGGCAACAACAAGTCCATTGATGTGAAGCACGAAATATAATAGAATATGTTTAAGTAAACTAATTAGTTCTTAAAAAAAAATGAAAAAATTTATAAATATAAATTAAAATTCATTAAGAATTGTTTTTCTTTTATGTGGAGGTAGAGAATTAATAATATGATTGAGTATGATTCTTTTAATATGACATAGATCCTTGTGGAATGATAACTGTTTTTTTGAGAAAGAATTTTGTGGGTTTTTATCTTGGCAGGATGAGACTGTTGTACATGTTTGGGTGAAAGAGTTGTACAGAAGGAAAGGAATCGCTACTCATATGTTTGAATTAGCTCAAAGCATTTGTGTCTCTTTGAAACATTCGGCACGTTTAACAAATGATGGGTTAATATTCCGAAATAGTTTTTATTGATCATTGTTGATTTTATAAAATTTTTTGGTTGTATTAAAAAACAATTCAGGGTGAGAATGGTTTATCAATTTAGGGGATTTTGCTGTGGGTGAGATTAAGTTTGCTGATGTTGATTCTGAAAGTGACGATACTGCTGAGAGGGATGATGGTTTGAGTCGTTCGGATACGGTATTGATGGTTGTTGAATCTTCTTTGGTTTTTGAATTGTTGTATATCTTGGTTAATCTTGATTGGGTTTGCGAATTTTTATTTTCTGTGTGATTGCTATTTTTTCGTGGGGTAGCTGTCATGAATTGAATATTCCATGACACGATTCTTGCTGTCTTTGGAGCAGTTGATTAGATACATGCGTTTTCTGTGAGGCTGTGAGCGGCTTTTGAGAGCTGTGCGAGTATTTGAGTGTTTGTTGAGTATTGTCGGCTTTTTGGGGCTGCTCTGGCTTTCTCTATAACATGTGAATTTGTTTGTGGCTTTCACATTACGATTGACTGTGTTTTTTGCGTTAAGGATAGGGACAATTTTACGTTTGGTTGATAGGTTGAAAGATATGCTTTTATTTGAGTGTTAACACTTTTAGAGTCATGTTGATTTAAGAATGAAAAAGACTGAACAAAAACAATAAGGAGAATGTCTGTCAGCTGTTGTGTTGTGACAGACATTCTCCTTTGGGGTTTGGTCTTGTGTTTTGTCAAAGGCGGAAATAGTCTGCCATTCGTTGTGCTACTTCATAGGGGTCGAATCGCGGGCTATTGTATTCGCTAATAAGGGTGCGATAAGTGCGGTCTTCAAGAGCAATAAGGTTCATTGTGTATTCAAGCTGCCCTAGTGATTCTGAGAGTTTAGCTTGGTTGATAAATGTTGCGGGAGCGTAGCTTGTCCATTCATTCACATAAATTTCGGCGGATTCTCGTGCTTTGCTAAGCGCGTCGAAGAGGGCGATTCTCTGTGTCTTGTTGAGTTCGTATCGCTGTGGCATTTTTCTTATCCTTGTCTTGGATTGTTCTGTTCAATATTTTTATCTATACTCTCATCTTAATTTACTGTTGAGGCTTTGTCAATCGTTGTTGAATATTGTTCGTAAAAGGTTCTGAATATAGACTTTAAGATTAAACAAGGTTCATGTTGAGATATGCTTTATGTTGAACATGGTGATGTGGGAGACTTTTGATCTTCGTTTGGGTCGTTGACTTTGCTCATGTATAGTGTTATTCTTGTTCTGTTGTTAATTATCAGTTAGATTTCATTTATAGAAGATTTTGTAATGTCTGTTTTTGGTAACAGCAAGTCAGGTAATGTTGATGATAGTGTTGTTGTGGATGCTGAATTTTTGCGGCTACACTGAGCAATGGTAATGACGATCTTATTGATGAGATTTATGGCGTTGTTTTTTATGAGGAACTATTTTATCATGATCGTCCTATTAAACTAGTATATCCTTCGGGGGAGTTTTTTTGATTTTGTAAATCCGTCTCATATTGTTTCTTTTTCTGGTCCTTATAGGATTACTGTGAATGTTCCTGCTGTTGACTGATACGAACTACTAAATCCTTATTTAACGATTGACTTTTACCCTGTCTTGTTATACAATGGATAATAAAAGATTAATGAATGATTGTCAAACTTGATGAAGATTGGATAAAGATTATGGAAAAGCGTAATGTTGTCGGACTTGAAAGTTTTCGTTTCGCTGTTGTCAATGCGGAAAACAACAATGTTGTGTCTCTCCATAAATCAGCAAAAGAAGCTGAGTGGCAAGCTGAGTCAGAGAATGAATATTTTGCGCAAAATGCTATTAAAGCAAAGTTTGAGGCTGTTGAAATTTTAGACAAAATTGGATATAAGCGTTATTGAAATTGACTGTGATTGTCATGATTCTTATTTGTAAGGTAAATAAATCGTGAAGAGAAAAGAGATAAAGATGAAGAATTATATTGAATCTTTGGTGAGAAATGTTGTTTCTGAACAGATTGACAAACAATTGAACAAGAATTCTGATAGTAAACTGTCACCGGAAGAATTTGCGGAAGAAGTTTCTCTTATTGTGGGATCAAAAATTCCTGATTTCGAAGTTGAAACTTATCGAGAATTTGATGATCCTTATGACTCATTTTCTACTGAGAAAATGATCAAGTTTTCTTATGTTACTGAACAATGGTTGTGGGACAAAAAAAACAATAGATTAAATAATTAAAAAATTGCCGAACAGTTGACTTTTAAGAATTTAATTCAACTGTTCGGCAATTTCTGTTTAGAGAAGTCCGATCTTGGTGAGAATTTCGATTGTATCGTTGGCACAAGCGATAGTTGCGGCGATGGCTCCAGCCCATGTTGCAATCTTAATCCACATGGCCTTCTTGTCAGCCTTCTTCTCTTCTGTCTTAGTTTCCATGACCGTGTTGTTGGTGACGGGACGGATGTTGATGGTGATACGAATCATGGGATGTCTCCTTGGTGCTCTTGTTTCCTACGTCCTTTGTAGTAACACCAGTATAGGCACAACATTTCTTGCCTGTCAACTGTTACTTACAATTCTGTTCGATAATTTTTCGAAAATGTTTGTGAGAGTAGTATACTAAAAGAATCAACTATATTCTTTCGCTTCTCTGTCACACGAAAAATGCACTCAATTTCACATTATTTTTGGTTCAAATTTTTCTGAACGATTGAATTTAATTTATTGACTTTTCCACATTTCTATGATACTATTGAAAATTAAGGCAGCAAGGATGAACAATAAAAAATATTGTCGAATCCTTGTTCAAGTTGAATTTATCGAATATTGAGGAATGAATTATCATGTCAGAAAACATTGTTGATTTGCGTAAGACTTTGAATGACTACTACACTGAGAGCACCAAAAATGTTGTTGATGTTGATAGCGAAGGGCTGAAATTCATTCGTTATGGACTGACCATTAGTTTCGTTGGAGAATACTCGTCACTTGTTCTGAAAACTGTCAAGAATCCTGTTTCGGAAGGCGAACAAATTGTTGCGCTGTTCAATATTGAGTTGATGAATTTCCTTTCCGCAAGTTTCGATAAGGTGAGAGAAGCTGTTGAAATTGATGACAAGATTTCTGTCCTGAGTGAAACGCTTGTCAATCCTAAAACCCCTGCTTACGATATGATTGCGGCAACTGGGTTGAAGGTTCCGTTTGTTGAAGCTGTCAAGAGCGATTTCGCAATCATTAACGAATTCTTGATGAACGCAAATAACGAGTGAGAAATGAAAGGCAATAATAGCTTAACAGTTGATTGATTGTTTAGATATTATTTTTGTAGTGATTTGTGTTATGAGGCACAAGTCTATACTATTTGTTTGTTTTTCAATCGTTATTTTCTGGGGGAAATTATGTCTGTTGTTATGAATTTAAAGAAAGCTGGGGTTGGCTTTGCTTTGGCTGGGTTGTTGGCTGGCGGTAGTGCTGTTGTTACTAGCGCGACACCTGCTGAAGCTGCAAGCTTTTCATCTTCTACTTGTAAGAGTTCTTCAAAGTTGGCTAATTACATGTATAGCAAAGTAAGAAAAGTCGGCAAAAAATACACTATGAGTAATACTTATGTTGCTTATGTTGACAAAAAGTGCAAGAACAGCAACATTAAGAGTGCCGCTAAATACGCTCACAGTAAGAGCAAGAAAGCAAAGAGTTATGCAGCTAAGAACAAGTGGGCTGTTGCTTTCACAAAATTGAAAAAGGCTTTGTGAATCATAACGCTTAAACACTAAAAGCAAGGAATCCCGATCAAAATTCACCTGATCGGGATTCCTTGCTTATTATTCAGTCATTAAATTTTTCGTATTTTTTAAATACATTAGTTTCTTTCATTTTTTTGGACTGCACATAAAACATAAACATCATTGACACTAAAAACAAATAACAGCAAATCATCCCTTGACTTTCATTGTGCAACTGTTGTAGAATAGTGTCATAAGGTAGTTCAAATTTATTGAAGGAGATGGAAATGCGTATTGTTAAGTCTGCTGAAGTTAAGGATCTTACGCCGGGAACTGTGCTGAATTTTGAGCGTGGTGTCGAAGGTAAGCCGGGTTATGGAAAGATGGTTTTCGTTCTTGATTCACCGGGGAATCCGAATTATGCAAAGTTCTCTATGACTGACAGAACCGTACAAGATTACCTTCACAATCGTTGGATTCTTACCGTTGAGGACTGAATGAGACAGACGAACACAAAAACAGTTCAACAAAATTTGGACAAGGTTTTTGTGTTCGTCTGTCTCTTTTGAGTTAGTTTTGATTGAACACTTGTTGAATGTTATGTAATATTGTTGAAATAGTAATAAAATGGATTGAGGTTGAGGTTGATGAATATTTTGGTTTTGATGGCTTTAGGTATGTTGGTTTTCGCTCTCGCCTTGTTGGGATTTGCTGTATATAAGATTGTTAAGATTTCACGCTTACAGAAGACGATTCGGGAGCGAAAGGAATCTAAGGTATATCGTAATCCTGACGTTGCTGACTCAGATGCATAGTTATGAAATTCTTTCTCTACATTTGTTGACTTTCTGATTTTCAAGTTGTAGAGTGAGAGGATTTATATAATTTTGTTTAACTTTCTGAACTGAAAAACTCAATTGAACTGACAAGAGGATGACGATTTGATAATTGAGAAAAGAGAATTTGACGATTGCTTTGGCAGCTATGCTTTGAGTACTGCTGCTGATTACCAGACAATCAGTGTGGATAATCGTATTCTGGGACATTTCAATATTGAAACTGTCAGCATTATCAAGCGAAATGGGAGCCATAACAGTTGTATCTATTGTTGTTTCAATTCGAACAAACAGATAAGCAAAAAATATAGGTCAGGTGAAAAATTTTCTGATTACGTCTCTGCTTCGATTGTTTTGAATGACGCTGACCCTATTGATGTTTATGAGCTTGTTGAATTTGATAACATTGACCAAATTTCGGACTTCTTTGCTATTCATAATCTTGATTTCAGAGAGATTGTTGATTCTTACATTGAGGATTTTGTTGAGAGCGACAGAACTGATTCAGAAGGCAGATACGTAAAACTGTGGAAAGATTTGAGAAACAAATATGATGACATTGTTGATTGGCAAGAAGATTTAACGAACATTTCTGATGGGTTTGACAATATTTACGAAAATGAATTAGAGCACATTGTCAGTAATTTTGCTGATTTGAGCTTCTGGTTGAGTGCTCTTATATGTGACAACATGAAGAAAGAATTTTTCAACTATGGTGAATCGTCTGTCGCTGATTTGTCTGTGGTAAATGACGTTCATATTTTCAGATGGAATGTCAATTTTATGAATTTGAGTTTTGATGCTTGGGTTGATGAATTTTTCGGGAAACTGTTCTAAATCCTCAACTATCCTTAATGACACTCTTAGTGAATTTAAAATGCAATAGAGAACGAGTCAGATTGTTCTTAATGAATCTGACTCGTTTTCTATTGCTGATTACTGTTGTTTTGTCAATTGTTGTTTAGATTATGCTTACGCTGTTTCATTCCATTCGGGCTTGTCTGGATAACGGATTTCTGTGGCTCCTGCATTGGGAAGGCCGAAATCGTAGAGTGGACTGTTTGTAAAATAAGTGTCCGTATAGTTGTCATCCATTGTGAAGTATCCTGAATAGTATTTGATTCCGTCATCATCATACATGTCAAATGCGATTCTGTGGGAACCTGGTGTTTTGACGGCTGTTGTAGCTTCGTCTGTTGCCTCACTAGGGCCGTTCGTTCCTACCTGATTATATTCGCCATCCTCAATGTAGTCATGAGTCAAAATCCAAGCATGAGCAACCTGACCATGTTCTGGAGCTGTTGTCTGACGATAGAATCCAAGATTGATTGTCTCGTTGTTGTTCTCTGCCACTTTTTCTCCTTTGCTGAATCATTGTTGTTATGTGTCAATATTCTATAACATTTCAGCACTGTTTGTCAAGATTGTTCTTATTCTGGAAGGTTCGATGATACGGAAAAACTCAATGGTTCAATGTTGGTTTCAGTTTGACTTTTGACATGAATTGCTCTAAACTTTCTCTTATAAGAAAAGTTCATGTTAAAAATACTTGCGAAAGAAAAGTGATTAAAGTGCTGTTTGCTATTGGTGGTCTGTTTGTTGAGTTTTTTATTTTCTGTGCTCTTGTCGGAATTTTTGTGAAGCCTGAACCTGTTATTGACTAATTGTTGAGATATTGCTCTGTTTGGCTGTTCCCGTCGCTTTATAGCGGTTTTGGCAGTCGAATAGGGACATTCTTATGTTTCAATCATTTTATCGCCTTAACGGGCGTTTTTTTTGCGATCCTCTCTTTCCGGTGATTTATTTACCGTTTCGCAACAGAGTTGTTATTTTGTTCTCATTTGATTACTTTTTGACTTTTCGGTGCTCTTTCTTCTGCTGTTTAGTTACTATTTTGTGTTCAAATTTTACTTAATTTTAGTGTGTTTAAATAGTGCGTAAACCCTCCTTCATAAGCTAGAACATACCGTGTAAGTTTTTTGTTGCCAAAATTTTATGAAATCACCAAAGAAAACAAGCTTTTAATCAATTTATATGAATGAACTTTGTTAAGGATTTTTTGCTGTCATGATATGAATAAATTAATATTCAATTATTCCATATTTTGATAATATGAATGAAATAATGAAAAACGGAGGTTGAACTATGAGTGTAAACGTGAATTACATTGCTGTAATAGACAATGATGCTGTTGGTACTGTTGTTGATAAATTGAATAATGTTCTCAACCAGAAAAATGATACTGACACGGTATTTGATTTCGTTGTTCATAAAGTCAGTTCGGAAGATTTTGGCAAAACTGTTGTTGAACTATCAAGCTTATGTAGGTTTGTTAATACATATAATGACAATCTCTATCTTGATTTCGGACGGTTAAACGCTTTGCTTCCCGAAATCGAAAAGCTGTCAGAAGTTGTGGAAGAATTTAACAATAATCTTAATGTTTTTTACGGGAATAAAGCTATTGAATTGTTTTATTTGGACGAAAACAGCAGCTATTTCAGTGTTGAGTTTGATGATGTTTTTGAACAGATTAACGAAGAAGACCAATGGGTGTTTGTTGATCAGATGAGCAAAGATTACCCTACTGTTGATGGAAAATTCGTCAATGAGTTGAGAAATATTTATGAAGATTTGCGAAAGCATGAAAATGAGGGCGAATATTCTGAGGTTGATGAAACTGTTGTCGAAACGTATGTCGATAGCGTGGATAAAGAGTTTGACAAGATTGTTGTTTTTGAAGTGTTCTATGTGTTTGAGGGGCGAGGAATGAAGCCTGGTAGTTTTGTTGAATCATTGATTGAAACTATTGTTAAGGCAGATGCTGTCAACAAATCGAAACTTTATCTTGGGTTCCCTGACTATGTGAATGTCGTGTCAGCGTATCAGAATAGTGTTGAAAAATACAATGAAATGAGTGAGATAGTTAAAAAGGAATGCGATGATAGATAATTAATTTTGACGAGCAAAGGTTGCTATCAGAAATCACAGTTAAGATTTTTCTGATAGCAACCTTTGATTTTTATTATTTGTTTTCGTATTGTGCAATAATATGATTATTCGTTTCGACAGATTTCTTGATTCTGTTTCGAAGAATTCGCCAATCCCTTTTATTTTGTTGTGGAACAGTTTGTGTGATAAGTGCATTGGCTTTCTTGAACCTTTCAACAATTTCTTCAGGTTCAAAGTCGAACACTTCTGTAACAAGTCCAAGTGCTTCCTTAGCTTGATTATCAATTTCTCTCAGTTCTGAAATTTCATTAATGTTGAGTTCATTAAAATGGTCATCAATAATGCAATGAGCTTGATCCATAATATTTTCAATTTGAATTTCGTGAATGATTGACATAAGATTCTCTTTTCTGATTATTTCTTATTTAATTTAATATTATAATAATGGATTTTAATATTTAAATCAAATACGTTATTAGATGTATTCCAAAGTTTTTTCATCCCAATTTTCAACAAAAGCCATAGGATTAAATGAAGCCCCTGTGATATTTTCTGTGTTTTCATGGCGAACATGTTTGAAGATTCTTTCAAAACCTTCTGGGGTGTAACCCCCGCTGTGAGAGATATAATCGACATTGAAATATTCAGCGGTTTTGTTCATGATTTCAATAGACAGCCTTTTTCCTTTATACCCGTCACGAACCTCAATGTCATGGAGAGAAAGTTTGGCAACATTGTTTTTCACATTGTAGTCAGCTTTCATATAAGCAACATTGATTCCATCGACTGTCAGCCAAAAATGGAATTCATTAATCCATTCATACATGACATTCCGATGGTCTTCTTCAACAATGAGTTCAATCTTTTCTGTCTCCATGTGTTCATTCTACTTGTTGTTCTGAGGTGCGTCAATAGGTTTTTCAACATTACGGAATTTTCCACTTGGTTTAAAGTTTTCAACGATTGAGTTGACACTATGTCTATGGCTGTGTAGGCTGTTTATGTAAGCAAAAGTGTTGATTAAACAATGATTTGGAGAATAGAACTGTCTGTAGATATGAGAAACGATAAGGTGAAGGATTTTTCTGAGTTTGCTTATGCTTGTACTCCAAGCATTGCTTCTTTGAGTGCAGTTAGTTTTGAGGATGGCACCTTTGCCACAGTGGTTAATCATTGGGAAAATTACTCTCCTGTTGAAGGTGATGTTTTTATTGATTCAGATGGTGATGACATTTGGACAATGATTGACGGTAACTGGGTTATATTTGATCCGATGACATGTAAAATCAATGAAAGTGATGAAAGCTGGGAATCGCTTAATCTCAATTACGGACCAGTTCATCTGCTAACTGAATACATTATTTACTGATAACTGTGCTATCCATGATTCAGCAACTTTAATATTAAAGCATCTGAGACAAAAGTGATTCAGGTTATTTGTCTCAGATGCTTTTCTTGTATGTTTATTTCTCAATGATGGATTTTTTGCGCGAGCAAATCATTCTTTCATCTTAGAAAATCTTTTAAAATACTGTTCAATTTGAAAATGCGCAACTGGCAAAAATTTTAACACCAGTTGCGCATTTTAGTTATTGATTTTTATTTGAGAATGGTTTTCATGTCGATGCTGGACTTAAATGCCAATTCGTCAGCCCATCCAACGGTTCCGAAATCTCCCCAACCTGAATGATTAAACATCACTTCAACCTTGATTTTTCCGCTTGGCTTGAGTTTGAAATTAGGAAACACAAAGAAGTAACCAGATTGTTCGCTGAGACTTTCGTTGGATTCGATGCGAACTTGTTCAACGATAAGTTTTTGCACCTTATTGACAAGTGCTTTCTTTTTGCGATTGATTGTTTTCGCCTCTTGCACAGTCATGTCATCAGTGACAACTAGTTCATTGATGTTCTTCACGAAAGTATTCTTATTCATTGCCATTTTCTTTTCTCCTTGTTGTTTATCCGGCGTGGAAGCTACCCGGAAAATTTACTTATTCCTTATTACATTTTTAATCTACTATACATTTTACTAAAAGTCAAGCAAATTCGTAAATATTTTTTAAAATTGACTAATTGACATTTGGAATTGTTTACTGTAACATTATTAATGAATAGACATTTATATAAGGAGACGGTTAATAATGTTTAATGAAAAGTTTGATGTGAAGAAGCTCAATGAGTCGGCTAGCGGTTTTATTGAAGGCTACAATCACAACAAAGAGAATTTGTATCATGGTAGTGGCGCATCTTTTGAAGAATACTCTAATGCCATAATTTCAGCAATCAATGATGCTGTTGATAAAGGAATGGATGAAGTCACTGTGAAGGCACCGAAAACGTTTGATGAAGCGTTCGAAAGGTTTTTTCGCGTCATGCTTCGTAGCAATGGAATTCAAATTGCGATGAATTCTCGAACTGGAAACATTTATTACTGGGGAGATAAGCTCCTGAAGTAGTTGATAAAAATTGATTGAACAATTGCTTAAATTTAATTCTTATGATATACTTGAATTTGAATGCATTGTGAAAACAAACAATAAATAGGTGGATTTTATGATTGAAGTTTCTGAACAAGTGACTATGGTGACAGTGAATGGAAAAGAGTATCCAACTCGATTGTATAACGGTGTTCAAAGGTTTGTTCCGAATGAAGTTGTTCAATACATGAATGATACCGTTCTTGATGCTTTTATGGACAAGAAAGATACTCTGGGTGTCGATTTGAATTCTCTCGGAATCAAGTTGCTCAAAAGAGAACTTCCTTTGCAAGACTATATTGAATATTTGACAATGATTGGATATAGCGTTTCTGGGTTCTGTGACGCGGTTTATAGTATTGTTGAACTTAACGACCATATTTTCCAAGGTGATACAAAAGACTGGTTCACTATTGAAAATCCGCTGTGGAATAATTGAGAATCTGTTAAGGAGAAGAAATAATGAACCCTTTTGATAAAACTCGTCCGGGTTATGACCTTCATGAATTTTTTGCTGATGAATTCGCATGTGCCCTGTTGATGCCTGCTGAGGATATTTTAAGGTGTCGAAAGCATGGCATGACACCTGTGGAATTGTCTAAGCGTTATGATGTTCCTGTTGATGCTGTCATTGCTTGGCTAGAACGTTTGGACAGGCATCCTCCTGAATAGTGAATAAGGAATATCTAGAAGATAATAGGTTAAGAAATATTTCAACAAACAGTAATGTTGAAATAAATTGAGAAAGTAAAGTAAAGGACGCTAAAAATATGAGTGATGACAGCAATGAATATGTTCCGACAGAGGAAGACCTTGTTAGAGGTTTCCGTGCTCCTTGGCACTCTAAACCATCAAAAGAAGAGAATGAATCTTTTGCTGAATACATGGCTCGATTGAGTATTGATTCTTTTGAGGCTGGAATCGCTGATGAAAAAGCAGCTCGACGTGGGGTAGCGAAAATCAAGGCCGATGCACTAAGAGATTGGGCAAAGTTTCAAGAAGATGTTCTAGAACAACATTCTTATGCCGCTGACGAAGAAGATTATGAAGAAGTTCAAGCTTGGACAAACGCTGTTCGTATTTATGCTGATGAGGTTGAAAAAGGAAACAAATGATTGAAACTATTGATTTATTGCTATTCTTATGTTAAGGTGATTATATGTTAGATATTGATGAAATTTTAGAGAAACATAGAGACCAGAAATGGGGAATCTACCCTTATTCTGTGCATCTCGAAAACGTTGCCCAATTTGCTGAATACTTCAACAACCTTTATGGGAAAAAAGAGTTCGACCCGATTGTTGTTGACCTGGCATCTTACTCTCATGATTCGGTTGAGGACACTGATGTTGTTCCTGAAGAACTTGATGAACGGATTCGGGATGCTGTTGTGCTTGTATCCCGAAATGTTTCGCAAGGGGATCTGTCTTATCAAGAATATATTCAGATGATTGCTGATAGTGGAAATCGTTTGGCTATTCTTATCAAGTTGAGTGATGCTTTAGCGAATTATCTTCTGTCAGAGAAGAACGAGAGTTCTATCATTGTTCGCTATCAGAAGAGTCTCCCCGTTCTGTTTAAGGCTTACACTAATCAGGAGTGGGATTTCAATGGCGACTGGCGACACGACTTGTCTTTGCTTCTCCCTGAATAACAAAATTTGATTGCAAAAATATTTGACAATATTCCATGCTCCATCTAATAAAGTCTATCGTATCTTATTCAGACATGATGGGCTTTATTGTTTTTCGTGTAGATTGTAGAAAGTCTTTTGGTAAGTTTTTATTGACAAAACAATGGCTGTTCTGCTACCATTGAGGAAAGAAGCGATATACAAACGCAAAATGGCATGACAAGGACATTGAGAGGTTGAGCAATATGAATGAAAACAAGATGATGGACAACAAGGCAATTCTTGAAGTGTTCTATGTCATGGAGGGGCGCGGGATTGAGCCGGGAAGTTTTACGCGACATCTGATTGAAACGATTGCTAAGGCTGATGCCACTAACAAGGGCAAGCTGGCTCTCGTCTACCCTGAATATGTTGAGGTTGTTTCAGCCTACCAAAACAGTGCTGAACTGTATGATGAAATGGTTGGGCAAGTGTTTGAAAACATTGCTGAAAACTATGGCCGAAACTCTGACTGACAACATGAAAGTATGAATCGTCAGAATCGTTTGTGAGAGCAAAAACCGCTTGCTTCAATACGGTGGCTCTCAAAATAGGGTTTTTCGAAAATCTTCTCCAAGACAGCCAAATCGCCACCTGAAAACACGGCATAAAACCTAATGTTTTCAGGTGGCGTTCTCATTTCAATTTTAAGCCTTTTTGAGAATGCCGATTTTTCTCTCATTTCGCACAGATTTTCGATGAGGAGTGTGTTACGCAATGCCCTCATCATCTACTGAAAACAACATATTATCTCATTCTTGTTGAACTTTTGATAAGCTGAAAAGTAATATAAATTAGAAAGATTCGAGAGAATGGAAAATCAATGGAAAATTACGATAACTTTATGGATTTTCTTCTTAACGCTACTTTAATTGTTGGCGCAATCTGTGGTTTTGTACTAATTGTGGCTTCCTACTTCACTTGGGGGAATAACAGAGAAATAAAGAAGATTAATTCTGCCACAAAGAAACGTCATCCTAATCCAAATGGTCTTCACGTTTATAATGACAAAATTCGAACACTTGAAAGAAGAATAGAATTTAAACTTGAGAGAAAAGATGGAACAATTACAAATGAGATTCACGCTCTATATTCTGAAATGACTAAAAAGCTCTCTCTTGGAAAGTTGTTCACCATGATCGAATTGATTTTGAGACTATTGTTAAAAATTCAAAACCTATCAAAACCTTAGACCAAATGGCAAAAGATGCAAGAAATAGAATGATTGTACAAAACAGTTCATTAAAGATTTCTACTCTTGCTCTTGGGGGAATCTCGAATGATAATACACCTGCAAGAAAAACCATTCCTAACCTTCAACCAAAAATTAACGAAGTTGAGAAAAAACTTGAATTAATCAACAAAGACTGGAAAGAATACGAAAAAGAGGTTGGGCACTATAACACTGACAAAGAAGTTAAAGAATTGTTCGTGAATCGTAGAGATAGTCTTTCTGAAGAGTTGTCAAATTTGAGGAAGCAAGAGCAAGATGAGCTTCAAATGATTGAGGAAGAGAAAATTCAGGAAGCGCATTTGCGAATGTTCAACAAAATGTATAACTACTGATTTGTTTAAAATTTTTCAAACTGGTTAACTCTCTATTTCTTTTCTGCTGTTTTCGTTATTCTCCTCATAGAGCGATTTCATGCGATTAGAACGTTAATTTCTCTCTATGTTGATAATCTATTTATGAACTTTTGGCGAATTTTTTGTTTGTAAATTTTTCGTAAAGCAATCATATAGATAAGTGATAAGAGAGTTTAAAAAGTTTTGATGCAAATGTTTGACAGAATGGGAGACAGTAGATGGGTGCTGTTGTGGAATGGTTCATATGGCTGACTATTGCCTTCATCGGTATTGGAGTTATACAATTTGTTGTTCAATCTCGAAGAACATTGGTAATCCCTGTGAAATTAAAAAGTCGACAAAAGTTCAACAATTTTTCCCCTGATGACTATTTGCTGAACGTCAATGAAGAACAGTTCAAAGTCATTGCCAGTATCGTTGATGAATCACATCCGAACAAGTATCGTAGTATGACTATCACATGGAATTACACAACACCTTCAGGAAAAACCTCATACACTGATTCTAAAAAATATGATTTCTCTGAATTGACTGATTATGTGAAAAAGATTGGGCCTACGTTCGATAAAGGAAAGAAACGAGTTAAAGCGTTGAATCGTTTCTATGATGAAAGAATTCGCAAGGGCAAAGAGGTTGATGATGGAGTTCCAAAAATTTATTGTTATATGATTTATGGTCCTGACCATAGAGGGTTGATTAAGGTAGGTTTCGCAAAGGGTAGTGCATTCAATCGCATCAAGAATCAAGTGAAAACAGCGGCTCATTTGAAAGTTGATTATGAGGTGTTGTTTATTATGCCAGCTATCTGTGTCAATGGCAAAGAGTTCAAAGACCATAAGGTGCATAAGATTTTGCGTAACTCTGGGGTTAGTAATCCGTTTGGGGAATGGTTCAGATGCTCCCCTGACATAGCGAAAAAAGCTGTTGAGTCAGCACAGATGAATTTTCCTAAAATTGCACTCTGATAATTCCGATTCAATTTTCTCAATGGTTTTTGCTGAATTGCCTTGACAAATTTTGTTCAACTGTTATATAATATTTTTAATAGGTAATTGTGCAAAGTTTGAGAATTGAAAGGTGAATGGATTGAAGAAACCAAAGAGATTGAAGAACGATGATTATGTAAGTCCTGATGCTGATGATGGAACTATTGTTGAAAATCTGAATTCGTTCAATGATGCTTTGGTGGGACGTAGGGTTGTTGCTGTGGAGCGAAGCAAGTCATCTGGTCGTATTTATCATTCTGGTTCTGTTACTGCTTTCACTTTGGACGATGGTTCTCGTGTTGAGTTGAGTGATACTGATGATTGTTGCGCTTACACTCAAATGGAAGGAATCATTGAGAAGCTTCCTGACATTACTCACGCTATTACTGGTGTGGTGTCATCGGATGGTTATCAGAATTGGCATATCATGGCTGATTTTGGTGAGATTATGGAACTGAAAGTCGGATGGTCTTCAGGTAATCCATTCTATTATGGTTATGGGTTTGACATCAATGTTCGCTCTATCAGTGATTGAATGCAATGTTGAAAAATTTTAAAAAGAACTGTTTTTAACAATTGTGCATAAATAGGTCAAACAGAATGCCCGGATCTTGTTTTATCAGATCCGGGCATTATTTATGTTGTCATTTGTTCATCACAATGGTGTTAGATTCGCTTTTTCTTGATAACTTTGACCGCGAGCTTCTTTGCGCTTGATGAGCAATTCTTCTGGTAACGCATTACACTCTTTGGGCTTCCCATTTTCTGTGCCATGCAATCCGCGAGTGCTTCTACTCCGCCGTATCCTTTGCGCCCAAACATTTTATTGGCTTTGTTGGACAGCTTGTAGAATCCGCTGGGGCTTGCGAATTGAAGCATGTGTGAGCATTCGTGACGAGCGGCATACTTACGCATTGTCACACTCTTTGAGTTGAGTCGTTTACTGAATAGTAAAGTATTTCCCGAGGCGAGCGCGAGGACACCTGAACGAAGATTTTGATTTGACTTGAATTTGTAGCCTTTTCCGCAATATTTTTTGACATAGGACTTGTAGGTGCTTGCGCTAACGGCTTCTGCTGGTGTGGGGGCTGTGATAGCACCACCGAAAGCAATGAAGAGAGCCATAATCGCAGCAATGAGATATTTGGTGCTCTTAGATACAGTTGTTTTCATTTGTTGTCTTCCTTAATGTTTGTGAATGATTTGTCTAAGTTTGACAGTGTTTCATCCTGTTTGAACGGGTTTCGTTGTGTTTCTATAAGGATTCTATCAGTGTTTTCAGCATATATCAAACGATTCACACAGTTTCACAAAAATTTCGGTAGTTTTTCAGTAGTTTTGAATATGAGTCAGTAGTTGCCTGTCAGATAGGATTTTTGGTCAAAAGTTGATGAATCTGCTTGATTAATTTGTTTGAGTGTTGTATTATTATAATAATAGAGAAATAGTTAAACAATGATTTGAGAAGGATTTGATGAAAATGGCTCAGCGTTATTACGATTCGCATGATTTTACGAACAACACGAATGAGGTTTTGAGTGTGATGCTTGAACCCGGTGAAATTGTTGAGGTTCGTAGCGGTTCACGACCTCTTGATGTTTCTCGTTATTCTGGTGAAGAGTTTGGTTATGAGGTTGAGGTTAGCCCGAATGAATCAATGAGAACGATTAAGTTTGCCGATTAATCCACAATCATTGACTATATTTGATTGACGAAATTTCCCTAATACTTGTTGAATATTAGGGAAATTTCGTTTATGGGTAGAAAAATTGATTATTCGCTGATATAGAAAAACGTTTTAAATCCGTTTTCTTTGTAGGGGTGTTTTTCGTGTCATCTTCTGTTCGTTATCATATTAATCCTGAAACTGGCAATGCAAACTTGTGTCGTGCTGATTTTGGTAACTGCCCTTATGAGAAAAACAATTTTGAAGAACATTACGCAACAAAACAAGATGCACAGAAAGCTTATGAAAAGAGAATGGAAAACCCGATTAGTGAGAATAGCCGATTAATGAAAATTCGCGGAAAAGTTCACCAAACTATCATGAATAGATTAATGGATCATTCTGAATCTACTGCGTTTTTGTCAAAAGATAAAGAACATATTTCATCAGTTTATTTACGTAATAGAATAGATGATTTTTTGAGTTCATATTCTCCCAATGGTGTTGATGATTCGGGAAGATTGGACACTACTCCATTAACAATAAGGGCACCGAAAATTTCTTATACCGATGAAGTGATAGTTGGATTTGAGGGAGTGTATGAAGATATACGCAAAGACTATCCTGAATTATTAAATGACATGAACACTGCTGGCGAAAAATGGATAGACAATTGCTCATCAGATGAAGCATGGGCGGTTTACAAATATTCTTGCGATTCTACCGAATATGCTGAAACGTATTCGCAAAATGATAATGTTTTTGCTGAAAATTTGAACAATGCTTTGACTAAGGCTCCCAAGTTTTCTGAACCTTTGACAGTGTTTTCTGGTTTATCGTACCAGGCAAGAGATTTGGTCATGGATCAGAACCCTACTGTTGGTTCGGTTATCAATATAGATAGAGTGCTTTCAACATCTGTGAATCCTGCACAAGCGAACGGTTTTATGCGCGGGGATTTTCTTTCTAATGGAGAAATTGTTGATGGTAAAAAAGTTGCTTTGAAGATTATTGCTGATAGGGGAGGCGTAATGAGTTCTGTCAGTCGCCATCAGGATGAGCTTGAAGTTTTACTGCCAAAATCGGATTATGAAGTTGTTGAGATAGAGCAGAATAAAGAATTAATGTGGGGCGAAGGAAAAAGAGGGATGGTTGCTGACGTTATTCTCACTTTGCGCATGAAATGAACTATCCATTGGCTAACTAATCAAACGATCTTGTTAGCGAAACGTTGTCAATCACAATGAAATTAGAGCATCATTTTTTTCTATTGACAAAATACTTATTTTCTTATACAATTGAAGCATTATATAAGAAAGATTAAACAAAAAAGGTTATATTATGGCTGAAGTTTTTCGTGTTCCCGTTCGAGTGAAGCTTCTTGATGAAAATTATGTTCGAGTTTTTGTTGATGCATATAGCCCTGATACGCCTGTTGATCTCCACATTGATTCTGCTCCTGATTTTGTTGTTTCAGCACTTCGTGAATCTTCTGCTGATTTCATTGTTGCTACCGCAAGCGTTTCTCTTGATGCTCCTGACATTAGCGGAATGTCTATTGTCTTTGATAAAGTTGTTCCTGTTCCAGCAGATGCGGAATTCTTTTCAAACATTTCAGAAGATCTTGATTGGTGAGTCTCTTCCGAAAACTCGAACATAATAATTTTTGGAAGTGTTTCTATTTGACAAATTTTACTTAATGTTATACAATAGATTCATCAAATGATTATGAAATAATTGAGAAAGGGTAGTAACGAGTATGGCTATTACAGTGAACAAGATTCAGAGTTACATGAAGAACGATTTCAATGTTCTCATTTCCGGTGAGGCTGGAACGGGTAAGACTCACATGATTCTCGGTGCCGCTAAGAATCTGGGGCTGACCGTCAAATACTACTCTGCCTCTACTCTTGACCCTTATGCTGACCTGGTGGGTATTCCGGTTCCGCAGAATGATTCGAAGAACATTGAGTTCTATCGTCCGCGTGACATTGATGAAGCTGAGGTTATTGTCTTTGACGAGTTGAACCGTGCTGATTCAAAAACTTTAAACACGGTTTTTGAGCTTGTTCAGTTCCGTAGTATCAATGGTGAAAGGTTGCCGAAGCTTCGTTGCGTCATGGCGGCTATTAACCCGAATGACGGAAACTACACTGTTGATGAACTTGACATGGCGCTTGTGGATAGGTTTGACGCTTATCTGCAGTCCGAGCCGTCTATTGATATGCCTTATTTCAAGAGCGTGTTCGGTGCTGATGTTGCGAAGGCTGTTTCAACATTCTGGAACGATTACGAGAGGAACCGCAAGAATTCTTCACGTAATTCAAAGAACACTATGGCTTACATTTCGCCACGTCGTATGGAAAAGATTGTTTCAACATTCTTGAAGCTTCCATCGCAAACAACTATTGCTGAGACACTTCCTCCTGATGTGAATATTTCGCCAAGGGAACTTTACAATGTGCTGAATGGTGCTGTGAATGGGGCTTCCAAGAAAACAGCTAGCAAGGGTAAGGCTGCTAAGGGCACGACAGCGAAGAAAAAGGTTTCTAAGAATCCTTCTGCTGTTCAAGCAATCATGGACTATGGGGCAAAGGTTCGTCACGCTCCTAAGCGTAAGGCTTTGATGAATGTTCTGGTTCATGACAAGACTATTTCTGATGCTGACAAGCAGACTCTTGTGTCGTTCGCGGTTTCTCACCTTATTTCTGGTGTCGGGGTGGATAGCCTTATCAATGAATGGTCACCTGTTTTGGAGCGTATGAACGCTAATGATACAAAAGTCTTGACTCAGACTTGGGCACGTCAGAAGAAAATTGACTTTGACTACAAGATTCGATTGAGTTCGTTGAGCAATTGGGCTGACATTTCAAAAGCAATTGTTTTCTGACAGTTAGCCAATCATTGACAAATCCCTGATGCCATGCTATTATTGTGAGTAGTGGCATCAGGGATTTTCTGTTGTTGCGAAATTTTTGACAAAGATAAAATCAAAGTAATACAAGAATAAACTTGGGAAAGAGAGGGTAGTGAGAATGACTTTCAAGCAGGATTACATGCGCGGTTTGGATGCTATCTATGAGTATGCTCCGTATTTTTACCGTATTATGCGTTTCATCGGTATTCCGCAGGAGAACTATGACATTCCTACCGCTCAGGTGTCTTACAATCCGCACGATAAGACGATTCTGTTTGAGGTTAACCCCGAACTGATTGAGGGTATGTCTGATGAGGAAGTAGGGTTCGTTGTTTCGCACGAAGCTTACCATGTTCTTTTGAGTCATTTGAAAGAGGTTCAGCAACGTGATGAGTATCCTGACTCTGAATCTCTGTTGCTGGCTCATGAGGCGATTATCAACGATACTGTGGGTAATGTTCTCGGACTTGACGCTCCTGATATGGATTTGGTTTTCGGTGATAGGTTCGGTGCTGATTTTTCGGGGTTCTCTACTCGTGAAGCCTATGACTGGATTCGAGACAATGAGGATGAGAATAGCTCTAATGATGCACAGTCTGAAGATAGCGATTCTGGCTCTGATTCGAATGATGATTCTGATTCAGAGAGCAATGGTGATGAACAGAGCGGACAGTCAAGTGGATCTCAGAACAAGAGTGGTAACGCTTCTCACGGTTGTGGTGGTGTTTTTGTGCCGGAAGGCTTTGAGGATGAATTCATTGATGTTCTTTCGGATGTTCTGAAAGATGCTATGGATGAAATTTCTCAAAAGGGAGATTCTGTTCCAACTGATTTTGTCAATGTTTTGAATGACATTGAGCAAGATTCGGGAAATGATATCACTGGTGGTTACAGTATCGGCAACAACACTGGTTCAATGTTCGCTGGAAAAATGGATGACATGAATTTGGATTGGAAGATGCTTATTGCTGAGTTCAATCCGAAGATTCTGACTTCTGGCGGCTCAAAGTTCCGCGACAGTTGGACATCTCCTAATCGACGTATGATTAGTGTGTATCCGAAGGTTGTCATGCCTAATCGTGTCCGTAAAGACAATTCGGGTGATAATGGTGACGATGTTCCTACATTCATTCTTGCTTTGGATATGAGTTATTCGATTCCTGAAAGACTTATTGCAGGTTTGGCTAATCTTGCGGACACTGTTCCTGACAAGTTTGTGAGGGTTATGCCTGTCACTTGGGCTGATGATGTTTTGGAGTTCGATACTAAGCAGAAGAAGATTGTATATCGTGGCGGAACTAACATTGACGCTGTGTGGGATTATTCTCAAAAGGTGAAGAAAGAAATTGGCAAAGAGCCTTATGTTTTTGTTATTACTGATGGACAGTGTTCTTTTAACAATCGTTATTCTTATTCATATGGTTCTAAGGGTGGCCCTGTCAATGATTCTGTTGTTCGAAAGAATTGGTATTGGGGTGCAATTCAGCATCGAGATGTCAATTCTATCAAAGTCAACATGCGCAATCAGGTTGACCCTGAAAAGGTTTATCTTGTTGATGATTTCTTGGCTTGATAGTTGAGATAGACGTTTGTTGAATTGTTTGATTGGGGGCAAAGTGCCAAACCTGAATTTTTCTCATGTTTTTCAGGTTTGGCACTTTTCGTTGACAAGACATCAATTTTCATATATAATTGTTGTATATTGAGTAATATTATGGAGGCAGAAGTATGTTAATGTTGAGTATTTTCTGGACAATAGGGTTATCTGGAGTGGGCGTTTTCTCTTTCTGGGTTAATAAATCCTTGCGTGCTTCTCGTCCTTACAATCCTATGGCTTTGACTACAAGAGAAAAGTTTTCTTATATGATTAAAGATGTTGTTGAATATTTCAGAAGAGGTTTTGGGTTGTCAGAAACTCTACCTTTGACCCACAAAAGGTATAATCTCGCACTGAGTCATTTAGAAGATAACAATGCTGATTTTGTTGTTATTAATCGGAACTATCTCTATTGTGATAAATACCGTATTGCTTTGAAAATTCTTAATGAAACAGACTATTGTGATTCTCTTGTTCAAAAATTTCCTAAAATTCAGAAAAGCGAGTTAGGCACTGTTCTCAAAGATAAGATTGACACTTTTCATGAATCTCAATTGACTCAACCTGAATACTCTGATGCATATATTAAAACAGCAGACGATTATGATTATTCATTTTTTGATGAAGTAGAACTTTTGGAAAAACTTGATGAAATAATGGAAGAAGAAAGCGATTCACAAGAGTTAGAACAGAATTCTCTTGATAGTTCGCAAGAAAAAGATTTGTCTCTTCTGTCTGAATATGATAAACTCTATTATCACACAGAGAAGATTTACAAATCGTTTGATGGTTTTGAGCCTATTATAGTTCCTGTTGATGAAAACTGGAGAGACTTTAAAAAACATGAAGATACGCTCAAAAGCATTTCTCAGCAAAAGGAAGACTATCTGAAAGAATTGTCAAATAGGGAATTGGCTGATGCTGAGCTGATTGACATGTTTGACAAAAGATTGAGCGAAGTGAAGATGGATAGGCTGAGGAGTCTGTATGATTTCTTTGCTTTTGCTCAAAACACGCCTCATGAGAATTCTGTTGTTCATAAAGATAATGAAATCACTTTGAAGGCTATGAATAAGCTGATGAGAACTTGATTATTAAGGATATTTGTTGAATTATCGCAAAGGATTATAAAATGTTTGATGAAGATTATTTGAAACTGGTTAAACGATTGAAGATAACTGACGTTCTTAGAGCTGGCGTTAAGAGGTCGGATTATCATTTTCAGAAATTTGCTGAATCTCAAAACAAGGATTGGGATGATGTTACTATTGACGAATTTCTTGAATGTTCAATGGGCTATGCATTGCCTGGCTCAACTGTCCCTGATGATTTGTGGGAAATTCAACAGAATGGACCGATGACAATTGTTACAGAAGGAACGAATGAACCTATTCCACCTTATGACCGTTCTGATCTTTAACAAAATTGCTCCAATGAAAGTATATTAAGGATTCGCTATGGATAACGAAAACAGAAAAATTGCTATTGTCCCTCGTTTGGCTTCTTCACGAATTTCAGCAAGGAATCTTCTTGAAGAGGTTGATTCTGATGAGGCAATTGTTGTTGTTGATTTTAGTGAGAACGAAGCTTGTTCAATCAGTTTCATTCAGGAACTTGTGAGAATCCATCTTATTCTTAACCGTAATGCGGAATCTGTTCTTGTGTTTCGCAATGTTCGTCAATCAACTGTTGAAAAAGTTGATTATGTATTCAATTCTTTTCCTAATGTTCGTAAGCGGATTGTTGCGGAAAATATTCGTGAAGGTTGAGACAGTGGGTTGTTTGCATTAGTTTTTCTTTAATAGGTTGACTCATTTGTTTTATAGAGTTAGAGTATGATTATAAGAATATTTCAGAAACAACAAAGAAGGATTGATTGAAATGATGAACATTAAACCAGTTGAGCACAAGATGGTTGAAGTTAAGGCTACTGAGCTTGAAGCTGGGTATCCTACTGAATGCGGTTTTGTTGTCGAAGTGGTTTATGTCAGCGATGGTGAGGTTGTTGTCAATATGGTTGAAGATTTTGATGGAACTTATGATGCAACAGATGACGAAACTTTTGAACAGTTTGAATTTGAACCTGATGATGTTGTTTTGGTCAAGGAATGATTGTTCAAAAAAAACGTTGTCGAATATAGCGGATGTTAGTTGACAAATAGTTCTTTTGTGTTATTGTTGAAATTGTAAGAAAGAATCATTAATAAATAATTTTTAATCAGATTGGATGATGAAGATGCCTGCTGTTGAGTATGTTGAGACTTGTGGAATCAAGTATGCTGTTGTTGATGGTGCTTATCATTTTGTTGATTTCGTAACGGGCGAGGTTGAAGAGCGTTGCCCCGAAGATTTCATGTGATAACATTTGTGTATTGAGCTCACTTTGAAAGGTTAGAACAATGAGTAACGGAAACGTTCAGACTACATCGGGCGGAATTGGTTTCACCGGACTTTTGACTATTGTTTTCATTGTCCTCAAGCTGACTGGTGTTATTTCATGGTCATGGATTTGGGTTCTCGCTCCGACATGGATTCCTATTGCCCTCGGAATTGTCACTCTCGTTGTCTTTCTTCTTGTTATGACTGTCATTGCTTTCCTGGATAGAAAAAAGTGACAGAAGAAAACTTTAGAACTATCAAAAGAACAGCAGGTTGAATAGTCGCTAAGATTATCCCGCTTGCTGTTCTTTTTTCTGTTTCTCTATTGATTTTGAAACTGTTTTGTGTTATTCTTGAACTGTATGAGAATAATTTTGTTCAATATTGTAATTGACAAATGAAAAAAGAAAGTGATGAATATTATGAGCAATGAAATGAACGCTGTGAATATTGTGAAAGAACGATTCACTAATGTTCTTATGAATTCAGGGGTTCCTTCGGATAAGATCGATTCTGTTGTGAATGAGCTTTTGGGATATAACTTTATTCTCGAACCTAATCTTTCTTTTGAGAAATATTTTGTTGAAGATTCTTCTGATGAAGCTACCGCTCCTGGGCTAACTGATGAATTTGTGTTTGGATTTCCTTTTTTCATTCGACGTTCTTTCAACCCTGAAGTTTGTTCTGAATGCGAAACTGATTCTTTAACAACTTATGATGAAGTCAATAATCGAGTTTCTTGTACTGGATGCGGCGAAGTTTGGAATGTCAATCCAGTTAATTCTACTATTCCCCTTGAGTGCTCTTAAATAGTCGATTAGTAGTTTAATTATTGGTTAAGGATGGTTTATGTCTAAAATTGTTGAGTTTGAGAAAAACAACGGTAATCATTGGATTATTGATGATGGATATAAGCTAAAATTGTTTGTTGATGAAAAACGACTTGCGCAAAATATTGTTAATGCTGTTTTTGTTGATGCTAATTCAATTAATGGGTTGAATGTAGCGTTTTTCAGTTTCGCAAAATCTGTTGATGTTTCACAAAAATTGATAGCAAAAAAGTTTAGCTGTTTGTCTGATAAGCGTTTAGATGGCTGGAATGGGCTGTTCTCTTATCGTGCGGCTGATAGAGTTCGAATGATTCCTGTTTTGATTCCTCATGGCGATAATAAGGCTGTTCAAGAAAAGTGGCTAAGTTTGCAGAAACTTCATAAACAGTTGATGAAAGATGATGTTGAACAATTGGCTTCAGATCTTGCGGATTGGCGAAATGAATGAGTAGTTAATTCAGCAAATAATAATTCATTTTATAATAATGAAGGAACAGTGACAAAGAGTTTGAAAACCTGTTTGTTCTGTCACTGTTCCTTTTTTGTCATCTTCGGCTTTCAACTTGTCTCTACCTATCTCTCAATCGTTCGTTCTCGCCCCGTCGAGCGTTTTTCTTGTTTGATTTGCACAAACTGTTCGTCAAAATTAAGAAAACGGCTGTATGGGCGATTTTCGTGAAATGATTGTGCTGTATCCGTATCTGTGCCGTTTTGTTTGTCAATCAAATCATCTTGTTTGTTAAAGAACTGTCAAATCGTCTAATCAAGATAGAAGAGAGATATTCTTTCATAACGATTGAAACAATAAGGATAAGGTGATGAAAATGAATTATGCCCCAATTATGAGCCGCAAACATTTCACTGATGACAAACAACTCAATTTTGCTAAATTTGCCGAAACCGTTGATAAAGTCTGGAAAGTTTATAAATTCGCTTTCTTAGGATTCATTTTCGGAGTATTTGTATTAGGAACTTTCGGATTAATGTCAACCGAAAGCAATGTTTTTGTTAATGTTGTTGCTAACGTTCTATTGTTCACATTCTTTGCTTACTCAATTCGAATTTTGATACTATCAGTAATGAATGTTTACGTCATAGACAACCAGAAAAAGAATATTGTCAAATCTGTTCAAGAAAAATATGGATTAAGGCTTGAACAAGAGAATCGTGCTTTTGTAGAAAATGAAGTTTATGCTCTCATCGACAATAACAATCAAGAAACTTTCGCAAAATTTGATTTTAATGATGATTTCACTGATGTGATTTTGACAGATGCACAAGGAAAAGAAGTTGCGAAACAGTTCAACAATGATTCCACAACCAATCGTCAAGAGTTTTTCGAATTTGAGAAACACGCATCTGTTGCAAATAATGAGCCTGTTAATGTGAAACCGACAAATGTTGATCCTGACTTGAAAATGGATAAGATTTTCCGCAATAATGGAATAACAACTACTGAAACAAAAGTTGATGCTGACTCTAAGCAAACAGAAAACAGTGATAACTTAAACGTTGATGATTTAAATTCTGAGGTTGATGAAAAGGATTCTGAAAAATTGTAAAATGAATAAGGTTTTAACATAATTGAATATATAAAAACACCACTAAGCAAATAAGCGAAGTGGTGTTTTTATGTTTGTATGATTAGCAAACTTTAGCTTACAACTTTTCTTGTTTATGAGGCTGCGTTCGACAGGTATTTTTCATAACAGAGAATTGAGTCGAGAATTTCCTTTTTGTTTTCTCCGACAAATTCAACCTTGGGAAACTTGTCCGTTGTTCCCATCCAATTGATTTTGTTGATTCTTTCAGTATGGAGAAACATTCTTTTCAGTCCGCGTTTGATAAAGTTAGGAACCTTATTGAATTCCACTTCTGACGAAAGATTGTCTGTTTTGTCAAAATCAATCTTCCCTTCAACAAGAATACTCTTCTTCCTAAAATGCTTGAACTTTTTGCGTTCGGCAATATTTATCTCAGTGAAAGGGAAGATAGTGGTGATTTTCTTGCCTTTTGATGCAAGCGCGTAGTGGAACACTTTTTCTTTAAGCTCATCTGCTGTAACTTTCGGCATTTCATCTCCGGTTCTCGTTGATTGACAAATATATCGTTGTATCCATTATATGCGTTTTCATTAATTTTGTCAATGAAATATTCGAGGAAAATATCGAAAGGTTTGCCGATAAGAATGAATATGAGAATAGTTTTGTCAAAATTTATCAACAATGATGTAATTTTTGTTGAAAAATTATTGACTTTTTGGATTATTAATTGTATTATGGGAGATAAGTTTAGTTTAAAATAATTGAAGAAGATTGGACAGAAAATGTTGAGTGTTTTGAGAAAGTTTCGAAAGAAAAAGGAAAATAATCCGGTTCTTACAGAAAAATCTCTTATTAATATTTTCACGCATATGTCTAAATCAAACAATGTTGAGGCTCGAAATATTGGACTTTCTGGTCTTAATATCTTGAAAAATAAGATTGGCGCAAAAGACGAAGAATACAAAAAATTCAATAGATTGTCTCGTTCTATTAATTATGATGATCCTTTTTGTCATTACTATGGAACACATAAAGACAGCATTGTTCGTTTTGCTTATCCTAAAATCTCTTTGAAAAGTTTTTTTGGAATGACAGTTGTTGAAGTGAAGAAATTGAACAAAGAAGAGCAGTTTAAATCTATCACGGATCGCATTTGGATTGTAGACGGTGAATACATTGTTTCAGACATTGATTTCACAAAATATATGGACGATTTCAAAGAACTTGTCAATATTGATTTTCAAATTAATGAACTTCGAAAAGATCTTAATGAGTATCACACTAAACTGTCGATCTATACTGACCAAATAGACAATGCCACTGTTAGCCTTGTTGAAGAGAAAATCGCAAGCGGCTACAAGCGTGCTGAAACTATTTTGGCGAACATTCGTGAAACTGAAAAATTTGTTATTGAAGATTTTGACAATGTTTCACAATATAATGAATATGCTCTCAACTTGTTCAACAAAGCAATGTCTGTGGACTTTTGAAACTTGAACAATATTGATGAACAGAACAAAAATATTTAAGACGATGATCGGTGTTTATGCTGGTTATTGTCTTAAATACTTTTACACGTTTCTCTATGTGTGAAGACTTTTATCATTCCCTTGATAAAATAAATAAAACAAGATTAATGAATAGATTGGGTAATGGAATGGTTTCAGGAATATTGATTGTTTTTGGGGTGCCAGCTTTTGGAGTGGTCACCTGGATTTTTGTGATGAATTTAATTGCTGGAAAATTTGAGTTTAGTAGAAAAACAGTTGACCTTTCGAAAATCATTAAAGGAGACCAAAATACCCCTCTCCCTGATCCATTGGCAAACGTGAACCCAAAATCTGATGAATACACAGTTTTTGCCGGAAATTACACGACAAAAAGAAAGTCGAATAACATGACAAAAGTTAATCGCGTTGACAGAGAATCGGTTAAATCAATCATTCAAGAAATTATTCAAAAACATTTCACACCGATGGTTATAGTGAAAGACAGCACAAGTGAAAATGAATCAGAGAACTTTGTTTCTCTTGATGACAATGACATTTATCTTAAACTCACTTATACAAGCATTTCATCTAAAAAGGTGATGGAAGAGATCTCTCAGAAAATTTCAAATTACAAAAGTTATCAAGCTCTGATCAACAAAACGATTTTCAATACAGTTGAACAAAATAGTTTCATTATTGATGTTCCTGCTAGTGATAGCAACGAGATTTCACATCGTGTACGTTCAGCAATAGCTTCAGCAGAGGAATCATATTCTCTTGTGCAGCAGGGTTTTTCTCATTTGGGGATTAAACTTTTCCCTGTTGAAAGCATTGACAAACTTGTTGAATTTGATGAAGCTCTCAAAAATGTCAAAACCTTGAAACAAGATTATCTGAACAAATTGACAAACCCTGAATATGCTGATGATGAAGTTATGCGATTGTTTGATGAAAAAGCTGAAGCATTCGAAACAGAATTCAACAATAAATTAGAATCCCTTATTGTTGAGGGAGCAGAACTATCATTGAAGAAAGATATTGAGCATAATGATTCTGTTACTTTGGAAACATTGAACAAATTGATGAAGCTTTAATGTGAACTGATAGCATTTTTCTTTTATGGGAAAATTATCATCTGTTTATAGTTAGCTATGATATATTGAGGATTAAAATTTTCTGTTTTGCTGTTGACTTATTGATTATTGTATTATAGAGTGATCTTGTTAAAGTTTTTAAGCATATTAAGAAAAGGTTATGAAAATGGAAATCACAATCGATCTTGTAGTCGTTCTGAAAGTCATTCTTGGCTATCTCGCTGTTGGGGCTGTCCTGAATTACATTACAGCTTATTTTGTTATCAAAACACAGCTCAGTAATTCATCAGAGAGTGAGAATCGTAAGCGATTTATTAGGGCTGTTTGGAGTTCAGTTATTTACTCATGGGCATCTCCTTACATCGTTTTCACAGAATGGAAGGATATTCGAGAGGGTGCAATCAGCCGAAAGCTTCATGATAGCTTTTTTGTCAGTAAGGAAGATGGTACAGAAATTGACTACAAGGAAATTTGTATCAAATATGCTGAAAGTGTTGATGTTGAATTTTGGCACGATGAAAGTCCTACATTTTGGGCAATTAATAAGCAAGCCAAGATTTATAAGTTTGCTAAACAGAAGTATGATTTCAAGCCGCGTAAGAAGGAATCTGCTACCACTTGAAAACTATTCAATAATTTAACAAACAAGCCATAATATAGAAGAACAGTTTCGCAAATTTTGAGTTAATCATTGCGAAACTGTTCTTCTTCTGTATTGTATAATTTTTGTTAATTATCAGGTTAATTGGATTGTCAGCCGATTGTACTGGTTCCGACTATAAGATTATGGTCTGATCCGTGTTTTGATGTGATTCTGCCTTTAGAATCAACTGAGATGACATTTTTGTAGTCACTCCATCCACCTGTGTTTTTTGAGTAAAGATAGTCAATTCTTCCGTAACTGTCCACCATAGTGTTTTTGCCAAGAAGATTGTATGTGCCATATTTAGCGTTGCTTTCTTTTGTTGCACTCGCTGAATCATTCCATCCCCCTTTTATATAGACAGAGTTTGTATTTCCCAATGTATCGTTCGGTGTTGAGTTCATATCTCCACCTAAGAAAATTGGGTAATTGTTTTTGTTGATTTTTGCAAGTTGAGTGTTAATGTATTCTGCATCTTTGATTCTGTCTTTGACTGGCATATGAGGCGAAATATGAGTTGCAACAACATAGAACTGTTTTCCTGTTGATTTGCTTTTCAATAGAACCCACACAACGCTTCTACCTTCTTGAGTAATGCCGAATCTGCCATTGGTTACTTTCGTGTATTTGTCTTTCTTGAATGCGACACGATTCTTATCTCCATAGGTTCCATTGTCTTCAATTGCTGTGTTGAAACTGTATCCATAACTTTTCAAACTATTGTAGAACCCTGTTTGTTGCCCTACTTTTTCACCATCTTTTGTGTTTGAGCCTTCCTGCATGAGATAAAGGTCAGGGTTGTATTTTTTAACGTCATTGAGCAATAGAGGCGCACGGTCTTTGAATTTGGGAGTTGGTTTATTATCAACAGAACATGTGACGCAGAGTAAATTCTGTGTTGCCAAAGTGATTTTCTCACCTTTCCCGACTGCTATTGTGGAAGGCTTGATAAGCATTCTTTCATTTGAATAACGCATGTAATCAGCATTATAGGAGAACACTCTAACATATTTCGGCTGTCCGTCTTTGCTGTTCATTTTTAAGTCAAATGTTCTTTTTGTTGTGTAATAATTTTTGGCGTTGATGTTCATGCCTTTGTTGTCTGCTACCATTACACGGTATTTTTGTGCATAATCGCTTTTTGTCCAGTTGATTGTCACCCCGTTAAGCTTTTTCTTATAGGAGGTTGAAAATTTGGTAGGGAATCTTGGCTGTGTTTTGACTTTTGTTGAGGCAGACCATTTTGAGTAAGAGATTTTGCTTTTGTTCTTATACACTGCACGATACTTTGTGTAATATGTTGTGTTCTGTGTCAAAGGGCCGACATAACGAGAATTGTATTTGTCTTCTGTCTTTGACTTTTTGAAGTCCTTGTTTGTGGAATATTGAACCTGGTAATGGTTTGCTTTCGATACAGCTTTCCATTTTAGGTAGAAACTGACTGTGGTTGTTTTTGTAACAGTCGGTTTAGGCAATGTGCTTGCAGCTTGTGCGGAAACACTGTTTGACAACACTAACGCTGCTGAGCACACGATTGTTGCCAATGTAAGATAGAACTTTTTCACTCTCTTTCTCCTTGTTGGTGAATGATTAAAATATCTTTTTAATACAGTCAAGGCATATAATAAGCATATCTATCTATTGACAAATCTTTATTCAATGTTATAATTAAATAGTAGAATAATAATTATTAAACGTTTTAACAAGAAAGAAAGATAGGTTTGCCGTGAATAATCTTCCTATGAATCATGAATTGTGGCATCAGCGCGACCCGTCTGGTTATGTTCGGTTCATTTCAGCAATGAATTTTGACCTGACGAAGAAAGAAGTCAGGAAAGCACTGAAAAATACTTTCTTTTTCAAAAGCGCAAAAACCGGATCTTCTCTTGGGTATTGGGAAGAAGCTGATCTTCGTGATAAGATTTCTGAAAGTTTCGCCAATGGAACTTTTATCGAAACTTACCTGTTCAATAAGGAACAATATTTGAGTAAGAAAGCGATTCGCAAGTTTTTCAATTGAATTATTGAATTGATTATTGAAGCGTTGTTAAAAATATAAGAGGTTTGTGGATGAATTATTACAAAGATGAAGAGACTGTTGTTCCTATTGATGATTTTTTGAAGAAGAAAGTTTTGAGTAGGCTTGACAAGGACAGCGGAGATGTTATGGTTTCGGCTGAATATTGGGATCTTGGGTTTTGTGACACTTGTTCATGTCCTGAATCTGGCTTTGCTGTTTATGTGGATGAAAAACTTGTGTGGCCTAATGAAGAAAGCCTTCGCGCTATGGGTGGTTACATTTACGCTGACGATTCTGGTCGAGTCATTAGTGGAAAGCTTTCTACTTATGGTTATTTCTTTGAATGGCTTGATCGCAAAGACCTTGTAAAAATTATGGATGAAATTGATAATTTTTATTTAGATGAATATGATGAATGAATATGGGATGGAGATAATAATTATGACTACTGATTTTATGGATAAGGCGAAAGAGCGCGTTGATGTTAATCAAGCAACTGTGAATGGTGAGGTTGACAAGGCAAAAACTTTGGTATTGCGTAGTGCTTTTCTTGGTGGAATTCGTTATGGTCTTCAGGATGTGACGGATGAAGAGTTAGAGAATGTTGCGGAATCGTGGTTTAATCGAACAAATAATAATGGTGTTTTGTTTGAAGATCTTCCTTCTTTGGATAAAGAACAATGTAAGATTGATGTTATGGAAATTGTAAAAGATTTTATTTGTTTGCGCAAAGGTTAAGAAAATATTATGAAATTTTCACAAAGAGTTCCACGTCCTGTTTGGGATGAAAAATATCTTGAAGAAAAAGAACCTTTGATTCTTAAAAGTTTTAATTTTGAGTTGTTTGAAAATGGTTTCCCTTACTTTGGCGAATATGACAGTCTTGATGAGCTTTTTAATGATAACTCATTTCATGTTAATAACAAAATTTTCTTTAAAGACCTTTCGGGAAAACCTCGTGAATTTATTTTTGAAGATAATTCTCAAAATCTAAATTGCGCTAAAATCAGCATTGATGGGATAGATTATGATGTCAAATTAGATATAGGATCAAATTTTCTCATTGAAAAAGCATATGGGATAAATTTTGTTGAAATGGCTAGAAGAACAAGTGTTTATTATGAAAATATTAGATATATTGTGGAAAAATTAACGGATATGTGGGATCTTTTAGAATATAAAGAAAATCTTGTTGAATCTGGTGGTGATGGGTATGAATATATTTTTGTTGATGAATTTAAGAAATTGTTTAATAATTTAGATTTGAAAATGTTTAAATTAAACGATTTTTTAAATGAAGAAATTATAGATAGTTACTTTGATAAAGAGGACAGTCATGTTTTAAATATTCTTCAACCTATTAATGGAGTAGATTGTTTTACTTTCAATAAATCAGATGTTTTAAAGAACGAAAATTCTGAAATACTTTTAATTGAAGAATTAGTAATACAAAACAGTTCTTTATATTATGAAGAAATAATAAATGAAATATATAAAAATGCCTACATTGGATATATTATTGATAACTGTTATGAAAGGAAATTAGTGAATGGTTGTTAAAGATAAAAAGACTGCTTGGGATATCGTGCCTGAAATAATTGAATCAGTTGAAGAAATTGATCATTATTCTGTTGATGGAAAACTATTTCTTGACTTACCAAAAGCTAAACGTCTTTCTAAAAAATTGAAGAAAGACGTTATTGAGCATTATAATTCTGTCAAAATTTACGAAGTAGATTCGGAAACTTTTATCAATGAGGATGAAGCGTTAAAGAAGCAGAAGTCTTTGACAAAAAAGAATCGTGATAAGTTGAGAGAAGCGGTTCGTGCTTTTGGTGTTTACAATATTTCAAAAGCAGAAAAGATTGATGAATTGTTTTGGCTGTTTAACAATTATTCTGTTGATGATGTTTTTGATACTAATTTCTTTTACATTTTCAATCGTGATGATGAAGATTATATGAGAGAATTTATGAGTCTTTGTATGTATGATTTACCAAAAGATACGCCGAATCCAATTAATCGTAAAGACTTGTCTGTTGAACATTTGTTTAATAATTACGATTTTCATAATTCGATAAATAAATACGAAACAAAAGTTTTTGCTTTTAATTTTATGAGTAGGTTTCCTGATTTAAATATTAGGCACGTTAATATGCGAAACGAATGGAGGTGGTTGAACAATTATGATGATTTAATAGATTTCAGTGGAAGTCTTATTCCTGATCGTTTAGCTACGTCAAGTCCTGAAAGAAGGAAATATATCGAGGAACAATCGGCGTTAGATGACAAGTGCGTTAGAATAACTGATATGTTAGATTTTCGTGTTGCTGAACTGCTGTATTTGAAAGCTTATGAAACAGCTCATTTTGATTCTGATGGAAATGTTGAAGAAGTTTTACCTTTGGAAGATGTTGCTAAATTAATTAATGTTTCACCGATTGTTCAAGAATTAGAGGACATTATTGATTTTCTGCATGATAATGAGAACGGTGCTGATTTTCATATTAAAGTCATCAATGGTGCGAATCATTATTGGCTGTATGGAGATAAAGCAATGATGGATCCTTTTAAGAAGTTTTAGCAATTAAATTAATTTTAAAACATGCGATTAGGACAAATTAAAAAATTGATAAGATATAAATATAAAGCTAAATATTAATTGTTTCAATAATTGGAGAGTGAATTATGTCAAGTTCGTTTTATGATTTTAGCGAATTAGAACAAATAGATGAAATTGTTGAATACTTGAAAAATATATTGAATGAGAAAAAATATAAAAAAGTAAGATCAAGTAATTTTTTAAAGTCTTTTGCTATTGATTATAATATTACTTTTGAATATGCTCGTCAGTCATTATATCATTCTATATATGACAATAAAGTGAAATTGAACAGTGATTATAGTTTGAGTTTAGTTGAATAATTGTTTAACTATTAAAATTGAATGAGGAGTTCCATAATGTGGAGAGAAAATTTCTTATTAGGCAGTTCTCTTGTATGTGCTATGTTTTTAAGTTTTCTTTTTGAATTCTTTGTGATGAATGAATTTATTTGGTTCCGTTCTTTTCTGTGGTTATTGATTTTGATTTCTGGGGTTTTTGGAATTCTTTTCACAACTATTAAATTAATTGATTTTAAAAATAAGATAGTGTTGACAAAGAAGTGAAAGAATTATTTGTGGATCGCAGAGATAATCTTTCTGAATTATTAGCGAATTTGGAAAAAAGAAGAAAAAGAAGAGCTGCAAATGATTGAGGAAGAAAAAGTTAAAGAAGTTCATTTGCGAATGTTCAGCAAAATTCATTTTTACTGAATTATTTATCGCCCATAGATAAATAAGGTTTCAATATTAAAATAATTACTTGACAAAATTTTTATCACAGTATGTCATAATATATTTTAGATTGGATTAATATGAAAACCGAAAATAGAGATGTCGCTATTGTTATGAGCACAAACAAAATGAGTAAGCTCAAACAGTGGATTCTACTACATAAGAGTCTCCCCCAAGCCACCAACAAATGAATACCTTAATCCACAAGAATACACACATGTCTCTTGATGGGGCTTTTTTGAACCTTCTTGAAAAATTGCCTACTGTTTGCGACTGTTGAAAATAAGTAATTTTTAAACTGGTCTGTCAATTGATTCAATAAGTTGTTGACAGACCAGTTTTTGTTTGCTATTATATAACTGTAAGAAAAAATGAATAAACAAAATTAATCGGGTTTTCTCTTACGCCGATTGAAAAACAAGGAGATTATTGAAATGAAGAATACAGTTTTCATTAATGGTGCTAAAATTACTAAGATTACTAAAAAGCACGGTGTTGAGGGTGTTATTACTCTTGATTCTGTCAGCACTGACTTGGGAAGAATTCAAGAAATTGATGCTTATAACCCTGAAATTGTAGAAAATCTTAAAGACATTGTTGAACAAGAGTTTAACTTTAAGCGTGATAGCATTACAATTGTTTCAGCAAGGGCTGGACAGTATGGCATCGGTGTTAATTACGATGTTAAAGGTATTGTTCAAAATGTTCCCCAAAGTGTCCTTGATGAAATTACTCAAAAGGAAAATGAGACAAAATTGAATCTGGTTGAGCAGAAGAAGATTGATTCTGAAATTCAAGAGATGAATGAAAAGATTAAGAAACTGCGCGAAGAAAGAGAGCAGTTGAATCCTGTTAGGTTGAGTTTTTAAAGAATAGTTAATAATACCATAAAAACCTTGATTATTTGAGGTTTTTATGGTATTATTATTTTTGATTAATAGTGTTGTTGAAGGGTTAATGAAATGATTAAAAAAGTTGAAAGAAGTGAATTGAAGCACATTAAAGCGAATGAGGTATTTTCGATTTTTGCTCAATCTTTTTTCCTCAAATCATTTTTTCAGCAATATGATTTAACAATTTATATAAATCTTGTTAAGGAAATCAATACTCTTAAAGACTATTCTGAAACATTAGAGAATAATGGTTTTGAGAAAGAGTTTATTAAAGAAAATTTTGATACTGAGGAAAATCTTATTCCTATTATTGATTATTTGATGGAAACTGTTGAACCAGATTTTAATGAATATGTTTATAATGGTTTCTTTCAATATGAGAATAGTGAAATTAAGGATTTTAGTAAAGATGATTTAGGCAAAAGAATTTATTTTTGAGAAAATTTTGATAAGACTTTTAATCTTTATCCTGTTCGTGAAGCTCATGATTATCTTAATAAGAATGTTATTGAAATGAGAAAGGGGATATTGTGAAGTCGGATTCAAAGATGTTTTTAGCTATCTTGAAAAGAATGTTGCGAAAGTAGAATATTAACGAAAGTCTGCTTGTAGAAGAAAGGGATAAACAACTGTGAATGATTTGATTAGTGAAGAATTGTTTAATTTTTATAAAGACAAACCAACAACGAAAATTTTTGATTCTAATGAGGTTCATTCAGTTTTTGAATTTTCGTCAAACACTGACAGAATTTTGTATGGAAATGTTGGTAAAGATTACGATGCTGCTTATTTGGCGATCAATAAAAATTACGTCAATGAGAAAAACGAATCGGAAAGAGTTCTTTGTAAATTTTCCCCAAAAAATGAATTCACTAATACAGAATTGAGAAAAGATTTAGATTCAAGAATGAAAACAGAGATTCCTTTTCTCAGTTGTGTTGTTGATGAAACTGAATGTCGTGGTTTTTCTGAAATTATTATTAAAGATTTTCTATCTTCTTATGATAGCACTGTTTCTTTGTTGAATAATTCTTTTGTGGAAAATGAAAATGGCAATAAGATTAAAGAAATCATTGCTGAATATGAAGACTTTTCTTCTTATCAAGAAGACCTTGTTAATATTAGTGATGGTTATGAGAGTATCTTTCAAGAAGATTTATCAAAAATTTCTCTAAAGCTTCCAATAGTATTTCATAAAATTGTTTTATCACTTGAAGGCGAGTTAGTGAAAAATTATTTCAGCTATGATGACAGCAAAGTTGAAGATTTGTCTGTTGTTGATGGCGTAAGATGTTATGTTTGGGAAGAGGGCCATTATTTATCCGGTTTTAGTTATAATTTAGGGCTTCTTCTTCGTCGCTCTATTATAAATTTCTACAATATTGATGAAAAATACCTTCCTGAAAATTTGCGAAAAGAATTTGAAGGGCAAGAACTTTCAAAAAACTTAATTCGATTAACTCAAAATATGAAAGATGATAATCAAGAACTCTTTAAGAAAGATTGGACTTTAACTAATTGATTGACAAAATATTGTTTTTAATATAGAATAGTAACTTGCGTGAACAACTTTTTAATTCTATTTGAAAGGTAAAAATGAATTTTATTAATAGAAAAGATTTTGATTCTATTGTTAGACATTATATTAATCCTGTAATTGGTCAAATTCGTCTTGATCCTGAAGATAAAAATTATTCTGATAAATTGAATCGTGCTTATGATAAGATTTTTGAAGATTTGAAAAATTCTGTTGAAAATGAGAATTTTAACGATCATCCTGATTCTATTATTATTGATGATGTTTCTTATTCTGTTTTAGTGAATCGTAATGGAGAAAATGAAATTCAATCATTTGGTCTTTATGCTGAAGATGGTGAAATTTTCTTTGAATATGATTGGTCTGGAGAAATAACAGCTGATAACATTGTTGAATTGATCAACGAGGATAAAGAAAGAAATTCAGTTAATTCTTCATTAATCAATGATAGTGATAGTGATGAATTAAACAATGAAAAATTAGTTGAACCATTTGATGATAATGAAAAAATTAAAGAGTTTGATTTTCATTATCCTTATTATAATAATTATGATGATGAGTTCAAAATTCAAGCGATTGATGATATTAAAAAATTTTCTGATGAGTCTCAAGATTTTAAGATTATTATGATTTCTGAATGGTTTGAAGATTGGGAAGAATTTGGTGAATTTTAAAAAATAAATAAACATTATGAAAATTTCAAGTGAAGAAAATTATTGAGAGAAAGCTTTTGAATATGATTGATAAAATTGAGAAACATTTATGGGATGCTCCTCATCCATATTACTGTGAAGAGGGTAACTTTTTCAAAAACGGGTTGCATAATATTTTTGAATCTTGGGAAGAGTTTGCTCAGCCTATTAGCGGACAATTTATGGAAAAAGGCAACACTCTTTATGACTTTGACAATGATTTAAATTTTCTTTACCGCTGGGATTGGGTTAAAGCTGATCCAGAAAACTACTTGTTCAACTTCAGCGATGAAATTTTGAAAGAATGCAACATCACCGAAGAGCAAGTTGCTGAATCTCGAAAAGAATTTGAAGAAGATTCCAAAATTGACAAATTGATGCTATTTTTCATGCTTCAGAGGAAAAGTTACAACATTTCAGCTGAAGTCAAAGTGACTGAATCAGATGAACCTCTTGTTCGTGAATGGTTGAACAAGAAATGGGAGTATATGAAAGGCATGTGGGAACCACTGTCTTGAACAGTTAATAATGAGGAAGGATTCAACTATGACAAATGGCAATAATGCACCCGGATTGAGCAATGAGCAAGCACAAAAGATTCTTGATGAACTGCTTACTGAAACAATAGCAAAACATGAAAGTGGAACTTTTGATGCTAAGATTGGAAAGTCAATGAACACAAGCATGAGAGTAATTTTGCAGTGTGTTTCAGAACTTAAACAATTTATCTCAGAATTCACTAACAGTTTTGCAACAACAATTGGTAAACTTGCGAAACTATTTAGGTAATTTTTCGTTTTATCAGATTTCACAAAAATTGTTGAGCGGTTGATTTTTCGAGAATATCATGCTACAATTGAAACAAGAGACGATAAAAACACTGAGAGAAAGTAGTCTGATGATGAAGTTCAATATTGCCAAGAAGTTTTCGGCTGTTGCTATTGCTGGTTTGATTGTCATGAGTGCAAGTGCTTGTTCGCAAACTGATTCAAATCCGGTTGATGAACAAAAGAACGATTCCGTTGCAACTTCGACCCCCACTGCTACTGAAATTATCAATGCATCATCTTTCGGTTATGATTTCAACAAGGCTTCCGTCAAGAAGAGTGTTGAGTCAAAGTATGGCAAGGATTCTGTTGATAATCTGTTCGCTGATGTATTCGGGGCTATGGCTGAAATGAAGATCAACGAAGCTCTCTATAAGCCCGGCAAGAAAGATTCTGATGTTTATTCATCGCTCGAATCTTACCTGACTCCTGAAGCCTGGAAGCGGAATGCGAAAATTGAGGATGACAAGGATTCTGATGACACAACTGATGCATTCAACGCTATGGCTTTTGGGTGTGATGAATATGGAAAAACTTTTGTTCTGAAAAGGGGGGCTAAGGCAAACAAGAACCCGGATAACTACGAAAAGATTACTTGTGATAAGAAGCAGGAACTCAGCAACACGAAGCTTTCTAAGATAAAGGTTGACACGTACAAGCGTAAGGCTGATGACACTCTTCTTATTAAGTCCCCTGAGCATGTCACTGTCAGCGGTATTCAGACTCAGCGTTTTACTGGAACAGACGACAAGGGCAATGAACAATGGCAGGAAATGATTATTGATTTCACTTTCTATGTTGTTCCTGACAAGGATAAGAAGAATCATTGGCTCGTTGATTCCGCAAGGTGGGCATACGATTATGGTGATAGTTCTTACAACAAGTGAATTATCAATAGTAGCAAAAGCAGCAAAATTGATAAAAACTTGTTGAATAGTGAGCAATATTATGATTGCTTGGTTAAGGTAAACATGTAGATGTTTTTCAAGAACAAGAATAAAGAAAGAAAAGGTGTTGAAAATGATTAAAGGTTCTTATGATTTTTTATTTAAAAACAATAAAACGTACTTAACTTTAAATAACGAGATAAATCGACTTAATGAATGTTCAGATAAGCTTGACACAAGAGTCGCTATTTTTGCGACAATTGCTGTGATTAGCGGTATTATCTCTTTTTGCTCATTTGTTGGATTTATTGCGGGGCTAGGAATGAGCGGCAACGGAATTTTTGGTGTTGTTTCTCTTGTGATGGTGCCTATATTTTTGTCCTCTCTTTTTGTTTGTCTTTTCAGTAGAGCAAAAAACAGTTCGCTTTGGAATGAAAAACTCCGCACTTTACGTGATCAGAGACATGAAATGTTTGTTGAAAAAGTTAGTAAAGACCTGAAAGAGCAGTATGGGGCTGTGTTCTTTAACAGTGAAGTTCATCCCAGTCATTCCAAGTATGAGATTAAGTTTGACAATGGGAAGCATTATATGGCAAGGGTTTTCTACACCGATGGAAAAATGATTGTCGAACTTTTGAATGAGAAGCACTACATGAAGCCAACAGGTGTTTCTACCGACGAAAAGCCTAAGACGGATTTTGATGTTATTGATGGATTGAAGAATGTTTGACGAAAAACTATTGAAAGCGTTAATTATTTGTGCAAATAATTAACAAAAAATTGACTTTTTAACTTATTTAATATAGAATGAATATAACCAATTACTATATTTCAAGGAGAAAAATGGCTGAATTTGTTCGTTATAATATGGAAGAATGGTCCGCACTTTATCAAGATGGAAGTCTTGTTAAAGTAGGTGACAGTTATCTTACTGATGAGTATTTGGCAAATTTTCTCAATGTTGAAGAAATTGATAGTGATGATTGTTTTCTTGGAAAAGAGCATACATACGATAATGTTGCTCAAAATATTGATGAAATTTTAGCATACGGACAAGAAGTTGAGGATGCTAAAAAGGTTGCTCAATCATTGAAGGAACAGGCTGAAAGTCTACTTCTTCAAGCTTCTTTTGTTGAAAATTCTCAAAAAATTTCTCAAATTCTTGAAAGCGAAAAATATGTTGATAGCGATAGCAACATCTGGCGTTTGACAGAACAAGACAATAAGAATGTTTGGCGTTCAGCAATATTTAGAGAAGAAAGTGATTTTAAGACTGTTGATGAAATGAGTTTGTTTATTGCCAAAGAATTGATGAATTGATTTAAATAACCAGTTGACATTCGGGTCTTTCTGTTATAGGATGAAGTCAATAAGTTCGTTCATAGTTTTAAACCTTTTAAGGAGATTGTTTTGTCTAAGTCAATTACCACTCAGGTTCCTGCTTTTGAACATGATTGCGATGAGTGTGTTTTTCTTGGTCGTTTTCTTGACAACGATCTGTATTTCTGTGATTTTGGTGTTGATTACACTGTGATTGCACGTCATTCTTCTGAACCTGCTGATTACATTAGTGGCGAACTTCTTGTTCCTTATTACGAGGAGCTTGCAATGGCTCGCAAAAAGGCCGTAGATGCTGGGCTGATTGTTTGATTTGAGTAGGTTTTGAATTGTTGGAAACAAACTCTAAAATGCCGGAAATTTCCATATCCTAATATTCTTTAAAACAGCAATGAGAACGCACATTGAAAACATAGCATAAAACCTAATGTTTTCAGGGTGCGTTTTTCAAGTTTTGACAAAGATTTTCCGAAAACCCTGTTTTGAGTATCACCGTATTGAAACTAACAAAAATCTGCTGAGAATTGATATGGTGTTGTTTCGATTTCTTTAATTTGATAACATTTTATTCTGCGGTTTTTGAGTCAATCTAAACATTAAACACTCTAACCGATAATTATTAGATAACATCAATATAAAGTTTTGAAATTGATAAAGGAGTTCGAATATGCCATTACCACTTATTGTTCTTATTGTTATTCTCGGGTTCAATGTTGCTATCGGATTGTTTCTCATTGCAGGAGCATTCTTCAAAAGATTAGATTAATTATTGAAATGAATTGATAATATGCAAACATTTATGCCATATGAAGATTATTCAAAAAGTGCTTCTGTTTTAGATAACAAAAGATTAGGTAAACAGAGAGTCGAAACTTATCAAATTCTTCTGCAGTTATGTGGTTTAAATAAGTTTTTAGAACCGAGAGAAGGTAAGTGGAATCATCCTGCTATGGCAATGTGGTCAGGTCATGAAATAGCGTTAGTTGATTATCAAGAAGCGGTTTGTCAAGAATGGACCAATCGTGGATTTAAAGATACCTGTTTAATGAAGTCGCAAAGAGCATTAGAGGTTTGTCAGAATGATGATTGGACTGTTGAAAAACCTTCATGGATTGGAGATATAGATGTTCATTTAAGTCATCAGTCAAATCTTTTAAGAAAAGATAAAAAGTTTTATGAAAAATTTTTCAATGTTGAAGATGATTTAGAATACATTTGGCCGAAAAATAATTTTGATTTAAAAACTCGAATGAAAGAAAACTATTTGCGAATGTTAGAGTTGATGAAAAACAACTTTAAAACATCATTTTAATAGTTAATCATTTTAATTTTTTTAGTTAATGAAATTTCTCAAATGGATTAAGGAAGATCAGATTCAGAAAATTTTCAAAAATATTATTGAATTATGTTGACATAGTTCTTTAACGCTTGTAGAATGATTATTGTCAAACAAAGTTCAAGAAATTTTAAGAAAGAAGTTGAATCATGAAGGCACCTCGTTCATACAGCAACAAGGATTACGTTGAGAATCAAGAATATCGAGCAGCTGCTACAAAAATTATGGAACTCTTTGATGGTGAGCCAAGCTGGACAAGTTTGGTTATGTGGATTGTTGAAAATCGTGAAGAAAACGGAATGTTCAACGTTGACGAATTGATTAACAAAGGTTGAACTAACAGAACAATAGAATAATTGAGAGTAATCCTGAACTAAACGAAAAAGGTTCAGGATTACTTTTTTGTATTTATTTAAAGATTTGCTAATCATTTCTGAATTGAAATTATTAAACTGTTGAAAAATATTTGTTGAATATGATTGTTTAATTTGTTGATTAATTCATTCAATAATGTTAGAATATATTTGAGTGAACTATATTTTAAATAATTAGACAAAGAATGAATAGAAAACAAATTAAGTGGGGATAGTATATGAGTAAGTTTGTTATTTCAGTGGTCAGTGATATAGATGATTCTTCAACTTATGGAATTTTTGATACAGAGGAAGAAGCAGAAAAGGTTCTTGAACAATTGCCAGAACATATGTATGAAGGTGATTATTTTTTCAATATTCACGAAATTCAAACTAAAGATGATTTTCTGAATAGTTACGGCGATGGTGACTATGATTACGCCGAAAAGATTTATGATGATGAATTTACCGAGAGTGTTGATGTTGAATCTGATTTGAATAATTCTGTTGAAGATTTTCGAGAAAGAATCATATCAGTTGCCGACAAAGATGCAGCTAATTGGACTCCTGAAGATTTCATTCGCGCCTCTCAACAATCTTTAAACGATTTTCTTTATGGTGATGATGCAACTGAAGTTAAAACTCTTGATGAAATTTTCGAAGATGATAGAAGCGTTGCTGAAAGTGAATTTGAAGAATATTACGAGGGCAAATATTTTAATGCACACTATTGTTATATGCTGTTTAACAATCCTCTGCTAGGGGAAAAGGAAGATCAGCCTTTTACGAGTGGTGAAGATGTTGCGGAAATTTCTGTCAGATTAGGCAAAGAATTTCGCAAAGATTATCAAAACAAGGTTCGTGAGTTAGTAAATATTCATGGTGTTTCTCTTGATGAATTATTTGATGAAGAATTTTTGAAATAATATTTAAGAGTTAGGTAGTCACAGACGTTATAAGAAATTCGTCTGTGACTACCTTTTTATTATAAAATTAAAGTTAAAATTTATTCACTGTTAAAGAGATATTCAACAAAACAAGTGTTATAAAATGATTGGATAAAAATGAGTGATTATAATTTAAAAAAGAATTTTGTCAGTAAGAAACAAAGAATACTGTTTATAGTTTTAGATGTTGCAGAAATTCTTTGGAAAACATTAAGAAATATTTTCTTTTTATTTTTTGTAATGACAGCAGCAACATATCTTTTGTATAGCATGGTTGAAACAATTCCTGAAAAATATGTAGAAAGCCTGATTATAATTGGATTGTGTTTCATAGTTTTGACAATTGTGAAATCTTTGTTAATTAATTTCCCTATGAATACGATTAGAAGGATTGAAAGTAAGAATATTAGACAAACAGTTTATAATAAGTATGGCTATTTTTCTGAGTATAAAAACATTGTCTTTATTGAAAAAGAAATATATCGACTTAAAAATGATAGTGGATTAACTTTGTTTGCTGAATTTGATTTTAATCATGATGAAAGTGATGTTGTTCTCAAAGACTCTGATGGTCAAGAGATTACATCAATTTATCAATCGTTCAAAAAAGAATCTTTTGATAAAAATGTTGTAGAAAATACTTTAACTGTTGACAAAATCATCAAAAATTCTCTTTAAGCGTTATGAAAAAGAGTTGAATAATACTATATTGAATATGATGGAAAATATTAAAGTTTTCCATCATATTTTTTGTTTGCTTTGTTAAAAAATTGTGATATGATTTTGTCAATGTTAATTGATGAATGGAGTTATTATGAGTGATTTGTATAAGTATCCTCGCACTCCTCATCTGCCTTTTTCAAAAGGTTCAACAAGTGATGACAAATATGCTACAAAAGAAACTATCAATTTTTTGAGTAGCGGTATTGATTTAGTAGTTACAGAGAAAATGGACGGCGGAAATGTTACTCTTTATCGTGATAATTTTCATTCTCGCTCTTTAACATCTAAATCTCATCCTTGGGATTATCCTGTTAAAGCATTATGGTCTGAAAAACGCTTTGACATTCCTGAAGGTTGGCGAATTTCTGGCGAATCGGTTTATGCTCGTAGATCAGTGAGTTATAATAATCTGCCAAGCGTTTTGATAGTTTTCGGAATTTGGGATGACAAAAACAATCTTCTGTCATGGGAAGACACTGTTGAATGGGCTAATCTTCTTGAATTGTCTCTCGTTCCTGTTCTTTATTATGGGAATGATTATAATGAGGCTATTAAGGCTTGGTCTAAAACAAAAGATTCTTCAATAAGCGAAGGTTTTGTTGTTCGCAATGCTCAATCTTTCAAATATGAAAATTTTGAGAAAAATATCGCTAAATTTGTTCGCAAAGATCATGTTCAAACTTCTGACAGTTGGCGTGGAAGAGACGATTTTGAAGTTAATGGATTCTAA